GATGGATAACTGGTGGGGTAATGACTGGGGTAAAGTTGCTGATGATGGAGGAGGAAATAAAGGACATAAAGGAAAAGACTATAAAAAAATTGACCATGCTAGAGGTAAGTTTGATGGGAGAGCATCTAAAGTTATAGGTGTTGACTCTGATATCGAAGACCAACGTTTTGAAAAAAACATGAAAGAAGGTTATAGGAAATACGGTTGTAAGTTCTTACAAAGTCGTAAATCACTTAATGAGGACAAACTTACTCATTTGTACGAAACAAATAGAGATATTAAAAAACAAAATATCCTGTCAAAGAAACTTAGATTTATAGAGTCTGCAATAAGACATAGTAAATGTGGAACAATCATAAGAGAACAAAAAGAAACAACTCCTAACACTAGAAACGATTATAGAAGAATAAGAAAGTTAATATATGAAAATATGGATTGGGACGCTGTAAGAAGAAATAACAATAGAAGGATAAGAAAATAAAAAAAATGGGAAAAATTTATAACAATCCGATGAGTCGATTAAATGAGGCTAGAAATCATTATAAAGGACTATTAAATGAAGCACCTGGTTTTCCTGGTATGTGTTGTGATGGTGGACCTGATTGTATACCAGTTACTTTTTCTAGTGCTAATGACGATTGTAGTACTTTAATGATGGATGACTGTGGTCATGCAGATTGTATGGGTGATGTAGGACCAAGTGGTCCACTTGGATTAGATGATTTAGATTTAGAAATAGATGATAATGATAATGAACTAGGTACTTCTGCGGTTTCTTGTGATTTTTGCGATAATGGATTTCCTGTTAGTCAAATGTTTCCAGGACCTAATTGTCCTCCAAACATGATTCCTAGTGGTACTGGTGACCCTTGTGATGGAATAACACCAACTAGTGACCCATGTGCTTTCCCAGATATTTCTGGTCCTTGCGCAACACAAGCAAATTTAGCAAGTCAGTTTGTTAGTGGGGATCCTACTCAATTTTTAAGTAATATGCTTAGTTGGTATACAAACCCACCAAACCCGATGAATTACCCATATCATAGAGGTTGTAATTTCCTTGAAGTTGTAAGACAAAAACATTTAGGACATCTATCAACTGGAATAGTAATTAATACTAATAACCCTGCACCTGGGGTACCGATGGGTCCTGCTTGGATAGCACAAAAAACAGCTAAGGTAGCTTATTTAGATTGTGTTTTATCGGCGTTAAATGCTGATAACTGTTGTGGTAGTCCTAGTAACCCTAATGGAGGTTCAACTGGAACGGGAACTCCAGACCAACCAATGGTATCCGCGATGATGGTGGGCAGTGGTAGAGATAAAAAATCAGCTACAGGTTCACCTTCAATGTCTTCAGTTGGAGGTACAAAAAGAGGAACAGAAAGAAAAGGAATGAGAAAATAGTCTCTATTCAAATATTATAATTAAAGACCTCTATCGAGGTCTTTTTTATTAACTAAGAGTTAGTTTTACTAATACGGTCGTCAAATCGTTTTTTCCAAACGGATTGTTCAACCGGACTTAATCCTTCATACCAATTTGGAAAGTCACCACCTTTTATCGTCATATATTTCTCCCACACTCTATTTTTAATTTTTTCCATAATTTTTTTTTATTAAATTTAAGTATATTATCTTATTAAGACAATGTTTATATTTATAGTATATGAAAAAATTTGTTACATTGAACGAAGAGGTGAGTAGAGTGAAAGTCCTAATGGGTCTTTTTGAAGAAGAGGTTATTTCAGTTTCTAGAGAAACGGAAGAACGTTTAGTAGAGTTGTTTAGAAGAATAGCACCTAAATACGCCAGATATCTTACAATTCTTAATTTCTTTGACCCTTATAGTTTAGGTACAATCTCTGAAGTAATCTTAACCAAATTATTACGGGATGAAGGGGTAGACGCGGAAAATGTTGGGGGTAGTCAAGGAGTTACCGATATAAAATTAGGTGATTCTAATATTAGTCTTAAAACAACTAAAGCTGGTACAACGATAGGACTAGGTTCTGACAGTGCTAATGTTAGTGGACAAGATATTAGAGATGTTGCAGAATTTATGAATTCTTCTGATTTTGAACAATTATTTATCGAGAGTGGTTTAACCTTAGGAGAAATATTAAGTACTCAGTTACAAACACAAGGTTCTACACCAGAGATAATGAGTAAAACTATGGATGGGTTAGAAAAAAGAATCGAGTCTATTATAAACAAAATTTCCGGAGAAAATAACGATGAAGAGTTTGTTTGGATTGAAAAGGTTTATGACGATGATTATTTAGCACAAATTATAATTCATGTTTCTAGTTACGATAGAGATAAAGTAAGAAATGAATTTTATAGTATGATTCCTTATACCACAGGTAAGTCATGGGGATTACAAGATGAAAATGGTGTTAAAATGATACAAGCAGATTCTACAGCAAAAAAATTAAACATAAAACCAGCCTTTATTTACAAGACCACAACAGAGGATAAAAATATCCCTATCGATATCCCAGTTAAAGATATGAAAATTAACGACCCAAAGGATTATATAAGTGAAAAGATGTTTGATGCTTTAGATGCAATGTATCGAGAGTTATTTAACTAAACAAAGATCTAAAAAAGGCAATAATAAACCATACTATACCTAAAGGCCAAAGTATAACACATAATATTCTTTGTGAGTTATCCCACATAATATCACGTTCAAAGTTAGGGAAATTAATACGTCCAAGAAAACTAATTAAAAGGTCAACCAAAAAAGTGAAAACTACACCAATAAAAAAATAAGTTAATATCATATATTAAGTATACTAATAAATTTCCCCTTCACCAAACAAATCCTCTAGATATTCATTGTAACTATCTACAATTTCTTCATTCCCTTCATCTGGCCAATCCGGTTCTCCCGGAGTTAAATAACCTTTATGTGCTCTGATCAGGTCAAACGCTGTTGATTGTCCAGGGTCTTCCCCATCTTTGGTTGCTTGCCACAATATGGTTGACATTAAATCGGTAACATCGTAAAAGGTTATTTTTGTGGAGTTCTCATTCTTAGGATCAACCTTACTTTCACCGACAGGTTTACCAATCAAACCTTCTAAAGCATCACGATACATTTTTCGGTACTCATTCTCATAAACCCAATTATAACTATCACTGTATACCCACTCAACTTCGTTTAGGATATCTGATAATTTATCCGAACTATCTAATAAAACAGTAAAATTATATTTCCTACTTTCCAAATCCTGAGAAGGGTCTAAAAACCTATTAAGTCTATCTGGAGTTAAGAAAAAACTTCTATCCCCTATTTTATCCGAGTCTACCCATGGATCAAACTCTTCTCTAAAAGTATCTATTTCTTCATTCATATGATGTTTACCAACATACCTTACCAAACCAATAAAATTTTCTTCAGTCATCATGTCAACCAAATCCTCAGCATTTAGCTTTATAAAATTTAGTTCCATAGGCATTGCATCTGGGTCAAATACTATTTCCGCTATATCTTCAGAGTCACCAACAAAAAGCTCAGTTTGTTCATTTCCAACAATTCCTAAGATTATCCTATCACCTTTCCTTGATAGTTCTATATTTTCCCACATAGGAAAAATCCAAGTCATAAATAAATCCATGTCTTCTTTTGAATATGTTGGTTTCCCTATTTGTAAAGCCTTGATTAAAAACATACCTCCGTGATAAACACGTTCTTGTAAATGTTCAAGAAATTCTAAACCTCTTCCTCTGTCATCAATGAAATGATAAAGTGATGCTATATCATAACCAAATAATTTAATTATTTCTTGGGCTTCACCATCTCTATACTCATCTTCGTAGAATAAGACATCAGTAATTTTATCAATAGACTTCCCCTCGTTTAATATTTTCTTAATTAGATACTTCATTTAATATAAATATCACATAAAACACAAGTTTTTTATTAACATTTTGGCCTTTTCCAAATCTCCGGCGTATATATATAATGCACAGGGGGAAAGGGGGTTAGAATAAAGAAAAAAAAGAGCGTTAATTATACACCTGTTGAGGGTGTTTTTTATTTTGTACCCATACACTTTTCTCATAAAATCCCTATATTCTTATTATGTTCAAAACAGAGTCTAAAATATTAAAATGGATGGGTAACAAGTACATCAACGAGATTGTTACCAAAGACCTTAACAAATTTCTTCAAGAGCTTGAGGAAGCACAGAATTCAATTTCAGTAAAACAAACTAAATCATTCGCAACTATCGACAAAGTAAAACTTGAGTCCAATGAGGAAGAACATTATTTAATTTTACGAGGTAATAAAGATCACAAAAGTAAACTTAAAGAAGTTGTGGAGATAATTGTTGCTCACTTAGAAAATGAGTTCAAGATACACACAAAATTTAATCTAAATGAAGTAAGATATGGTGGAAGAGGAGCTGCGGGTTGGGAACTTCATCGAGAATTTTCACTTTTACTTAAAGTAATCTAATCATATTTATTATAGTATGGATGATTTAATTAACAAAATAGTGGAGGAAACGATAGATAGTATGGTTTATAGGGAAAAACCTAAAAAGAAACATATTAAACGAATGGATAAGGATTTAGGTCCTCTAAAAGGTTTCCCAATAGAAAAATTTAAGAATGTATTCCCACCAAGTAACGAATCTAATGAGACTGAGGAAGAACTTAAAAAATTAGATGGTATTTTAATCGATGATAAATTTGTCGATAGTGCTGATGACATAGACAATCACTTCAAAAATTATTTGGAGTCAAAAGACTTAGAATTTCCTTTGGAAAAAATTAAGAAGTATATGCCAGGGGTTAGGTCAATAATTTTACAATTAAAATATCACTATAACCGTCCACGTCCAGGACAAATTGCACAAGCAAAAGGAATGGATAAGTTTGACCCTGAATCATTAAAATCTGCGTCAACACCATCATACCCATCAGGACATGCAACGCAAGGTAGATTTATTGGTAAACTTTTAGGTGATATATATCCAGAACATAAAGAACAATTAATAAAAATAGGTGATGATATAGCCTATAGTAGAAATATGGCAAAGGTACATTATCCAAGCGATACTAAATTTGGTAAAAAATTAGGTGATGAATTGTATGATTATATTTCTCCAGATAAAGGTAGGGTTAAAGAGGTTAAAAATAGATACGGTGTTGAATTAGACGAAATGTTTAATACAATATGTAAAATAATAGATGAAAGACAAAAAATATAATTATGGGGTGTGGATGTAAAAAGAAAGCTCAACAAAGAAAAGATAAAATAAGAGAGGAGAATCAAAATCCTGAACTAAGGAGACGTAGAGAAGAGCAGTTGGTAAAACTTAGGGAAAGTGTTAAATCTAAACTCAACAACTTTAAGAGATTAAGTAGATAAAATTTTTTTAATTACTTTATTTTTATTATCTTTGTAGTATGAAAAATAAAACTACAAAAATTGTTTCTATAGGGTGGAAAGAACACGACAGATTCGTCGCAATGGGTAAACTAATTCAACAAAAGAAAGCTAAAAAATTATATTATTCTTGTGATAAGTTTTATTACGAAGTAGAAAGAGGTAATAAAGTTTAATGTACTTTAACCTCAACTTCACAGAATTGATTGAAGTAATCACCAAATATCCTATCATTATCCCCCCATATCTCTTCTATAATATCAAATTCAGACGAATCATAAGACCTATAACTCTGTAATGGATAATCTTTCCTCCAAAATAAGTCACTACCTATTTCTAATCCCTCCCACAACATAGGGGACCGTTTACTAGAAGGACGAAACTCCACAAAAATATTCCAACAAGAGTACCCATGTTCTCCGTAAGACTCGGATTCATCCATTAAGAAATCATACCCAACTGGCATTATTCGATATTCAAAGTCAGTAATACGGTCTGAACCAGAACCATCATGAAACATATGTCCCCATTGTTGACCATCATCATAAGCTTGAGTTCCTTTAATGCCTCCTTCCCATTCTATTCTTAAAATAGGATAAATAATATCTAGAACATTATTAAAAGGAGTATCCATATTTTCCATTTCAATACCAACAAACTTTAATATCGTCCAATCAGCATCGCCAACCTTATCCCATTGTTTGAAAAGGACTTTTTTCATTTCAGGAGTAATCCACTTTTCAGAGTTGGGAATATCCCCTAAACGAAGTTCTTGATGGGTACCAGCTTCGCTAATCAAATTTTCATTACCAATATCTTTAATAAATTCTATTATCTCTGTGTATGAATCTGAATTTCTTAGTTCTTCGAACCCACCGACATTTACCATAAGTTCATGTTGTTGAGAGGGAAATTTTGAAACTAGTTTATCTAAATATTCTATTTGTTCCGGGGTTGCTTTCCTCGCAAAATTTCGTACATCGTCTAACTCTATTTCTCCTAAGAAATGAACCAGAGTATAGAGAGAATTATCCAATTTTGTGGGTAAATCACGTGTTATGACATTACCGAAGTAACCTTCATGTTCCATAAGTAATTCTAGTATCCGTTTTTTCATCACTAATAAATATCTCTAGGTATTTATATGTGATGAAACTAATGAACATTTATAAGGAACTAATTAAGGAGGAAACTGAAAAGGTAAAAGAAAAACCCGTATCCGATACCATAGATAAAGATATAGAAGTAAAAGAACCTAAAGAAAAAAAATTAGGAGAACCTATAACTAATGAATGGAGAAAAATGATAGACAAAGGTTTAAGTAGTTATGGTTGTAAATTTTTATTTAGTATTGCGAATAAACTAAAAGATAAATCAAGAAAAGGTAGTAGAGAAGAGGTAAGATACCAAGAAACAAGATTAAAATATTTAACTTCCCTTCCTAGTTTTGAAAAATGTGGAGAGGAGAGAACTCAGGTAGTAAAACCTAAAGAGAAAAAACCTTCAGTTCAACAAAAACCAGAACCAACCCAACAAAAACCAACTTTAACAACTACTCAAACTCAAGAACCAGAGTTAACAACTACACAAACTCAAGAACCTACAGAAGTTAGTGTTGAAACCACCTATGATAACCCTAAGGTGGTACCGTTTCCTCTTTATGGGTCAGAAAGTGAGATAACTGACATAGAAAATTTACAAACTGATGAATTTATAGATGACCTTGTTATTAACTTAGATTCGCAGATAATAAATCAAAAACCGGAAGTTCAAGAAAAATTAAAAGAATATAATTTAGACGCAGAGAAAATGTCTAAGTTAATACCTTTAACTAAAGAAACTAGAGATTTTATGATGAAGTTGGATATGGAAGGGTTAAAATTACCTCATTTGATGGTATTATATGATAACATTCCTGAATTTTATGAAGCAATAAGAAATAACCTTGAAGTTGATGTAAGTAAGTTATCTCCAGTAACGAAAGTTATGAATTATAATGAGTTTTGGGAATGGACAAGAAAACTCTGGGATAAGACCTCAGATTATTTAATAACTAAAGTATCTGGGACAATTCCAGAACTTGGAGAAGAGTTTACGGTTTTACCTTAAACTTTACGAAAACAATGATATTTATAATATATGAAAGCAAGAATTATACTAACCGAACAACAATTAAAAACTATTATTGCAGAACAAGCGGCCAATCCTGATTGTGTGGTTAACACCCAAGCAGAATCTTCAGTGGTCGCTAATCCTCAAATGGGAGACCCAGGAATAAATCAAAACTTTGTAAATAATATGCACGCTAAGCCAACTCAATTTTATAATGCAAGGATGAGTGCGATAACTCAGAAACTATCTTCATTAAGAACTGATTATCCTTTAGGTCCTAATGGGTTTCAAGGATTTTGTCAAGGAGAGAATCCACTTTGGCAAGCAAAATTAAATAATAAATTGAATTACGTACAACAGTGTATGAATAACCCTGGTAGTTGCTAGGAAAATAATAAATTAAAAATTATGAGAACAAGATCTGAAATAAAAAGAAATAACATTAGAAAAGCAAACCTAATGGTAGAGGCTAAACAAAGAACCAATAGAGGTAATATGAGTAGTAGTTTTGGTTTATTTAATGAACAATGTGTTACACCAAGAGATACCGAGGGTGTTTATATGGGAGCACCAGAAGGTACAGAACCAATGATGGATATGCCGATGGGTAACGATATGATGGGAGGAGGAAGTCCTTGTCCTGAATGTGGAGGATTACCATGTGGTTGTGGGGCTAATAATAGTCAAATGAACTCTTTATCAGCTGGGATGATGGGTGGTATGGAAGGAATAGACGATGATGATATGTTAATGGATGACCAAATGTTAATGATGTTTATGAATGAAGATGAAGGAATGAAACCAGACTTTATAGACTTAGATAAAGATGGTAATACTACAGAACCAATGAAAACTGCCGCTAAAGATAAGATGGATGAAAAATGTGGAGGTGGTTATGGTAAAGATTTAGAAGAAGGTTGTGGTGGTTACGCATCGGACGATGATGACTATGATGGTAGATATGATATGACAGAAAACTATAAAGCTGTTACTGCACAACCACTTACTGATTCATGGGGTAACAAATACAATCACATATTAAATGAATCCACAAAGGTTAATGGAGCAAAATCTTTAATGCACAGAATGAAAAAGGTGATTAGATAAGGATGAATAAAAAAATAATACTAAGAGAAGACCAATTAGAAGATTTAATCTCTAGTTTAGATGATTTCGAAAATGAGGAGGTTGATTCGGGAACACCTTGTAGGTGTAACGACTTTTCTTTAATTTATAATACCCCTAATTGTGAAGTGGGTTGTGAAGATCATGGAGGTCCAAAAATGGATGGTCTTGCTCCAATAACAGGTATGGGAGATGTTCAATATAGTTATGAACCAGGAGAGATTGCCTCATCCAACTCTAGTTCTTCATTCGGATATACTCCACTACAAGAAAGACAGAATAGAAGAAACATTAACAGATTCCTTAATGAACAAAGTAGTGGAACAACTGGAGGGTACGGATATGCAGTTTGTGCAAGTCCTTGTCTAAAGCATTGTGATGATTTACCTATACCACAATCATGGTACGATATGGTAGACACAAAAGGTTGTAACTTTGTTACTAATAGAATGAACAATATGCAACAAAGGATGGCGACTATGGAAACAGACCCTACGAATCCTCAGGGTGAACATTGTAACTGTCAATACAAAAGACTAATGTGTAAAAAGCATTACCTTAAAGATAGAAAGATATCACTAGGTTGTCAAGGAACAACATAACCTACTCCTCTTCGTTAAAAAAATCTATATCAACCTCCCTTTGATAACATTCATCCTCGAGCGACTCCATTTGTTCCTGAAGAAAATCCATTAAATCTTTTACACAAGCAATATCTTCACACTCATCTCTAGTTTGTAAAATCATATTTTGCAATTCACTAAAGTCTACATTATTAACTCCAAACATTCTTAAAATTTTTATTATTATTATTTTATATGTATTAAATATGCTTTAGATTGTAAAAATTAATTTAACCATTAAAAAAGACTCATTAGTAATCATTTTATTTTTGTTTGATATTTATTTATAAGATATGAAAAAACGACGAGTAAATACCAAACTTAAATTGATGTCCATCATTACTGAGAGGATAAGTGACTTTGTGTGTTCAGAAGACGAAGACGCCTTTTTTGGTGATGGGGGTGAGAGAGTTAATCAGAAGTTAACAAAGGAAGAATTACAAGAAAGAGTAGAAGAAATAAACATAAATGAGGAAGTTGGATTTGTTAAGGTAAGGGAAATGAGAAAAATAATTAAACAGTTAATTAAAAAGGGTATAGATGAAGAATATTAATGAAGAAGTAAAAAGAATGAGGGAATTAATGGGTTTGAATGAAAATATCCAACATAATAATTTTGCTCAAATGGGGTTAACAAGAAAAACGATTAGTCGTGGTGGAGTGATGTACCAAGAACAAGATATGGTTGACGGTGTTGATACTTCAGAGGAACCGGAATCTGAATTCGATAAAGAGGTTGAAGCAAGAAAAGATGCTTTTGAAAAAGATGTAATGGACTATAGACAGGAAGTTTCTGATAAAATAGAAGATGTGGAAAGTGAAGAAGAAAAGAGACAGGAAGATATAGTAGCCCAAAAAGAGAAAACAGAGGAGGAAAAGAAGAAAAAGGAGGAAGAGGAACTAGAAAAAAAGGAAGAAGAGAAAAGAAAAAAAGAAGAAGAAGAGTTACGAAAAAAGGAGGAATTAGAAGCTAGGTTAGCTGCTCAGAGAGAAAGAACCAAATAAAAAACAAATCTATGAAAAAATTATTTACATCACTTTTAATATTTTTAACCCTATCCACCAGCGCTCAAAACAGCTGGATTAACATCCAATTATTAACAGATAATTACCCAACAGAAACGTCTTGGAACATCACCCCTCCAGGAGGTTATCCTATTATTATTCAAAATGATTCAGCAATGTTACCTAATACCTTGTATGATACTACTATTGCCATTCAAGGTACAATTGTCGCATCTATTTTTGACCAATATGGTGATGGGTTAAGTGCTTCACAGTGGGGAGGTACTGATGGTTGGTTTCTTATACAAAATGATTGTCAAGATACAATTATGTATGTAGCGGGTAATTTTGGTGATACTTTAGTTAATACACTACAAATTGCTCCATGCGCACCTCCTTCTGGTGGTTGTTTAGATTCATTAGCGACCAATTATGATCCAACAGCTGCTTTTGATGATGGTTCATGTATCTACCCTCCCTGTGCTGGTTTAGATACATTTTATGTTATAAATTATTGTCAAGGGGCACAAAATAAAGTTCATTATAAATGGTCAAATATGGCTAACCCTAATTGTAGGATGGCCGCGTATACGAGGTCCACAGACCCTTATTCTTTAGGGTCACAATGGTACCCTTACCCAGGAAATTTTTCAAATACAGGAATATTATTTAGTAATAGTCAAAACAACACAACATATTATTTCTTAGGTATGTTAGCAGATTCTTCTTATACCGATACATTAGTAGTTACAACACAAGAATGTATTCCAGGTTGTACCGACCCAACGGCACTAAATTACAATCCTTGGGCAAATTCAGATGATGGTACATGTCAAGCACCACCTGCAAATTGTATAACTGGAGAATCTAATATAGTAGTAACAGTAATGCCAGACACATACCCAGGGGAGACATCTTGGGAAATAGCAGATACAACCGGAACTGTATTAGCCACATCACCAGCTTACTCTACACCAGGTGTTCCTGTAATTACAGAAGTATGTATACCAAACGGTACGGTTATTGAATTTACCTTGTTTGACTCATTCGGTGATGGTTTATGTGGTTCATGTTATGGAGGAGCTGATGGAGGAGCAGTAGTACAGACCCTTTGTGGTGATACTATATTAGCTATATTACCTGGGAATGCTAATTTTGGAAATGATACTTCTGTAGTATACACAGTGGCTCCTTGTACACCAAATGCTATATTAGGATGTACAACACCAGGATTTACAGAATATAATCCACAAGCAACAGTAGATGACTCATCTTGTGTAACACCAGTCATATTAGGATGTACTGATATAACTTCACCAGATTACGATTCATTAGCTAACACAATGTCAGTAATACCACAATGTCAATATACATTAGTAATTACGGATGAAGCCGAAGATGGATGGTTTGGGGCGTGGGTAGGTATATTACAAGACACAACAATATTAGGTCCATTTATGATGGGTCCTCAAGATGGTTATTCAGAAACATTTACAATTAGTTTAAGTGCTTTAAGTCCAGTAGAGTTAATGTTCTTTGCACCAGGTAATTCAGCTACCACAGCAAATCAATGTGGTTTCTTTTTAATAGGTCCTGAAGGGGACACTACCCTATCAGGAGGGACTAATCCTTGGACTGACCCAATGTTACAATTTCCTTATAGATATAATGGGGTACCTTACTGTGGTGACTTTTGTACAGATGGTGTTCTTGGTTGTATGGACCCAACAGCCTTAAATTATAATCCATTGGCAAATATGCCTGACAATTGTACACCAGTTGTATTAGGTTGTACAAATAATTTAGCTTTTAATTATAACCCTTTAGCAAATACAGATGATAGTTCCTGTGTATCAATTATAATTGGATGTATGGACACCACAGCATTCAACTTTAACCCAACAGCTAATACAAACGACCCATCTTCATGTATATCAGTAATATTAGGTTGTATGGATGATACAATGTTTAACTACAACGCTGCGGCTAACACCGACGATGGTAGTTGTATACCAGTAGTGTTTGGTTGTACAGATCCATTAGCATTTAACTATGATAGTTTATCTAACACAAATAATGGTACATGTACACCAGTCATATTAGGGTGTACGGATGCAACTGCTTTTAATTACAACCCTAACGCAAATACTAATGATTTATCTTGTGTGGCTGTTGTTATTGGTTGTACCGATGCGTCGGCTCTTAATTATGATTCATTGGCGAACACAAATAACGGATGTATATACCCAATTTTAGGTTGTACCGACCCTACCGCATTTAATTATAACCCCAACGCAAATACTAGTGATAGTACGTGTATACCAGTTATTATCGGTTGTACTGACGCAACCGCGTTAAATTATGACTCAACAGCAAATACAAACAACGGTTGTGTTTATCCTATCTTAGGATGTACCGATGCCACTGCGTTTAATTATAATCCTAACGCAAATGTTAATGATTCTACCTGTGTCCCATTTATATATGGGTGTACAGATAACACGATGTTTAACTATGACCCAACCGCGAACACAGACAATGGTTCTTGTATAGCGTTTGTTTACGGATGTACGGATAGTACAATGTTTAACTATGACCCATTAGCAAATACTAACAATAACACATGTGTACCATTCATCTATGGTTGTACCGACTCCATAGCTTTTAACTATAACCCAGCGGCTAATACGGATAATAATACGTGTATTCCAGTATTATCAGGTTGTACCGACTCAATAGCGTTAAATTACAATCCATTGGCTAATACAGACAATGGTAGTTGTATTATACCATTATACGGGTGTACAGACTCGACAGCCTTAAATTATAATTCACTCGCAAATACTGATGATGGATCATGTATTTTACCAATTTACGGATGTACGGATAGTACAATGTTTAACTATAATCCATTGGCAAATACAAATGATGGTAGTTGTATATCCTTTATTTACGGTTGTACCGACCCAACAATGTTTAACTACGACCCTAGTGCAAACTCTGACGATGGGACCTGTATCCAATTTATATATGGATGTACTGATAACACAATGTTTAACTATGACCCAACAGCAAATACCGATAATGGTTCATGTGAGCCTTTTATTTATGGATGTACTGATAGTACAATGTTTAATTATGACCCAACAGCAAATACAGATAACGGATCTTGTATATCATTTATTTATGGATGTACCGATAATGCGGCACTTAACTTTAATCCTTTAGCGAACACATTAGATAATACGTGTTGTTACATAGGAGGATGTACTGATTCATTGGCAGTAAACTATAACCCTAATGCTTGTAATGATGACGGTTCATGTATAACACCAATAGTTGGTTGTACGGATGTTGCGGCTTACAATTATAATCCATTAGCAAATGTATCAGATTCTGCATCTTGTTTGTATAATGCAGGATGTTATGGAGGACCTGGAATTCCTTATTGGTTAAATGATGGGTGTTACGCTTGGGTAATAAGTGTAGATGACTATTGTTGTACTACCGATTGGGATGCGTCATGTATATCAATGTATGATTATTGTCAACAAGGGTGGCCTACTTCAATTGAGGACATATCGGCTCTAGGGATTGTAGTATACCCTAATCCAACAACAGATATAATAACAATAGAAACAAGGTTAGATATAGAAGTTGAGGTTTACGACATTATGGGTAAACTACTAGTAAATAAAGATTCTAAACGAGTTGATTTATCAGATTATCCAAATGGGGTCTATAATCTAATAATTAAACATAACGATAAACGATATACAACAAGAGTGATTAAACAATGAGAAAACTGATATTAATAATACTTGCAGTCGTTAGCTTACAAGTTAATGCACAAGATAAGAAGATAGATTTTAAGAATATATTTAAGTTTGGAACAGTGTATGGTGCAATTAATGGAGGAACATCATTATCCGATCAAGACGAATATTCTGTTATAGACGGATTACAAACATCTGTTAATAAAACCCCTTATGATTACTCAGTACTATTTGGAATAAGAAAGATTAAGAAATTTGGTCACGAAGACAAAGAAAGATTCAAGAATGGAACTGAAAATTCTTTCTCAGATGCCGCAACTCTTGGTAGATGGAATAATAAAATTGAGTTTTTATTTGAGGGTGAATATAAAAGACAGGAAGGAGAGACTTATCTAGACCAACATCACTTTATTAGATACGTTGGCACAGATGGGTGTACTGAAAAGTTATGTTGGAAACATTATATTATAAAGATAGAGTATCTTGAAGATGGGTTCGCTGATATAAAATATTTCGAGGCTTCCGAAAGACTCACCTATAAACCTACACAGGTAGAAAATTTAACATTTAATTTTGGTGCCGCTCAAAGACTAGCAGAACCTTATGGTTATGACCCATTAGCAGAATGGTTATTATCTAATGGAAATATACATTATACTCATTTAGCCATACAAGAAGGTTATACAATGGAATTCGATGGTAATGGAGGGGTTGAGTATTTCGACCCATCTGGTAATTCAGTGGCTACAAGTCCAGAAGTTTGGGAAGCTGTTGTTATACCAACAGTATTAGCAGATTATACTGAAAAGAAACGTAATGAATTAGATAACACAATACAACACTCATTTGTAGTAGGATTTGATTACTACAAATACGAAAAGAAAAGTTGGTTACACGCTTGGGGTAATGTTATGCCCTACCATTATGATGCAGGTGGGGAGTTTAGTTATCACAAATTTAATGGTGGTCAGTGGTTAGATTATTCGGCAGGATTGGTATATGGTCATTGGTTTAATAAAAATTTGGGTGTATTTATAGAAGGAACTTATAACAAGTATTGGAATAGAGAATGGCACGGATTTAGTGCTGGGATAAATTATAGAGTATTTTAGAGATGGCAAAAGAATTAAACGAAGACACAGGATTTCAGGTAAGTATAAAAACCTTATTGGGTATTGGGGCTGGAATGGCCACAGTTATTAGCATGTGGTTTATGTTACAAGCGGATATTGATGAAGCAAAACTATTACCAGAACCAACACCACCAGAAATTAGTCGTATGGAATTTGATATGAAAGACCAATTGGTTCGTCAAACTATTATGGACACTCAAAAAGATGTGGAAGAAATAAAGAAAACTCTAGAAAAGATAGAAGATAAGTTGTACGGTAGATAATATTAAAATGTGGAATAAAAACATATGTTTAACATCTCGTAAAACACTACTGTTAATTGTTGTGATATTATTCAGTACTTTGGTATTGGCAAGCGTTTGGTCTGGTTCTGAAAATATAATAGAAGAAGGTATCGAAGTTCCCGAAGAAATAGAAGGAATGTGGATACCTACAGAAGAAGATATTGCATATCAAGACAGTATGTATCAAATAATACAAAATACTCAAAAAGATATAACAGAAATTAAAGACGATATAGTCTATATTTTAGAGAGATTAGATTATCCAGACGGTACTTGGGATAGTATTAGATATGTTAAAGGTGGTAAAATAGATCAGAGAATAAATTAGTTATGAAAAAAGATTATGCAGTTTGGAAAATATTTGGAGGATACCTATTAGTGTTATTATTAATGATATTATCTAGTACCGTGAACGCTCAAACATATACATGTGATGAAGATATATGTGTAGTTGAATTTAATGCGAGTTGGAACGCAAAAAATAATGTAGAGTGGTTGGATAAGTTAACAGACGTGGGGACAAAAAGAATCTTAATTGACAAGGGTTCTTGGCAAAAAGATTTTAGTATAGTAGTTACACCGACCATTATAATATTTGTGGAGGGTAAAGAAACAAAAAGATACCAAGCAAATATTATGATGGAGATGGAAGCTAAACAAACTGATGTACAAGATAAGATAGACGAAATTATAATGGAATTATTCTAAATGAAAAAATTATTAACAGAACAAGGAGCAACACAAGCATGGACGTGTTGTTGTAATGGTCAATCACATGAGATAGGTGGAATACAAACACACTTCTATGCAAATGGGAATACTTGTAATAGTCAGCCTGGAGGGTGTGCGAACCAAACACTACAACCAAACGGATCATCAAATCAGATACCATGGAATTTACTAAATCCCAATTCAAATAGTGGTTATGGTCAAGGGGCAGGAACTTCTTTTCCGGGTACTGGACAACTTAATGGACAAACCCCTATTGGTATATGGAGTGTTAATAATACTTTTAGTAGTACAAATGGGGGTAATGATTTTGGAGAACCTTACATTTGGTTTACTCAAAATTTAATGGATCCTAACGATCCTTCAAAATGTCTTCCAAACCCAGCTAATTGTAGAACAGAGACACCTCCACCACCTCCACCTCCGCCACAACACAAAGGTTGTATAGATCCAAACGCATTAAATGACGGAGAATGTTGTAATGGAAACCCAAATTGTACTCCTGTTGCTCATAGTCAGCAATGTTGTAAATATGAACGGATTGACGATCCTATAGTGAACGAATGTTGTAAGTGGTGTCAAACAGGTCCCTTCATAGGAAACCCTCCACAGGGATGTAAAGATTGGATGTGTACTGACCCGCAATGGTTAGCCCATAATTGTCCTGGTATAGAACCAATAGAACCAAAAGATAAAGACAAATTTTTAGAACTTAGGGAAGAAATAAAGAGAATTAAGGAGTTATTGTAGTATGTTAAAATTTTTATTAGCAACAATAATAAGTCTATCAGCAAGTGTCAGAGAACCTAGACAAGTTCCTACAGCTCCATTTGATTATGAACTTTCATATAAGATAGAGAATACCTACAAAGGATTCGAAGGATCATTCCAACATGATTATGAAAGAGAAGATGGAGAGATGTTTAACGACATTAAAAGTAGTATAAATTATACTCAAAATCTTAAACTCGGAAATGTACACCTCCCAAACCATGCAATAATCTTCAAAGAAGACTACAACCAAATAACGTCAAAAGAAATATATCAATTTAATAGTGATATGAGATTTCAATTTCACGGATTATCTATAGGGTATGGTATGACATGGGATTTAGAGGATAAATATCTTTATCACCCATCAGTAGGGTTTACTAAACAGATGACATTAGGTAATTGGGAGTTAGAGACGGAAAACGATGTGTACTTTACTAAGGACATAACATACCAAACAGAGGGAAGTGTTTCTTATAACATAACAAAAAATGTTGGTTTGGGAATGTCAGGAAATTATATAAAAACATTAGATAATTATGATTACTCGGCGAAAGTAATATTAACAATAAAATTAACACAAAATTAAAAAAAACAAAAATGGATTCAATTACATGTTATATTAAATGCTATGGAGGTTATCTATTAGCAGTAGGAGCAGGATGTACATTTGGTACGAGCTTATTATGGGGTACAGCGTTATTAGCCGCGGCTGGATATTGGGGATGGCAAGTTATTTGTCCTTGTAAACCATGTAAAAGTGGTGAAGGGGCTTGTTGTAAAACAAAGTAAGATGACGTTAGCGAGAATGTTAATAACCTTTGGTGTGCTATTAATGTTTACTTGGTTGATATATCTTATATTCTTTGAAGAGGTTGCGGGAACTACCCGTGACCTTCTCTTTATTTTAGTTGGGGGATTTTTAAGTTCCTTCCAAAACATTATAGATTATTGGTTTAAGAAAGAGAAGAAAGAACAAAGGGAATGTAAAGAATGATATATTTATAGTATATGAAGAAGAAACAATTATTACAAATAATAACAGAAAAAACCAAACGTAAACCTCAACCGGTCAAAGTTAAGTTAGATTTTGATAAAAATCAGGATGGATCACCAGATCACTATACTAGTGATAGTGAACATTCGAATAAAGAACAAAGTAATGAAACTCCAGATTTTTATTCTCAAAATTTTAATGATGAAGGTACAAATGTAAGACCTTTACATAAAAATACAAAAGGGGAAAAATTTAAGAAAAATAAACATACAGGAGATAATCATTTAACTAAAGGTAATGATTTTAAGATTAAAGATAGCGCAAAACCTAAAGTAGGTAATGGAAATTGGAGTGGAGATGATCATATTTTTGAAGTAGTTGATGAAATATCCTCACAAATATTATATGAGGAGGCTTTTAGAAAAAATAAGAAGTATTTATTAAAAAAGACATTATAATGAAAAAAGAACAGATTTTAAGTGAGGAATTGAATAGAATGAGACAACTCATGGGAATGAATGGCTCCCTATATCAAAAACCTATAATGGAAGACGAGTCAAGGGACAAAGGTCATGGTGAGACAGAACCTAATCCAAGAGACTATAAAGGAGGGGAAAGAAGTGAAGAATACCGAGCAGATTATGCACATTGGTCCGAACACCAACCAGCATCTCCACCATCTCCACCATCTCCACCGCCAGCACCGCCGCCGCCACCGCCACCACCGCCACCACCGCCGCCACCGCCGCCGCCGTCACCACCACCTAAAAAAGATTATAGCAATATAACACGACAAGCGACTAAGGCAGTACCTAAGAAAGGAACTGGATCAGAATCAGCAGGTTCATTTGTGGCTACAGTAGGGGGAGGAGGAGCTAAAGGACCATCTCGTGGTAGTAGTAGATTTGGTAAGAGGGGAAGTAAAGCAACAAAAGGAGGAACCAAAAAAGTCACTAGAGGAAGAGCTAAAAAGAATAAAGCAAAAACTAATAAAGGTAAGAAGAAAAAAGAAGATTAGTAACATAAAAAAGGGACTTAGGTCCCTTTTTTTTATACCCCTTGTGATGGGGAAAAACCATATGTCTCTCCTTCAGGGGTTGATTCTTCTTTTTTAGTATTGGCCTCCTGTTGTATCTTAGCGTCTTCTAACAATTTTAACTGTTCATCCATCTGTTGTTTCTGGTATTTTTTAAGTTGAGCTTTTAGTTGGGTAGTCCTATTCTTAGATTTACTTTTCTGGTTTTTTCTATGTCTACTTTTTGGCATTTTAATATATTTATAATTATAACATGTTTATTTACTCAAATATACATAAAAAAAATTAAAAATAAAATGGCACGTATTAAAAAATTAAACGAAAGACAGTTAACCAATCTTGTTAGAAAAATGGTTATTGAAGAACAATTGACAGACCAAGGTGGCACTGAAGTTTTATCGGCACAAGACAAAGAATTAAGTTGGGGTAAACTAAGGGCTTATCTAAAGGACTTGTACACTGACTATAAAAATAAGTTTGCCGATGTACAACCAAATGAATTTAATGAAGTTATGATGGTTTTAGATGGGGCAATTGATTTGGCGAAAGTTAAAAACATTAATAATAAAGGGGCCTCAGTTATCTCCCAATATCTAAAACAACACGTTAAACCTTTAGAGAGACAATACGATGCGGCACAATCAGATAGTACACCGGAAGCACCGCCAGCACCAAAATATGGTGAAGTAAATGAATCAAGAGGAAATAGAAGTAACTATAATCGACTTTATAAAAGACTAAAGAGAAAATAGTTTCTTAAAAATATTAAATTAATTAAACCCCATTACTTGGGGTTTTTTTATTACTTTTTTTGAGTATTTATAGTATATGAGAAATCACAATAAAGAAAATGTCAGTGTTGGGTCGTACACGTTCCCTATAGAAGACCTCGATAAAAGGATATTAATCGAAGCTTTTAAGTTATATGATAGTAGTGTGGATGATCCAGAACGCATAGCGTCAGTAATACATGAATCATGGTGGAAAGAACTTGACAATATGTTAAGACTCTATGGTAAAAAAGGAATGGGTTTTTACTATGGTTATATGATGTATCTAAACCAAAACAAAAGTGGTGAGGAATTAAAAAATGGAGATATTAATCCAGTTGTTGCCCCAGGATATAAAGTACAAGAACAAGAAGGTGCTGGAACACACAGAGTTGGAGAACTTGATGGTGTGCAAATGATAGAGATTGAGGGTGTGTTTGGGTTGGCGTCCTATGGAGGTGACAGATGGAAGGGATCAGCAGATGGTAAAACTAAAATGGAATGGTCAATAATCTTTGACGATATGGGAGAAATGAAAGTCGGTCCTACATTTATTTATGATTATAAACAATATGAGTTGGAACCGGATGAGATTGATTACTGGAGTATAGGTGGAAGTAATACAGAAAATCTTTTAGCGGTTTTATTAAGTTTTTATAGAACATATGGCGATACTAATCTTATTACAGAAGAAATTGATACGGAAATAAAATATGCTATTGATCAACAATACCGTAATGACCCAGAAGAAAGAAAAAACGTATTAGATTCTTTAGAGTTTGACCCTTATAAGGATAGAGATTTTTATGTGGGTGGTTATAAAGAATTACAATTTGATGTTGAGCCTAGAACGTTAGTTAATAAATTAGCACAAGAAAAAGGTTACGGAAAAGTAGTAGATGAAATGCTAGGTGGGAACGGCACAGCTTATTTCACGTCAAAAGGAAATGTTATTAAAATAACTGGAGATAAAAGCGAATATGAAACCGCTAATGTAATTAAAGGAAAACAAAACAAATATATTGCCGATGTTTTCGAAAGTGGAAAATTAGATTCTTCTCATATTATTAGTGGTGACGCTTATATTATTATTATGGAAGAATTAGGATTACCTAAAAGAATATCAGAAATATTTGAAGATTGTTGTTGTGGGGTTAATAAACCAATCTATATTGAATACAACGAAACTCCGGCAGTTATTCACCCTCCAGTTAATGGAAAAGAAGAATGTGAAAAATTACACAAAAATCTATTAATGATTAGACAAGAATTAACACAACATGGTATTAGTTGGAGTGATATTGGTATAGATAATTTAGGGATGAAAAATGGAAAGTTGGCTCTTCTTGATTTGGGAGAAACAACGGGTGGTATAGATACTGGGCAAACAATTGAATTAAATGAACAAGAACAACTAGAATTAGAATTACCAACACCAATTGGAGAATTTGAATTTCCTGCAGGGTATGAAGATGTACACACCGAGACAGGTGAAGAGTATGCTGGCGCGGAACAAGAAACCGTAGATGCAATTAGAGATGAAGTAAGAGATGAATCTGTAACATATCTTTTTAAGAAGTGGGATAAAACAGGTGTAAATTTTGATGACCTAAAATTAATAGGTATTCCAACAAACAATTCTTTAATTAAAATCATGTTAGCGAAGAGATACCTTAAAAATACAATGAGACCTATTCCAGTGTCCTATACTTTCGATTGTGAAGACCTTTCAAAAATGTTTATAAAAGACGCTAGAGATTATAGTGTAGATTATATTGAGCAATTTTTATGTGGAGAACACGAATGGGACGACTACGATAATTGGTATGATCATGATTGGTATGATGGAATGTCTGACGATTTAGATGATAGAAATTGGAAAACTATAATGAATATTCTGGGTGTAACAACTCAAGAAGAAGCAGAAAATCTAGTCAATAATAGACCTCAAACGGAGGAAGAAGAAAGAATTGCCGAGGAAAAAGAAGAGGTAATTAGTGAAATTAGAAGCAGTATATTGTGGACACATAATGACGAGGCAGAATGGAGAACCAAACGTGACATGGGTGATGACGTTATTGATAAATTGGGAGAACATTTTAATAACGATGGAAAATTAAGCCGAGATGACAATGGAAAGTGGTCTTGGACAATTGAGGATAACTTATTAAATTGGTTGGGGGACGATATGTGGGATAATATCGACCTATATGAATATCATCCAGATTATGCAGGTTATACTTTAGAAGATTGGTTAACGGATTGGTCTGTAGGACCTATACAAGATGCGATATTTGAATCACTTATGTTAGAAGAATTTACCTTTGAAGACTATGATTATGGTAAAAGAGGAGACCTACTAGAACCAAACACAAGATTCTTTGATAATTATTATCATCCTAATTACGATATCAATGACGGACTCTATGATAGATTGGGTGAAATTGAACATTATTCATCGGCGAGCGCAACACCATTACTTAAAGAAGGATTATTCGAACAATCCGACGCATTTGATAAGGGAGAACTTATAATATTAAAACACGTCCATAAAAATTTTAGCAAGAAAGAACTTGAAGATTTAGTATCGGAAACACCAATATATGGTGGTGCATCAAAAAAATGGACTACTCTCATGAAAATGTTTGGTATACCAACATCCTCAATGGAACAAGCCGCCATCTCAACTCAATATGCCAAATACGCTTTAGATAATTGGAATGAGGAGGGTAATTATACCATGGAAAACCCAATAAGAGATATGATAAGTTGGTGGGATATTAGTCGTGACGAAACAGGGTCACAGGTTGAATATAAATCAGGTGGTACAGATGTACTTGCCTTTGACGACGACGACGCTGAGGAGAGGGGAGATAATGAATTTCATGACTGGGATGGGGATATGGAGACCGTTGATTGGGGAGATTATGAGGCTTATGATTCTGAAGTAAGAGAAACAGAACCAACAGGGAAATATCCAGAGATCCCTAAAATATCGGAAGGGGTTGCTGGTGACCAAGAAAAACACACAGGTGAACAAGGAGGGTTTTTTACTCTAGATGGAAGTGATAACATAGGTAATACCGATTTATATAAAGGTGATGGTTTTGACATTATTCACCAACATAGAGGTAATGTGCACCTGTCCGACATCTCACCGGAAGAGAGTGAAACATCAATACCAAAAGGAAGTAAAAAAATTAAAAAGACCGTACTTAAACCAAGACTTGATAAAGGACCATTTAACATACCAGTACCTATGAAAGAACATTATGAGGATGTAGAAAGTAATCCGGATCTTAATCCAGAGGTAGAGGAAGGAGATGTTATTGAGCTTTTATATATGGATGATCCATATTCCATCCCTATAAAAACAAAAGGAGTCGTTATGGGATTTGAAGGTAAACCTGGGGATTTTGCTTATAAAATTCTAGTGAATTGGATTTTGGGACCAGAAAAGTTAACTCCTATGGCTCTTCTACCGGATGCCGATATATACAGATTCCCAAAAAAGAAAAAGGAGGGGATAAATGAGCAGTGGAAAAAACCCTACAAAGACCCAAAGGCCGTTGTAAATGGAAAAGAGATTGACTTAGACGTAGCAGATACAGAGTTTCTAAAACAAAAAGGAATGATGTATAAAACTTCTTATCCAAGAAATAGAGGTATGTTATTTATTTGGGATGACATAGTTCCAATATCTATGTGGATGAAAAATACTTACCTTCCTTTGGATATTGTTTATATGGTAGATGGTGAAGTGGTTGATTATGATAAAGACGTACAACCTTGTGATAAACAACAATGTGAGACATACGGAGACGTTAATGCCAATCAGGTAATAGAACTTCTCAGTGGAGGAGTAGATAATTATAATATATCAATTGGAGACCAAATTGAGTTAATGGATGTATAATGAATAAGATAAGGATAACAGAAAACCAGTTTAGAATATTAAATGGGGAGAATGATGAAAAGTTAATTTCTCTTCATGAGGAATACTTACATGAATTCATGAAGGGTGATCCATATAGTGATAAAAGTCTAATAAAAAAAGTAGGGGATCAGTTTGGAATGGATTTGACCTTTATGTTTACTTATGGGGCAGGAATAACTGCCTTAGTCGGACCAACTACTGAGTTACTTCAAGGAGAATTTCCGAATATGAACGAAATTCAAATGGTGGCATTAATAATTGCCGCTGTTGGGGTCATAGTTTTTGGTAACAAACCAGAAATAACAAAGTTAGTAAAGAGTTTCAAAGACGAAGGATTAGGTAAGGCGTTTAATAAGGTACTTTCCTTTATTAGTAGTTTTGAAAGTCTAATGGAGAATGTTCTCCGAACCGCAGGTATGACAGTTAGAGGACTATCAAAAATTATGGGATTTGCTTTTATTGTTCCAGTAATCTCTACTCTTTCTGAAATTATGTTAAATATGGGTGGGTCAATTGACCAAGTAGAGGATATAGTAACTAGAATGTTGGCTTATTTAGGGACAATAACTATAGGTGAAACATTTGCTAATGTTCTAGAAAAACTAAAATCTAAATTTACAAAGAATAGCCCACTAGAAGAAAAATTCTTAAGAGAACATTATGTAGGTGGAAGCTCAAAACGAGATAGGAGATTTCCAGACGAAATGTTTGAGAAATTCAAAAAAATGTTTAATAAAATCCTATTACGTAAAGAAGGAGGGTGGGGAAGACCATCCAAAACATATCTAATCTATATTAGTCCCTTGGGTAAGGTGGCTCGTGTTGAAATGAATTCCTCAGCTTCTCTAAAAGACCTTCCATTTGAAGAGTTTGGGACTTACAAAATCAGTGAGTTTCGCAATTGGGCGGAAGAAAACGACTTCGAGATTGAAACGGAAGGAAGATTTCAATAACCCTTTATTGACAACTAAATGTTTATATATTATTATTATTAAGTAATTAATAATTTATTAAATTAAAAATCAAGAAATATGAGTAAAATTAAACTAGAGTATATTTGGTTGGATGGTTATAACCCAGAACAAAACATAAGAAGTAAGACTAAAATACTTGACGTAAAAGAATTAGATGGTGGAATTCTAGCACAAAATCTACCGGTGTGGTCTTTTGATGGTAGTTCTACAAAACAAGCGGCAGGAGATAATTCAGATTGTCTACTCCAACCGGTACACCTTATTAAAGACCCAACCAGAAACGAAGGTTATATCGTTTTATGTGAGGTATTAAATGCCGATTGGACTCCACATAAGAGTAATACACGACATAAATTAAGAGAATTAGAGAGGGTGGCTAAAAAACACAAGTTTTGGTTTGCTTTTGAACAGGAGTATGTATTAACTAATATACAGGGGAGGCCGTTAGGGTTTCCAACTATAGGATACCCAAAACCACAGGGAGAATTTTATTGTGGTCTTGGTTCAGAAAATGTAGAAGGAAGAGATGTGGTAGAAGAACACTTAGACTTATGTTTAGAGGCTGGTCTAGATATTACCGGAATAAACGCAGAAGTAATGATTGGACAATGGGAATACCAACTCATGGGCAAAGATTCTCCTCTTAAGTCAGCTGACGACCTAATACTATCAAGATATCTTCTAATAAAATGTATGGAAAGATTCCAAGTAACGGTAGATTGGAAACCTAAACCAATTGAGGGCGATTGGAATGGTTCCGGGATGCATGTTAATTTTTCAACCAAGGAAACTAGAGAAAAGGGTGGAAAAGAGATGTTTGATGATATTTGTGAGAGTCTAGGTTTATACCATAAAGAACACATAGAGGTTTATGGAAACGATAATGATAAGAGATTAACTGGACTACATGAGACTCAATCCATAGAAAAGTTTAGTCACGGAGTAAGTGATAGAGGTGCAAGTATTAGAATACCAATATCGACAGTTAAAAATAACTGGAAGGGTTATCTAGAAGATAGAAGACCAGCAAGTAATGGAGACCCGTACCTAATCATTGAAAAGTTAGTTTCGACTGTTTCAACATCCTTAACTAGTAAAGAAAAACAGAAATCTTTAGTCTTGAAAAAATAAAGATAAATTATCTGATATTTATCTTTATATGAAACGAGTAAAACTAACCGAGTTTGAGATACATAGTTTAATAGATAGAGTTCTATTAAAAGAAACTGGTATTCGAGATATTAAGAAATTGGCTCAAAGATATCCTAAAGCTGAAATATATTTTCACCAAGATACTGATGGGGTTGCGACCGCAATCGCAATGAGAGAATACTTAAAAAATAACGGTATAGAAACCGTGGATTCTCATGTTATACAATATGGGGAAAAGGAATTTCAAGTAAAGAAACCAGACGCAACGGGTGATGTTATGCCAGTTCTTGTAGATTTTGCACACGGTAAGCCACAATTCACAATCCATACTGATCACCATGACTCTCAGTCTGGGGTAGAAAAAGATACCTCAACGCAGTTTCGAGGTGCGAGATCAAATGTAGAGACTATTTCTCAAGTGGTTAGTCCTAGTGATATTTTTTCTAATGAGGATATCGCAATGATATCAGCGGTTGATTCTGCGGATTTTGTTAAACACGGTATAAAACCTGAAGACGTTATGAACTTTATGTTAAATATAGATAAACAGAAACCATCTTCAGAAAATAAAAAAATGATAGGACTTCTAACCAATAAGTTGTTATTGGCTTATAAAAATAAACCTGACTTTTTAGAAAGTTTAGTGATGAATTCCTCACCTTCACTCCTAAACATATTAATTAATATTAAAAAAATAGCGGCAGAAAAAGGATACGCAACACCAGAAGAGATGTTACAAAATCAAACAGATTACATTGAGCGACAAAAAAGTAGTGACAAGGTTAAGTATGAAGACGGTATTATTTCACAATACGGAGGTGGGTATTTAATGAAACCAGGATCGTACGATCGTTACGTACCATTTAAGAATCATCCAGACGCTAATTTCTTTGTAATTGCGTGGCCAATGGGGTTAGTTCAAGCCTCATGTAATCCGTTTAAGGAAGAGAGAAGTCTAAAAGGTATTAATTTAGGTGATATCGCTCAAGAAGTGTTAAATGAATATAGAACCGTTTTAGAAAATGAAAAGATAACAATAGATAGAATAAAATGGACTAGTGAACGTAAAACAGAAGAATTTAGTTCTGGGTTTGGTTTAGCTGACCTTAAGGCTTTTTATGGGGACAATATAAAAGGAATAGACTTAAATAAAGATTCTAGTTATGTTAATCTTTTTAAGAATATTATGGATAAACCACAAAATAAACTTTCTAATAAACAACAAAAAATCTTAAAAACTGGTTGGGTTTCTGCTTGGGACATTATCCAAGCAAATTCTGGAGGACATAAATGTATAACTAATATCAGCGGAATAATGTATTTACCTAAAGAAATGAAGAAAGACATGTTGGTAGGGTTTCAACAAGGTATAATCTCAGTCCTCAAGGAAAGAATCAAAAACCAAAAATAAATAAGGGTCTACTTTTTGTCCTTTAACACTAATTTCATAATGTAGGTGTTGTCCTGTTGACGAACCAGTACTTCCACATTTTCCTAGTGGCGTTCCTTTATTAACAAATTGTCCTCTTTTTACAAAAATTCTAGAAAGATGTGCGTACTTACTGGAGTACCCTAGTGTATGGTCAATTATCACACACTTACCGTATCCAGAGTTCCATCCAGACATTGTTACGACTCCCATTCCTGTGGCAAATACGGTGTCCCACCGTGTTCCTTTTAAGTCAATACCAGAATGCATTCTCCAACCACCTCCAAAAGGAGTTCTTCTAAATCCAAAATCTGAAGATATATGTATGGTGTCAAGAGGGGATCCTAGGGGTAATGAATCTAAAGCGGTTTGATATACTTTATTTATACTATCTACTTGGTGTTTGAATAGGGTTTTTTCCACCTCTAAATCTAAAGTTAAATTTTCTACATTTGTTTGAAACTTTTGGGTTTGATTCGTCGTATAATACAACAGACACCCCAATAAAGAAATTGTTATCACTGTTCTGAATGTCTTTTTACTCATTTAATTTGGTATTATCAACTATTTATTGTATCTTTGTACTAATATTAATCACTTAAAATAAATACTATGTTTGAATACATCCTTTACTACCTTCTAGTTTCAGCTTTAATTATGACTTACTTCGTTCAAGTTAATGAAAAAATGATATACGACGCTTATGTGAGATTCGAAGAGAAGAGAGGAGAAACTCCAAGTAAAGGATGGTTCAATTTTTATATATTCATTCAATATGTTAAATCTCCAGTTTACAGCCCTTTAATCCTTGTTAATATTTTATTAGGTGGAGGAGGAAAGATACTAGAAGAAGACAGAAATGAAGCATAAAAAAAACCCCGAAAGGGGTTTTTTATTTTAATATTATTTCTATTGTCTAAAAATCGTCAAAATAAGTTTTTGAAGGACCAAACTCACAACTATCGGCATTACCTTCTTCACAACCTTCCGCTTTTTTATTCGTAATAGGTTTTAAGTCAGCTAATTGTGAATATAACCATTCCGGATCCACTTTTCTTTGTGATTGTCCAGAACCTACGTAAGTCCCAATAACTGTCATAGTGTTATATAATCTAATAATACTATTCTTAATCATATCACCAACTTGAGTCTCCTTCCACATTTCGTGAGCTTTTTCAAGACTCTTAATTATCTCCTCAATACCACTAGCAGCAGATGATCCTGGATTTCTACCTCCAGCCCACTCTGATTGATCTTCAGTAAGTAGCGGAGTGTAGTTTCTAAGGTTTAGTGGATATCCCTCTTTTATAATCCCAATTCTAATTTTATTGTATATATTATTAACATCTTCCGTTAACGCTCTCCAATTTAATTGTGGTGTTCCAGAGGTAATTCTTTTTCCTCTATTAAGTGATTCGGAGATTAATTTTTGTAAGTCTTTCTTCTTTACGATAGTTTTTACCATGGTTTTGTTTTATTAATAAATATTGCAAATGTTAAGAATGTGCCTTAACTCACCTTAACTTTTATTTTATTTGTTTTTTTATCGTAACTTAATGATAGTGTTGATCCCTTTTTAACAGAAGATCTTAACATTTCTTCGGCTATGGCATCTTCTAGATAATTAGAAATTGCTCTATTCATTGGTCTAGCACCATACTTATCACTATATCCCTTTTTCATTACAAGATCTTTTGCGCTTTTATTGACCTTAATAGTGTAACCCATTTCTAACATTCTCTCTTTAAGGAACCCTAAATGTACTTCTAGTATCTTAGAAATATTATCTTTTGAGAGTTTATTGAAAACTACAATATCGTCTAACCTATTAATAAATTCAGGATTGAATCTCTTCTTCAAATTCTTGTCAATTATTGATTGTACTCTTTCTTCATAGTAGTCATCACTATTTGAAGTTCTAAATCCTACACCTTCTCCAAAATCGTCTACTTCTCTCATACCGATATTTGAGGTTAAAACAACTAAACAATTTCTAAAATTAACTTTTCTTCCCATCCCATCTGTCATAAACCCATCATCTAAAAGTTGTAATAAAGAGTGAAATATATCCGGATGTGCTTTTTCCACCTCATCAAAAAGTACCAAAGAATACGGTTTACGTCTAACTTTTTCGGTTAATTGTCCCCCTTCATTGTATCCAACATAACCCGGAGGTGAACCTATCATTTTTGTTGCTGCAAACTTCTCAGCGTATTCCGACATATCTACCCTAATTAAAGAATCCTCACTACCAAAAACTTCAAGAGCTAGTTGATTTGCTAATTCTGTTTTTCCAACACCTGTTGGACCCAAAAACATAAAACTACCTATTGGTTTATTAGGATTTTTAATACCGACTCTATTTCTTCTTAAAGATTTACAAACCTTATCAATTGCCAAATCTTGTCCGATAATCGAAGATTTTAGTACTTTATCTATATCTAATAGTTTTTGGGACTCATCCTCACTAAGTTTAGTGACTGGGATATTAGTACTTGTAGATATAACCTTTAATATTTGTTCTTCGTCGACAATTGATCGGTCGTTCTGTAATTGGGTTTCCCAATGATCCACAAAGTTTTTTAAGTCAGTTTTTAGAGTTTTTTCTTTATCCCTAAGACTGGCAGCTTTTTCATATTGTTGTGAAATAACCACTTTATTTTTCTCTTCTTTTATCTGATCAATCTGCTTCTCAACCTCCTCGATTCTTTTAGGTGGTTGAGCATGAACAGCAACACTCGCCCCAGCTTCATCCAAAACATCTATCGCTTTATCTGGAAAATTTCTATCAGTAATGTATCTTTCAGATAACTCAACACACTTAATTATTGCTTCTTTAGTGTAAGATACTTTATGGTAATCTTCGTAGGTTTCTTTTATATTATTTAATATGGTAAGAGTTTCTTTTTTTGTTGGAGGATCAATCATAACTTTCTGAAATCTTCTTTCTAAAGCACCATCCTTCTCAATGTGTTCTCTATATTCATCAAGAGTTGTTGCTCCAATACACTGTATTTGACCTCTAGAAAGGGCCGGTTTTAAGATATTGGCGGCGTCCATTGATCCGGAAGAATTCCCTGCCCCTACCATAGTGTGTAACTCGTCAATGAACATAATTATATCTTTATCGCCTCTTACTTCATCTAATAATCCTTTTATTCGTTCCTCAAACTGACCTCGATATTTAGTACCCGCCACTAAAGAAGTTAAATCTAAAGAAACTACTCTTTTACCCATTAAGGGGCGAGGACACTTTTTCGTTATAATCTTAGTGGCCAATCCGTCAACAATTGAAGATTTCCCAACTCCTGGGTCCCCAATAAGAACAGGATTATTTTTCTTTCTTCTACTTAATATTTGTGCAATTCTATCTACTTCTTTTTCTCGCCCAATGACAGTGTCTAGTTTTCCATTTCTTGCTTCTTCTGTAACATCTAGACTAAAAGCATCTAAAATTGGTGTTCCACTCTTTTCTGTTGGGGTTTTTCCTGAGGGAGCTCCCTCCTCTTGACCAAACGGTTCTTCATTATACATCATACTCATACTTATTAATTCTTTTTTATAGGTTTTATATTCGACTCCAAATTTAAGCAAAAAACGCGAGACTCCCGAGCTTTTTTGTGCTAAAATTGATAACATTAAATGATGGGAGTTTATTTTGTTATCTTTTAACAGTTTTCTTTCATCATTAACATGATCTAGAATTGATTGGGCGTCAGTGGTAAAAGGAATGACCATACGCAATTCCCGGTTCTCTGTGTCAATTGTTAATAACTCCTCTAATAAGGTAGTTATAGAGTCTAAATCTAACCCCAAATTCAATAATAGCTCACATGAGCTATTCCTCTCATGTTTTAGTATTCCCATGAATAAATGAATAGGTCTAATATATTCTGACTTATAAACGGTTGCAACGTCTAGACCAGTTCTTATGATTTCTTTCAATGGATATAATTCTTTCATATAATCAAATATAGTAATAAAGTATCTTTAATAAAGAATTTATTTATTAAAGAAAATTAGTATTATTAAATAAATACTTATTATTATGATAGACCCTATAACCAAAGACAAGAGTAAAATATATAAAAAGATTGAGTTACTCGTTAAAACGAAAGGTACACAAAGTCAATATAAATTAACTTATGAAAATTCCGCGATGTTAATATCTGGTAATTTTATAATAATAATATCACTTAAAGAAGGACACCAAGAAGGAGAAATATATAATTTAGATGACATTAAGTCTTATCGAACTAACCTAGAAAAAATAGTATTATAATATGTTAATAAAAAAAGTTACAGAAAAAAAAGACGTAATAGAATCGTATTATAATTCTTCTAATATACTTAAGTCAGTTTACCATGTAGACACTAAAGATTTAGACGTAGTGTTCAAAAGAGGGGCGGTATATCGTTATGTGGATGTTCCCCTCAAGTTATTTGAACAGTTTGAAAGAGATCAAAGTCAAGGAAAATTCCTTAATAAAAGAATTAAGGATACCTACACAACTAATAAAGTGGCCGATGTTAATACACAACAATTAGTAGAGTCTATAAATAAGATGATACAAAGAGATGGTAAGATAAACTCAATTATAGGAAATTCTACAGACACTGAAGTAAACTAATTAATTTATTTAATATTTATAGTATATGGAAGACTATAATTTAGACAAAGCATCCTCAAGTACATTACAGGATAATAATACCCTTTCCCCAGAAGTGTGGAATGAAGAAGGGGATTCATATATCATGAAACCAGAAATTCGTGAGAGATTAATAGAAATTGCGGATGACTTTTATGAATTTCTTAAAGTGGATGTTGGATTGATGGATATTACACTTACCGGTAGTTTATCAAACTACAACTACTCAAAATATTCAGATTTCGACCTTCATTTAATTATTGATTATAATAAAGTAGATGCTGACCATGAATTAGTTGATGATTTTTTTAATATGAAAAAGACTATTTGGAATACAAGACATGATATAACAATTAAAGACTTCGATGTTGAGGTTTATGCTCAAGACGTAAATGAGCCTCACCACTCAACTGGAGTTTATTCCGTTAAAGATGACGAATGGATAGTCGAACCTAAGAAAGAAGAAGTAAAAGTAGATAAGAATGAGGTTTATAAGAAATCAAAATCTTGGTCTAAACAAATAGACAATATAGAAAAGTTCTATAAAAAGGGAAAATATGATAAGGTCATTGGATTAGTAGATAAACTGAAAGAAAAATTAAAGAATTATCGATCAATCGGATTAGATAAAAAGGGAGAGTATGCGATTGAAAATTTAGTGTTCAAAGTACTAAGGAGAAGTGGGTATATTGGTCGGTTAAATGATATGAAAGAGGATTCATATGATGAAAAGATGACAATAAAAGAATATAACAGAAAATAAACATATTTATATAAAAAGAATTAAATAGATGGCAAGTAACGCATGGAATAATTATTACGGAAGTTTACCTCAATATCTTATTGATTTGGGGGCTTTAACTATAGGAACTACTGGAGGCACTGCTTCATACGGGGCTCTAGATATCGACCTAACACACAAACCTTATAGTGGTTTTGTTTGTACTGACCTATATTTACAAATACCAGCAGTTGTTGGTCAAATAACTACTTCTCAAACAGTGGCTGGCGGATTGGGTACTGCAGGGATAACATTAACTGTACCAGCAGAAGGGTTAAGATGGACTTTTAATGGAGGGTCTATTAGATCTTACACTGCCGGCGAATTAGCCGCTGGGTGTTTCTGTCCTAATCCATGTAGTATAGAAGGTACTACATTCGAAATGCAACCATTGGGAGCTGGGGCGGCTAAGAGAGTAAGACAAGTCAACCAAGCGGGTCAATCTGAAACACTTATTGGTGGTGGTTCATTTAATAACACAACTTGGCCAGGACAAGGAACAATATAAAAATAGATAGATGAGTTTACAAGGAAGAAAACAAATAGATAGAATGCATGAGTTAATGAATTCTATGAGTAGTAGTAAGGTAATCAAAAATCCAGTAGTACCTAAAGAAAAGAACGCTGTAGACGGAAAGACATATGGTATAGTAAAAGAAAATTCATACTATGTGATAAAAGAACACAATGGTAGAGGATATACTTACATAAACGGATTAAAAAATAAAACCGACTTCAAGTACAATTCTTATTCGGAGGCGATGAAACAAATGAATTTAATGTTTGGTTCTCTTAATGAAGCTTACGGATATAGAGAAGGGGTGGATCTATTTTCAGAAGATAAGAGATATGTTATAAGAAGACCAAAAACACAAAAAGAGCAAGAAGAGATTGATGTTGCAGTTACTGACGACGAATTTGTGGATCCAAATCCATCTGTTGGTGCTGGACAAGTACCACAAGGACCTCCTCCACCTACTACACCAAGAGATAACAGTAGAGCGAAGGCTACAGAGCCTGCACAACCAGATACACCACCAAAGGCACCAGGAGGTGGACCAGGGGCACCAACACCAGCGGGAAAACCAGGGGCACCAACACCAGCGGGAAAACCAGGGATGCCGACACCAGCAGGAAAACCAAATATACCAACACCAGCAGGAAAACCAAATATACCAACACCAGCAGGAAGACCTACATCTACGGGAAGTGTGGATTTTGATTCAGAAGTTGCTTCAATAGAAAGAGAACTAGGAGGAGGTGAAGAAACACCAGAGAAAGAGATACAATCGTTAACTGGTAAGTTAGGACAAGCTTTAAGACAGGGTGAGGATCAGGATTTAGTAGATACCGAATTAACTAAATATGTTGTTAATTCAGTATTTTCGGCACTTAACTTAGGTGAGTTAACTGATGAAGATAAGTTAGATATTATTAAGAAAGTTAAAAATGCTGGTACAGGTGAAGAAGAGTTTGGTACTCCAGACACACCAGATATGGGTGGAACACCTAATAATTCACCACAAATTGGAATGCCGGGGGGTCATCCTGAAGAAGAAGATGACACTGAAATGGAAATCGATGGGTTAGACACTGGAATGGATGACGAGTTAAATATAGATATCGATGATTTTGAGGACGAAGAAATGGCAGGAATGGAAGAAGATATGTTATATGGTGATGGAGAAGAAAGTGATGGTGGGATTACAGATTTAACTCAGAGTTTAAGAGATTTTGTTGTAAAAACAGTTGATTCGTATATCGATACTAAACAAGTCTAAAACGTTTATATATGGAAACCTATCTTTGTTATATAAATAAAATGGGGGTTAACTATAAAGGGGAAAATCTCTATGAATTTATTTTCACTAGTAAAAATAATTTACCTTTGGTTGATGGTGAATCATGGGATAAGACTCCAGCAGATGGATTCCCATCCCCACCAAGTCCTAATTTCATAAAAGAAGTGTCATCTTTAACTACGAGTGAAATAACTCTAAACGTTATTCAGGACTCCAATTTTTTTGGAGTTTATGATGCCGTAGATAATATAATTGCGTTGGGGTGGGAGAATCTAGAGGAGGATTTTGAAGGTATGGAGAATGTAAAGAGATTAGTTTTTCACTATGGTGAAAATTCTCAGTCGGTGGCGGATAAACTCTATAGTAGAGATATAATCTTAGAAAGAACAAAAAGTAATAACTTAGTAACTAAATAATATGGGTTTACGAACTTTACATTCTTTATTAAATGAACAGAATTCTGTGACTGCGTTAAGAGCCCAATTAAAAACTCTTAATAAACAAATAAAGGATGCTCAGACGCAACTAAAGGCGGCATCATCAAAAGGTGCAGAGGTTAGCGATATTAGTGACCAACTAAGTTCCATATATAAACAAATAGCCGATAAGAATAGAGCCAATACTGAAACAGTAGAGTTAAACTACTATATTAAATTAGTTAATGATCTTACTGATAAAGTAACATCAATAAGACATCATAAAGAAACTCCAGAAGCGGAACCCAATGCTTTTTTGTCTGAGGCGAAAGAACTACACTCTTCAGTTACTAACTGTTTATCACAAATACCTCCATTAAAGTCACAACTAAGTCAACTAAAAAAACAATACTACGAAGCTAAGAAAGGTGCGGTAATACAAAAGAAAATTAATACCAAAACTAAAAAGTTGGCAGATATACAAAAAGACATGGAAGTTATAGAAAAAGTAAAGTCGGACCAGAGTACTAAAATAAGTGATGCCGAATCTAAAAAGGTTGCAAATGCACAGAAAGCTTTAGATAGAATATCCTTAATTGAACCTATTAGTGAACAGCAACAACCTTTAACACCAGAGGACGAAAGGGCGAAAAAAGAATGTGAGTTAAATCTTAAGGGATTACAAAATGAAATGGCTAATTGGAATGCTCTTTTGGCTAAAGTACAAGCGTCGGCTACTGCAGAACCAGTTAAAGAGGATACAATGTCAGGGTGGCAATCAGGTTACCCAGATGCAACCGGAGGAGACAGTTATACATTTCAAAGTAAAGGTCCTCTAGGGTCACAACCAGATTTAGAGGATGAAGGATTTACCACTTTTTATGGAGATTCTGATGAGCATGAACAGGGTTATAATTTTGATGGTGATGGACCTGAACTCGGTGAAGATCCAGAAACAATAGAAGAAAGATATCAGGTAAACTATAACACAAAATTACAAGAGAAATTTGCAAGTAAGGACCAAATGAAGTATTTATATAGTAACGAACCTGAGGCGGCTAAGAAATTAGCATCAAAAATGACAAAGAAGGACTATAAGAAGTTACCAAAAAAGGTAAAGAAAAATAAAAAGGATGGTAGGATTAAAGAATTACAGGTATGGGGAGTTAACTCCAACCCAGGGTTCGGTCTCGGAGACGTACCACGAGATAGTATGATAGACTACCAAACAAAAAATCAAAGCGCTTATAATATGATAGGTTTAGGAGAAAACAACAGACCAAAAATGAAAAAAGGGAAGTTATTAGAATATGTTTCAGAGTTAACCACAAGAGGTGGGGCTAATGGAAAAGTTTACAAGAAAAAAGATATAATAAAATCTTCGGCTCCATTTATAACTGAGGCTCCTATTGACTATGGGGATAGACCTGAAAGAATTAATCCTGATATTGCGGCAAAATTATCCTCACAAGATACACCATTTGGACAAGACCACCCGGCTTTCCCAAAAGTAGGAGAAGATGAAGTTTATAGTAACTATGAAGAGTTGATAGCGTCAAAAAGATTCAAAGATGTTGTAGACACTTTTAAGAGGTACACAGGAGTTGAGGGAAATGCTACCGATATGCAAAATCTAATGGGTCTACAAGGTATGATGATGCAGTCTTTACAAAATACATTAAGGATAGAGAGTTCTAATAAACAAAGATTAGAAGATTTAGCCGTAGAGATTGTTACTAAAGACTTAAACGTACCTGAGGGATCTTTACAGTTTGATGTTGAGATAACAGGCATGCAGAAATTGAGTAAAGACGACATGAAACAAAAACCTAAAAACCAAGAACAGTCTCTTGAAATGGAAGAAGACACTCTAGAGCATATGGAGGAGTTGGATCTTGAGGTTTCTAAACGAAGGTTTATTAATTCTATGATGCAAGGTTCTGCTAAGAAAGCTCTTTATTTATACCATATGGTTAGTGATGAACTTAATGGAATTGACCCTAATCTTATGAATCTATATGGAGTGGTTATTTCAGCTAATGACCTTATGTACTGGATTATGCCGGATATGATGGGTGGAGGTGGTGGAGAAGGTGCACAAGTTTTTGGTAAAGAAAAAATTGACTTATCTACAAACCCACCTACAGTAGTTGCTAAAGGAATGACGTTTCCAGTATTAGTACATGAATTACACAAAGGAGTTATGGAATATCTTTCTTTACATGGACTTCCTGGAGATAAAGAGTTAAGACAAAAGGTTATGGATAAAACAGACTTTTTAGAAGATGAAATGTGGGACTTAAGATTAGGACCAGGTTTATGGGAAAGATTTATAGATGCAATAGGGGCCGACGACTTTGATGTTAAAAATCATCTATATACGGAAATCATTCAAATGCCAGCTAAAGAATTCTTGGAGTTTATGAAAGAAATACAATCTGGTAGTCCAGAGGGAAAATACAAAATGGTAAATTTGGCTAAGAAAATTAAAAGTGAGATTCAACAAGACGAATATGAGGAAGCAACAGGTGAATATAAGGAAGATGACGAACCAATTAGAGATATACCTGGTTCTGAAGGAACTGATGTGTTAGACGATATAAATGTTAAAGATTTATTTCCACCTGGTAGTGAATTAGGCGACGAAGAAGAAATGGATATCGACTCTCTTCTAGACAAAATATCTGATACCGGAATGGAGTCTCTAACACCTGAGGAACTACAATTCTTAAAAGACCAATAGACTATTTATAAGTGTTCCTAAGTCCTTTATATTTATAGTATATGGGAGAGACTAAAAGAAACGCAAGATTAGAAACAGTAATGTTATGGGGTAAATGTAAGTATGACCCAGCATATTTTATTGAAAACTTTTTACAGACTTTTGATAAAACAAAAGGAACCTTTGTTAAGTTTAGTCCATTTCCCAAACAACTTGAAGCTATAAAATCTTATAAAGATAATCGTTATAATATTGTTCTAAAATATCGACAGGCGGGTATATCCACACTAACAGCTGCTTATATTACATGGTTAGTATCTTTTGCATCCAAAGATAATCCAGAAAAAGTCTTAATCTTAGCGAATAAACGAGAGACCGCAATGGAATTTCTTAATAAAGCAAAAGTGTTTCATTCGCAATTACCTAAGTGGATATCCGTAGATATTGGAGATACAAACTCAAAACAACATGTTAGATTTAGTAATGGATGTGAAATAAAAGCGGTGGCAACTTCTGCAGATGCTCTTAGAGGGTACACACCATCTTTGTTAATTTTAGACGAGGCGGCCTTTATTGAGGGTGGTCAGGATGTGTGGGCGGCTTGCCAAGCTTCACTTTCAACAGGAGGGGACGCAATTTTAGTATCAACACCTAATGGATATGACCCTATATACCACACTACCTACGATGGTGCGAAAAAAGGAGTAAATGATTTTAAGATTGTTGAAATGAGGTGGTATGAAGACCCAAGATTCAATAAGGATTTGGAGTGGGAAAAGGATGGAGAAGAAAATATTATATGTGGAACAGAAGATCTTAAATCATATGAGCAATATGTTATCGATGGTTACAAACCAACATCACCATGGTATTCGGAGATGATACGACAAATGAATGGTAACATGAGATTAGTTAATCAGGAAATTAATTGTGATTTTTTAGGTTCTGGAGAAACTGTAATTGATAAAGAGTGGATAGAGTTACAGGAAAAGGAAAATAAAAGAGACCCAATTAGAAAAGAAGGGATAGAAAAAGAACTGTGGATATGGAAGGATCCAGAACCAGGGAAAAAATATGTTATGGGTGTAGATGTTTCTACTGGACAGTCTGATGATTTTAGTGCTTTTAGTATAATATGTTTGGACTGTCAGGATGGGGAAGAACAAGTTGCGGAATATTACGGAAAGATGCCTCCAGATGAGTTAGCTAATTATGTGTGGCATGCAGGTACAAGATACAATGCTTATGTTATAATTGATATAACAGGAGGGGTTGGGTTGCCAACTTCTCTAAAATTAAAAGAAATGGGGTATACCCAATTACATTACCCAAATGGGGATAGGAATAAAAATCCAGGTTTTAATATCGACTCTAATAGAAGAATAGTTGTTAGTGAGTTAGAGGAATCAGTTAGAACAAATAGAGTTAAAATACGTTCTGAAAGAACTATTGCAGAAATGACTACTTTTATTTTTAGGAATGGAAGACCTGACCATATGGTAGGTTATCATGATGATCTTTTATGGGGATTAGCCATGGGATTATATGTTGCGAATACCACTTTTAAGGAAATACAAAAGAATAAAAATCACTCAGCGGCAATAATGGATAGTTGGATGACAACTACACAAGCAAATGAACATATAGAATCTATAAAACCTATGGGTGAAAAAATGTCTTTATCAACCCCACCAAGTAACACACCAGAAAAAATGAATGAAAGATTTCCTGACCCTATGCACCCTTTTGGTGCTCCGAATCAGGATGCGAGACACATGTATAAAGAACATGGTTGGTTATTCGGAAATATGATGAGAGGAAAACGTTCTTAAGGTTTATATTATGAATTTTTTAGTTTATTATTAGTAATAAGTATTTATATTAAACAATACGAATTAAATGGCCAAGAGAAATTTAACAATATATCAGAAATTACAACAAGTATTTGGTGCGGGGGCAATGAGAAGGACCCCACCAAGTTATAATGTTGACCCAAGTAAAATACTACTTAAAACACCATCAAAGTCTGAGTTCGATCAAGAAAAACTACAGGCTCAACAACAAGCTTTTCTAAAAGGACAATGGAATAAAGTAGATAGTGAGTTATATAACCAAGCCATTTATTATGAAACAACTAGACTAGCATCATTTTATGATTTTGAGTCGATGGAATTTACACCAGAAATTGCCGCAGCTTTAGATATATACGCAGAAGAAAGTTGTACTCCAGATGAAACAGGAACTTTACTTACTGTAGAATCAGACTCTAGTAGAATAAAAGATATACTAGATAATCTCTTCCATAAGGTTCTTGACCTACACGCGGTATTACCAGCTTGGACAAGAAATACCTGTAAGTATGGGGATAATTTTGTTTACCTAAAAATTGACCCAAAACAAGGTATTATTGGGGCATCACAATTACCAAACATTGAGATAGAGAGAAAGGATGAAAGTAGTTATCTTACCTCACGAAAATCCGGGACCTATGGAGTTGAGGGGGAGGAAGAAAAAGATAAGAACATTAAGTTTGAATGGAGAAATAAATCAATCTCTTTTAACGCTTGGGAAATTGCTCATTTTAGGTTACTAGGAGATGATAGAAGACTACCATATGGAACTTCTTTATTAGAAAAAGTAAGACGAATCTGGAAACAATTATTATTATCGGAAGATGCTATGATGATATACAGGGTAACTAGAGCGCCGGAAAGAAGAGTCTTTAAGATAAATGTTGGTAATATTGATGATCAAGATGTACAAGCATATGTGAATAAGATTGCTAATAATTTCAAAAGAAGTCATGCTATAGATCAAAATACAGGTCAGGCAGATTTAAGATATAACGCATTAGCGGTTGACCAAGACTTTTTTGTTCCAGTTCGTAATGACGGAGCTGCTAATCCAATTGAGACACTACCAGGGGCTGGTAATTTAGATCAGATTGCTGATATCGAGTACATCCAAAAGAAAATGTTATCAGCTTTAAGAATCCCAAAACCTTTTTTAGGGTTTGAAGAACCAGCGGGAGAAGGAAAGAATTTAGCACTTCAGGATATTCGTTTTGCTCGAACAATCAACAGAGTTCAACAATCAATGATTCAAGAACTTAATAAGATTGCTATAATACATCTTTATATTTTAGGTTTTGAGGATGAGTTGGAGAACTTTACCCTAAGATTGCAGAATCCATCAACACAAGCCGAAATGTTAAAAATAGAACAGTTCCAATCAAAAGTGGCGTTGTATAGAGATTCGGTGTCTGATGCAGGTAATGGTTTTGGTGCAACTTCTATGACTTGGGCAAAGAAAAATATATTAGGTTTTAGTGATGATGATATTCTTCTAGATTTAGAAAGACAAAGAATGGAAAAAGCCGCAGCGGCAGAGATGGAGAACACTGCGGAAGTGATAAAAAGTACTGGTATTTTTGATGAGGTAGATAAACTATATGGACAGGCGGCGGAAGGTGAAGATGTACCAGCAGAAGATAGCGGTGACGAACCACCAACTCCAGGAGAAGCAACTGGTGATGTACCCCCACCGGCAGACGTAGATATGGATGATGATATGATGATGGAAAAGAAGAGTAGTTATGAAAATCTAGTTGATATTGTAAATCTTGATACAAAAAAGAAAGGTAAAAATACAAAAAGTAATTTAATTAAAGAAGACCTAGAGTACCTAAAAGATAATTTGGACAAACTTTTAGAATAGTTTTATATTTATTATATAAACATACTGTATGAAAAATTTCGGTGATTTACTAGATTCACTATACTCTAAAGCGTCGTCACAATTTGCTAATGATAAAAAAAATTGTAGCAAAATACTCAAAGAGTGTATAAACACAATAAAAACAGATAAAATCTTATCTGATCAATTCATAATTTTTAATAATCTTAAAACTTCAGTTGTTGACGAAAAACAAGTTAACGATTATATAAATGAAAATGTCAATTCAATAAAGTTACATAGAACCAAGGATATTATTAATTCTAATCATAAATTAGAAAGATTATGTAATAAGTTAGGGACAAAAATTAAGAAAGATGAGTTAAATGAGTCGATATCAAATCTATGTTTCTTAATGAATACGGCTAAGAATGTTAATTCACTACACAAATCAAAGAATATAATAAAGGAAAATTTATTGACTAATGAAAAAACAAAGAAAAGTGACACACCGTCAATTCCTTTGGCTTTAATGAGTAAACTTGTTAGTAAAAAGTACAATAAAAAATATAGTGATTTAAGTGAATCAGATAAAAAATTACTTAAAACAATTCTTGAAAATAACGAGGGAGACGAAAAACTTTTCCAATCCTATAAAGAAAACGCAACAAAATTATTATCAAATAAGATAGTTGAGAATGATGACCCTACCTTACATACAAATTTGAAAAAAAGTTATAAGAAGGTATCTAGTATGGAGTATATAAGTGAGAGTTTAATAAACGATGTGAGTAAATTACATTATTTAATAGAAGGTTTAGGATAGAATGGGAAGACTAACAAACGAAAATCTACACAGTGAGATTAAAATAGTGAAGAATGATATGATTTACCTTAAAGAAGGTCAAGCAAAAATGCAAGAAGACATTACTATGATTAAAAAAGTATTATTGAATCCAGACAACGGTACGGTATCAAGAGTAAATAAAAATACAGAGTTTAGAAAATCAACAGGAAAAGTTCTATGGTCCTTATGGATTGCTGTATTAGGGATAATAGGAAAAATAATATTCTGGAACTAAAAAATTAAAATTATGAACTTTTTCAAAAACATGTTAAGTAGTGAAGGTAAAGTCTCAAGTAAGAGATTTGTAACTTTTGTTTGCTTATTATTTATGTTAATAGGATACACAGCTAATCTATTTTGGGATTTTACAATTGAGCCTGACCTATTTGCATCACTACAATGGATTGTAATGGCAGGACTTGGTTTTACCGCGGCAGAGAATTTTTCACCTAAAGGTGAGGAATCTCCAGAAGAACCACCGGCACCAACACATACTACGGTAACTCATGAATATGACTACCATAATGACGATGACATATAAAGAATAAAAAAATGGGTAGACAAAAATATAATAAAAGAAATCATATAGAAAAATCCAATATAATTTTGGAAAATAATTACTCTAAGAGTAAAGGGTTATTAACTGAACAACAAGCAACACTGGCTTGGTCATGTAATGGGTCACAACTAGTTAGTCATAGTTTTGATGCTAACATGGTACAACTTGGATTTACTGGTTATTGGGCCTCTGCATCGGGAGCGTTGCCTGTAATATTTGAGGCACAACTACCAACCGGTCCCGGAACTCCTACAATGATAAACCAAGGTTTATATAATCAACCAGACGTTACATTAAGTTTTACGGGACCACAACCATCATTAGTGACTAACAACCAAGCATGGTTTCCAGATGATTATCCTGGTTTTATGGCACCAGGCGTTATGCAGGGTATTGTAGGAGATATATGTGCTAGTGGTGGAACAATAACAAATGATACAGATTGTTACGATTGTGTAAACGGAGTACCAACTGTAGTAGAAATTATAGGACCTAATTCATCTTGGTGTCAAAATGTACCAGGTGGTCCACAATGTGGAACTGATTGTACCTTAATACCTATGAATGCTGTAGGTGGAGTACTTCAATTCCCTCTAGTAAACGACCCTAACCTAGCTTGTGGACAAAACCAAGCAGATTGGTGGTGTCCAACAGGAGTAGCAGGACCAGGTCCTTGTATACAATCACCAACAAACCCTCAACCAGGAATGGCAACAGGACCTTATCCAGATCAACAAACTTGTGACGCTCAATGTGGCGGAATCGGACAAGTATCTGGTTGTTTAGATCCAAATTTACCAAATTATGACCCTAATGCAACTTTAGACTGTTCAGGAAATCCACAACCAGCGGCTGGATACGGAGATACTAATTGTTGTGGTATGCCACCACCGCCACCACCAAGTGGAGGTTGTATGGAATTATGGGTAACCAAATGTGCAGGAACTAGTCCTGGACACCAAATTGGACAATCAAATCTTCATTTCCCATGTCCAATGGTAGATGGATCATTTGCAGACCCAACTCTTGTTGGACAAGAAGTTGGTATAGACCCATCATCAGGACAAGGAGGAGATGACGTATATACGGTAGATGTGGTTAACCCAAACCCTAATTACCCGTCACAATATACACCAAATTCTTATCTAACAACTAATGTTAGTTGTACAACAAATCCAGCTAATGCTTCATGTGATTTTTCATGGACTAGTTCTTGTGCACAACAACACTTAAATACAGGAGGACAAAATTCTTGGCAGAATTTCCTTGACCTACGAGAAACCGGTTTTAATGGGGCGGGATGTCAACATCTACAAAATGTAGTAAATTGGACAACTGACCAGTTAAATTCAGGAGTTACTGGAGCAGGTGCACCATTAACCCCGAATCAAATAGCTAGAAAAACAGAACAGAGAGACTGGGCACAATGTCAAGCGGCGGAGTGTGGATGTAGTACACTTAATCTCCCAGCATTAACAGGAGGACCAACACCACCTCCACCAACAGATCCAGATTTAATCGATCCTGAAGTACCTACAGATAAACCAAAAAAACCAAAACCAGGTGAAGAAGGAGGATTAAATGAACAGTTTACTAGAATGAAAGAACTGTGGAAGTACAATAAACTATAAACATTAGAAAAACCCCAATCGGGGTTTTTTTATTCAATAATATTTCATAATATTAAGTATCAATAACACTTAGAGAAAAAGAATATGAAAAATGAAATTAGGAAAAGAATTATCTTTGAAAACGGAAAAACCATTCAAAATATATATTGGAACGGTCAATAATAAAGAACCAAGAACCTTGTACATGGTTCTATCTAGCTGGGTTGAACCTCTACAAGATTTAGAAAACTACCAACCACACTTAAATAAAATTACAAAAAACATTAAACGGTTCCTAAGTGAAGTGGTACCTAAAGAAAGTTTCAATAAAGAAAAGATAATTGTAGACTTCGACTTACGTTCATCAGGTATAACAAAAAATAAAAAGTCTTTTATGTCATGTGAGGTGACACTTTTTCAAAAGGAACTACGAAAGATAAACTCCCCATCAGTTATTATGGAACTTCAATGGTTATCAACTAAATTAATCGGAGAGGTTTTCGAGCCGGATATTGGATTTAGGTACCACTTAAATAAAAAATAATAAATAACTAACATAAAACCCACTCTGGTGGGTTTTATTTTTTCCCCCTTATATTTATAATAAAAACAATATTTATTAATATGGAACTTAAATTATTAAAAGAAGGTGAGGTAGGTTATGGGTTATTAGTAGAAAAGGATTCTGGTTATATTTCACCACAAACTACAGAGAATAAAAAAATTATAAAAGAAATGAATGAGATGGGTACTAGTTATGGACCTATCCAAATGGTTGCTGTCCTACAGAAATGTGGTGTACAAAATAGAAACGGAAGAGTTTATCCAGAAAACATTCTAAGAAAAGAAGTAGATAAACATCAGGAAGTAATACAGAATGGTAGGGCGATTTCAGAACTAAATCATCCTGACTCTTCTATTATTGATTTGGAGAGAACGTCACATAAGTTGGACGAAACTTGGTGGGATGGTAATACCTTAATGGGAAAACTAACTTTGATAACTTCACCAGCTTACGAATCTAATGGTACTGCAACTACACCAGGAGATTTGGCCGCTAATTTACTAAGACATGGAGTACAGTTAGGTATTTCATCTAGAGGGGTAGGGTCCTTATCAAATGTAGGAGGACAGAATATGGTACAAGATGATTTTGAATTAATTTGTTTTGATTTGGTCTCGTCTCCGTCAACACCAGGGGCCTACCTATTCAATCAGGTTGAAGAAGCGAAACCTTATGTGGAATCAAGAAGACCACAAAAAATAATGGAGTCAAAATTAGACGAAACAATTAAAAATTTCTTAAAAGATTAAAATTATGAGTAATAGAATTAGAAAAGCAAAATATGACAATATGGTAAAATTAAATAGAACTCTATTGTCAGAAGAGAACCTAAACATCAATAATGAGCCAGATGTAGAAGAATATATAGGTTTAGAAGAAGAGAATCATGATTATGGAGGAACACCTCCATATACAAAAAAGACTAAAGGTAAAAAACTAAATGAAGGATGTGGTTGTGGAGAATCAAAAGAAACAAGTGAAAAGTCATATATGGCGGCATCACAGTTACATAGTATTTCTAATAAAGCAGAAGACATGTATAATAAATTAGAAAAAGATGAGGTCTTAGATGATTGGGTTGAAAGTCACTTAGCCAAAATTGATCAAATGATGGATAGTGTTAGTGATTCATTTAATCATCACGAATCAAAAGATGCTGGTGATATGGGTACAGGTGGATGTCCTCCAGGTCATCATTGGTGTGCGGCGTCTGATTCATGTAGATCAGATGATGCCCCACAAATCGAACCTATGACTTTAATGGGAGCAGATGTGATTAACTTAGAAGAATCAATTAGAAGAAAATTAAACTTAAGTGAACAAACAAATCCATTCGCTGGTGGTGGTTCAGGACCAAATTGGGCTGCGGCTGAAGCTGCTTGGACTGATTGGAACGCTTCAAATCAAACAGGAGCCCCTGAACCGGATGCAACTTTTTTATCTAATATGGATGGTAAAGGTTGTGGATTTTACCAAAAACGTTTAGACGCTCAAGTAAATTCTTTTGTTAACAATTTTGGTGGTAGTTTTGGTGCTGGTTCAAACGCTTCAAATGCACAACATCAAGGTCAAAACCCAGCTTGGCAGAGTCAAAAATATGCTAGAATAATGTGGTTATCAGACGCGGTATATAATTGTAACAATTCTAATACTACAGGAGGTTCTTTAACTACTACTTCTAGTGCTCAAGAATCTAATGCAAATTGTTTCTATACTTTCCTTAATGACCCAGCAAATGACCCATTACTTACTAACGCAGTATGTCCTAATGGTAATCAAGCAATAAAACCAAATAATATGGAACAAACTAAATTTAGGTGGCAATCAATATCCGACTGTCAAATGTTAAATACCAAAATAGCAAAAATGTTAAATTTGGCACAAACCACAACAGGGTGTGAACAGGTTAGGAAATCTGCAAAACATGAGTATTTGGTTGAATTAAGACAAAGTTGTTGTAATTAATATGAATTTAATAGAAAATATAAAAAAAGAATTAAGATTATTAACTGAGCAAAGCTCTTGGTGGACAACTATGACCTCATGGGCAACAGCAGCAGATGCAGTTAATACTTCAAATGCACCAGCCACTTCAGATCCAAATACTCCTGCAGCCCCAGGTGTAACAGGTTCATACTCTTCAAATGGTGTGTGTTTTGATTCAGCAGCTAGTACGTGTCAATTAAATAATAGTTTATCTCACACTCAGAAATGGAATCAATATGTTGCCTGTTTAGATCCTTATGCAACTCCTTGTACTTTAGGTACGAAAGTACAACAGGGGACTCCCGGATATAATTCTCAATACGCAGGACAACAGTTATGTATTACACATACCGCTCCCTCCAATGTGACAGGGGGATATTCGCCATATGAAATACTTGAACTTAATTCTCCTGATTGTGCAATTGCATCAACTCCATGTGACACAACACCATCTTCACCATGTGCACAACAGTGGTTCCAAAACCCTAACGCGACATGGGCATCAACTTGGATAACTAATAGAGATTGTTCAAATTACAATTGGCCATCAATTAATTTAGAACAACAAGCAATGGATATAATGAATGACCCAACAACTCCAAACCCACAAAGTGGTCCTTTTAATAATTGGAATGACATATGGTCAGCAGGTAACGTCGCATGGCCAAATACTACAGGAGCTCCTAAAACCCAATTCATTGCAAAAATGGCGAAAGCTAAATATGCGCAATGTCAAATACAAGCATGTAACTGTTAAACTATGAATTTAAGAAAAAACATAAAAAAACAATTACGTCTATTAAAAGAAACGGATGATAGACCAGACAATTGGAGAGAACTACCAGGATATAATCCTGATGCTTTTTATCCGATAACGAATTATGGTGATGATGATTTAAGGTTAGAACCTGAGGATGACGATACTTCTTCTAGACTACCAGCTCATTTCTATGAGGATGATTATGATTTAGATGAGGGGGACTTAGATGAAATTTTTGACGAAACTCAAAGAGGAGACAGGGTTAGATATTTCGTAGACGTTTATTATGATACTATGTTACCAAGTTCTGGAAATGCAGAAAAAGATAAAGTTTTGGCGGAAAAAATTGCTAGAGCTGATCTTCGTAGTCTTAAAAATCGAGAGTATATTATAGGACCTGTAGAATTAAGAGGATACTATAATTAATATTTACTGACAAAATTTCATGTGAACACGTCTTTTTTATGTTCTCAGGTATATTTATTAAAAAACTCCCTACGGAGTTCTTTACGCTTTTGCGTATATTAATAACAAAGATTAAAAAAATTAAGTCAAATGGCAGAAAAATCTTTAGTAGAACAAGCTCTTCTTGAAGCGAAAACAATCGAGGAATCAGTTAAGAGGAGTGCAAAAGAAATACTACCTTCAGTTTTGAAGAAAGAAATTAACGACCTAGTAAAAGAATCCATCAACGAAGTTGATGAGATTGATTTAGATTCAGACACACTTGACATTACTGACGATGAAATGGACATGGATATGGAACCAATAAGTGGTGACATGGATATGGGTATGGATTCAATTGAATTAGACTTGACAGCGTCATCAGATGATGAAGTTATGAAAGTATTCAAAAAAATGGGCCCAGAAGACGAAATCGAAGTTGTAAAGACTGGCGATGGCGTAACGCTTACAGATGGTAATGAAGAGTATGAGATAAAAAACGTTTCAGAAGGAAAAAAGAACGAACCAATTTATGAAATTGAATTGGACGACGACATGATGGAAATGGAAGACATGGATGAAATGGAAGACATGGACGAAATGGAAGACGACATGATGGAAGGACACCATGGAATGAAAAAGGGAGACCAATCAAAAACTCGTAGTGATTATAAAAACTACAAAGGGACTGATAAAGGATACCACGGTAAAACTGGAGCTTCACATGGTGATCAAGGACATCCTGATGACTTTATGACTGAATACGATGACATGGATGAAATGTATGGTGGTAAAAAAGGCGATGAGTCTAAAAGTCACAGAGATTACATGGATGAAATGCATAGTAAAAAACGTCATATGGAAATGCACGACGAACAAATGTATGAAATTGAACTTGATGAGGAGGACGATTTAGAAGAAGGAACAGCTAGAAGTCACGCAAAAGGACAAAGAGCATCTTCTGGTGAAAGAAAAGGCTCCCCAAAACCAAGTGCAATTCCAAATAAAGCTCTTTACAAAAAGAACATAAAGGAATCAAGAAAACCACAAAGAACAATTTCACCAAGAGTTATTAAGGAAAACAAAGCGTTAAGAGGTACGTTGGCTAAGTATGGTGACGAAGTTAAGACTCTAAAAGGAAAGAATGAAGAATATAGAAAAGCTCTTTCTTTATTTAGAGAAAAACTAAACGAAGTTGCAGTATTTAATTCAAATTTAGCTTACACAACAAAATTGTTTACTGATCACTCAACAACAAAGAAAGAAAAGTTAAATATACTTTCTAGATTTGATGAGGTTAATTCATTAAAAGAATCTAAGTCTCTTTACAAACAAATAAATTCTGAAGTTGGTACAGGTAAATCATCTGCAAGACTTAAAGAAGTTATTTCTCGTAAAGGTGGAACTAAGGTTATAACAGAAAGTAATAATAGTGCTAATAATAGTACTATAAGAGAAAATAAAGTTTACCAAGATCCTCAAATGAAAAGAATGATGGATCTAATGAGTAAAATAAAATAACACATTTATAAAAAATAATTAAAAAATGGGACAATTATTAAATTCAGGACAAGTTGGAAACATTGGAACTAATTCAATGAAACTTATCCGTGAGGATGTAATCAATAAATGGGACAAACTAGGTTTCCTAGATGGTCTTAATGGTTACTCTAAAGACAACGTTGCTCAATTATTTGAGAACCAAGCTTCTTATCTAATTAACGAGCAAACAACATCAACTGACTCAGGTTCATTCGAAACAGTTGTATTCCCAATCGTAAGGAGAGTATTCTCTAAACTTTTGGCTAACGATATTGTTTCTGTACAAGCACTTAACTTACCAATTGGTAAATTATTCTACTTTGTACCGGAAATATCTACTAACAGACCAGGATTCAACGCTGGTGGATTTGACGCGTCAACTCCTTCATCAGTTGATTTATATGACCAATTCTATGAAGGTAGAACTGGAGATCCAGAAGGAGGATTATTTGATGCTTCAAGAGGACTTGCAACTGTAAATATCATTAGACCTTCAGGAGCTGGAGCTGCTGCTAACGGTAACATCGGTTTATACGACTCTTCAGGAGCGTTCTCTGCAGCAACTGAGGATATGGATACTAGAGATCACAGATACATCGTATTAAAAATCGATTCTGCTACTTTAGTTACTACTGGAACTATGGTAGGTGCTGATGGTCAATTGGCTGATACTGAAGCTTTCTTAGCTTCATTAAACATCTACTTAACAGGATCTACAACTTCTGCTTCTGCAGCTGATTTAGCGGCATCTATCGGAACTACTTATGGTATGCCATGTAACGTTTCTGATTCAGTAACTGCAAACACTTACTTAAGAGCTACTGGTATTGTTGGAAATAATGGAGATGGTATATTTACACAAGTTGGTAATACTACTGGTGTACTTTCAGGAGGTACTAGACTTAAGTACAGAATGATTACACAAAAGTATGGTCAAGGTATTGTTGATTCTGCTGGTGATTTATATGTTGAGGTAGACTTCGGTTGTCCAGCATGTCCAGACTGTCAAACTGTTGCTGGTAGAGGTTATGGTAATCCAGGTACTGCGGCAGGTGTTGGGGCTACTGTACCAAATACTTTTATTACTGCTGATGGTGCGGCTGAGGCTTTAGGTGCGGCTAATAACGGAGCACAAAAACATGGTTTAGCTGTTGAGTTTAAGAACTACGCAACTTTAGAATTAGAAGACAACATGGCTGAGGTAACTTTCAGATTGGATTCTGTAACTGTAGCGGTAACAGAAAGAAAATTAAGAGCTACTTGGTCTCCGGAACTTGCACAAGACGTTTCTGCATTCCATAACATTGATGCTGAGGCTGAATTAACAGCTTTATTATCAGAACAAGTTGCTGCTGAGATTGATAGAGAAATCTTGAAAGACCTTAGAAATGGTGCGGCTTGGTCATTAAGATGGGACGCTAACGGATGGAAAAGATCTAATAACGCTCAAGGTTACGCAGCTTATACTCAAAAAGATTGGAATCAAACGTTAATTACTACAATTAACCAATTATCTGCACAAATACATAAATCAACACTTAGAGGTGGTGCTAACTGGATCGTATGTTCAGCTGAAGCTTCTGCTATCTTTGATGATTTAGAGTATTTCCACGTTTCTAACGCGGCTCCAGATCAAGATTCTTATAACATGGGTATTGAGAAAGTTGGTTCTTTATCAGGTAGATATACTGTATATAGAGACCCTTACTTCCCAGCTGGTTCAGTTTTAGTTGGACATAAAGGAAAATCATTACTAGATACTGGTTATGTTTACGCTCCTTATGTACCGTTACAACTTACACCAACTATGTATAACCCTTTCAATTTTGCTCCTATCAAAGGAATCATGACTAGATACGCTAAGAAAATGGTCAACAACAGATTCTATGGTAAGATTACTATTGATGGAATACAAACGTTCTCTGTTAATGAGTTAAGATAAGTATTTCTAAACTTTATATAATGAAAAACCCCTCTTCGGAGGGGTTTTTTTGTTATAAACAACTTAGATATCTATTTCCTCTATCACAGAGTATGGTAATTCCCTCTCTTTCGTTATTGTCTCTTAACCATTGAAAGGTTGCCATTACATTCGCACCTCCACTAATACCAATAAACAAACCATAGTTTTTAGCTAGGTGTTTAGTAATACTTTTCGCACATTCGGTCTTGATGACTCGTATGTCATCAACTAAATCTAAATCGACTAAGAACTTACTACCATCACCAATACCTTGTATCCCATGTAATCCAACTTCCCCTCCACTCATTACTGGAGATTCTGCTGGCTCCACGGCAACAATTTTTATATCTTCCCATTTTTCTTTTAGAAATTTACGAGTTCCCATTAAGGTACCACCAGTACCTGTCCCAGCAACAAAAACTGCAGGAGAATCATTTCTCCTATAACTTCCCCTCTCTTTAGGTAAAGACCAATCCTCATAGATTTCTGGTCCAGTAGTTTGATAATGAGCCTCAATGTTTAAGGGATTATGAAATTGATTACAATTAAACCAACCATTTCGTTTACAAAGATTATCTCTAAGTTCGATAGCCCCATCAAAATCTCCTTCATCTACTTCTATTAATGTCGCCCCATAATACTTAAACATTTTTTTACGTTCCTCGGACATATTTGATGGCATAATAATTACCATTTTATAACCTCTTTCTGACGCTAACATAGCAAACGCAATGCCACTATTACCACTAGTTGCTTCACATATCGTACTGTTTTTTTGGATAACACCTTTTTGTTGGGCATCATTAAGTATAAAAGATGCCATACGGTCTTTTACAGAGCCAGAAGGGTTCATAAATTCAGCTTTACCCCAAACGGTAAGGTTACCTAAAGTAATAGGGATTAACGGTGTTTTACCAATGTGGTCAGATAATTTCATATTCATATGTTAAGAATATAAAAAATATTTGATAATGGAAATTAAATAATTACTCTACTTTTTAAGTTATCTGGTAACCCCTGATTGGCGACAATAAATCTTAATTCCTGGTCATAGGTCATAACCCTTTGATTAGAGGTTAGTCTTAAATCAATATAATAAGTGTTTGGTATTAACCATGACGTGTCAATAATAAAATAGTTACGAGTAGGGGTTCTATTAACATCAGTATAGTCAATAACCGTGTATTCACTAGTACCATCTTTAATATAGAGTCTATATTTTAATGAATCGATAATCTGAGTCTGGTTAACTGTATATGGTACTCTGGCACTAACCAATACCTTTCTTAAGTCTCCCCTTTTGATTTTTTCATCACTTTTAATCCCAGAAACTGAAAGTCCATAAGAACGTGGTAAATCAGTGTCCGTACCAATGTTATAATACTCACTTTGTTCCCTAATAGTAATATAATTTGTTACATTGTCGAGATTTTGAGTTATCCCATTTTGTGTAATTGACATACCCGACCATACATCACTATACTGGACTAATGGACAAGCACATGTAGATGGAACCGTAAGGTCAATACAATATATACCAGTATTAACATGTTGTACACTAGTGTATGGTGTGTATAATGAAGCATTTTGGTGATCAGTATTTACAGAAATGAATCTTTGGTATACATCCCCATCAGAATCATATACAACCGCACCAGGTAAGTCATCTAAATTTGTTGGTTCACTACCCACATTCACATATAAACAAATTCTATTAGTTTTACCCATATAGAATTTCTCTCTATCGTCAATTATGGTGTCCATATACGTGGTTTCGATATATGGTTCAAAGAATGTATTTGTGCCCTCATTAAAGAATCCAACATACCTCTTCTCATCAGTTGTTATTGCTTCATATCGTGAGTTAAACGCAATCCCCAACCCATAGTTCTTTATTCCAGTAAATGCATCCTCTTGAGCCGCATTTTGTAAAGGTTGGTATTGTCCAGCGGCTAAAGCAACAGGAGTTAAAGAAGTGCCTGTTAACATATCATTTATTACCGTAGTTACATCCATATCAAGATCTTCATTACCTCTTATAAAGTGTTGAGTTGCAACCATAGTAGTTGCGGTTGTATTGGTCATGGCTGTATATGGGAATAACGCGTATCTTGTATAATTACTAGCATTTGAACCGCTACTACCATCATAAATTCCACAAGTAGGAATACCTACATTATCATATGTACCTCCACTCCACACAGTGTTAGTTTTACCAAAACACCAATTACTAACTCCTTTAGTATCAAATTTAACACCAGCATCCCAATCTTGTCCCATTTTGAAAGCGACTAAATCGAAAGAGTTTGCACGAGTAGCTGAATTAAATAGGGTATCTTTTCCTAATAAGGCATCATTATTAAAAATAGTATTGGTCATTTTTAATTTATGGACTGCCTTATGTTGTATTCCACTAGTTGCACTAAAACCACTAAGTGTTATTCTTTTATCTGAAATTCTCGTTTGTATCCCAGAAAGGTCAAATTTGAAAATATTCCTACTATAGTTGGTGTTTACTACTGTGGTTCCGGTTCCGGCCCCATAGAATAGTTCTGTTACAGGATTAAGAGCGAAATTAGATATCGCTTCTGTTGATCCAGTCGAGAATCCTTTCACTATTGTATTACTCTCGGTAAAATATGTTCTATATACTCCCATAATTTCTTTTATTATAAATACCTAATTAATTCTAATGTTTTGACTTTTTAACGTCTCTAAGTTATATGACTGTATTTTTTTTAGACTACCGGTTCCTGAAATCGGTTTTCCCTCACCATCTTTATGTTCATGGTTAGTTATATAATCCTTAATTAGAGTTAAGAAATTAACTAATTTATTACCGTAAATAATCGGTTCAGTCTTACTATCTAGAAAATTTTGTAGTGTAAGGTTCGGAGTACCTCCTTCGATTCCTGTATTCATCCCGTAAAAATCTAAGTTATCAAACGATAATGCATTCTGTCCTTCATACGAAACAAGATGTATTTTTGTTGCAACAACAGTAGCACTACTAGTATCGTTATTTACTGATCTTAATTGTATGCGTGGTTGTTGACCAGTGTTTAACACCATTGGGTTACCCGTTGCATGTTTTCCTGCTCTTATGTTAACCTCTCGACTATTTAATACTATGTCAGAATTATCTCTACCTTGTATTGCAACATCTTGTACTTGAGGATAAAGCCCCTTGGCCAAATCTGCGACATCTGGGGCTTCTTCGGCTTCTCCAGGACCAATATCCGAACCAAGAATCATAGCATTATCTTTTGGGTCTTTAAGTAGATTCTGGGGTTGACCAATAACGGGTCCTATGTAGGCCCTATTGATGTCTGTTTTATTTTTATTTGTTGTGTACATGAGGACACGAACTACCTCACCTACTTTCGGTACCACATTAAAGAATTTAGGGATTAGGGGATAACATAAAGGTAAGTCACTATCATATTCATAATCCTTATCATCAGGTGTTATACGTACTTGAATTCTACCAGCCATTGTAAGATCCTCTACAGAAGTAACTTTACCATAGTAAAAAATATGGTCTCTAGAAAAATCTATTTTTAGTCCTCTATTAATAAATCCCATTGTTAGTCTATTTTATATCTATTCTTTAACTCAGTAATAACTTCTCGATAGTCTTTCTCAATTACGTCTAACTTCTCAACTAAAAAAAGAATCTCATTTTTTATACTAATGTGTTTATCACTTAATTCCTTTAGTGACTCACTTAATTTTTTATTACTTTTATTCTCGTTATTCATTTTATTTATGTTATACCGATGCAGTAGATGCAAAACCAGGTGCCATTGTTGCACCAAATACCTGTACAGGTCCACCACCGTTAGCACCAGTTGCTGTGATAGAAATACCAGGTGGTATTCCTACATCCACTCTTAAGTTTCTTGTTATCTCTCCTACTGTTTCCTCAGCAGTTATTCTTATCATTTGTTCTCTAACAGACATTGAACCGTCAGCCCTAGGTCCTAATTTAGCTCCAGTCTCTTCTAATCTACCCATTATGTTTCCAGCTAGTCTTCTAGCACTAAGACCACCTCTTTGTTTACCTAATAGAGTAACTGGAGGAGGTATAGGAGGTGTAGGTATAGAATCAAGGTCACATAAGAATAACAGTGCTTGTAGAACGCTTAAAGCAACCCCAAAGTTTATACCCTCCTCTTCCCGGTCATGAGGTCTACGAGTGTTATTTGTTCTAACCCCTAATTCTGAGGGTTTATATGTCATTCCACATCCCATTATAAAATTCTTTTACTTGCTTTATCGACAGCCTTACCAAATCTACCCATAGTTGCCTTTATTGATTGTACCCAAATATCTAATTTTTCTTTTAGTATCCCGAGTGCAATATTTGCCATTAGTCGTTGAATATAGTAACTTAGATGTTGAAAAAAGTTTTTTACAATAAGTTCGTATAGTATTTTAACAATTTCTCTAATGGCTCCACCTAAAGAGGCGAATATCTTTAGTCTTTCAGGTCCAATATCTATTTTTTTAGGTTCTCCCCAACCTTGGTCTTCTAATTCGCTATCATCTACTAAAGCATAACCAACTAATATTAACATCACTAATGTTTGTGGACTCAATGCTTGTTTAAGGAAAACATTCTTCAATTGGTCGAGTAAATTTTTTATTATATCGTCCTTGATTGTTTCGTCTGTCTCATCAGCAGATATTGTTGAACCAGCAAAAACCATACCACCTATCATTAAGTCCGCGACTCCGTCTATTAAGTTTTTAGTTGCTCCTCTTCTGGCAGATTTGGTTATAAATAATTCGGTCGAGACTTCTTCCCTATATTTATCAAGTAGATTTTTCACTTGTATTGGATCTACTTCAGTTGTTAAAGTTCCACAATTAAGATTAAATGAAACTCTTCCGTTAACTCTATCACTTGCATTAAATCTAAATAACTCTAATTCATCTCTACTAAATTTATAGAAAGCAGTTTCTTCATTGACGACTTCTCCACAATCAGTGTCAGCCATTTTATTTATTGTACCGTCTATCTGTTGCATCTCCATCACGTCTTGGAAAGATTTACCTGATTGTTTATCGAATACACCAGTGAGTAAGTTAACAATTGCAGTAACAATGGCATCAATAGGAAATAACTCCAGACCATCAAAGTAATCATCAATAAAGTTCTCCACCGTTTTATTGGTATAGTCCACACCAATTTCAAAAATAAAACCACTACCTGTATATGTTACAGTCATTATTTGTTTCCCGTTATACTCCATTGGGATAGCATTATTTAGCATATCCACGGACTCCATAATTTTTCTATTAAAATCATCGACATCACCAAGGATATTACCGGCGTAATCTGCTGCGACCCCACCGGTACCCTGTATAGTCTTTAATAAATCAAAGATATCAAGATTAACAAAATTAATTTCTAAACCACCACCTCCCATCCAAGCAGGGAATCCTGAGTTAAGAACAGCTTCACCACACTTAGCCTTTAGTGAGTTTCGTAACTGAATTCTAACCATATTATCGATCTCCTGTAGTTGAGAACCTAATAGATTATATAGTAGGTCTTCTAGTGATTTACCTCCAGCTAACATAGAAAGAATATCCATTAAGAATGGAATGAGGTCTTTTTTTCTGGTACCAAACCCATCGATACCTAACTGACCCGCCAGATCTAATGGTTGAGTATTGTTAATTACCTGCAATACATTAAGTATTTTTTTTAATCTACTTTTTTCTTGTTGAGTTCCAGCCATGGTAAGTTTATATGTCGAATTTTATACCATCCCCACTTTCTTCCTGAGATTTGTTGATCATATCTTCTATTAATTGTTTATCTTCATCTGTAATTGACATAGGGTTTGATTCAGCAGTTGAGTCACTTTTTACTAGACTTATCTGTAACTTAACAATGTCTAATTTTTTAGAGATACACGAATCCACTATTCTAAGAAGTTCATTATTAACTTTCCCAACCTGTTGTATGTCGGTGTTATCGCTAACGTCTCTTAATTGTTTATTAAGTATGTGAATTGCTTTTGATCTATTTTCACAGGTTTCATTATAACTTTCCTGTAAGAGTTGTTCGATACTCTCTTTATCTAATAAAACATTTTTTCTTTTTGGTCGTGGCATATCATTTCTTTTACTATAAATATTCTGAACTGAACTTATCTCGTATTGATTTGTATATCCTCTTATATCTTCTCATACCATTTCTAATTTCTTTTGTTGTAAGGGATGTCATTTCACGTATATTATGTAATACTAAGTTTTTGTTAAATTTATTATTTCCATTGTTATCACTAAATATAATTTCCCAGTTTTCAAACATATATACTAAAGATTCACCAACAGAACGTTCATTATCTGTAAGTTTTGGGTGTTTAAGTTCCTCAGTTATTTCATTTATGATATTTGACATTAACTTTTTTAGTGCTTCCTCCTTTTCAATAGAATCTTCGCCTTGAAACTCGACCATGTCATCTCTTTCCTCTAAGTCTGATGCATAATCCTCATAAGATAATAGAGTCTTAGTTTTTTTACTGTCCTTAATTAATTGCCCTAGTAGATAGTTTTTACAAATAGTACCAAAATATGAATATGCTTTTTTTCCTTTTTCAGGTTTGAACTTATCACATTTAGTTATTAGAAAAGACAAGGTATCGTTATGGGTATTAATAAAAGACATATCATCTCGATAGAGTTTGTATTTTCTTATAATACTTTCCACCATTTTATTTAGAGGGGCGCGTAAATGATCATTATACGCCTTATGTTTTTCAGTATAGGTGCTTGCCGTTAGAAAAACCCTAACTGCGGCTTCCTGTTCCTGACCAAAATAAGGTTTTTTCTTACTTCTAGGCATTCTACAATTCTTTTACCTCAATACTCCTATCTTCAGTAAAGAAATATTCTTTTTTTGCCGTTTCTAACCAGAAAGGACCCGCATCATCACCAATTAGGTGAGCTGGGTGGTTTTTATAATTAAAAAATAGAGAACCAACTCTCATATTCACGTGTTTATATCCAACTTTCGGTATTGTCATAATTCTAGCATCCATGAATACTGACCTTAATAAAAATTCATAAACAAAGGTTAATTTAATATTATTCTTTAATCCCCCTATTTCCTTAAATAAATCCACTCTCATTACCATCCCGTCAATATTAAAGTTAGGGTAGTTTAATAACGAATCTAAGTCAAGAACCCCAATCTCCTCGGAAAAGTTCAACGCCCAAACAGGTTCGTTTGTCCATCCTATAAATTTATTTTTAGGGTCAACGTTAGTTATTAAAGGTAAAAAGATATCTACGTCTTCATAGAATCCCATGTAATCTTTAGCTTTTCTTATCCATAGGTTAGATAATTCATCATCTACCTCTAAGATACAGAAAAATTCTGTGCCACAATTATCCACCGCAAAGTTTATTTGTGATGCGAAATTATAAGACCCAGTAGTGTTAACTAAAATGTTATAATCTAAATCTCCAAACTCTGATTTTTTTATTTCAGACTCTAATTCTGGGGTACAAACTACTACAAGTTTCTCAGCGTGAGTTTGTTGATCTTTCACACTACCTAAAGCAGTGTTCAAAAGTTCCAACTCTTTATTTTCGTTGGTGTGTATTGGTATAATAATAGTAATATCTTTCATTTTAATTCATTTGTTTTGATGCTTCAAGAGCTTGTACCTTTTCATTCTGTTCTTGATTATTTAGTGCTATAACTAGTTCTTCTATCCTTTCCTCAAATAGTTCATTATAGAAAGAGGCTACTTCTCCAGCTTCTTTCGCTTCGCTAAACTCGGATGAGGTTTTTTCCATTTCCTCATATAACTCTTGTGGGACAGAATCTTCTAACCAGTTTTTCATCACACTTGCTGCGGTGTCAACTAACGTTAATTTATTGTTAGTCCAAATTCCATTCTTTTCGGTTAACCAATTAGGGGTTAAATCAGGAACTAAACCAATAACTGGAGTTCCAGACTTCATAGACTCAATCGGGAAAGTACCAAACCCAGCAATAGGGTCTATCCAAACTGAAAGAGCACATTCCCTTAATGCTTCAGCGAATTCTGGTCTAGTTAAACCTCTCATATCTCTAAACGTAATCCATTTTAGGAATGGGTGTTTAATGTAGAAACTTTTAATAAAATTAGCGGTCTCTCTAGACTCACGACAATGTATAGCAATAAAAGGTTTTTTTGGTTCCTTACTTTTTACAAAATAATCAGGTATTGTTGGACTAACAATTGAGGTTTTAATATTTGGAAATAATGAGTTGACGTAGTTCTCTTGAGATTTAGTTGTTGTAAGACATCTTCTAACAGCGAATTGTCCCCAAGTTATCCCCGGTTTCATTAATTCAAATATGTAATCGTAAGCTTGAACAAACATGATTTTCTCGCAGTTTGCATCTTTTAATTGATCTAAAACTCCACCATAAATCTCTGGGAGAATTAGAAAATCTTGTGGTCCGATTAGTGCTCCTTGATTACTTTCTCCACTAACAGCCTCATGAGGAATTTTTTCATATCCATCACCTAACCAGGTTGGTTTAACAAAATCATCCTTCTCTGTTAGTATTATTGCGTTATATCCTAGTTCGCGTAGAATCTTAACGTGTTCATATATAGTCGATACGGCAGCCATTGCCGATCCTTTAGAATCCATACAGAAAAAATAAATTTTATTTGTTTTGGTTTCTAGGGTTTTAATTGCGCTTTTTACTTTTTGTATTATTTCACTCATTTTATTTAATTTAATTCTTTATGTTCTACCGTTTTGGTATTAATTATTTTATTAATATAACCCGATTCAAATAAATCTACAGTGTTGTCTATATTATAATCAGATTTAATATCTTTATTGTATAGTCGGTTAATCTTTATAGATTTTTTATCTACTGGTTTGTTTTGTAGTGCCTTGGGAAAGGTGGTAACTAAAATATCACAGTGGTCCCACATCTCCTCATAAGAACTAACAAATTTTATTTCCTTTATCATACATCCTGTCTTTGAGAGAAAAAATAGTGTTGAGGGGATTGCTCTACCGCATTCCCTAGACAATAAAATAATCTCGTTCTCACCAAGGTTTTCTCTAATAAAATTATTTAGTTTGGTAACCACTTGATCCTCAATCTCATTAGAATAACCGAATATTTCCAGAGAACAATCCTCATATAAAAGTTTATCCAAATTATCTTCTCCCTTAAAATCAAAATACTTTTCTAAGTCATAATCTTTAATATCCTCAACCAAAACCTCCTTCTCAAAGTATTTCTCAAATGTCTTTGTTAATTTACCAAGTAAATTTCTTAAAACGCCATCTATGTTTAATCCTATTCTCATTATAATGAAATTTATTTCTAATCTTGTTAAAGTAAAGTTAATTACATTCCATTTAATAACTCAAAAACCGCGTCTATTGCTTCATGACGATGGTTATCAGTTAATAATGATTTATATACGAATTTTGACGTAGATATTTTTGGTACCTCATGTATCGCAGAGTAATTTTTATCTTTAAGATCAATCTGTTGGTTATCCCCAGTAAATATCATAGTGGAATTCTTACCCAACCTACTTAATACCATAGATAACTGAGATTTAGTTAAGTTTTGAAATTCGTCGATAATACACACACTGTCCTCAAAAGTTCTTCCTCTAAAGTGAGCCAACGAAACCAACTCAATCTGCTCCTCCCTTTCCATTTTATCAAGAATAGGTGGTTTATTATAAACCTTTCTCATATTCGATCTAATCGGTACCAACCAAGGTTCCATTTTTTCTCTTTCAGAACCAGGTAAAAATCCATTATCTTCTGTAGAGACCGTTGGTCTAGTGATAATGATTTTATTACATTGTTTCTTAAAGAATTGGTCAAGTGCGATTTGTACCGCTAATAATGTCTTACCACTACCCGGTTTTCCAACAATAAAATTAAAAGGGTGTTTCAGTATTTCTGTTTTGGCCTTTTTTTGTTCCGGTGAAAGAGAAAGTGAAAATCTCACAGATCCCTTTGGTGGAGTTTTATCTTTATTATTTTTTGGTGACATCTAGTATTTTTTTTATGTTATCTATTATTATTTTAGAAGGTCTTCCATTTTTCATGTAGAAATCCTTCATTCTTGTACTCTTAGTATTAGTTGCCCAGTTTATGGGGTTGATAATATTTTTATATCTTACTCCGTAATCCGCTGACTCTACTTCTGTCCACTCAATATTATTTCTCATAACTATACATTTTTTAGAAAAAAATGGACAAGTCTTCATTAAACCTCCTGAGTCTGTAATGATAAATTTACAGCTTGATAATGCGTCTATCATTTCACTATATTTTGCGGGTGGTTTTATGGTTATATTTTTTGGAAGGACGATGTTGTTACCTTCAATAAAGGATTCTGTACTGTGATGTAAGTAAAAGTCTATAGGTTTATTGTATTTTTCACAGAAAGAAAGAATTTTAGAAAAACTTTCAACATTCTGATTCTCTTTTCTATGAATTGTCATAACAGGAGGACCAACAAAAGTAATATCTTTATCGTAATGTTTATTAAGTAATTCGTATTCTAAATCACCAGACACTATTTCATTATTAAAAAAGTCCTGTATGTATCCTGTTTCTCTAGGTGTGAATTGAATCTGTGATGCCAAGTCTGCGACTATCCTGTTTAATTCCTCCGGAACTTTAATATCGTTACATCTTCGACCGGCTTCTACATGACCAAAAGGGATTTTGTGTTTATAACAAACTAAAGAGGAAGATAAAGTGCTATTTGTATCTCCGTATATTAAAACAAAATCAGGTTTTTCTTTTTTTAATATTTCACTAAACCTTTCCATAGTTTGTGATATGAAAGATACTTCATCATTATTAGATATTTGTAAATCGTGATCTATAATAAGGGAAAACTCTTCTATAAAGTAATCAGAAACATTTTCACTATAGTGTTGGTTGGTGTCAACAATGATATGGTTAATCTTATTTTCGTTACAATAATCAAAAATAGGTTTTACTTTTACGTATTGAGGTCTAGTTCCTATTATGCTAAGAATCTTCATTTTTTCTCATTTTGTTTCTTTCGCTTATTGTTGCTCCTAATACTTCACAAATACTACCATTTTCTAACATTGTGTTATAAAGGGCTTGGGTGTCTTTGGGGAAACACGCACCTCCATAACTTAATCTTCCGTCTGGACCCGGTACGTTTGTGTGCATCTCATTTACCCATCCATTTCTAAGTATCAGATCTTTTACCACGTCATAACTAGAATCTAGTTTACCACATAAATCATACATTTCATTAAAGAATTGTACCTTAACCGAATAAAAGGAATTTGCAAATATCTTCATAAGTTCTGATTCTGTAGAGGTACAAATAGAGATTTTAACATCCGGAAAACCAGACTTATATAGTTCTATAATATCCTCCAACTGTTCTTCATTTTCAGTATAACCTAATACAATATGTTTTTGTTGTGCGAAATCTTTTTCACTAGTTCTGGCGGTTAGAAATTCAGGGTTGTGTACGATATTAAGATTGTAAAGGTGAGAAATATTCAAACAAGTATTAGGTTGTGTTGTGCTTTTTATTACGATAGTTCCCCTATACTCTTTTTTATTTAGTCTATTTAATATTTCATGTATTGCACTATAGTCATATCCTCTTAATTCATTCGAAAAAAGTGTTGGTAGACATAAGAACATTATATCAGACTCAAGAGTAGAGTCAAAAGAATCAAAACTTTTATATTTGTCATAACTTCTGGTTTCATATCCTTTATTCCTAAACCAGGAGTAAACGGCGTTACCAACAAACCCTCTACCAATAACGCTAATTATTTTCTTAGTACTTTTCATTGTGCATCCTTTGTGCTGGTACTCCCAACCATATTTCATTATTCGGTACGTTTTTGGTGACCACTGACCCAGCACCAATTTTACAATCATTTCCCAAAATGATATTAGGTAATAGTGTGGAATTGGCACCTATTGCTGCTCCTTCCTTTACTAGTGTTGGGGGTTCTTTTCTCCAAGCACCATTAGAAGGTGGATTTTTATCGTTCGTAAAAACAGTATGAGGTCCAACAAAAACATTATCTTCAATAATAATGTTTTCTGGAATAAATGAACCACAACCAATCCTACAGTTCTTACCTATTTTAACTTTATGACCAATCTCGACAAAGGCTCCAATTCTAGTACCTTCCCCTATCTCTGCACTATCATAAATGTTACTACTTTCATGTATATAAGTTTCCATATTTCTAAATGTAAAAAGTTTGACCATCTAATTTAACTTCTTTCTGTCTTAGACCGTCGATTAATTTTATTGTGGGTTCCACATCTTCAAGGGTAAACCCATTCCCTTTTAATATCTCTTCGTAACTAACTTTGTGTAAGTCAGTAAATCCTGTTGAGAACTCTAACTCTTCTCCGTTTATCTTAATAGACCTAAAGGGTTTCCATTCATCCCACGGGAGGTCCTCCTTCATGATACTTAAGTTGTATCTAACCTTGGCACCTTTAAGCCATAAAGTACCCTTAGATCTCTTCCCTGTGGTTTCCACCTTAAAATCAACAACATCCCCGAATATCCATATTAACATATCAAAAAAGTGTACGCCAATATTAGTAACCACCCCTCCAGATTTATCTGAATCGCCTTTCCAGGAATAATCATACCAAACACCTCTTGGTGTTATATAATCTAATGTTACCTCATGTTGTGTGATAGGAGATATGTTTTTATATTTTTCTTTAAGTTGTTTAATGAGTGGATGATGTCTCAGTTGAAGAATGTTGTATATCTTTTTTCCTGTTTCTTTCTCTAGACCTTTTAATGACTGTAGGTGTTTATCTCTTAGAACAAGAGGTTTTTCACAAATAACATCACAGTCATTTCTTAGCGATAGTCTTATATGTGCATCATGAAGATAGTTAGGACTACAAATTGAAACATAGTCGATGTCATCTTTGTGTCGGTAAAGATGTCGATCAAATCTTTCAGCCTCTTTGAAGTATGCGGCTTGTGGGAAATGCTTGTCTATGTATCCTACCCCATCATAGGGATCAAGAAGTGCCACCAAGTTACTATCAGTATGTTTTATCGCTTCAACATGACGAGGGGCAATATAACCCCCGGCACCTATAAGTGCAAAATTCTTTATATTATTTTTTGAACCCATTTATACAAGTTATTATCGTTTTTAATTCATTTTCAGTAAGGTGTGGAGATACAGGTATATGTAAAACCTCCTTACATCTTTTTTCGCATTCAGGTAGCGATTGGTCCCCAAAAATCTTTTGGTATATCGGTTGTTTGTGTAATGGAATTGGCCAATAAACAAAGGTTTCAACACCGACATCTGACAGACTTTTTTGTAGCTCATCTCTACCTTCTACTATCAGAGTATACAGGTACCAACTATGATTGTCAATAGTATCAGTAGGGTACGGTAATGTAACTCTAGGATTTTTAATATTATCAAAGTAATATTGTGCGTTTTTTTGTCTTCTTTTTAACCACTCATCCGAGGCACCATTTAATAATACAGTGAGGAATCTAGCTTGTAATGCATCCAACCTTAAATTACCCCCTATAGTCTCATGGTAGTATCTTTTCTTAGAACCATGGGCTCTAATCATTTTTATTTTATTATAGGTTTCTTCGCTATTAGTTATCACAATACCACCATCCCCCAAACAACCTAATGTTTTAGCAGGAAAAAAACTAAAAGATGATGCTAGTGAATGTGTTCCTGAGTGACCTCCTTCAGGATAATAAGAACCGAAAGATTCTGCGGCATCTTCAAATAAGAAAGCTCCTCTGGATTTACAAAAATTATTAAGTTCCTTAATTGATTTGGTTTCGCCGAAAAGATGAACAAACATTACCGCTTTAGTGTTTTCAGTCCAAGCCTCCTTAAATTCTTTTACTGATGGATGAAAGGAACCGGGCTCATTATCTACAAATATAGGATTTAATCCTGCAACTAATATTGCTTCAGAACTTGCAATAAAAGTATATGAGGGTACCAATACGTCAGAACCTTTAGGTAAGTCCAAGGACATTAAGATGGCTAACAATCCATCTGTACCACTCGAAACCCCTACCGCATATTTGGCTCCTGTATATTCGGCAAACTCCTGCTCAAATCTACTAACTGAGGGACCATTCACGTAAATCCCGTCAGATAATGACTTATCTAACTCCCCCATTAAATAATCTTTATAGGGTGCCAGCAACTTAGGATAGTCAAAAAATCTAATAGTTTCTTTTGTTTGCATATTTTAAGTAAAAGCTTTTAGGTACTAAATTTAATCTATATAAGACATAAAAGAAAGGCCTAAGTCTCTCAAATAGTCTTTTGTATGTTGGGTAATCGGTATAATCCTTTTTATCATTAGTCATGATATCGTTAAATTGTTCATCTGTTAAATCTAATCTTTTCTTCATTTCTACGATTAAACTATCATCCATTTCTTTATCTTCCATCATTTTTATAAGGGCCAATTTTCTTGTCATCTGTCCAGATCTAATTAGAGCGGAATACTCACACTTTCTTAGGTCAATACCAAATTTATTAGGAAGATAAAAATTATTTACAAAGTATGCAGAACGATTTTCCATGTGGTGACCTCCATACCATTCCCATCCATATTCATCATGTAAGAATTTTTTAGTTTGTTCTTTATCATAATCCAGATAATAAAGAGGTCTAATCCTTTTAATTCTTTTCACCAATAATTGTCTCATCCAAGGCCAAAAATCCATAAGAGGTAGCGTAGTTAGTTTAGTTTTTCCAAATAATTTATGTATTGATCTAACATATTTTGCATCTTGGTAAAACCATCCTTGTGGTGAAATCCCTTCGGTTCTAAATGAATGACCATTCCATATCCATTTTATACCATATTCTTCTGCCGCTTTATAAAGTGTGGCGCCAATAGCTAAGTCAGTACCAGAATCTAGATCAGGAACCGAAGCTAAAAAAAATGAACGAACTAGATCGTTGTATTCCTTGTTATCGACTACATGGGTGTATAAATCAATATCTAAAGAAGTTATCATTCTTTCTATGTTTTCTACGGCTATCTTTGAATTCCAGGTGTTGTCGAAATGAACAGCAAGTGGTCGTAAACCACACTTAACCGCTAAGTGTAATAGGTATGAAGAGTCACATCCTCCACTCACACCTACAATTACATCGTATTTTTTCCTCTTACCATCCTTCTTCATCTGATTAATGACGTCATTTAGTATTCTACCCCCTTCCTCACCAACCGGATATTCCTTATCTAACTCGACATCTCTTTCACAATAGTTACAAACCCCATCATTATTAAACTTGATGTAAGGGATAGTTTCATCGTAGATACAGTTATTACATATTTTCATAATTTTTTATTATTTTGTCAATTTCATTTTGTTTTGGGAATCTAATTAGTACCCCCATATTTTTTTTAGAGTAAACACACATACTACCTAATGCGACCCCCGAACTACCACTTATGATAGAATCTTGTATATCTTTTATCTTACCAACCCCACCACAAGATATAACTGGAAGATGAGTATTTTTACAAACTTCTTTAATTATACTGGTATCCATACCTTCCCAAGTTCCGTCCCTATCTACTGAATATAATAAAATTTCACCAACACCTAATTCTTCTAAAGACTTAATATACTCAATTGGGGTTAAATCTACTGTTTTTTTATTAGAATGTCTATAAATTCGATATTTCCCCCAAAAATTCTTTTTTATATCTACAGAGGCAACTATACTTTGACTACCAAATAGTTTTATTGCCTCCTCTATAGTTTGTCGGTCCTCGAATAGAAGAGTATTAACTATAATCTTTTCTATCCCTAGTTGGAATAGCTTTCTCATGTCGTCTATTGTTTTAACACTACCCCCATAACATAACGGCATGAAACATTCTCTTGTTATCTTACGTATAACATCAAAAGGAATATCTTTTTTAGAGATATCAATTAAAACCAACTCATCCACTTCCTTTCCGTTAAATATTTTTATTGCGTTCACTGCATCCCCCACATATGAAGGATTATCAAATTTAACGGTTTTAACTAAGGAACCGTCTTTCAATAATAAACAGGGCATAATTCTAGGTCTTAACATATTACAAATTTATAAAGTTTTCCATTAGTTTCATCCCATATTTATGACTTTTTTCAGGATGAAATTGTACACCAAAAATGTTATCTTTAGATATTCCAGATGTAAATTTAATACCATAGGTGGTCTCTAACATAATATCTTCTTTGTTGTCACACTCAACATAATAAGAATGTACAAAGTAAAAACGAGAATCTTCTTTACATAACTCTGATTTTATTGGTTTTACTTGATTCCATCCCATATGGGGGACCTTCAAAGTAATGTCACTAAAGTTAAATTTTTTACATTCTCCTTTTACAAACCCTAGTCCCGATTGGTTTCCCTCTTCACTCTTTTCCATTAGTAATTGCATACCAAGACAAATCCCTAATATTGGTTTATGTTTTTCTATTACATTATGGTGTAGTTTTCCTAACCATCCGGAATGAATTATATTATCCATACCATTATCAAAAGATCCCACTCCAGGTAAAACTATTTTATCAACTAATTTTAATTCTTCGGGGGACTTAACGATTTTAGTTTTATGATATCCTAAAAAATTTATCATCGATTCAACAGAACCCACATTACCCATTCCGTAGTCAACTATACCTATCATTTTCTTATTCTTATTAATCTCGCAGGGACTCCTGCGATTACACTATATTCTGGGAAGTCTTTGGTTACTACCGCTCCAGCACCAACTTGGGTTCCTTTTTTAATTGTAACCCCTGGCATAATTACAGAGTTGACCCCTAAATCGGAGTCGTCCTCAATAATAACTGGTTTGAATTCTAATTCTTCGTGTAGTATCGGTTGGTTTATATTTGTGTCTTTATGATGACTTGTGAGTATTTTAACTCCTGGTCCTATACCTATATTTTTACCTATTTTAATACCACCAGCAGAATGAAAGAAACATTGTTGACCAATCCAGGTTCCCTCTTCTATTATCATCTCATTTTTATAGTAACCTTTTAGAATTGTATTGTGTCCGATATAGACGTTATCGTGTATGGAAATGTTTTCAGGATGAAATAGGAGTACACCGTCCTCTAATATAGTTTTTTCACCTAGTCTCTTAAGGGAGTCTTTATTATAAAAACCTTTTTCATTTAATCTACCGTTTCCGTGACTTTCCATTTGTCTTTTATGTATTTTGCTGTTCTTAATATCCCTTCTTCTAAATCTATTTTAGACGTAAAACCTAAAACTTCCTTTGCTTTTTCTACGCTTGGTATTCTAATTGCAACATCCGCTGATAATGGTGGATCAAAAACAATTTTAGATTTAGAGTTTAGAACCCTACAAATTGTTTGTGCCAAACCTAAAATAGTTATAACGGCTCTCGGATTACCTATGTTAAAACTTTCTCCTACGGCTTTCGGATTTATTATACACTCTTCTAAACAATCTACAAAATCGTCAACGTAACACCAGGCTCGTATTTGATTTCCATCCCCATCAATGTGAATATCTTCATTTCGTAAGGCTTTTTCAATAAAAATTTGTAACGCTCCGTTAGCTGACTGTCCAGGTCCATAAACATTAAAAGGTCTAATAGTAACTACTGGTAAATTGTATTGAGTCGTATAAGCTTTTGCTAAATGTTCTCCGGCTAACTTACTTACTGCATAAACCCATCTAGCCTCACCAGCAGAGCCCGCCACTGTTTGGTCTTCTTCTTTAGATTTGAAAGCCATTGAACCAAAGACTTCAGAAGTTGAGAATTCTACAATTCTATCTTTAATCCCTAGTCTCTGACATACTTCTAAAACATTAGCCGTACCTATCATGTTAACCCTCATTGTTTTAACAGGGTATTTTATTACCGTATCAATTCCAGCAATCGCGGCTGCGTGTATAACAATATCAGGGAGATTAGAACTCATGGATATAGATAGTTTATCATAGTCTAAAATGTCTCCTTTAATAATTGTTAAATTTTTATGACCACTTAAACCACTAGAAGATAGGGTATCCCTCTCAAAATTATCATATACAGTAATTTTGTGAGTTTTTATAAATCTTTTAATTATTGTGTTGGCGATAAATCCAGCCCCTCCTGTTATAAAAATCTTTTTCATATTAATATTTCTTTTTCAAATTTAATCGCAACCGCCTTGTGAGTTGAGGTCTTATTGTACCATTCTAAACCGTTTTTGGCAATCTGTTTCATTTCTTCTACTGGTAATTCTAAGAAAGAAAGTAATATATTACCAAAATCATTTGGGTCTTTTCCTAGATGAATAACAGGACAGTTAGGTGCGTCTATATTTTTATTTGCGGCTTCCATTGCTTCTGGAGTGAAGTTATTGATTGTGGCAAAGGTTATATTACCAGTCATTAATGCTTCAACCGTACTTCCCCCGAAATAACCAACAAATGGATTAAACTCATCTATGTATATGTGAGACATTTCTTTTAGTTTCATTATTTCACTATTATCTATCCATCCAGTTTCTTTATCACATAAGTGTTTGGTTTTCTCATATGTTTGTGGTGTAATAAACTTAAACTTCTTTTTGGTACTATCTTTTGAATTCTTTTCTAAATACTCTATAACTTGTGTTGTAATACTTGTTATTAAATCGGTTCCCTTCATCTCTTTAGAGGTTGGGGCGTGGAAGATGATAATCTCATTAGTATCAAACTTCTCATCGATTAACTTCTCTACCTTTTTTCTGTCTAAGTCTTTATCGTAAGAGGTATATAAAGTAACATGGTTTTCCTTCTTACTCTTCTCTTCAATTCCAATAGAGTTCATAAACAAACCCATAAATTCAGGGAATATACCTGGTTTATCAAGACTGTTGGTTGGGGTGGTGTCATACCAAGAAAGTCTATAAAGATCCACACCATGTATTAATTTATTAAAGTGATTAATCCCTATAAGGTTAAACAGTTGAAAATTGTTTCTATAGTGTGTCCCTGTATGGTATAAATGAATATTTTTATTTTTTCCGGCTTTCGTATCCTCTAAAAGATTAATACCTGTCATTTCATTTATCCTACCAATCCCAGTTAGTCTGTTTACTGGATTCTCGGTTCCAGCTTTATTAAAAGTTTGTAAATATTTTTGTACACTCCTTTGTCCCTTACTGTTGAGTAGTTTTTCTGGTGCGAAGTCTTCTTGGAATGGAGATCTTTCAGGGGCAAATATGATATGATCCGAATCTAACAACCAATCTTTCGCAGATTTAACATCCTCTTCTCTAATAATAAGATTACCTTCGGCATCCATATCGTTTAAGTTATAGTCATGTTGTTTTGTGAATTTGATTGGGTGAGGAATTTCACAAATTACTTTAGATTCAAACTCATCGCAATGACTATTAATTGCGGCAGAATACTCAGTCATAACATTTGCGTAATCTTTCCACCCTATAAAACTTACCTTTTTCTTTTTTATTTCTTTATCCCTTTGCATAAGTATATATTTTGTTTACCATGTTGTCCTTCCGCAATAGCGGTTATCTCAACATCTAATTTTTTATTATATCGTTTAATTACCTCATCTTTATCCTTAAAGTGTCTTACATGACTCTCAGTATCAAAACTGGGAACACTGAAAAAGATAACATCTCCCTTATTTAACCTATCCAAGATTTCCATATCAAAAGGAATGTGCTCGAAAAATTCAAAGGAACAGTATATTACATTATCGTGAGAAGGAAAATCCTTTTCCAAATCCATTAAAAAGAATTTCTTTCTTTTCCTATCCTTCCAATTAGAAACCTTACCTTTATTAATCGCCTCAATCGAAAAATCGTATCCGAAGTACTTAATATTATCATCCTTTAACATGAGTGGAAAATGTCCTGGACCACAACCCAAATCAACAATAGTGTCTAGTTCTGGTCTTTCATATTTTATGTAATTCATAATATCTTCTACAGCACAAGTCCAAACAATATAATACATTTCCATTTCACTAGGCGAAACGTCATAATCTCCTTTACTGTAAGCATTATCGTAATATTCGGCTTTTTGATATTCTCCCATTTATTTAATCTTTATAAACAGCTTTTGAGACCTCCTGTAGTTTTTGTACATACTTCCAATATTTAGTTTCTCTAACGTCGGTTAAATCTTTTTTTGGCCATATCCAGTTATTTCTCTCTCCTTCTAGATAATGTGAACCATGTCCTGGTGGTTCACCATTTGCCCAAGCCTTTCTTCTTCTTTTTAGAGTTCCTTCTCTTTCTTCTTTAGTTTTAGTATTTCCATAATTAATCATCATACCTTCTATTACCCCTAGTCTCTGACCAGGAAAAGAAACATCATCTGCCAAATAACGTAAAACAGGATTATATTTGTGTATCATGTTAAACTTATTTAATGTTCCATAATGAAAATAGGTGTTAAATGGATCTTTTTTTCCTCTTTCCTCTCCAGTGTTAAAAAAGTTAACACATTCTATTTGTGCTAAGTTAAAACCTCTTCTATCTAGTCTTGATAATGCATCATGAAGGGGTTCTATTGTTACTGGAAACAAATCACATCCATTATAAATTGCCCAATCAGGTTTTTCTCGGTGAAGGGTTTTTACAATATCATTTTGTAACATCCTTAAATCAAAAGAGTCACCAGTATCTAATCTATGTGACGGAACTTTATTTTCTTGGAGATATTCCCAAGAACCATCAGTAGACATATTATCTATGATATATGGTTCTAGTTTATTTTGTTTACAGTATTCTAATTTTAATGGAAGATATTCTCTTTCGTTCCACACTGTTAATATACACATTACTCTCATCCTACTACATTTATAAATTGTCCTATTATTCTTCCTTTACGTTCTTGTCCTAAAGCCCCTCCAATAAAAGGGAATAGTCTTTCTCTGTAATCTTCTTGTAAACGATGAAGTTTATCTTCATCTTTATCTCTGGTTTTACTCTCATAGTGGTATGCCACGGCATCACTCACAAATAAATTAATCTTTCCTTCTAATAAAATTGAGAAATTTAATTCAGCATCCTCAAAACATTCCGTGTAGGTTGGGTTAAACCCACCAACCTTTAAGAATAGTTCTTTTTGTACTAATAAAAAAGCCCCAGTATTACCAACGACTGGTGCGACACCTTCAAAACTATGTCGATAAGCTTGTCGTAAATTATAGTGGGTTATTTCGATACGACTTAAACCTTGTTCGCTCAACCATTCTTTCTTTAACCATAATAACATACCACCATGTTGTACGGTATTGTCTTCAAAATGTAATCTAGCCCCAACAGTACCAACCTTCTTTCTATTTTTTATCCAAGTTGATACCATTCTACTAATAGCATCATTAATTAACTCAATGTCATTATTACAAAATAATAGTAATTCTGAATCTTCTGAAATATGGTCATAAACAACTTCATTATTAATTTGTGCAAAGTTATAGTAATCAAATTTTACTAGTTTTATTTTTTCATAATTTCCACAGAATTCTTCTATCTGTTTCATGTTCTTATCTTCACTCCCAGTATCTGCAACTATAATCTCATAGTTAACGTACTTTGTTTTGTTAACGATTGAATTGAGGCAATTAAAAAGGATATCTATATTATCCTTTGTTGGGATTATGATTGATAGTTTTGGTTGTTTTTTAATGTAGGTTTCTTTCTCAGGATAGAAAATTTCAACGGGTACCTCGCTAGGTAAGTTTGAAGAGTAGGTTTCCACAAATTTAATTCTGTTTTTTTCCCATTCTTCGTTGGTTTCACCAATGGACTTATGTGTAATTCTAATATTGGTAATCACACCTATCTTTACTTCTTCTAAATGATTTCTAAAAGAGAAGTCCACATCATAAAAATGAAAACCTCTTACTTCTTTGTTAAAATTCTTTTTTAATTTCGTACGATCAACACCAAAGAATAATCCGTCAACCATTACTACTGGTATAATATCATTTATAAAAGCTTTAGAGTATTGTGACTCCCAGGTCTTTCCTTCGTTAGAGTGATTTACAATACCCACCATATTAGACAATGGTTTGTTTATGTCGTCCCACCATCTTCCAGTTTCAGGTAACCTTCTTGTTCCGGCTAAACCTAATATACCATATTCCGATTCCTTAAAATGTGAAATGATTCGTTTTCCCCATTTTTTAGTGTTAAAAATAATATCGTCATGACAAAATATAATGATGTCATTTTTTGCCTCTTTAAGTGCCTTGTTATAGATTTCCGTTAAGGAGGTCCCATTAGGATTCTCATAATGTAGAACTTCAAGGTCTTTAACGCCACAAGTATCTGTTATGTGTTTTACATAAGTTTCTTCTAGTTTTCTTGTACTAAATACTACTGTTAATTTCATTTTATTTTCCTGTTGACCCAAAACCGTCTGCGCCTCTGTCAGTTTGGGTTGTTATCTTATTATTTATTAGTTCCACGTACTCCCCAGTAACTACTGGACATAAACAAGCTTGGGCAATACGATCACCTTTTCCTATTATTCTTTCCTCACTACTAAAATTAGCTAGAATAATTTTTATTTCACCTATATATCCTTGATCTATAGTACCAGGAGAGTTTAACACAAACAAACCTTCCTTAAGAGATAATCCAGACCTACTTCTAACCTGAACCTCAAATCCTTTGGGTATTTCTAAACTAATTCCTGTTGGTACCAAACCAACTTCTTTTGGTTGTATAGTTATCCCCTCTGATGCTCTTAGGTCAAAACCACTATCTAGTTTATAAACAAAAGATGGGTCTTCATTGTCTGATTTATTCTGGAATTTTAGTTCTATTTTTAGATTCTCGTTAAATCCTGCAATATTATTTTTCATTTGTTGCTCCTTATAGTCCAGATCAACTTGATCAATCTCTTTTGTTAAGTCTATCATTTCATCTAGAGTTGCATCTGATGACATGGCCTCGTACTTGTCCACTAATTTTCCAAAAACTTTTTCTAAATCATTAATATTGTCATTCATTTTATAAATTTTTAACTTTTTTAATTATTTTAATTAACACACTCACATCTTTTTCGCAGTAATGCATAATTTCGTTTTTCTTATTGCTGTACCAAGATTGGTGTATATTCTCTCCAGTAATCTCACCTTCCTTAGGTGAAGGTATTCCCATAACAGAAGTTACAAGATGTAATGAGGATAGTCCCTTGTAGGATCCAAAATTCCACATCTCCTTTGTATCTAGAGCTTTAACTTCCCAAGGTTTTGTATCATGAGATGGTAATAAAGAAGGTGGCTTAATCCCGTTAATTAACATCCTTTTACCTAGATAAGGTAAGTCGAAATTTTTAATATTATGACCACATAGTGTAAAACCAACCTTTTCTATTTTATTTAGTAATTCTGTTAGTTGTATTAAATCATCCTTTTCGTTACCACTACAGAAGGATTGTAACTTTTCTTTTTTTCCATTTATAAAACCCACACTAATACACACAATCTTACCAAACTCAGGTAACAATCCAGAATATTTTTTATATAAGAATTCACAACTTTTATCCTCATTTTCAGGATAGTGTCTTCTAAAATAAGAACATCCTATAGAATCCCATAATTCCCAAAGGGATATATCTCTTTCTTTAAGTTCGTGGGAATCTTTATAGGAACCAGCGGTCTCTATATCTATAAACAATAATTTATTTTCATCTATGTTTTCTAACATTCTTGTGTGATTTATTTATTAACAATACTTCTATACCATTCGGCTCTGTTTTTTGTAACTTCTTTAATATGGTACTTTTGAACATCCTCATAAAGTTGTTCCCCTAACTCTTTAATCATATTTGGATTATTGATTAGGGTTTTAATGTGTTTGTACCACCATTTATGATTTTTTGTAGTTGGGACAAGTAGGGAATTCTTCCCATGTACTAAGTCAATAGTATAAGGACCAAAATCCTGTGCGATAAGTGCTTTCTTATGGAAACCAGCCTCCACAACTTTTAATTGTGATTTTACTTTATTAAATGTTGTTTCTTTTAGTGGTGCTAAAGAAACATCCATTAAATTATAATTTGTTGCATAAGTTGTAATTGGCTTCGTCCATACTCGTCTATAGTTATCGTATATGTTTTTAGGAGTACCTTTTTTGAACTTTAGTAATTTTTCTACATCTTCTTTGTTATTCATTATGTCATAATCTGATGTCATTATTTGTTCATACTGGTACCATACCGATTCTTGTGGTGTGATCTTTCTGGTTCTTTTTCTTCCTTGTTGATCTATTTCAGTCATAGACCCTCTAGTATCGAAACCACATAAAACCATTTGGTATTTATCTTTTAGGGAGGGATCGGCTTTTAGTTTCTGAATATTACCACGTAATATTTCTAAATCGTGTTTGTGGGATGAACCACCAAGCCAACCAACTCTCACCTTATCGGATTCTTCTGGGTTTGGAGTAAATTGTCTTTTTGATGGGTCGATAGCATTAGGGAATATCTCTACATTCCTATTATGTTGTAACATTTCCTCGGCAAATACTTTGGTAGTTGTTGTTACATACTCAGCGGCTTGGATATTGGCTATTATTCGTTGATTAATTTTTTCTTCTACAATCATGGCGTGTGCTGGGTGTTCAGGACCAGGCATCCAATAATCATCTAAATCCATAATAGTGATAATCCCCCATTTTTTACAATCTTTAAGTAACCTTAGACAATTACCCCAATCACCCATACCTCTATGAAAATGAACAATATCAAAATCTTGCCAATAGGTATCTCTATTAGTCCATGGGTTATAATTTATTTCTACTCTAAATTCGTTAGGGTAATATTTTTCTAATGCGATGTGAGGATCAATCGACCTGAATGAACCAACCCCTGTTCTATCTGAAGGGACAACTAATATTTTTATCTTTTCTGACATATGAATGTATTTTAGATAATAATAATAAACAATTTTAAGAATTAAATCAAATAACTATGATATATTAAAATAGTTACGAACCTAAATATATTTATCTATATAAAATAAATTAAATGGCGATACAAAATTACGGTTTTAATAATCTAGATGCAAAGATAAGTAACGATTCTTATTGGGACTTTTTCCTTTCTTCGGACCAAAGGGACTTCAACCAAGAAGTAATATACTCAACAGAGATAATAAGTTATAGTGCTCAAACTAGTTTATTTAGTAATTCATTCTACTCAACTAGATTACCCATCTATATGGATCTAAATGATCCAGAGTGTTCCCCTCAACTTGAGATTGGTACTTTGGCAACTCATGACCAGGGTGGAATTTTAACAATTAGTTTGGGTGGTGCAGATGTTAATAGAACTGCTGGACTCTACCACATTACCTCAACTTGTTCAGATACTTTAGGTGTCCAACCAACTGCGATGTTTAGTCTCGCTAATGGTGTAGTTGGGTGTGGGGCATCATTCTATCTTGTGGTGGACGGAGCTGGGGCTGCAACATTAAGTGGAAGCTCAGCTTACTTCAATTCAATTACTGGAGGGTACGGATATAAGGTTGGAGACATTCTAACAATACCCGATTCAAATTTAGGAGGGGGAGGTGCGGTTGATTTGGTAATTACGGTTGCTTCTGTTACAACTAGTACCGTAATTAATGGAGGAAGATTTCTTTCGGGAAATACTCTTTTAAGTAAAATGGCTTGGAATTATGCTTCGGTGACAGACTCACAAGAAATTATTGATATTGGATTAACCGGTTTAGATAACGCATTGACTCCAACATTCACAGGACACTCATTAAATTTAGCCACAAGTATTCCAACAACACCAGAAGATTATACCTTCGAACCCTCATGGTATGATTATAGAATGAAAATGAAACAGGTTAGTGGGTATACATCATTTTGGGATAAACGAACTAATGGTGAAATATTAACTTTTAGTGTGAGTGTTGGAGGTACTAATGTTAATAGACCAGCAGGGACCTATACGGTAAATTATGGGAATTATACTACGACGTCAACAGATGGAATTAACGCATCATTTTCAATAGTAGTTGACGGTAACGGTGTGACTTCCGTTGAAGATATCACAATACAGGATGCTGGTAATTATTATCTAGTTAATGATCAGATTGCAATCCCGGATGCGATGTTAGGTGATGCAGCAACAGGAGGTAACCTAACAATAACAATAGATACTGTTAGTACAGGGGTAATAGATGGAACTATAACATATCCAATTAGGTCTGACTTTGACAGAAGTGGATTTTTCTATCAACTATATGGAGGATGGTTCCAAGGATTCTATAACTTCTTTAGTTACGGTTACCAAGTTTTACCAAAAAGAATGGATAAAGGGTGGACGGTAGAATGTTTATTAAAGGTTCGTTCATCAGGTTCTAGTTGGAATAATGAGAAGGTTGTTAATTTGAATAACTTATACCCAGATAATGAAGGTATATTCTTTTATTATGGAGCTCGATCTGAAAATAAATTTTGGAATTGTTATGGTGGAGAAACAGGATACACGATTTCAAATAATGTAACTGCTTTGTATAATTGTACTGGTTCGTGTAAATATACTGGAGTATCTGCAGACACTTGTCAAAGTGCACAAAATTTTAGTTGTGCCGATGGTACGTGTACGGATGAAGTTAGTTGTATAGACCCTAACCAATGTAATTCAACTTGGGCCTATAATGGAACCAATACAGGATGGACTTATGATGACCAGATGTTTAGTGGAGATTTCTACACAAGTGCACAAACCGAATATCAAATAATGAGTAATAACTTTGCACTAAGATTAAGTGGTGGACCAGAATATGGTGGTTATAAATTAGGTTATCGGGCATTACGTTTTACTGGAGACACTGCGATAACTGGAACAAGTGATAGTTTTGCTTGTTCAGGTGGTACCTATGCAACTGGATTTACTATAGAAGAACAATATTCTCCACTTCAAATATGTACAGGTAATACCAAAGATTCATGGATTAAGGTAGATGCTGTTTTCAAACGTAACAACTTCTATGGTACAGACTTAGAAAAATTATGGAGAGGAGGGACAAATTTAATAACAACGCTAACTTGTGAGGAAGAAACCTTTGAGATGTCTGGGTCGAGTGCAACAACAACAAATGTTATTGAGGGTGAAAAATTATTTATACAAAACATTGCATGGACAGGGGATAAATCAAACAGAATAGGAACCTTAACTCTTTACGCAAACTCTAGACCAGTACTTGTAGTGGAGAATTTTGAGGAAATTATACCTCGTAGACTTAATGAATTACCCCCAAAGCAACTTGCAGAGCCCTTTAATATGAGTTTTGGTGGTGGGTCTCAAGGATTATACGACTCGTTAACATTGAGTGGGACTCCAGGAGAAGCTGCGGTCTTATGGGGACAAAGTTTTACCCAAACTGCATTACTAAATGGATTACGAGACTGGCAACCAATGATTAAAGGACACATATGGAGTATGGAAGAACCTAACTCACCAGAACCGACATGGACCGCCGGTGTGTATGCACCGATTGCGGTAACTAGTGACGCACCAGGGGTGGGATACGGGGCTAATATTTCAATAACCATTGACGCTACAGGTAATATGGTTGTATCTCCTATTGCGGGAAGTTTAGGTGTTGGATTTCAAGACGGAGATATCATAACCGTTCCAGTTGCTCAATTTGGTGGGACAGGCCCTAATGCCGAAATAGAAGTAACTCAAACTAATAATGGTACAATAACTTTTAATGATGCTACAGGAGGGGATAATGTTACATTGGATACCACTACCAGTGTCTATGGAAATCAGATAGCAAAATTATATTATAAAGAGTATAGGGCACCCGCATTAAATGATTCTGGAGTCCTTGAGTCTAGCGGTTATCAACGTCCTGTGGTTGAAGGAGAAACTTATGATATCTTTTTACGAGGGTATGGGGTAAGTGGAACAACTTCTATTGATATGGGGTTCTCTGCGACCACAGCTAGTACTTCCCCATTTAATCAACCTTACCCAACAGGGCCAGAGGTTACTTATGTATTTAAGGATTTTTCTTTACCTACAGTAATTACTGGTAATACTTCTTTTTATAAATCATATAAAGCAACTTTAACTGGAAATTTATTTGTCGGAATAACCCCTGGAAGTATAGGTAAGGTTGTTCTAGAAAGTGTGGTAGTATCTAGGCAAGCTTATAGGAGAGATCTTGCCGATGAAAGTATGTTAATAGAAAAACATTTTGGTGGATCATATATGGGAGGTATTTCGCAAATGAGATTTTATATCGAACCGTTGGATGCAAGTGAATTAATTCATAATTATTACACCAATAAGGAAAGGTACGGATTAATTGATTGTGACTGTGGTAATCTAGATACTCCAGTAGAGGGATGTGATACAGAGTATGCGATATTTACTTTTCCAATCGGTATTGATGAGGTCTCTTTAGACTTTGGTACTTTTAGGATGATAAGATGGGATTACACAGAAACAGAGAATGTATTAAGTTGGTCTGGAGTGACAAATTATCATGAAATACCAATAAGATATAGTTCAGTAGAACCCTACTGTACAGATCTTACCCAATACCAACCTTTCTTAACAGGGAGACCAATACTACATAAATGTTTAACACAAGCGGATTGTGAAGGGACTGGGTTTGGACAGTGTAATTCTACATGGAATACTAACGTTCCACCAATTAATAAATTCCCTTTCACGGTTGTTCCAAATAAACCATTTACAATAAAGGTGACTCGTATTGTTCCAGGCAGTGAGGCAAAAATAACATTTACCGGAAAAAGGGTAAGGTAACAAAATATAAAGTATTTATAAGTATGGACTTTTACATTAGAAAAAACTCAACAGAACCAGTATTGAAAATGAAGGTAATAGAGGATGGTAAAAATGATTATGGTAATTTACACGATAAATTAGCAAACTCATCAATTAAATTCTCTATGAGAGATTATAACACTGGGGTATATAAGATATTGAATAGAAGTGGTAGCATTGTTTCATTAACCAACGTAGATGTTAACGCACCAACCGAATATTATATATTTTATCGATTTAGGGAACAAGATACAAACACACCAGGAAGATACCAAGGAGAATTCAGTATTTATTTTAATGATGATTGTGCGGAATTAATAGTCCCGATTAGAGATAATCTATTTATAAACATAAATGACAGTTTTGCTAGAAGTAATTGTGCAAACTGCGTAGACAACACATAAAAAAGAAAGAATGGCTTGTAAATGTACACAAACAACGGTTAATGCAACTGCAGGGGGATCCACTACTGCGGCTTTAAGTGCCTGTACCTATCCCTTATGGATAAGTATGTTAAGTGGATGTACCGCGGGACTCCCAGCAACTAATACACAGAGTGATGTTTTAATATCAAACCCTTCTGCAAATATTGTATTTAATACAGGATATCCAGAAGGTTGTAATGATAGTTATACAACTTGTAATCAATACGTAAATAATATCGGTATAAATGAAACTAGACCACAACATACCTTATCAATAGGAGGAACTTTAGATGTTAGGGACTATGTACATTTTAGTCGTGGAGACACAGCTTCCCTTACTGGAGGTTCAAAACAGAGTGTTTATTTAGGTTTTAATGCTGGTCGTACAAGAATGAGCAACGCGAATTCATACGGGAATACTGCTGTTGGGTACTCGTCTGTAGGAGGAGCAGGAGTACTAAACGGATCCATATATAACACCGGTATTGGTGCATATGCTCTTAATGATCTAACATCAGGAGATAAAAATACAGTCATAGGAGCTAACGCAGGAGCAGATATTACAACTGGTGTGAATAACACATTTTTAGGAACTGATGTAGCCTATCAATCGACGAGTACAGGAAATAGAAATGTTTACCTAGGATATGGACAGGGATATCAAACTGGAAATGTATCTGATGAATTACGAATAGGTGCAGCAGAAGCAGCTTCTTGGAATAGAAAACCATTAATACAAGGAAACTTTGCAACTTCAGCAATGACAGTTAATGGAAGTCTTGAACTTGAAGGTACTTTAACTGGAAAAGGTGATGGTAATACTGGGGGTAATGAATATGTTTCAGTAGTTGGTGGCGTACTGTCAACTGGTATAGTACGATCACCTAATTTGAATTTCGTTGAGCCGGCAAAATCTTTATATATCGGACCCACTTCTGGTTTGCATTCCGGACAAACAACTGACGTACAAAATACAAGTATAGGATTTGAAGCAATGTCGGCACTTGGATTTGCGGGAGACGTTTTTAGTAATGTTGCGGTAGGATATCGAGCACTGTACCAAGCCGGATTGGCAAATGCGGTTTCTAGTTCAAATACTGCTGTAGGTAATAACGCATTAAAAGTTGTTGCTAATGGTACAAATAATGTTGCAATAGGTACTAATGCTATCGCAAATGCACCCAATGGTACGGTCGACAATGTTGCAATAGGTGTAAGATCTCTTTTTGGTGCAACCGGGGCCAAATCAGGTAATGTTTCAATCGGTACTTCGGCTATGATGGGATTGGAGGGGGAAAGATATAACACTGCGGTAGGACAAGACTCATTAAGTACCACCGCATCAGGAAGTGAGAATACAGCTATTGGGTATCAGGCAGGTGCTGAAGTTGCCGATCTTTCAGATTTTAATGTTTTGATTGGTGGTCACGCTGGACAAAATGGTGCTAGTACTTATAAGGGTGCAACTTTCGTAGGTTACGGTACTGCGACCGGAGCAACAACATCAAGTTCCAATATTGCAATAGGTTATAACGCTCAAATACCTTATAGTGAAAATCACTTCATGAATATTGGTGATATTATTTATGCAAGAAAAGGTTTTAATGGAGCGTTTGGTCCAGATACCATTTTACTAGGAAGGGATGCTTACACTAGTGGTGTAGGGATTGCTACTTATACGGTTGGTGTAGTTGGTGCGTTAAGTGCAACAGGGGCAATACACTCAACAGATTATATTAAATTCCCTAATGTATCAGAATCTATGTGTATGGGATACCAATGTGGTACTGGGGCAACAACTGAACTTAGGAATACTGTGATAGGGTACCAATCAATGGGGTTCTTAGGGTCTGGTTCAGACGCTTATGACAATACCGCTGTCGGGTACCGAACTCTGCGATGGACTTCAAATGGAGGATATAGAAATACCGCCATCGGATCTGGAGCATTACAGTTCAGTAACAATGGATATGAGTCTACCGCTATTGGTGCTAGTTCCCTTAATGCACATACGGAATCACAGGGTAATACTTCAATAGGTTCTAGATCAATGTATTGGGCAAATAATGTTGAAATAGAAAATAACACCGTGGTTGGGGCTTATGCTTGGTATGGGTCGTTTGGGGCGGTAACTACAGGAAAACATAATACTATAGTGGGGTCTTTTGCCTGTCAAACTGCAAATAACCTAGGAGATTATAATGTTTATCTTGGGGGTTACTCTAATAGTAATGCAACAGCGACCGGTAAGGGTAATGTTTTTATGGGTTATGGTACCGCAACAGGTGCCACAACAAATAATGACGTAATATTACTTGGTTATAATGCTCAACCAGGTGCCGCTGTTGACCACCATATGAATCTAGGTGATGTTATTTATGCGTCTCCAGGATCCACAACTGGAAGTAGTGGTAGAAAGGCTGTTGGAATAAATGTTCCTACACCATTAACCGCTCTTGACGTAAAATATGATAACGTTGTATCTTTAGCGTCAGATAAAGGTGGTGGTAGTGATATTGTTACGTTTGGTAGTGCTGGTGTTGGATATGCCGCAAATACACTAGTACAACTAAGAGGAACTGATAATTGGGTTAAGGCAGACGCGGACCACACCACTTTACAAGGTAATTTAATTGGTATTGCAATGGGTGCGGCTCCTGAAGCTGGGATTTTATTAAAAGGTTATTATAATGTAACAACGGCAGATGATATAACAACTTGGGCGAATGGTGGTCCAGTATACGTTTCAACGAGTGCCGGTAAAGTAACGGAATCCATAGCGACACACGGGGCAGGAGATTATATTAGGCTTATGGGTTATATGACAACCACTGCTAATATTATATACTTTAACCCAGATAATACATTTGTAGTGTTATAATATGGGAGTATTAACTAATATAAATGGTTTAGATAATAACCCGATAGAAGATGGTGGTTATTGTGGCGGTGCGATTTTTGGGCTTGTTGCCACCCCAATGAGTGGTTTTTTTGGGGACGTATATGGTAACATACTTCCTCGAGATGCCATCTCTGGTATTAATGGGATTACTAGTACCAATCCAGCAGATATCCAACCAGGTGGAGATCCATTTGGTACAGCTTGTCTTTGGCATAAAGTTAGATATAATGGTCCATTTGCGGAGCTATCAGATGCTTGTTTACTTACTAATTCAGAACCGGGAGCAACAGAGGCTAGAGTAGGAACCCCACCAAAATTTATGTTAGTACACGCTAAAGCAGGTGGAGGGAATCCTGTACCTTCAGAAGATATGTGGTACGTTAGTACTTCAGTGTTTTCAAAAAGTGAATGGATAGGTGTTCCACCAGTAGTATCTTTTCCGGATAATGGTTATTATATACTGTGGGGTAAATATGGTATTGATGACTCTGGGTCGAATTTTAAGGCGGTTGAGTTTCTAAACAATAATACTCCAGCACAGGTTAGTGTTAAAGGAACTTGTTCATTTTAGAAACCATATTTCTTTTATTTTTCAAAAATTATTCTTATATTTGTCGTAAACTTTAATAAAGAGTTATATGTCTATAAAACACGATAAGATTCCACATATTGACCAAACAACGATTTCTGCCTTTTTGGAGGGAAGAGATCCACAACAATATATTACAGCATTAGAATATGATGCGGCTAGTAACTACATTTACCTAGTTATCGATGATCCAGAAAAAGGTAAATACACAACAAGAAAAAAACTTAAGCCATTTCTTTGGTGTAAACATGATGTGTTTACCTCAGAACAAATCAATTTTTATGGAAGAGACAGGAGAAGGATAAAAAACGCAATGAAGCAGTTTGGTGTTAAGATAAAAAAGTTAAACACTTCTGATGATGATAGATTAGAAAATGGGTTTAAGTACTTGGTTTACACAACACAAGGATTTTATACCTTACTTAAGTTTTTTGGTGATGGTGGGATACAACCATATAAGAATAGAGAGTATTTTGAACTAATATCCCCGGTTGAACAATACATGATATCAACAGGGAAAAGATTATTTAAGGGTTTTGAGAATTATGATAATGTTCATAGGTTGGTATTTGATATTGAGACTACTTCTCTTGAACCATCCGATGGTAGGATATTTTCTATAGGAGTAAAAGATAATAGAGGGTTTGAAGTGGTATTAGATGCTGATAATGAAGAAGATGAGAAGGAAATGTTAATTAATTTCTTTAAGGTAATTGATTATGTTCGTCCTTCTATTATTGGGGGTTATAACTCGGAGAATTTTGACTGGTACTGGATTGTATCCCGATGTGAGACATTGGGGTTGAATATAAAAGAAATTGCAAAAACTTTAGACCCAAACAAAAAATCTAAATTTAGGAGACGAGAAAATATATTAAAGTTAGCTAATGAGGTTGAGCGTTTTGAACAAACAAGTATGTGGGGTTATAATATTATAGATGTTATACATTCTGTTAGGAGAGCCATGGCCATCAACTCAAATATAAAATCTGCTGGATTAAAGTATATCTGCAAACAACAAAGAATAGCAAAAGATAATAGGGTTTATGTGGATCACGATAAAATCGCTAAATTAAGATTTGATGAGAATCCTTATTGGATAAACATAAAAACAGGTGAATGGTCACAAGATAAACAAGATGGTTTTGAGGAAATAAGTGGAAGAGAAATTGTAGAGAAGTACTTATTAGATGATATTTGGGAAACTTTAGAGGTTGATAACAGTTTTAATCAATCCTCTTTTCTAATGGCTAAAATTTTACCAACTATCTATGAAAGAGTTTCTACAATGGGGACAGCGTCAATATGGAAATTATTAATGTTGTCTTGGTCATATGAAAATAATTTAGCAATACCAGAAAAAGGAGAGAAAAGGAGTTTTACTGGAGGTCTATCCAGAATACTTAAAGTTGGTTATTCTACGGATATAGTTAAATTAGATTACGCGTCACTATACCCTTCAATAATGATAACACATGGAGTTTATCCAGAATGTGATGTTTCGGGTGCGATGCATGCAATGTTACAATACTTATACGATACCCGAAACAAATATAAGTACAAAGCAAATGAATGTGCCAGTGAAGGAGATAAGAAAATGGCATCATTCTTTAAGGCAAAACAATTACCAATTAAAATTATTAATAATTCTATGTACGGTTCATTAACTGCCCCACAAGTTTTTAACTGGGGAGATGTTATGAAGGGAGAAGAGGTTACTTGTACCGCAAGAATGTATCTTAGACTTTTAGTTAGGTTTTTTGAGAATAGAGGATTTATTCCCCTTGTGTTAGATACTGATGGGTGTAATTTTAGTGTACCTGAATCAACAAAGGAATATTCTTACGTTGGTAAAGGTATACACCATTTTGTTGAGGAGGGTAAGAGTTATAGTGGAACCCCTGCGGTAGTTGCTGAGTTTAATGACTTATACATGAGAGGGGTTATGGGACTAGATATAGACGGTTTTTGGAAATCATCAATAAATATATCTCGTAAAAACTACGCTGATTTAACAGAAGACGGAAAGGTAGATATTGTGGGAAATACAATTAAATCAAAAGCCCTTCCTGATTATATTAAAGAGTTTATTGATAATGGTTTGGACATGTTATTAAATGGTAAAGGACCGGAGTTTATAGAATATTACTATGAACATTTACAAAATATTTACGATTGTAAAATACCACTTAATAAAATAGCATCTAAATCTAGAGTTAAAAGAACTGTAAAATCATATGTTAATAGAGGTAATAATAAAGCTGGTAATCCTCTTCCCTCACAAGCACATATGGAGTTAATTATAAAAAACAACCTTAGAGTTAGTCTTGGTGATACTATTTTTTATGTTAATAATGGTACTAGAGCTTCTCATGGAGATATACAAAAAAAGAAGGGGACATTAACATTTAATTGTTATCTACTAGATAAAGAACAAATGGAAAATGACCCAAATTTACTAGGGGAATATAACAAAGCAAGATATGTTTCTAATTTTAATAAAAGGGTTAAACCTCTATTAGTGTCTTTTGACCCAGCAATAAGAGATAATGTGTTAAAGTCAGTTGATAAGAAAGGCGAGTTAGAATCTAGGGAATACTATACTAAAACACAAATGGCTTTAATTTCTGGAATCCCTTTCGCAGAAAAAGACCAAGACACTATGGACGATTTAATGAAAATGGATGAGAGGGAAGACGTATTCTGGAAAGAAATTAATAGTAGCCCCAAAGAAAGTTTAATGTCCGTTCTGGACTTAAATAAGTAAAACAATACAAAATACTAAACGTTTTATTATGATTCGATATTTATAGTATAAAAGAAATACTATGAAGAAGAAAAAATTAGAAGAGTTAATAGATTCTACTGGAAGTGTGATTTCAGGAGACTACACTATTAATCATGATTTTGGTAGTGATAAAACCTCAGACCAGTTTGAAAAAATGACTAGACAAGGAGCATCCAATTTTTATGGATATAGAAGATTTTGGGGTGAGGATGATGCGAATAAACCTTATTCAGAATTGGCGGATAAACTACAAAACGACCCTAAAAAGTTCTATTCTATTCTTAAAAAGAATAATAAAGTTAATAAATTCACAGACTATTTTACTAACGACCCAGTTACAGAATCAGAAGAATTAATGAAAGATATGTTAGAAGATATAGTTAAAAACAAAATGAAAGATGGAATTCTACCGAAGGAAAGTCCAGAAATTATGTCATTACAAGAATATTCAGATGAGGATCCTATTCTTGCAAAATGGGTTTTTTTAGTAAAGGAACTTTGGTTGGAGAGAACAAATGATCAAAGACTTGTAATACTTAATAGTCTAATAGATGATGTTAATTTTAATGATATGGATCCTAACATTAAAAATACTTTAATAACTAAGATTAATGGCGAATAGTGACTTATATGGTAATAAATGGACGGTACCTAATAATGTTATTACTAAGTTAAATAAGGAACTTAATAAGACTGATACTTCTGTGTCAGGGTATAAAAGAGCAAAGAATATAGTTAGTGATAGAACAATGACTTATTCTATGTTAAAGAGGATGAAAAACTTTTTCGATGCTTTCTCCGGAAATAAGAATAGTTCGGAATATTTATTAAATGGAGGAGACGCTATGAAGACCTGGGTTAACAATACATTAAATAACTCAAGAGGAGACATAGTTAGGAATAAAAGAAATAAAAGCGATTCCGGAATGAATAATCAATTTAAGAAAACTCATTCTAAGGATAAAAATAATAAAAACGTCACCAAAAGCAGTATTGCAATTATAAAAGGTGACTCTAGGTCAATAAAAAATAATAGAGCAGTCTATAAAGAAATGACCCAATTAATAAATAAATTAATAAAAAATTAAAATTATGGCACAAACAATTGATGATGTAGCAAACGCAAAACGAGCAGAATTTTTCGCATTAAACCAAAGTAAGTTCGGTTATGATGAAACTGTTGCTTATAGTTATAATCACCCTAACGCTCAAGCTGATGGAGATACTAAGGGAAGAGGTAACTCAGATTATGCTGGTGGTGCTGTTGGTGGATATGCGGCCCCTTCAGACGCTTCTGTTGGTACAAGTATTGACATTGAGAAGCGAGATGAGGCAATTTCCTACAACGAAGGTTTAACAGGGATGGCTCCTGCTACACCATATACAGGACCAGAATTACCAGATTACCCATATCAGTCTAATCCTTAAAGTAAATAATGAAACTATTCTCAGTATATAAAGAGTTAGTCTTAGAGGCGGTAAATAGAAGTGAAATTATACGAGCAATAGACTCTCGTAATATATGTACAATATATTATGAAGGAGATACCATTTCTAATCCAGGATATAGGGAAATAGAACCTTATGTTTACGGACTATCAAAAAGAGAAAACCCCGTCATTAGGGCTTACCAATTAGAAGGTAAAAGTGATACCCCAGAAAATATGCCTGGTTGGAGACTATTTAGGGTGGACAGGATGGTTGACTTTATAAATAGTGGTGATATATTTAATGAAGCAAAACCTTTATATAACCCTAGTGGAGATAAGGATATGACAAGAATATACGCACAAGCAAAATTTTAATTATGGCAGAATCACCAGTAGACATAAATCAATTAGCAGGGGTCTTAAATAGATCAAAGGCATTATTAGACAAAGTAGACACACAAATGGGCCCAAGTGGGGATGGTGGGTCTTATAGTCAAAAAAGTGTTAGTGAAAATAGAAACGCTCCATTACCGAATGGTATGGTAGACTCTTCACAGATGTTAACAAGTTTACCTCAGGGTCAAACCGCACAAATGACATCAGACCCTACAAGACCAATACAAAGAACATTAAGAAATGCTAAAACTACAAAGATGCCAAGAGAGGTAGTGGAGATGATGATAAATAATCCATCCCAAGACCCAGCAGCACATATGGGAGATTTAGACCCAGAATTAGTTAATATGATTAATCCTAATGGGGCTAAAAAGAAAAAACAAGTAATCGAAGAAGATTTTCCACAACATACGTCTTCACACCAAGAAGGTGGTTTTAATAGAAAAGAAATAAAAAATTTAATTAAGGAAGTAGTGGGAGAGTTAATAGTGGAGAGAGAGGTCGATGAACAGGTACAAATTAGAGTTGGGGACACTATATTTACAGGTAAAATAACAAAATCAAAATCAATAAACAAAAAATCTTAATTATGGAAAATTCTTGTAAAGGTAAAAAAGGAGGTTGTTTATCCTCTAGTGATACTGGAAGTACAGCTTCTGAAAAATAATACAAACCCCAACACTTATATTCGTTTTATTATATTCTTAATATTTATATATAAAGAAGATATTCTATGGCAACAAATATAACTCCAGATGATAGGTTAGATTTATTTACAAAAACTAGACATCGTTTAGGTGCTCCAGTTAGAAAGGTAGAAATAACTAACGATCAATTAGACACACTTTTAGCGATAGCGGTAGAAGATTACGTACAATACCAATATGAATGGCTAGTAGATAACCAATGGCCATCATTAATTGGTTTGGATGTTAGTGAGGCTGACGCCGCAGCTAACTTAACAACAAGAGATTTTGATTATGAAACACAATTTACTTATGCTTATTCTAAGGCAGTTGGGTTACAGTCTAGAGGTCCTTGGGAATTAAAGACGGACTTCGTAGAGTTGGCAGCTGGACAGCAACAATATCTAATACCAGCAAACAGAGAATTAAATGAGGTTTTATGGTTTACACCACCTAGTTTGGATCAATCAGTTATTGATCCATTTATGGGTGTTGGTGGAGCATTTGGTGGTGGTTTTGGAGGTGAAGGAGGTTTAGCTCAATTTGGTATGGGTTCTTATTATGTGATGCCAGCTTTTGATGTTTTATTAAGACAATCAGATAGAAATCTTAAAAATAGACTTATTAGAGGAGATTTAACCTATAAGGTAACGGCAGCACCTAGTGGACAAAGATATCTTTGGATAATGCCGGTTCCAGGTGGAGCGTACGATTACGGTTTAACAACACTATTCAAAGGTAAGGTATGGTATAGATATTATGAAATTACTCCAGAAAGTGAGGATCAGGACAGAGAGGCTTGTTTAGAAGCAAATACAGATGTAATTAAATTACCATCAGATGTACCTTTAGACTCTATTGATTATTCTTCTTTGAATTTACCTTCTAAAATATGGGTTCGTAGATACCTTTTAGGATTAGCTAAGGAAACCTTAGGTCGTATAAGAGGAAAATTCTCAGGGGCGTTAAATGTACCAGGAGCTGAAGTATCTATGGATTACCAATCGTTATTAGACGAAGGAAAAGATGAACAAGCTAAACTTATCGAAGAATTAGGTGAAAGATTAACAAGTATGAGTAACTTTGGTCAAACTGAACAGAGAGCAAGTGAGGCAGAATCGATAAATAAATCTCTACAATACAGACCATTAGGGCTGTATGTAATATAGTTTCTTATGGCATTTACAACATTAGTTGATTATTCAAGGCAATTAACACAAGCTCCAGACACAACCGCTATTTTTTCTGGTGATACAGAAATACTGGGTAGTCTTACGTTAGGGTCAATTTATTCTAATGGACTATCGGATTATTCCAAATTATATTTTAGTTCCAGTACACTTACAACATCACCTGAGATTAAATACAACCCACTACTAAAGAATTGGTTATTTACTATGCGTGACCCTGCTGACGCTACCGCAACAGAACACCAACTTAACAGATTAAAATTTACTTTGAACACCGCTGGTAAAAATGGAGAGTTTGGGTTTTATGGACAACAATCATTTTTTAGATATACTTCGGATGATATGGATGGACTACAAAGTAATGTTCTTCACAATCCAGCGACCGTTATGATAATTGGAAGTGGAACCACAAGTGCGAGTACGGCATTCACAGTTTCAAATTGGAACTCCTCAACAGGAATAGGAATGACGGGACTTACTATTGATGATGGAATGAATGTTAGAATTGGAGATAGACGACCTTACGCCAATGCAGATTCTAATACATGTCAGGTTTTTCTTGGTCCCGGAGGTATACTGAACAACCAGGAAGATTATGAAGTATTATATATCGGAGGAGAGGGTCGTGTTGGTATAGATTTATCTAGACGGGACGTAAAAATGAATATAGACTATGATTATGATAGTTCTTGGATATATGGTCTTAAACCGGTGCAATTTGAATTTAAGAAGTCTCCGGGTCGTATTCAGTGGGGGTTTATTGCTGAAGATGCTGCAGAAGTTAAAAAAGATTTCGCTAAATGGGACTCTGATGGGTCATTAAGAGGGGTTAAACATGAGAGGTTAGTTTCTGTAGTACTTAAAGAATTAATTGAATTAAGAAAAAAGGTCGATCCCTCTTTTAGAAAAACGCATGAAGAAGATAAAGTAAAAATTATTTCAGATGATTATGAAGTAATTCATGATGGTACAATAATTGCTCGTGGAGGTAAAGATATTAAATTAACTATATCTGATTCATTATCTGGAATGGTAAGAATAAAATCATTGGCTAATGTTACTGTACGTTCTAATCGATTGATTGATGAAAAGTGGGGTCAGATGGAGTTAGAAGATGGTAGTAGTGTTAGTTTATTGTGTCACGACAAATTTATATACATACTTTCCTCAGACGGGGATAAGCTTAAATAAAACTTAACTGTTCCATAAGACTTTCCACAATATCTTCTTCGGAATACTCACCCATTATTGTATCTATGTTTTTTTGTTTAGATTTTAGAGATTTGTAAATTATTTCCTCTACAGTTTTATCAAAAATTGGGTAATAGACATTAACTTTTTTATTTTGTCCAATCCTATAGGCTCTATCTTCAGCTTGTGAGTGAGATTTTGGGACCCAATCTAAACTATTCATTATGACAACTTCTCCTTCAGTTAAAGTAATACCAACACCTGCGGAAATTATATTACCAACAAAAACTTTAATTTTTTTATCATTTTGAAATCTGTTTACGCTTTCTTCTTTCTGCTCATTTGTCATGGAACCGTTATGTCTAACACATACCTTACCAAAGGCATCATAAATCATTTGTTGTTCATCATTAAAGTTTGTAAAAATTATAACTTTTTTATCTTGTTCAACTAGGTCTTTAGTAAAGTTAATGGTGTACTTTGTTTTTTCCTCAGCTAAAAACTTTCTAAGTGTTACTAATTTGGTCATATGTTCGGCAAGATTAGCGTGACCATGTTTTAGAGACCAAGTTTTATATTCACCCATTATTTCCTGGTATCCAGAAGCATTTTCTAGTTGATGGTATATTGGTGATACTATTTTTGGTGGTAAATCTAATATCTCTTCTTTTTTTCTTCTCAATATAGTGTCTTTTGTGTAATCATGTAACTCTTCTAGGTTTGAGGCGCCTTTGGTGTCCCATATGAGTCTACCCCCTTGTCCCCTAAATTGTCTAGCGTCACAATATCGTTTAACAAAATTAATCCAATCTTGAGAAACATTTGACCGACAAATTTTAAGTAAATTATAAAAGTCGATAGGACGATTAGCCACAGGAGTTCCAGTTAATAACCAGACCCTATTTATTGTTTTTACAAAATCCATTACTATCTTAGTTCTTTTTGACGTAGTGTTTTTTATTGCGTGTGCTTCATCAATAATAACCAAATCAAAATTGGACTTAATTATTTCACCAATCTTAATTTTTGAAAGACTTTTATTTTTTGTTGGAATCTCGTGGAAATTTTTTAATATGTCATAGTTGATAATGTTCCATTTTTTCGTGTCTCCCCATATCTTACCCTTTATAATGTTAATTTCTTCCTCGTCGTCGTAATTTGAGATTTCCTTTTTCCAGTTAAGTTTTAATGAAGAGGGACAAATAACTAATATTCTTTTAACTTTAGTTGTTAGTGCCGCGATAACGGCTGATGTGGTTTTACCAAGTCCCATATCATCAGATAATATAAATCTATCGTATTCTAACAATTTTTTTATCGCTTCTTTTTGGTGTACCATTGGTGGTCTGTGTTTATATGGAGAATAGTCGACATCTTTAATCTCATTTTTCACACGATTTTTAATGATATACTTTTTAGGTATCCACAACATAGTCGGGACTTTTTGCTTTTGATTAAATTTTACCATTGCGTGGAGCACCTCCGAAGAATTAGACAATATCTTTACTATGTTAATTTTTATTGGATTATTTACTAAAAGATGTTGTTCCTGTAGTTTAGTGGCAAAATATGTAGAAATAGTTATTTCTTCGTCAACAATAACAGGGACCTTCCTATAGTTCTTTTGAATGTACTCAATCTGTTTTGGGGTAGGTGTGGTAGTTCTAGAGTTGTTAAATCTAGATTTTAGACTTAATATATAATCATTTTCCCCCTCATACGATTTGACTAGAGATATGTAATCTTTTATTCTACTTGGTTCTAACATACATTATTTATACTATAGCTAATGATCATTTATAACTAATGATCAATTATAATTAATGATCTATTATAATTATTAATTACTAGTGGCGTGCATATTAACGCTAATTAAAAATAATAACTAAGTAAACAGTATTTATAGTATATGAAGAACAATCAGAACCAACAAACTAAAGTACCAATTACGAGATTGAATAAATTCTTTGATGACCAGGATTTTGGTTTAGAAGTTGATTTCGGTAGAGAGTATATGGAGGGTGACCTACATATGACTGTAGTGTTATTTAGTATTGATATTGAAGAAACTGATACGGATGATGTGTATAAAGAAGTTAACGCAGAGAATGTACGTTTTCATCCACCTGTTGAGTTATTAGTTAATTTAGAAATAGCAGCTGGGGAAAATCAAACCTATAACCCTAATGGAACATTAAGGTATAGAGATTATGGTAATATGACCTTTAATATTTTTCAACAACAACTAGACCAAAAACAAACTGAAATTAAGTATGGTGACTATATAGGATATAGAGACAGTGAAAGTTCAATGAAATATTGGGTAGTAGTTAATGATGGTAAAATTATAGCAGATAACGAACATACAATATTTGGATATAAAGGAGCAGTAAGAACTGTTGAGTGTGCAGTTGCTGATCGAAACGAATTTAAGGCAATATAAAATGGGTGTACCTAAAAAATTTCTTAAGAATGTACAAATAAAAGCCCCATCTAATAATCATGATAGGAGATTAGAACTATGGGAAGAAGGTTGGAATGCTAGTGGTACTTTTGTGCCTAAAGGAGTGTTATATGAAGATATGGATAGGGACTTTATTAATCTTATTAAGGATGACCTTTCTTTTTCGGTTGAAGGAGAAAAGGTGCCAGTATTTTTCCTAACAATACAGAGATGGGCAGAATTTGCTAGGACTTGGGAATTCACAGATAAAGACAGAAATGTACAAATGCCGTTCGTTTCGATAGTTAGACAACCAGATATTCAGTTTGGGACAAATCCCGTAACTCAATATACTATTCCTCAGAAACAAAGATTTGATTATATGAAAGTTCCAAACTATGATGGGGATTCTGTGGGGGTTGACGTTTATAAAATTCCACAACCAATCGCAGTTAACTTAATGTATGAAGTTAGATTCTTTTCTTATCGAATGAGAGAAATAAACAAATTTAACAAGATAGTTATGCAAGCTTTTCAATCTAGACAAAAGTACATTAATTGTAATGGTCACTATTTTCCAGTGGTTTTAGAAACAATTGGGGATGAAAGTACCATAGACCAATTTGAAAGTAAAAGATTTTACGTACAAAATTTTGAAATGCAATTACAGGGATATATTATGGATGAGGAAGATTATGAAGTTACACCAGCTATTAAAAGGGTGGTAACATTATTTGAAACCGAACCGAACGTAATACCTAGTCTAAACGCTACAGATAATTTAGACGCTGGTCGAGATACCGAAGAATTTGAAGTTAGTGTAAGTTATTTAGTTGATGTACCACATAACCCAGTTAATGAAACACCACCAGTTACAATTAAAGATACCGCATTAATAACTACTTTTACCTTAGAAAATGTTAGGGATTGTCCTACTCTTAGCACAGGGTGTAGTGCAATTTCACCAAAAATTCAAATCGATCCAAATACAGGAAGTTTTATAAGTACATCACTACCAGTTCAATTATTACCAAATTATAAGATAAGAGCCGTTATTACAGTTATTGATGAAACATTAGACGCTAAGGTTACTTTTAGAGGATACAGGAACGAAGTTTAATCATTATATAAATCATCCTTCTTACGATAGGGTTTGTTAACACATTTCTCTTTTATTAGTCGTTCTACAAAAGCAAACATTTTAAGACCATTCTCCTCACAGTATTTTTTAAGTAGAGAATGGGTTACACTATCGATTTTAAGGTTTTTATCACGTTTTGATTTTAACATATATAAATAAGTATGAAAAAAGTATGATTTTTTTCATATTACACTAAAAAAGCCTTTGTACTTTGATAAAAATCAGAGTATTTATTATAAAACCAAGAATAACAATAAATTAAAAAATAAAGAAACACATGGCAAATCAAGTAGTAGTATCACCAGGAGTATATACATCAGAAAAAGATCTTTCTTTTGTCGCATCCAGTGTAGGGATAACAAGATTAGGGGTATCAGCAGAGACACTAAAAGGACCGGCTAACCAACCTATTTTCGTACAAGACTATGACACATACCAAACTTATTTTGGTGGACAAGACCCATCTGTATGGACAGTAGGGAGTACTTTAATACCTAAGTATGAAGGAACATATATCGCTAGATCTTATCTAAGTGAATCAAATAATCTTTGGATGACAAGAACTCTAGGTCTTAGTGGATATGACGCAACCGAGGCTTTAGTTATAAATGTAGGTGAGGGTAATATGGACGCAACTCAAGCGACACAACAAACAAATACTGCTGGAGGTATCCAATCGGATAAAAGATTTTCAGCTATGACAGCCTGTGTTATTAGAGTAAGAAAAAAACAAGGTGTTACATTTACTCAACCAAATTTTGCTGTACAAATATTAAGAGTAGGGACAGCACCAGGAATGATAGAGGTTGCGGATGGACAATGGGTACCTAATGGAATTAATGGAGGAAGTTCAGCTACAGGTATTGCGAGTACTACTAATATACAACCACCAGCTAACGCACAAAATGCAGTTTGGAGTACAGCTGCGGATGACTTCGTTATACAAACTATGAGGTTAGGTGGTGTAATAAGAGATACTTATGTTGTTAGTTTCAACCCAAACAGTAATAACTACATAACAAAAGTTCTAGGAACTAATCCATACTATGACTCTACAAATAATAGTGAGGCTAGAATATATGTTGAACAATTCTACCCTAAAGCGATACAACAGTTAGGTAAAGAATGGGGTGGTACAGCAGGAAACAGTTATCTTGATGGTTTACCACACATGACTTGGTATAACGTACCTTCAGGATGGAGTAATTATACTGACACTTGGCAACCAATTGCAACAACAGACGGACCAACTACTCCATGGATTTATTCTGAAGTTAGAGGTCTTGACGTAGAAAAATTATTTAGACTTATTTCTATCGGTGATGGTAATGCCGCAAATAAAAACATTAAAACATCTTTCCTTAATTTAGATATTGATAATAAAACTTTTGATATTGCAATTAGATCATATGACGATACCGACGCTAAACAATCAGTATTAGAGAGTTTCAAGAATTGTAGTATGAACCCAGTTAGTCAAAATTATATTGGTAAAAAAATTGGTACATTAAACGGAGAATATGCTTTAAGATCAAGATATGTAATGGTTGAAATTGATGACAACGCACCAATAGATGCGTTACCATCAGGATATAAAGGATACCCAACTACAGATGGACCTAATATGAGTGGGGTTACTAATTTCCAAGGGTCTACTTTTAGTACGTTTGAAGATGCACTTCATTCACGTATCCAACCAGATGTGTATTATAATTTAAGTTATGATACAGTTAATGACAATGTTAGAAAAACTTATCTAGGTCTTTCTGATAAGATGGGATATGACCAAAACTTATTTAATTACATGGGGTGTGCTACTGTTAGAGGTACTACTTGTGCTACAGCTTGGACAGGACACACATACGGTTTCCACTTAGATACAAGAGTTTCTGGGTCAACTTTCTTAGGTGATACAAATTTATCAGATGGAAAACAATGGTTCTCAGGTTCAGTTGGGACATTCCCATTTTATGTTAATTCCGTTGACTATGTTAACGATCCATACTATGGACCTGGATCAGAGGCACTAGCGGCTAATTCAAAAAACGCATATTACCAGAAGAAATATAGAAAATTTACCGTGGCATTTTATGGTGGTTTTGATGGTTGGGATGTGAGTAGAGCTAGTAGAACAAATACAGATAGTTGGAGAGAGAATCAAGCGGCGGGATATAATTTAGGGTACGGTAGTGGTACTACAGGACCATATCTTGGAGCTTATACTTTTAATAAGAACACTGACTGGTATGCTTATTATAACGCAATACAAAAGTTTGCTAATCCAGAAGAGGTTGATATAAATCTTTTTGCAACACCTGGTATCGACTACACTAATAATTTAACATTAGTTAATGATACTATTGAGATGGTTGAAGATGATAGAGCTGATTCACTATATATCCTTACTTCAGAGAATTATAAGGACCAAACAGTGGATAATGCGGTAGACGCTTTAGAAGACTCAAGTATCTCTAGTAATTATGTTGCGACTTACTGGCCATGGATACAATTTAACGATGTTGAAAACAACGTAAGGATATACATTCCACCAACTAATGAAGTTTTAAGAAATATGGCGATTACAGATAATGTATCCTTCCCATGGTTCGCAACTGCTGGTTACAATAGAGGAATAATAAAAGCTAATAAGGTAAGAATAAATCTAACACAAGATAATAGAGACGACCTATATGAAGCTAGACTAAACCCAATTGCGACATTTACAGCGACTGGACCGGTTATTTGGGGTAATAAAACATTACAAACAGCAATGTCGGCACTTGATAGGATTAATGTTAGAAGATTACTTCTTAGAGCTAGAAAATTAGTTTCAGCAGTGGCGGTTAGACTAGTATTTGAACAAAATGATGAAATAGTAAGACAAGAATTCTTAAGTTTAGTAAATCCAATTCTAGAAGATATTAGAAGAGATAGAGGATTAACAGACTTTAAGGTTGTTCTTTCTAATGACCCAGAAGAAATTGATCAAAACAAGTTGACAGGTAAGATTTATATTAAACCAACTAGATCTTTAGAGTTTATCGAAATAGAATTTAATATCACACCAACAGCAACAAGTTTTGACGATATATAACATAAATTAAAACTTTTATAGATGGCAGATCAGTCACCATTATCACCAGGAGTTTATGTATCAGAAAGAGAACTAAGCTTTAACGCACCAAGTATTGGTGCAACAACGTTGGCCACAGTTGGAGAAACCCTTAAGGGTCCAGCGCAACAACCAATATTCATTGAAGATTATAACGAATATAAAACATATTTTGGTGGGTTAGATACTACGGTTTTTTCTGGTAGTACTAGATTAAAATACGGACAACAATATATTGCTAAGAATTGGTTGGCGGAATCAAACTCTATGTGGGCCGTACGTTCATTAGGATACTCTGGATATGATGCGGGAACCGCTTGGAATATTTCATTAAACTACGTACCAACCACAAATAATGTGTTTAGATCATTTGGTGGGGGTGGTACTGACGGACACTATAACGGACTAACCCAAAGAGAATTAGGAGGAACAGGTATACCATATATGGCACCAGACGGTACAATAAGTGCAATGACACTATATAAACCAACTCAATACTCTTTCCCAAACAATGCGGGAGCCACATCAGTACAGCCAGGTATGTATAGTGGAGGTACATGGGGATATAACGCAGATGCTGACGGAGGTTCGGCTATAAATGGTACACAATATACTAATGCAGGTGGAGGGGCCAACTTTGGTGCAAACTACCAATCAGCAATAGAGTTAGCTGTAATATTTTCTGCTACTACATATGGAGGGGCTGGTAAATTAGTCGTAACAGGTAGTACAGGTGGGAATTCTTTTGCGGGACCATCATCAGAGGCAGCAGGACTTCCTTGGGTTTCAGAATTAACAACAACATCTTATCCTCTTTGTTTATTAAGTGCAACAACACTAGTAATAACTACGAACTCTTCAGTAGGGGGTGCTGATCCAACAGCATTTACCGCAGGAGGTTCTGAAGGATTTGAGAGTCCTAGAATAACAACAGGAAGTAACGCAACTACTTTCCCAACTATTCAGTGGAAACCAGCAATTTCAGTACATGATAATGGAGTTAACGCGTCTAATGTATCACCAGCAAATATAATACACGCTGGAATGGGGTCAAGAGATGTCAATCCATTAGGTTATCCTGTAACAGGACACACTTTCCAACTAAATTGGAGGTACGGTAATTATATAGGTGCACATAGTGGAGGGACAACTGGATGGACAGCACAAACAACAGGGACCGTGTATACATGGTCGGCGGCAACTCAAGAAATGGTGGTCGGAACTCTAAGAAGTAGAGCAAAATATGCGGGTAATACTTATAGTACAAACACTGCGTATAATGGAGGTGCTTGGGGAGTCACAGACTACCAATCTCCATCTTTTGGTAATAAGAGTGAATGTGATGGAACAGTTACTACGTGTCCTGAAAAACCATTTAGGACCATCAATACAACAAACTATAAAGAAGATTTTTATATATCTGGGTATACTAATGGTGCTTCTGTAAATTCACAATTCCTTTATAAGGTAAGTTTAGACCCTAACTCTCAGTGTTATATCACAAAAGTATTGGGTACAAAAAAACATAATAATTCTCGTCATTTATGGGTTGAAGACATTTATCCTAACACATTACTTAATTTAGCTTCTTCTGCTGTAACATTCTCAAACATTAATCTAAATAAGGCAGACACATATAGAAATTATACAGAAACATGGCAACCATTAGGCGCTTTAGAAGGGCCAACAACTCCGTGGATTGTGTCTGAACTAATGGGTAGTACTCTACATAAGTTATTTAGAGTTATTTTAATACCAGATGGTAACGATGCAAATGAGTTGGTTAAAATATCTATACAAGATGTCGATGTCTTTACTAAAACTTTTACTCTTACTGTTAGAGAATTTAACGATAGCGATGCGTCCCAAAGAATATTAGAAGGATATACTAACTGTAGTATGAACCCAACAAGTCAAAACTACATTGGGAAGAAAATAGGAACGGAGAATGGGGAATACCCTGTTAGGTCACGATATATTATGTTGGAAATTGATGAAAACGCACCCATAAACGCTCTTCCAAGCGGATTCCAAGGAATCGTCGTTAGAAGCTATAGTGGGTCAACTCATAGTAATGAAGTTTATCAAGACCCACCTGCACAAACAGAAATTGCAAATGATAGTGGATGGTATGGTAATGAATCACCAAAACCATTTTATAATTTAACTTATAATACAACATCTGACGATATTAAGAAAACTTACTTAGGGTGGTCCACTAAAAAAGGTATTGACCAAAATTATTTTAACTATAGAGGTCTTGAAACTCTAACAACTACGGCACCATATAAATGTGGTGCTAATGGAACATTATGGACTGGAAGAACTAAAGGATTCCACTTTGATAAAAGAGTATCCGGATTAACAACAAGTGACGTACTTCAGTATGAGGTAGGGGCTTATAGTTTTTACACTAGTGGTAGTACAGGAACATTAGTAGGTGATAGTGGAAATTATTATCAAAATAAAGATTATTTGAAATTTACAGTTATTCCTTATGGTGGTTTTGATGGTTGGGATGAATATAGGATAACAAGAACAAATGCTGACACATATATAATAGGAGGGACAGACTACGGCACATTCTGGTATAATCAGAGTTTTACAACATCCACTTGTCAAGTAACTGATTATTATGCTTACTATGATGCCATGAGGAAACTAGCCAATCCAGAGGCGACACCAAGTAGCGTATTTACAACACCAGGTATAGATTATACAAATAATTTAACATTGGTTAATCGAGCAAAAGAAATGATAGAAAATGATAAAGGAGACTCGATTTATATTGTAACTTCAGATAACCCAAGAAATCAAACAGTAGATGAAGCTGTAGATAATTTAGAAAACGCAGCATTAAATAGTAGTTATATGGCTACGTATTGGCCTTGGGTAAGGTATAACGATACTGAAAATAACGTAAGAATATATATTCCACCTACAGCTAATGTTGTTAGAAATTTAGCATTAACTGATAATGTATCATTCCCGTGGTTCGCAACAGCTGGTTATAATAGAGGTAAACTGGATGTTGATAGGGCACAAACAAAACTAACTCAGATTAACAGAGACGACCTTTATGAGGCAAGAATAAACCCAATAGCCACATTTAATGGTGCGGGGGTTATTATATGGGGAAATAAAACTTTACAAACAACACAATCAGCTTTAGATAGAATTAATGTAAGACGACTTATGTTAGACCTTAAAACTAAAGTTAAAGATATAGGGTTACAATTATTATTTGAACAGAACGACGCTATTGTAAGACAACAATTCTTATCTTTAATTAATCCAGTTCTAGAAGAAGTAAGGGCAAATAGAGGATTAACAGATTTCAGGGTAGAACTAAATTCAGATGTTAACGAACTAGACACCAACTCTATGACAGGTAAAATATTTGTTAAACCAACTAGAACACTTGAATTTATAGAAGTTGAGTTTAACATAACACCATCGAGTACATCATTCACTGACTTAACATAATCACTATGAGTAGAAAGTTATTATATGAAATAACAATGAGAGCTTATAGTTTTGACTGGGATGATAATATTCTGCACATGCCAACCATGATTAACATGGAAAAAAGAATGGGTAATGGTTGGGAATTGGTTAAATTAACAACTGGAGAATACGCGGAATTAAAAGATAATGAAGATTATAGATACCCAGAAGGGGACATTAGGAAAGCTTTTAGTGAGTTTGATGACGACGAAGGATTTCTTAAGAATGTAGAAGACAGTCTAAGAAAAAAAGATTTTGCTCCAAGTTTTAACGACTTCAAAGAAGCAGTAATAAAGGCAAAACCAATATCAATTATTACAGCGAGACCACAATCCCCAACAACTCTAAAGAAAGGAGTTTCAATGATAATTAATACTGATTTTAGTGATGAAGAAATCGATGAAATGGTTAGAAATGTAGAAGAAAACTATGGATTTACTGGTGATTCAGATGAAATTATTGATAAATATATTGAATCAAACTACTATTACCCAGTTTCATTTAGGGATAGAAACGCCGATATTAAAAAAGGAAAGGGAGACGCTTTAGATAATTTTGTTGAAAATATTGTTAAATCTTTTGAAAAAATGGATAAAAAACTATATAATAAAATGAGTGTTGGGTTTAGTGATGATGATGTAGACAACGTAGAAGAAATGATAAAAAAAGTAGAAAATGAAATGGCGGAAAAATATCCCGGAGTTAAATTTTTTATATATGATACCTCTGAAAGGGGTAAAAACAAATTAATAGTACATACAACTTAGATAATTTTATATTTAGTTATATTTATAGTTGTATTCAATATAATAATACAAATAAAAAAAAATAGAAAATGGCAGACTTACTAATGAAAATGCCGGTTCCTTACGAACCAAAAAGAAAGAATCGGTTTATAATGAAATTTCCTTCTGACTTAGGAATAGCAGAATGGATAGTATCTAGTGCGGCTAGACCATCAATAACAATTAACGAAGTTGAGATTCCATTTCTTAACACTAAAACTTTCGTAGCTGGACAATTCCAATGGGAAACAATTGATGTTACCTTTAGAGATCCTATCGCACCTTCTTCATCACAAGCGTTGATGGAATGGGTTAGATTACACGCAGAATCAGTAACAGGTAGAATGGGATATGCGGCAGGATACAAAAAGAAAGTAGATTTATTCATGTTAGACCCAACAGGTGCTATCGTGGAAAATTGGGAATTAAGAGGAACTTTCTTAACTAATGTTAATTTTGGTGATTTAGATTATAGTGGTGATGATTTGGCAGATGTTTCTGCAACACTACGTTTTGATAGAGCAATCTTAAAGTACTAAACATTATAACAAAAATATATTTCAATATAAGGGCCTATTTAGGTCCTTAATTGTTTACAAAGTGTTACACTTTACTATTCTTAGTAAATAAACTGTATTAAAAAAAAAAGTTATGTCAGAAAACAAAAATGAATTTGTCGTACCATTCGACGTTATTGAACTTCCTTCAAAAGGGTTATTATACCAAAATTGTGGTGGGTCAATAAAAATCGAGTATATGACTGCTGAGGATGAAAACATTCTAACCTCACCCAACCTAGTACAATCAGGCAAGGTTCTTGATGTATTAATGGAACGTAAAATCAAAGAAGAAGGACTCAACGCTAAAGACCTTTTACTTGGTGATAGAAACGCAATTATGGTGTTTTTAAGGTCCACTGCTTATGGTGAGATGTATCCAGTTAAATTAACCGACCCTTCAACAGGAGAAGAATTTGAAACTGAAATCGATCTATCCAAATTAGAAGTAAAACAAATTGGTGCGTCTCCTGATGAAAACGGACTATTCTCCTTCGACTTACCAAAAACTAAAAAGACGATAAAATTTAGATTACTAACTGCACGAGATGAAGAAGACTTGGTTAAATCAGAAGAGAAAAGAAAGAAATTACTACAGAATAAAGTCTCACAACTCCTAACATCAAGATTAGCCCTACAAATTATGGACGTAGACGGCAATAAGGACAAAAGTTATATACAACAATTTGTTCAGTATTTACCAGCATTCGATTCTTTAGAATTAAGAAAATATATGGAAGAAATCGAGCCGGGTATAGATCTGAGGGCAGACGTGGAGTCTCCTTCAGGTGCCAGCTTTCGCGCTCTCGTTCCAATTACAGTCAGATTTTTTTGGCCTAACATCGAGTTATAAACCGGAGTTATTTAAGGAGATATATATCTTAGTTCATCATTGTGGATTTTCACGAGCAGATATAATGAAGATGCCAATATATGAAAGAAGGGTTTATCTGGGTGAATTAACCAAGGAATTGGAAGAAAAACAGAAACAACAAAAAGCCGCTGAACGAAAGGCAAAATCAAAGAGGGGATAGTCCCTCTTTTTTTTATATTAGATATTTATTGTTAAACACATACCTTTTGAAAACAGAAGAAAGAAGACATATACGTATAAAAGAACTAATGGGTATCGAAAAACCTCTATTAGAACAAGCACCTACCGCTGATTTATTTGGTACAAAACCAAGTAGTAAAGTGGCGGACCAAGGATTGCAAGATTTAGTTGGGGCAGAAGCCGCAGTTGCTGCAGGAAGAGAGTTAATGGGTACAACCCCAATTTCACAGGGATATATAAATAGAGTTGTATTAAAATACCTAGATGGGACGGGACCATTCGGACTAACTTATTCATTCTCAAAAGATATAGTTGAGGGAAATACTGTTTATAAATCTAGTGACATTTTTTCTACAAAAAATGCTGAATATTTTGGTGTTACTTCAGTTGGTAATGCTATTATAGTTGACGCTCCAACATCAGAAGAAATCGAAACAGACGATAAAGAGGAGGAAATAGAGAAAAAAGAAGAAGATAATAGAAATAAAAGATTAACACAGATATTCAAAAAAATAGGTATAAATTTTGACCATAAAGATCCATTTATTGTATATTTTAGAAAAGGTATCCGACCAATACTAAGAAGATTAAAGACAGAATTTCCTGAATATAACATAGAATTTCTTGACCAAGCAACAAATGTTGGAGTAGAAGATGTTATTGTTGATGGTTTCCTAACAACTAAATCTATATTATTTGAAGAGTATAAAGACTCTATGAGACACCTAATGGATTTACATAAGGGTAAAAAAGAATATAGTAAGGATAAAAAGATGGTAGGTATCCTAGATGGTGAAATTGAAAAAGAAAAAAAGAAACTTCTTAAAATAGTTAAACCACGATTTAAGAAAGTATTTAAGAAATATTTTACTTCATTAGACGACGATAAATTATTAAGACTAGGTATGTACCTATCAACCTTTTTATCAGGACTTAAAAAAGATTATCCACAATATAATATAAATTATGGACAAATGAGAGTAACCGAGCAGGAAGAAAAGGAAGTTACTCCAGAAAAATTATCCATAATCTTAGAACAAAATGTAACAGAAGTATGGATAGGTAGAAGATACCCTTGTAAGGTTAAGGTAGGTGAGGGTAAGGAAGCAAATAATACGATAAAGATATTAGATGTGGACTCCGAATATGTATTCAAAGGAGGTACAACTTCTAAAAAAGGACCCGGGGGAGGAGGAGAAGGTAATAAGTGTCCAGAAGGAAAAGTATGGAACGAAAAAACTAAAAAATGTGAAGAAAAACAGGGTTCATATACTTTCCCAAGTGGGTTAACTAATAGACAAGATAAAGGAAAAAAATTCTGGGTAACAATGGAGATAACTACTTCTCCAGCTAACTACCTAAAACAAGGATTTGAAACAGACGTACTACAACCCCATAACTCATTTGTGTATGTTGTAGAAATGTTATTTAATGGTTTTGAGTTTGAAAGAATAAACAGTAGTGCATTCCCAAACCAAAACTTTGAAGGTAAACAAATTAGATTTATTTTTGAAGATGACGTTGACGAAGTAGATTTTGGAAAAGAATACCAAATTGAAGTTAAAAAAGAGAACGAATCCCTTGGGTACTTAAATATAATAGTTACAGATATAGTTAAAAGATAGTAAATCATGGCAGAAGGATCATCAACTTCAGACAGAATTAAAGAACTACAACAGGAGAGGGCATTACTCCAGTGGATGATTGATAACCAAAAAAGGGTTAACAACGGCATTTCCAGTTACCTTAAGGCTAGAAGAGAAATTCTAGTAATTGACCAACAAATAGCAGAAGCTGCTAAACAATTAGCAAAATCCCAAAAAATTATTGACGATTTAGAAAAGGAGAATAAGGATAGAATGGGAAGGGTCAAGAAATATTATGATGAAAAAATAAAACAACAAAAGAAGTTTCACGCTGGTGTTCAAAAAACTTTAGATGATTTAGATGAGGAACAAAAGAAGTTAAAGGGAACGTTAAATATAATGAAGGCGATAACAAAATCGCTTACCGACCAACTTAAAAAGTTTACAGAACAACACTTCTCACTTAAACAACTTAAGAAAGTATATCTGGAGTACGATAAAGCAGTTAGAATGACTCAAGTTAGTATGGGAGCAACTGCGGGAGCTGCTGATATGATTAGGAGAAATTTAGGGGAAGCAGCATATGAAGGAGCTAGATATGGGATATCGGTTGCGGAAATGGCCGCAAATCAAAGAGATATTAGTGAAAGTATAGGTAGACAATTAATTATGACTTCGGAACAGTTATCTAAGTTTGGTGTTATGAATAAATTAGTTCCGGGGGTAGCCAATGAATTGGCTTCTTTATTTGATGTATTTGGTAAGAGTCTAGAATATACGGGAGATATGATGCAGAGAATACTTACCACATCTGTAGAAACAGGATTAAACTTCACTAGATTAACTAAAGAAAATGCTAAAAATGCGAAACTTGCAACAAGATTCAGGTTCAAAGGAGGACTTAGAGACATTGAAGGTATTAGTAAACAAATGGTAAGACTAAGAACTAACTTTGAATCTATCGCTGGTTTTGCGGAAAAAGTGTTTAGACCCGAAGGGGCAATTGAGGCGGCGGCACAACTACAAGTTTTAGGGGGCGCTATGGCTAATCTTGGTGATCCTTTTATGTTAATGTATAAAGCACGTAACGATGTTGCTGGGTTCACAGAGGAAGTTCTTAAGGCAACTAAATTCACAGGAATGTGGGATAAGAAGACACAGGAATTTACATTAACGGCTAATGAGTTAGACCGTTTAAGAGAATTGGCAAAAATTACAGGTCAATCTATGGAGGAGTTAGCGGTACAAGCACGACAACAAATTAGATTTGATGCTATTGGAGGGGAGATAGCAGCAAACTTTACCGGTAAGGACAAAGAGTTGATTGAGAATTTGGCAGTTATGAAAGATGGTAAGTTCAAAATGAATGTTAGTACAGAAATTGGTGGGGAAGAATTTGTAGAGATTGGTAAGGTTACACCAGAACAAATAAAACTACTTACAGATCACCGACAAACACTAGAAGACCAAGCAAGGATGGCACTTACATTCCAAGAAAAGTTTGATGCGTTTATAAATCAACTACAAACTCTTTTAATCCCATCAATGGACAAGATTGCCGCATGGTTAGATAAATGGGCAATAAAAATAGATATGTGGAGTGATAAAACAAAAGAAAATCTTGCATACTTTTTAGTCGGGGCGGCGGCACTTTTTAGTGTAACTGCCATGTTTGGAATGGGGATATCCCTAGGACTTGGATTTAGGGCCAGTTCAGGAATAGGAGGACTTGCAGCTGGTGGTGGGTATCAAGGAGGAATGGCGTCAAAGTTAGCGGGAAAAAAAGGTGGTATGTATGCAGCAAAAGGAAGTATGATGAAAATGTTGGGGGCTGCGGCTGTGATAACAGCGGTTGGTGCGGCAATTCTAATGGTTGGTCATGGTATGAAGGCCGCGTCAGAAGGATTCTCAACATTAGCCAACGCAATGGCCAGTCTTCCAGTTACTCATTTAGAAACCTTCGAATCAATAGTAACTAAACTAGGTACTGGTGTTGTAATTATGGCGGTGGGTCTTGGAATATTGGCGGCTGTATTAATCGGTATGGGAGCAACATCAGCAGCAATGGGGATGGCGGCAGTAGTTCTATTGGCAGTTGGTGCTGCTGTTTTAATGATTGGAGGGGCGGTTTGGTTAGCAGCAAATGGTATGGCGTCATTAGTAGATTCGATGTCGAATTTGATGAAAAATCCAGGTGTAGGTGATGAGATGTTAAAGATGGGAGCGGGGTTAGTAGCAATGGCTGGTGGACTAACTCTAATGGCAAATCCATTAGCGATGTTAGGAATGGGGGAGGCGTGGTGGTTCTTATCTAAAGTTTCTAAATACGGCCCTGGTATCCAGGCTGCTGGAGAAGGGGTTAAATACTTAAACGAAAACCTAGGAGGACTAAAGTCCTCAATTAAAAACTTTGATGCGGATGGAGGTATGTTTGAGAAGTTGGCACAAATTGATAAAATGATAACCAGAACACAATCAAAACCAATCATTGTTGAAGTAAAAGGTGATTTAGGGGGTAGGTTAACTGTAGACGTTCTTGGTGCTGAAACTGAAAGAAAGATATTACTGTCAGATGGTAGATTCATAACTAACTTAACAAATGAGATTGAAGATAGAATAGATATAAAACAAAAGATTAGTGGTAAATAAAAAATATGGGAATTAATATAGATAATACAGTAATTAATGGAGTTTCACAAGCAACCACAACTGCTGAACTAAGAGAGTGGTTACTAAATAGAAATTTACCTAATGTTATAACAGAAGCTGGGTTTCAACAGAATGTACAAATGCTTCAAGAAGCCTCACTGTTATTTGAAGAAACCAACCAAGGATTTCTCCAATCACTAGTTGTTGGGAATGAGTTTTATCAGACTGGTGCGTATTATAGCGCTGGGGTTAATTACGGTATGTTAAATGGGCCACAATATTCTATTGATAATCTAGGTGAGATTAATATTGATACAACTACAGACTCATCTGGAAATTTAATGCCACACATCTCTTGTGAATTACCAGACTATATCTTTCCTATAGAATCGAGTTCACTATGTGAAATAAATTTATTTAGTGCAGAATTAGAATATACCGCTAATAATCTAGATTATTATGAAATACCAACATCAGATGGGACACCAATATCAGAAACATATAACCCAGAGTCATTTGGGGTTTTACCACCATTTAATATGGCTAGAACATCTAGTGATTTTAGTGTTCTTGCTCAGTATGGTGAAGGAGTGGATAGTCTAGTTAAAAAGACACAGAATCAAAACCCGGCGAATAACCCATATTCTTGGTTCAATTCAAATCCGACAATGTACGACTTATTCATTTCACCTAATTTTGATGGTAATTTTATGAGATTCGATTCAACAGCTTTAGAATTATCACCATTAGATAATAGATTCTATGGGTTAAAAATTAGTCAAAGGGGATTTGAATTTAATAATGCTTCAGCACCTGATGGTTCAGGAGTTAAAACTTTCTATACACCTTTACAACCATATAATGATGGTTTCTCTGATGCTCCGTCTACTTTAATACAAAATACTAGAATATTAGAACAATGGGTTCTTGGTTCTTATGGTACTAGAATAGTTAGAGACGCTCATTTATTAAGAAATTCATTCACATCCTGTGACATGTATCTTAGTAATAGTCCTGGACTTCCTGGTATTGATTCTATCGAAGGAACAGTAGGATTAAATAATTACTATTTAACTTTGGCTTGGGTGTTATCAGGCCCAAGAAAACCGAAATCAAACACTAACTACTTTGTACAACAACTAACCGCGTCTCAAATGGACCCTACAGCTCTTGCTGGAGGACTTGGGGAGGCGGTTATTGACCAAGATTTTGGGTGGGATAGGGCATTAATACCTGATTTTGCTGCACTACCAACAGCTCGAAAAATAGAAAGTGGTGCTAGATGGCAACCACAAAGAACTATTAGTAACTTTGAATTAATGGAAGAAGTAGGGACTAAAGGAATATTAAACTATACCCAACGAATAATTAATAACTCCACTGATGGTGCACAAGGGGTAGTAAAAGTCGGTGATTATATTAGACAGGACACGAAATACATTAAAACAAAAAATGGACCAATTAGTAGAGGTTCAGGGGTAGACTCACTTAAAAATAGTGGTCAGAAACCATTTTATAGAAGTTGGATTAGAGCAAAGAAAGAAGAAGTAGTACAAGGAGGTGAAGACGGATCACTTCCATTAAATTATTCAAGGTACGATGCTTTAATAAGACACCAAGGATTAGTCCTAGGAGGTAATCGTTCTACTTGGAGTGGAGGAGCAAGTGTAATCGAGGAAACTGGAGGGGCACATAATGCTCAATCAGGACCTACAGATACAAAAAGATTCATGTTTTCACTTGAAAATTTAGCGTGGAAGGATGATAATGACAGTCTTTCACCCCATGAAATAGGTCCAAATAAAGGTAGGATAATGTGGTTCCCACCTTATATTGAAAGTTGGACTGAAAACTCAAGTGCAAACTGGACACAGACAGATATTTTAGGTAGGGTTGAACCTATTTTTACTTATAAAAATTCGTTTAGACAAACTAACCTTAACTTTATGGTTGTAACTGACTATCCAGAAGTATTAGATACAATAAGTAAGGATTTTTCACCAACTAATTCTGATATGGAGGCTGCTCAGTTCTTCTCAGGAGAAGATTTTGATAGATATAGAGACGCAATTGTTTCAGGTAAAACAATGGGAGGTAACTCACAATTCTTTGAAGATGTTGGTGCTGTAAAATTAAAACCTGCTAGTGATTTTTTAACTGATGTAGGGGAAAGTGTGCCGAATGGTTTTGATACTGAGGAAATAACACTTTATTATTTTAGTGGATGTTCACAAATGAATTCAGTAGGTACTGAGGTGTGGCCATATACAGATACAGAACCTGCTTGTACAAATTGTGGAGAACTTTGGGAAGGGCAGTATGATAAAACAACTGAAGCAGATGCGTATTCAACACGAGGGGGAGATGTGAAACTTGGAGCTAAAAATAAACTACAAGAACTTGCTGAGTGGTTAGTTACCGAACAAGGAAAGAGATATAAAATTCAAATTCAATACTATAGAGGTCCAATACAGGAAGATATGGGGGATGACTTCCATCACATACCTGTTCCTGGTAATCATGGAGTTCCTTTTGAGGGAGAAGGTGAAGGGATTGAGGTAGTAAATTCTTTATCTGAAGAGGCAGTATCTCTTATAAATAAAGACTATGTAACGTGTGGACCAAGTAGAGGATTAAAGGCAGCGGATTTATTACAGGGTTTAATGAGTACGTATGAAGAGGCTAATTTAGAAGAATTATTAACAACTAGAAATGATAGTTGGTATATGGAAGACGCCCCAGAAGATGGTAGATGGGAAGTAACATATGGTGGGGCAGCACCATATGATGAGATAATTTTAGAAAAAGATAATAACTCTACAGTAACTAATGTTGTTGATGCGGATTATGTTGTACCATATCCGGGGTATATCCAAGCCTTACCTATAACATTGAAAGTGATACTTAATCCAGAGTTAACGAGTCAAGACGCTAAGGATGAGGCTCAAGCAACATTCGAGGCTGAGAAGGCTACGGTTATTGAAGAATATGAATCCGGAGGAAACGACAGAATTCCAACAGGAACATTTTTTAGAGACTTAGAACAAAAGGATACCTTTGCTTATCAAAATTATAAAGAAAAAATAAACAACTTTCATCCCGCATTTCATTCTATTCATCCTTGTGAGTTTAATGCAAGAATGACCTTCTTAAACCAATGTTTAAGGCCAGGTAGTTCAATAGAAGGGATTGTAGGTCCTAACAACATGTCATTTGGAAGACCTCCGGTATGTGTTCTTAGACTGGGGGATTACTATAATTGTAAAGTTATTATTAATAATATAGATTTCAGTTATGAACAACCATTTTGGGACTTAAACCCAGAAGGGATTGGTGCACAACCATGGGTTGTTAGAGTTTCCATGCAAATGTATATTGTAGGTGGAATGAGTCTTGGTGGTCCATTATCACAATTACAAAATGCAGTTTCCTTTAACTATTTTGCTAATACTGAACTTTGTGAACCAGATAGGGCAAAACCTACTGTACCAACAACTTTAACAACTACACAAGAGGAGATAATTCCTAATGATTCAGAAATAGGAGATGGTGATGATGATAATGACGAAATAATAATCCAAAACAATTCAGGAGTTGGAAATAATCCAGAGCAAACTAACAATTCTGAAGTAGTAGTCACAAATGATGAAAATGAGATAATGTGGACAGGGTTCATAAATAGTGGTACTTTAACAAATACATACGACGCATCCCAAGCTGATCCTCTAAATCTAGCTGACCCTGGGTTTGCAATACCTTCGGCAAATTATGAGGGTATGTTCAGATGTACGGCAACTTTACAAAGAGTAGGGACAGGGAATCAATATAAGATATCCTGGTCTTATGCTGTTGCCACAACTCAGATTAAACAAAAGGTTGTGAATTTATTAGACCCAAGTGACCTAAACTACAGTGACCCATTTACATGGGAGAGTGTTGGTATTGGAGATAATATGACATATAATACAGAGGTATTTGAAGATACCACTGAATGTATCAAAGACAATAAAGCGGGATGTACGGTACTTTTGCAACAAATGAAGACTCTTGCGCTTAAGGTCGAGGACTTTTACCAAGAGTGGTATAATCTATACTGGGGAGACATGTGGGCTGAGGGTTCTACTCCCCCTGACCTACCTTCATTCAAATTAAATTTCTGTTACAGTGTGTCAACAGGTGATCCACACTCAAACAGCACATTTGACGAGTGTTTAACAAACCCAACAGGAAATAAACTTGAAACAGATGGTACTGCAGTAATAAACATCATTAAAACCTAAAAAATGAGCTTATATTATAATAGATATCACAATATGACCAACGACGGAAAACCAAAACCGATGCCGTTTATAAAATTACCTAATAAATCAACCGATAAATTTATAAAATACGAACAAGGGGTTACCAGGTTTGATAAGTTGAGCAATCAGTACTATGGGAACTCATTACATGGGTGGTTAATTATGCAAGGAAATGCAGAATTGGGTGGTTTAGAGTTTACTATACCTGAGGGAACAATCATTAGAATACCATTCCCATTCAAAAAGTCTTTACAAGATTACGAGAATGCAGTAAATAGATATCTTAAACTAAATGGTTAAAATATGGGTGTAAATTTAATTGATCCGAATGAAGAGATAAGAAAATATGTTGGTGGAGGCGCTGACCTGCAATTCCCTGGTAATAATAATGCGGGTTCGGTAACAGTACCCCCAGAAGATTTAGTACCCTATGCTAATTTAAGAGTTATTCTTCCGGGAAGAAGTGTAATAGTTGATAATGTTGCTGACCAAGTCCAAAATCAAGCAGAGATAGGGTTTATAGTACCATCTAAATTACCTCCTGAAAATAAAGGAAAAATGGGAACATCATGGACTGAGATAGGAGGATTATCAGGATTCATGAAAGAGAAAGATGGATCGTATACGGTTGATGGATTAGGGAATCTCCAAAGAGAAGGGACATGGGGTGAAACATTTGGAATAACAGACATCTCAGTTAAACTTAATGCGTCTTTTGAACCCCAAGTATTCATTAGTTTTGTTGATATTAGAGGTGCTTCCCTAATGGAACCAGGACTAAATTCTCCATACGCCGCATTTTTCCATATGCCATACCCATTATTTACTTTAGACCTAAAAGGGTATTACGGTAAAGGGATTAGCTATAAACTACACCTAATGAAATTCAATTCAAAGTTTGATGCAGAAACAGGGAATTTTATTATTAACTGTGAATTTATTGGGTTTACGTTTACCTATCTTGCGGATTTGGCTGCAATATACTCAGATGTTGGTCCAGATCTTTATGGGCAATACGTTACTTCAGATCCTAACTATTTCCAACAAATAGGTAATGCAGGTAGTGGTTCTGGGAAACCGTGGCCAGAAGGTACAATGACTTTAGGTCCATATCTTAATAATATTGCTGACATGGCAGCAAAAATGGAGGCAATAGAGAATGATGAGGTTGTCCAAGACCACAAAGATATGGTTGATGCTGTCACATCATTAAAAGCGGTTATTGCATATTGGAAAGGTACCACTGTTAATAATATACGAAAAGATGGTAGTGATGATATATACACTTATGACCCACATAATGAAACGTTAACTGTAACTGAATGTCTTTCTGCTAGTACAAAAACTTTATTAGCTGATTTGGAGTGTAAAAAGAAAAGAGCCGCCAATCAGAATGGATATTATCATGATCTTCTATTAACAATTAAAGGGTATGCAGACAAAACTAATAATAATCCAGATGTGGAAAAAGTCTTAGTAGAAAAAGCGTCAGGAGCCTATCGACCATATGCTACCTCTGTTTTCGCGTCCATACCTGATGGTGCAAAGACTAAAATAAATGGTCCCGAAGGGGCTCCATTACCAGCAGTTAGTCTAATAAAAACAAAATTCGATGGACCTGTCAAATGGGATCACGATTATAATCCTAATACTCCCGATGCTTATGGTGACGATGGTGGTAATAAGGGTGGGGCGGTAATCTTATCAGATTATGATGACTCAACCGCCGATGCTGGGACTGGTGCTAATGGATGTGTTCAAGTTATTGCTAAGGAATTTTTAGATGGGGCAAAGGAGTCATTAGCATTTGCAGAAATGCGATTAGTAGAACTCGCTAAAGAGAAAAAGATACAAGAAGAAACTGTTAGATTGAATTCATTGGTTATGCCCCCTACTTTGGAGAATGTATTTAAGTTAATATTGAATGGAGTGGATGGTTTTAATTCAACAGTAACTAATGTAGGTAAAATGGCAAATAAACAACATCAGGATGACGGGCGTTTAAGGGCTAAGTTAAGAGAATCAGGTACAGGAACAGACATTAAAGAAAATCAAAAACAAGTTTTTCCTTTTCCATTAGTATATAAAACGGTAACTCAGGGAACAAGTTCAACAACGAACGACTCAGACGCAACACTTAGGACAGTAAAAATATTTCCAGGTGAAAAAAATGCAGGTGGTGGTGAGTACACTTATCCAGATTATACAACTGATCCCTTTAAGTGGCCAGAGATTACTCTTGTTGAAAGATTGATACATACATTAATTGAAAAAACACGTCAAATAAATAGTACATTTAGTGAGGAAGAAGGATTTAGTGATGACGCTGGATATGTTGCTGCGACTGTTGAAGAAACACCACCTTCAGGTAATCCATATGGAAAATTAACAGATGTTGATAAACAAATTATTCCATTAGTAATGTTAAGAACTATGTTACGATTAGGTAATTCTAATCTACTTAATAGTTCTGGTTATGGATCTATAGGTAAACAATTAGGAAATTTTACGAATATGGATATGTCGGATGCGACTGGAACGTATTCTTGGTATAACGCTCATAACTATTCGGAAACTGGTGACAATGAACTCATTACGGAACTAGGTAGGATGGAGGGAGAAACACTAATTCAAGGTATAGAAGACGATGCAACAAACGTCCGACTCGATGCTCTATATACAAAATTAACAGGAAATGCTGTTACTCAACAGGTTCCTAGCGGAACTAAGGGAAGATCAAAAGCTTGGCAGTTATATAAAGAAGCTGGGTATGACACAAGGGGTTCGGGAATTAGTTGTGTGAGTACCGCATCAGATGCACAGAAGGAAGATACAGTGGGATGTCATTACATGTTTACCAATTTTGGTAACAACACCCCAGTACAACAAGATGGAGCAACAGGAACAATTTTAGCAGGAACTTACAGTTTCTATGGGTGTAATTATAAAAATCAGAGTGGAGAACAGATTCTAAATGACTATGGGTATTATTTACCAAATGTAGAGGTAGAATTAAGTGGAGATATAAATTATGATCCATGTGTAACTCCAGAAACAAATAGTGGAGCGAGTGTATGTCCAGATTTTTGGATAACAGGAGTTGGGAGTAGTAATAACTTGGTGAGTTCTGTAGAAATATCAGGAGGATTATCAGAAGCGGTTCAAAACTACTATGGTTTTAATACTCGTGCATTTGGAGGGAACCCAAAATTTACATCAGATATATGGATGATGATGGCACTCACAGGTGATATGACTAGTGCGACGGAGTATGGTGGAGGTGATGACTCAATCAAGAAAACCGGACATTTCAAAACACCAAAATATATATTAGGAAAATACGGTACAGTTGATTATAATTGGGATAAATGGGGGAATTGGGACTGGTTCTCATACTACAATCCAATTATTGCTGATGGAAAAATCTCCCAAGGAGATACTAACAGTGAAGACAAGAGCACTTATATGAAACCTGATCAGTTTAGTCCTCTGGCGGTTTTCTACTCCGACGGAACAAAATACAGTGATAGATCATCAAACGAAGCACCATACACGGATGTGCAAACTTTTTTATTAGAAGATGCTTTATGGATGAGAAATGACTGGGAAAATGAATTATATAGTAGTCAATTCCCTGTCATGCCTGCTGATCCTTTAATTACCGCATACACTACGAGAGTGGAGTTAGATAATACTGATAAGAATTCTAAATTATATACTAGTGGTGCAGATACTGCAGGTTATCGTGAAGTCTTAAACGATAAGGCGTCTGGGGTGGCAGACCCAAGAGCGGCCAGTAATATAGCACTAGGTTACCTATATATAAATAATTGTGGTAAATACTTTAGTTTAAGTTATATGCACAGGGCCCGTGATAATAAACCATGGGACCAATTTAACTTAGGAAAATTATTACACAACTCAGGAGGATACCTTAAATTACCACAGTCTGTAATTCTTACCTTAGGGTCGTTATTATATCGTTATGATGAAACAAATGATATAATAGATTGGCCAAACTATTTTAATAGAACAGGGAAGGGGAATACGGATCTTAATGGTCATGATTGGGGGGTAAATACCGTCATGTATCAAATACCACGAAAAGATGAAAGACCAATGCCAGAACCTTACTTTAGACTCGGCGGAGGTATGACCCCAGACACCAGGAGAAAGTTTGCCGCTTCTCAAGACATAGAACAATGGCGAACCGCTGGTGACCTCAATAACACATTACACTTTTTGGCGGGTGGGTGTGTGACCTCTTATGGGGATAAAATGACCTTTGGTAGTTGGTGTGGTGGTGGTGCACTTAGCCTTGCAAGCATAACAAACGCTACCGCTTTCCATTTCTACAATAACCTCACAAATTTTTTCTGTCCTGGATGTAACATTCATGACGATAAAGGCGACTTTCCTAACTACGGATTTTATGAGAAATTACCAGAATGGTTAATAAACGCCCCAAAATACATAAGAGAGAGACTTAAGACAGAATTTGTGTCATGGGCTACAGGCACCAATCAACACGATAAAGGACATTTTGAAATGCACCCTTCATTCCCAGAATTAAAGAGGTTAATGAAAGAAACCACAACAGTATTAGGTTGTGACCCTAATGAGAGTGGGTGTACTCCAGGTCTTAAATCCGATGATGGAAATGTGCAAATGGGCCCAACAACAGTAGGACCTAGTTATACAGAGAATATGGCCCCAGACAGTAGATTATATACTACTTTTTATAGTACCGGAGACTATTGGCTTCATAACAACGACACTGGTTCTACAGACGAAAATGATATTAACAGAGGTATATGTACTATGTACACTGAACCGTGGGGTGCTGTTCATCCATATTTTATGACAGGTCATGCATCCAATAAAGCAAAAACTTTTACGTCACGAGAAATGGAAGGACAACATCAAAAAACAGGTACTACTAAAAAGAAAACTCTCGTGATAAACTTCGTAAATGCATTTTCAAATTTAAGGAGTTCTCAAAAAGGTACCACGAATTTTATACAGCGTAAGGGACCTGCAGACGTATCAAAGGCTGAATTTACCTATACATTACCTTTATTATGGAATGGTTGGGTGAATATGAGATGGCAAGGTTCTGGGGAAGTACCTGATAAATACGGAACAGAAGGATTCTTTAATACCATAACAAAAGATACAATAAAGAGTTATGAGGATTTACGAAAACACCACCAAGCTAAACACTCAAAGTCTCCAGGTTATGGTATTTATGAAACATGGGGAATGGCTAACGTATATTACTATATTAGAAAAGCAAGTCACACGAGTAATGTAGTAGTAGGAAATGGTTTTAATAGGAAGTACATAAACAACTGGGATGGAATTGGGTCAATAGTAACAGCTTTTAATGATTCGATTCAGGGATTTAACCAAGTTGGAAATGAAGTTTATAAAAATATTCATTTTCAGAGTGAGGGGTGTGCGTTTAATTTTAATCCTGGGACGGCTATGGGTAACCAAATACCAAGAAAAAGGTTTACTGCGGATCCTGCAGATGGAGACTGGGCATACTCCTATGAAATATATGAAGAAGCTGGACTAGGTGGAATTAATCAAGATACAGAAACATTTATTGGGGGAGGAGATGGAAACGGAGTTCAGTTCATTCCAAATTTTTACATACCTAAGATGCAATACTTAGCAACAGCCAAAAATAACACCGCCGACTATGTTGCTAATGAATTATATATCCAAACCAAAGACTTCATGCAAAGAATAGTTGAAATAAAAAATCCTTCATGGAGATATTGGATGGGATGGAAAGAGAACGATAACTACGTAAACTCAGTATTTACAACTTCAACACACGCTGATAGGTTTTTTGGTGGATTTTTAGCTGCGATAAACGAATATCTCGCATCTCAAATTAAAAGTGGTGCACAACAGACGGCCCGAGTGGATAAATTGGATATATTAAACGATAACGACATTAAGTTAGATACTTATTTAACTGTTAAAAATCTACATGATAAATGGTTATGTGAACCACAACAATCGGCTAGAAATAATTTAACCACAGGAAATGCTAGAGAGGCTAGTAAAATTGGGTGGTTATTTGACCAATTTAGTTTTGTTGATAGGGCGTATAACGATATTAGACATAAATTTATTGACCCATCACCCCTCTTAAATCTTAAAAAGAATCCTAAAATGAGTTTATATACACTAATATATGACCTCATAGTACATAATCAATTTGAATTCTTCCCCTTACCTTCTAATATAGACTTTTCACCAGAGGAGTTTAGACAGGCATTTACACCGTTTCTAACAGTTAATGAGAGAGACATGAATAAAAATCCTAGGTTCTATATTATGTATATGGGTGGTTTTTCAGATAGTCTTGATGTTGACAGCACAGATTACCAATATAGTAACGACGGATTTGATATTGATAATGAGTGTATAGATTGTCCAGCTGACTACTTCGGCGAAGAAATTTCTAAAAAATATGGTGATAGTTTAGTGTTCGGTCAACTATTGAGTGAGGGAAAAATGAAATGTGAGAGTGGTGAATGTGGTAGTGGTGATATTAAAAAAGCACCACAATTAGTACCACAAACTGGACATTGGGTATGTTGGAGTGAGGATGCGACAGGAGGTACATGTAAAGTTAGGACTCAGAATGTTACGGCTTTCAGAGTGGCCTTTGGACAAGATAACCAAAACTTCTTCAAGTCTGTTTCTCTAGATCAAGCAGAATTCCAAGAAACACAGGAATCGTTAGAACTGATAGATGCTTTAGCAAAAGAAGAAGGTACTTCTAAGGATCCTATGTTAAAAGGACAAAACCTATTTAATGTATACCAAAAAAGAAGTTATACTTGTAGTGTAGATGCTTTCGGAATGATGAACATCCTACCTTTACAATACTTTCAACTAGATCAAGTCCCTATGTTTCATGGGGCGTACATTATAACAAATGTTGACCACACCATCACACCAGGAGAGTTTCAAACAAATTTCAAAGGAACTAGAATATCACGTTCTGTTGTACCCTACGTATCCAATTTTATTACAAATACTCTTATTGTAGAGTCAGATAATCCAGAAATTAGTTATGGACAAGGTGATGTAAACTATACCGTTTTAGATGGAAATGTTGATAGGGTGGGTGTATGGATGGATAGTAAAGTTACTAACGCATCAATAAATAATTTTGTAGTCGGTGCGGGAGGTAATAGTGTGGGTATTGAACTAAATAGTAGTTGGCCTAATTATAAAAAGGATATTGGAAAAATCTCTCCAGTTAGTGGGAATAAAGTTACATGTGCGACAAAATATATGGGAGAAACATGGCATTGGCAACCAATTCATACAGGAACACAATATAGTCCAAATTCAAGATATTCATTAGATGAACTTAAAGAAGCGTGTGTTAAGTTAGCAAAAAAGAACGTTTTTATATTTATATGGTTATATTTTGTACCTACGAAATCTTATGTTGAGCCTATGTGTGGCGGAACAGGAATAGAAAGTTATGACCCTAAAAAAGATTGGGTTGATTGGGAGGCGAAAGGGGCTTCGGTACCACCTAGTTTACCTCAGTTAGTGAAACAATTAAATGATGCTTGTAAGGCAGATTCTGAAGTTGGAAAAAATTGTATTGGTGCGGTAGAGTTTGATTTAGAGGCTCATTATACAAATACAAAATATGAAGGGAGTAATACTACGATGGTAGATGGGTGTTATACAGCGTGGAGGAATCAACAAGAGAATGTTTATGGATCTTATAATAATGTTAAGAAAAAAGATTTGGCACTAAAAGTTATGGCAAAACTACGACAAGATTTACCATCTGATTGTCAAATAGGTATATCTACCATTATGAATAATCCTGGTAAGGATGAAAAACTTAAATCAGAGATCAGAGATAACGATACTAACTATTGGAAAGGTGTGGTGTGTGCAGAATATGCATTACAATCAGACTATGTTGCGGCTCAAGCATATTCTCACCCAAGATGTGAAGAAGGTAAAGATGAAATGTGTAAATCATGCACTTCAGATAATCAGTGTAGTGGAGACAATTTCTGTCAAGGAAGTCCTGATGGTATGTATGAGGGAGATAGACCTATGGGTAAAAGATTTTATACCAATAAAGTATGTCAAAGCCCTACATACAAGTGGGATGGATGGGCTGGTACAGGAGTTACTGGAAGACCTGGACTTTACGCTCGTTATGTTAAGGCCTTACAAGAGTCTACCTGGTTAGGTCACGACGCATCCTCAGGTAAACCAGAATTTGTTTGTGGTTTAGCAGGGTATGATAAGAAATGGAATAACCATACCCCTGCCGATGGGGCTACCGAAGATTGGAATGGATGTACCGATGAGGTTGCTAATGGTATAAAAGCAAAAGAAGTAAGATATTGGTCATATCTTAATACTTTTAGTAATGGTGGTAAAGGAGGGGCAAGAGGAAGAATGGCAAATCAAAATGGTGGAGATGGACTTTGGCCATACGGTTGGAGAGACTTTGTTAAGGCAAGAACAACCACATAAACCCCCAAATCTAATTTAACTTTGTACTAAGAGAAATATAATTCTATTTATATATAAACAATAATGAACAATAATATATCTAAATCCTCACTGGTTTGTACTTTTGTTGAACATAAATCCTTAGAAAAAATATACTCTAATTTAGAAAAAGGATTTGGTGTTGATACAAATAAGGTCTTTATATTTAATATTGAGGATAAAGAAAAATACTTAATAACGTATAAGATTAATTTAGATAACGAACAACGAAAAGACTTCAAAAGAAGAATGAAACGAACGTTTCCGATACATAAAAAAGGGAAAACATTTTTCACAATTAACGGACTTAATAAACTAATAGAAAAAATATATAAATTAACCCCAGGGAACATAAACTATAAGGACTATCAAATAAACTGGAAAGATTATGACAACAAATTAATAATGATAAAGGAAAAAGAATTATATATTATTGATCTAGATAGAGTTTTCCTAGATAAGTAATATTTATAGTAAAAGAATTAGTATCATGAAAAAAGAAAACAAGATAACAAACGATGCGATAAATGAATTTTTAGGTGACGATTTAACAGTAAATGTTAATAAAGAAGATTGTGTTGACCAAGAATGTAAATTAAAATCTAAGGACGGATTAATAGAATCAACTAAAGTTATAAATAAAAAAGTCATTGTAGAAGATGGTAGAGAATTATTAAGAGAAGTAACTTTTAAGCACGAGTAAAAATGAAAAAATCATTGAATGAAGAGTTGAAAAGACACATGCAAATCGTTAATTACGCTAATGGTTTAGATAATGTCATTGAAGAAAAATTTAAGGTTACCTTCCAAGAACAAGAACCGGAAACTGAACCTGAAGAAGTAGAGGGTGAAGCAGAGGATGCACCAGCCACACCACCTACCCCACCTACACCCGGAGCAACACCTCCAACACCAGCAGCAACAGGAACACCAAAGTCAGCAACAGGTGGAAAGAATCTTCCAGCTAAACCTGATTTATCAGGAGGTAATAGACCAGTTCCACCAGCACCACCAGCAGCAGGAGCACCAGCAGGAGCACCAGAAGCAGGAGCGACAACACCTCCACCTCCACCACCACCAGCACCTGGACAGGATGTAGAGGTAGATGAAGATGTTGAGGAGATAGATGTTACCGATTTAGTAAATAATACAGAAGAAGTGGGTGATACAGTTGATAAATTTGCTAAACAACTAACCGATATAGAATCTAGATTCAGCGAACTATCTGGACAATTAAGTAAAATGGATATGGTATTCCAAAAGATTGATAATATAGAAATGGAGATAGAAAAAATGATACCACCAACACCAGTAGAAAAAATGGAACTAAGATCATTAGATAGTTTTCCTTATAATCAACGACTAGATGATTATTTTGACCAGAAGAAAGGAGAATATAAAAGATTACGTGGAGTTGATTTAGACGTTAAACCACAACAAGAAAAAGAATATACTTTAACTGTGGGAGACACAGAAGAATGGGATGACAACTCAATAGGGAAATCATTTAATCCCGACTATGACGAAAATAACTAAAAAAAATTAAAAAAAATGGCAAGAGTAATAAAATTAAAAGAATCAGATATCACTAAGATCGTTAAAAAAATATTAAAAGAAAGAAAATTTGAAATGCCTGATTTATCAGGATTACCACCGGACCACTATCCAGACTTTGATAATCCTTTTGGTGATGGAACGACATGGAACACTGGCGGAGGTGGTGGAGGAACTACATGGGGAGGTAATAAAGGAGATAAATCTAAAACACATCCAGGTAGACGTGATTATGAAGGAAATGGTGGTGTAGAAATTACTTTTGAGACCATGAAGGAGGCTTTAGGTGATTGTAGAACTATGGATGATTGTTTAAGAGGGTATGAGGCTTTATATAATAGAGGTAAAAAAGGAAAAATACAAGGTATGCCAACACCACAAGAAATGAGTATGAAGGTTATGGAAATTGAAGAATCAGATCCAGATCCATCTCCAGCTATGTTTATATGGCTTCTAGTTGGTACTGCGGTAGCTTTAGGTATTCGTTGGATAAATGGTACTAATCCATGGACATGGAATTCTGATGTAACATTAAAAGAAAATATAAATTTAGTAGGGAAGTCAAAATCAGGTATTAATATTTATGAGTTTGATTATATTAATAAAAAATACGGTAACGGAAGATATCGTGGAGTTATGGCACAAGAAGTACCATCAGCGTCTTTTGTTGGACCAGAAGGTACTTTAATGGTAGACTATTCAAAATTAGATGTACAATTTGAAGAATTAAATTAACTATGGCACGAATAATAAAATTAAGAGAATCAGATATCACTAATATTGTTAAGAAAATATTAATGGAAGAAAAAGGTAAGCGTAAGGATGATAAATGTCAGGAAATTAAAGTAAGGAGTGTTAAAGATGTTAAACGTTTATTAGGAAACGCTAAAACTATGGACGAGTTGGTTACTAACTATAAAAAATTATATAGTGGCCAATCTAATAAAAAAGGTATGCCAACACCAAAAGAAGTTATGGAGAGAAGTAAACAAATAACTGACGCAGGTCCTAAAGAACCAGTTATTGCGATGTTTTGGTGGATATTTGCCGTTGTTATAGGTCTGATGATAATACTTTGTATCGATTGGTAACACAAGATACTTGATACAAACAATAAAAAAGTATAATATTAACCCAACCCTAAAAAAGTTGGGTTTTTATGTATACAGCATGTTTACTTTATAATATTTGTTTTGTATACTTAGTAAGTAAAAATATTAATTAATTAGTTAAAAAAAACAAAAAACATGAGTAATATACTAGATTCAATTCTTAAGCAGTACGAGTCCAACAAGTCTGGAGTAGGGACCGAAAAAAAGAAAACAGACCTTAGAAAATATTTCGCACCCTTTTTACCAAAAGGAGAGGCGAATGGAGAAAGAACAGTTAGAATTTTACCTCCTAAAGATGGGGCATCACCATTCCAAGAAGCTTGGTTCCATGAGGTACAAATTGATGGTAAATGGCAAAAACTTTATGACCCAGGAAAAAATGATAACGAAAGAAGTCCTATTACTGAAGTTAATGAAGCATTGTTAATGACAGGAGACCCAGAAGATAAAGTTCTTGCAAGACAATACAGACCAAGAAAATTTTATGTTGTTAGAGTTATCGATAGAGATAAAGAAGAAGAAGGGGTTAAATTCTGGAGATTTAAGCACAATTATAAAGGAGATGGGATAATGGACAAATTAATTCCACTATTTCAAAAGAAAGGAGATATTACCGACCCAAGAGAGGGGAGAGATATTAACCTAATTCTTAAAGCGGTTAAATTACCAAGTGGTCATGGAACTTACACAACAGTATCAACAATAATGACTGAAGATCCTTCTATGTTAACTACTGATACAGAAAAAGCTAAAAATTGGATGGCTAATACTGAAACATTTAGAGATGTTTATGTAAAGAAAGATGTAGACTTTCTTGAAAAGGTAGCTAAAGGAGAAAATCCTTATGAAAGAAAAGAGGAAAGTACACCAAAACCAACTTCTAGTGTTAGCGATACAACAATATCAGAATTAGATAAAGGTACTGAGATTAACATGGATGATATGCCATTTTAATAATTATAGATATGGCTAAATCAATAAAGAAAAAAACATTCTCATTAGAAGACCTACAAGGAAAGTATAGTACAAAGGCAAAATACAAAGAAGATAGTTTCTTTGATGTTGGCGAAGCATTTTACAAAGCTTGTGGAATACCAGGACCAGCAGAAGGACATATAAATGTATTTTTAGGACATTCTGACACTGGAAAAACCACGGCTTTAGTTAGGTCAGCTATAGACGCTCAAAAAAAAGGAAAATTACCCGTTTTTATAATAACTGAACAGAAATGGGATTTCCAACACGCAAAATTAATGGGTTTTGATTGTGAATTAAACGCAACAGGAGAGTGGAGTGGTACATTCTTATTTAATGATGGATTTTCTTATATAGAACAAATTACTGATTATATAAATGAATTAATAGATGAACAACAAAAAGGAAATATACCTTATGATTTAGTTTTCTTTTGGGATTCGGTAGGTTCAGTACCTTGTAAAATGACTTTTGAGGGTAAAGGTGGAAAAATGCACAATGCGAGTACATTAGCAGATAAAATAGGAATGGGGATTAATCAAAGAATTACAGGATCAAGAAAAGAAAGTGAAAAGTTTACAAATACCTTAATAATTGTTAATCAACCATGGGTAGAATTACCAGATAATCCATTTAGTCAACCAAGAATTAAAATGAAAGGAGGGGAGGCAATATTTCTAAACTCCACACTAGTCTTTTTATTTGGAAATCAAAAAAATTCTGGAATATCAAAAATAAACGCCACTAAAAATGGACGTAAAGTAGCTTTTGCTACTAGAACTAAAGTCTCCATACTTAAAAATCATGTAAATGGTATTGGTTTTTCTGATGGTAGAGTAATCGTTACACCACATAGTTTTATTAATGATGACGCTAACGATATAAAGAAGTACAAAGAAAGTCACTCAAGTTATTGGGTTGAGCAATTTGAAAAAGCTGGTGAGAAAGTAGATGATGGAAGTTTCGAACTAGTAGAATCCGATGTTTAACCTTTTAATTACAATGAGTTGAGACGTAGAAATAATCAAAAAAATCTTGAAACCCTTGTAGTAGATGGAGATGCTCTTCTAAAAAGATCATTCTTCGGGGCTAAAAATGTTTTTAATGAAAAAAAAGAACATATCGGCGGACTATACCAATTTATCAATATCCTTAGAAAAACTTTATCAGAGAAGTATTATAATAAAGTTGTTGTTTTTTGGGATGGGGTAAATGGTAATTTAGCCCGACGTAAGATATATCCAAATTATAAATTGAATAGAAAAAAGAGTAGTAATTATGATTCAGACGCTTTTTTACGTCAGAAATTAAGAACACAACAATACTTAGAAGAATTATATATTAGACAATACGTTCATAAAGACACAGAAGCGGATGACCTTATTGCTGAATATTGTATAAACAAAAAGGAAAAAGAAATAATAACAATTTATACCGCAGATAGGGACCTCGTACAATTAATCAATGAAAAAGTTAGAGTATTTCTTTTAGATAAAAAGGAGTTAGTTACAGAGGATACCATTTTAGTAACAAGAGAATTAGAATACCTCCCCAAAAACGTATGTTTAATTAAGATTCTTTTAGGAGACGCGTCCGATAACATATTAGGGATAAAGGGACTATCACCAAAAAGATTGGGTGAAATATCCCCAGAACTTAAAAGTCGAAAAGTTAACCTACAGGAAATTAAAGATATAGAATACGATGGGGATAATTGGAGAGTACGTAATGTATTAAATAACATTAAAACCGGAACAAGTAATGGAGGGGTATTTGGGGACGAACTCTATGAGATAAATAATAAGATAATAAGTTTAGAAGAACCTTTTATTGATGAAGATATTAGGAAAGATGTAAAAGATTTAGTAAACTTAAATCTAGATCCTTCAGGACGAGATTACAAAAATGTAATAAAAATGATGATAGAAGATGGGTTAGTTAATGTGATACCAGCTTCATATGAAGATCAGTCAGAATTTTTAATACCATTTATAACACTTAAAAATAATGAAACAAAAAATGGAAAAGACAAGAAGTAAATACACAGATAAATTTGAGTTTATATTAAGAATTAATGGGAATATAGTTTGCCAAAGATACTTTAATATTAGAGGGTATAACGATAACAGTAAAAACTCTATGGAATTAAGATGGGAATTAGGGGAGATTGTGGATACAATACAAAGTTATTTGAAACAAAAAAGTGAAGATTTTCTTTGGGCAAATCACAATCCCTTCTCTAATAGAAACTCCGTAGTTAAAGACACAAAAAAAGAGGAAGAAGACTACTTTACCTTCGAAATCAGAGTGGATGGTAAGGTTATTATTATACAGAGATTCACAGGAATGGTTTTCCCACCTAAAATTAGATATTCAGTAAACATAAAAAGCTTGATACCATCTATAATTTCAAAGATTCAGAGGTGTTTAAGTAAGAGAAAATACCTTAATGTTAAAAGATATTACAACCACCAAACTACGTAGAATAAAGATAAATAATATATTTATTATTAAATAAATTAATAAAATGACAGACAGAAACTTCGGATACCTTGGAGATAAATTCCAATTAAAATTACTTTCACTTTTAATTGTGGATAATAAATTTGCTGACAATATAGTAGAGTCCATAGAACCCACTTATTTTGATGACCAATATTGTAGATTATTGATGCAGTTAATTAAGGAATATTATGGTAAATATGAGACAGTACCAACCCACGATTCACTTGACCAACTTATTAGAATAGAGGTGTCAAATGAAACAGCAAAAGAATACTTAAAAGACACATTAAAAAAACTAAAGGACCAAGATTTTGCTGATGCTGACTTTACTCAACAAACAGCATTAAAATTCTGTAAACAACAAGAGATTAAGAAAGCCATCTCCAATTCGGAGAAAATAATGTCAAATGGTAATTTTGAGGATTATGATAAAATAGAAGATTTATTTAGAAAGGCACTTAGTGTAGGAAATGACAAAGAAGATGGTATTGATGTTTTTACGGCACTAGAAGATGTTTTATCAGACGATTTTAGACATCCAGTACAAACAGGCATAACAGGAATAGATAACATAACAAATGGGGGACTATCAAAAGGAGAATTAGGTGTAGTTTTAGCCCCTTTTGGTGTGGGTAAATCTACAGTATTAACAAAATTTGCTAACACTGCTTATAATTTAGGACATAATGTAGTACAAATAATTTTTGAGGACAACCCAAAAGTTATACAAAGAAAACACATATCATGTTGGACTGGTATTGAACTAAATGAACTATCTGAGAGAAAAGAAGAGGTTAAAGAAAAGTTAGAAAAGTTTAAGAAGGACAGAGGAAATTTAATAATTAAAAAAATGGCTTCCGATGGGACAACAGTTGCCAAAATAAAACACTATATTAGAAAGTTAATCACTAGAGGTATAAGACCGGATGTTATTCTTTTAGACTATATTGATTGTGTTGTTCCAAGTAGACTTTTTACAGATGAATACGCTGGAGAAGGTAATGTAATGAGAGAGTTTGAAACATTAGTTCATGAATTTGATATGGTAGGGTGGACAGCCGTACAAGGAAACAGAAGTTCAATAGGGGCAGATGTAGTTGAGGCTCACCAAATAGGAGGGTCGATTAAAAAAGGCCAAATAGGACACTTTATTATGTCTATTGCTAAAACTTTAGAACAAAAAGAAAGTGGAAGGGCAACTATAGCAGTACTTAAATCTAGATTTGGTAAAGACGGTGTTATTTTTGAAGACTGTGTATTTGACAATGGTAAAGTACATATAGATACAGATGATCAGGTATCCTTTTTAGGTTTTGAGGATGTTAAAAAAGAAAAGAATGCGAATAGGGTCTTAGACGCAATACAGAAAAGAAACGAAAAGTTAAATAATAATTAAGAAAAATTTATAAAAAATGGATGTATCAAATAGAATTTTGTCGGATATTACTGTGTATATGAAATATGCTAAGTATATCCCTGAATTAAATAGAAGAGAAACTTGGGAAGAATTAGTAACTAGAAATAAGAATATGCATATTAAAAGTTATCCTAACCTAAAAGAAGAGATTGAAGATAAGTATAGATTTGTATATGAAAAGAAGGTATTACCCTCCATGAGAAGTATGCAATTTGGTGGAAAACCAATTGAAATATCACCAAACAGAATTTATAATTGTGCTTATATGCCAATTGATAATATAGATTCTTTTAGTGAGTGTATGTTTTTACTACTAGGAGGAACAGGTGTAGGATACTCCGTTCAGAAACATCATGTGGCAAAATTACCAATAATACAAAAACCTTACCCTAAAAAGAAAAGAAGATTCTTAATTGGAGATTCTATCGAAGGATGGGCAGACTCCATTAAAGTTCTAATGAAATCATATATGAATGGTGGAGGTTCTAGAGTAGAGTTTGATTTTTCTGATATTAGACCTAAAGGGGCTAGATTAATAACATCAGGTGGTAAAGCACCAGGACCTCAACCACTAAAAGAATGTTTAGTAAAAATAGAAGGTCTATTAAATCAAAAAGAAAATGGAGAACAACTTACAACAATTGAAGTACATGACATTGTCTGTCATATCGCAGATGCGGTACTTGCCGGTGGTATTCGTAGAGCAGCTCTTATTAGTTTATTTAGTGCTGATGACGATGCTATGATTGGATGTAAAGCAGGTAACTGGTGGGAAACAAATCCACAACGAGGTAGGTCAAATAACTCGGCTGTACTAATGAGACATAAAATCACAAAAGAATTCTTTTTAGAACTATGGAAAAGAGTTGAGTTATCAGGGGCAGGAGAACCAGGTATATATTTGAATAATGATAAAGACTGGGGAACCAACCCATGTTGTGAAATTGCTCTAAGACCATATCAGTTCTGTAATTTATGTGAGGTAAATGTTTCAAACATAGAATCACAAGATGATTTGAATGAAAGAGTGAAGGTGGCGGCATTTATAGGTACATTACAAGCTGGATATACTTCGTTTCATTATTTAAGAGATGTGTGGAGAGAAACAACAGAAAAAGATGCTTTAATAGGAGTATCAATGACAGGTATAGGATCCGGTAAAGTTTTAAGATATGACATGTCTAAAGCTGCTAGTCTAGTAAAAAGAGAAAATACTAGAGTTTCGAAATTATTAGGTATTAATCAGGCGGCAAGAACAACAACAGTTAAACCAGCAGGAACAACATCATTAACACTAGGAACATCATCAGGTATTCATGCATGGCATAATGATTATTATATTAGAAGAATTAGAGTTGGTAAAAATGAAGCAATATATACTTATTTAACAATTAATCATCCAGAATTAGTTGAGGATGAATATTTTAGACCTCATGATACTGCGGTTATTAGCATACCACAAAAATCACCAGAAGGTTCCATACTAAGAACTGAGTCACCATTCCAATTACTAGAAAGAGTTAAAAAGGTTGCATCTGAATGGGTAAATGCTGGACACAGAAAGGGTTCTAATAGTCATAATGTATCTGCGACTATTTCTTTAAGAGACCATGAGTGGGATCCTGCAGGAGAATGGATGTGGGAAAATAGAAAATTTTATAATGGATTATCAGTATTACCTTATAATGGAGGAACATATAAACAAGCACCATTTGAGGATATTACTGAAGAAACATATGAAGAAATGTTAAAATCTTTAACCAATGTTGACCTATCTAATGTAATAGAATTAGATGATAACACAGATTTGTCTGGTGAATTAGCTTGTTCTGGTGGTAATTGTGAAATTGATGTAGATATGAAATCTATAGAGGAGAAGGGAGAGGTTGAATTAAATGACGCATAAATTTAGTAAAGAAATATTATATCACTTTAATTGTGGTAAGTGTAATAAATGGTGGTCAATTGCTGACTACCATTTATTTTCTAAAGAAGTACGGCCATATCAATACCTACAACCCAGTTTAATGACTTGTCCCCATTGTGGACATAAAAAAGAAGTAAAAGAAATAGAAAATGACGAGAAGAGACGATTGGATTAGTGAACTACACTATAGAGAATTTATTAAACCTAAATTACAACCCCAAGACTTTTATTGGGATGGTGGTAATATGGTAATGACAGAAGAGTATCATAAAAAAAGAGGGAGTTGTTGTGGTAGTGGGTGTAAACACTGTCCTTTTTGGCCACAATACATTAAAATGAATAAAGAGTTAAAAGAAGATGTTAAAGTATAAGGTCTTACAAATTAAAACCATCGATATTTATAATAAAGAATTATAAATGGCGGTAAAAACAATTAATATAGGGTTTCCTTTCGAAACCTCACCTATTGGGAATTTTTTGAGGTTAAATAGAACATCAAAAGATGCGATAAAGTCTGATATTACCCACCTTCTAATGACAAGAAAAGGGGAGAGACTTTACAATAATGAGTTTGGTTCGGGTTTATATACTTTTTTATTCGAACAAATTGACGAAAAAACAGTAACTGATATTAAATTAGAACTAACAGAAAGTATTGCTAAGTATATGCCTAATGTGACAATAGACGACTTAATAGTAGAGTCGGATCCTGATAATAATCACATTAAAATTAACTTAGAATATACAATAACTAACACATCATTTGATGAGAGTGATGCAATTGAAATTATTTTATAAAAATGGCTAATCAAGGAATTAACTATAATGCACGTAATTTTGTAGAGGTAAGGTCGGAATTAATAAATTTTGTTAAACAATATTATCCTGATTTATTTAGTGATTTTAATGACGCTTCTGTGGGACAAATGTTATTGGAGCTTAACGCAGCGGTTGCTGACATGTTATCCTATAATACCGATAGAACATTTCAAGAAACACAGATAGACTATGCTCAGGAAAGAGCTTCCATATTAGCAATGGGACGTACTTTAGGATTAAATGTACCAGGAGTAAGACCTAGTATGTGTTTAGTAGATTTCACGGTAATTGTTCCCCCAAAAGGAGATAGTTTCGATATTAATTACGCACCTATGTTAAAATATGGATCTCAAGTAGAAGGGGCGGGACAAATATTCCAAGTAGATGAGGATGTTAACTTTGCATCCCCACTTTCATCAGGAGGAGTACCAAACAGATTGGTATTACCTAATAAAGACAGTAATGGTGTAATAGTATCTTATAGTATTGTTAAGAGAGAGGCGGTAATAAATGGTAGGAGTAAGGTATTAAAAAGAAATGTTAGACCTGAGGATATAAAACCATTTATGGAGATAATACTACCAGAGACTAATGTTACTAGTATAGAACAAGTTAAACTAGTTGATGGATTAGACGCTGTGGAACCATCCTTATCTGACTTCCTAAAGTTTGAAAATAGTTTTTATGAGGTAGACTCTTTGGCCGAATCACAAGTTTTTATGGAAGATAAAAATAGACAGAGTGATAACGGGGCAATAATTCCTGGTAAATGGGTTAGTGTAGATAAGAGATTTGTAAAAGATTACACGGATAAAGGATTTTGTAGATTAACTTTTGGTAGTGGTACACCAAACGCGCAACCTCTCGTAGACTATATTAATAATAATTCATTAAGTCAGATAGATAATGTACTTAACAATAAGAGTCTAGGAGAATTACCTAAGGCGAATTCAACACTGTTTATTAGATATAATGTAGGTGGAGGGGAATCCTCTAACGTTGGACCAAATGTGTTGCAGAATAAAGGGGTGATATATATGATAACACAAGGTAGTTCAGCTGCCAATAATGAAGTGGTAGAACTATCCTTAAAGTGTACTAACCCTACTCCAGCTATTGGAGGTGCGGATACCCCATCAATAGATGAACTAAGACACTTAATAAAATATAATTTCGCAAGTCAAAATAGAGCGGTAACAGTAAGGGATTATTATACTCTCATCACAAAAATGAGTAGTAAATTTGGTGTTCCATATAAAAGCGCAATAGCCGAAACACAAAATAAAATTGAAGTATCAACACTGAGTCTGGATAGTAATAGAAAGTTAACAGCAATATCGACAGATACACTTAATGATAATATGTCAAGATACCTGGCAAACTATAGAATGATAAATGATTATATAACCGTAACGTCAGGAAAAATAATAAATATATCTATGGAGGTTTATTGTTATATTGATAAAAACTTTAATAAGTCATTAGTTATTTCTCAAATGATTAATACTGTTAGTACCTATCTGAGTGTAACCACCCAAACGATGGGTCAGAATATCTATTTATCTGACCTTACAAGAGAGTTAAATAATATTGATGGTGTTCTAAATATAGTAGAGTTTAAGGTTTATAATAAAATTGGTGGTAAATACTCTCTTAATATAACACCACAAGAACTAGACCCAACAACAAATGAAATATCAATCAAAGAAAGTCTTACGTTATTCGGGAACTTTAACACCATGTATGAGATAAAATACCCAACCACTGACATTCAAGTATTCGCAAAGTAAACTCGTTTACTTTCTGCAAATTATTAATAAAATAATATTTATTAATAAATAAACTAAGAAGTAAACTTATGGGGGACAATCGAACAATACATTTAGCAACAAAAGAAGGCACACAAAGCGTTAATATAGACCTAGAACAAGATTTTGATTTCCTAGAGGTATTGAGTCTTCGTATAACACAACAAGAGGCTTATAGAATCTTCTGTGCGAACTATGGAGTCTTAGTTGGTAAGGTAAAGGCAAACGGAGGTTATCCTATTAAGAACGCAAAACTATCTATTTTTATTCCATTAGACAATGTAGACGCAGGAAATTCAGTAATAAGAAATATCTACCCTTTTGAGACACCTACAGACACACTACCATCAGGACAAAGATATAATTTATTACCCAGAGATAAGCAATTAGCGACTCCGGCTGATCATACCCCTGTAGGGACGTTCCCATCCAAATATGACATAATGGTTAATGAAACATTATTATATGTTCATGAGAAGTACTATAAGTACACAACCACCACCAATGAGAATGGAGATTATATGTTTTTTGGATTACCTATTGGAACCCAAATAGTTCACATGGATGTTGACTTAAGTGATATAGGAAATAATTCTGTAACACCAGCGGATTTAATGAATTTAGGGTATTCTGAGGCCCTATTTGAATCCGATGCTAAATTTAAGAGATCAAATGACTTAGACCAATTAGCTCAGATAGTTGGAATAAATAAAACAGTATATATTAGACCTTTTTGGGGTGATGTGGATGAATGTGAATATGGTATAACAAGGGCTGATTTTGATACCGCAAGGTTTGTTTTCCCTAAGGGTTATCTAATAGGAAGTGTATATACCGATGGACCAGCGGAGGATAATAACTCTTTTGTTCCTAAATCATGTTGGCAAGAAAGTTCAACCTCAGCTTCATCTGGAGTAGGACTTAGGGGAGGGGTTTCGCGAATCGTTAGAGCCGATAGTCTAAGAACACCAGAGGAGGTTGCTAGTGCTGGAGAGAAATATGGAAAAGTTGGAGTAGTAGAAGCTTGTAGATTAACATCAGACGGCACAACTGAATATGTTGGTAAATGGAATACAAAACCAGATGGGTCGTTCATGATTCCCTTACCCTTAAATTTAGGAAAAAAGATTTGGGATGAAGATTCACAATCTTGGGTAGATAATGAGGATGAAGGGTTTGCCACTTTTGCAGATTATAGATTTAAGATCTATTGGGAAGGTCAAGGGGATGGTAGTAATGAACAAAACGTGGAGAATTACTACGATAATACCATCAACACAACCCAGCTCATTTTAGGATCTGAGGGAGAAGGAGTACTACGTAGTCCAAAGTATTCTCAATCAGGAGAAGAATACGGCGACTCCTACTCTTCAATATCAAACCTTACGGGAAATCTTTGGTACGGTACTTTTTATAATAATTCTAATAGAGATAGTGCAAAACTTAATAGAGGAGTATTATTTTTACCAAATCCATATGTTGATTTAGGTACCTCAGGAAGTGAGGAGGCTAATAGTTATACCTTCTTTGCAGAACCAGATACATTAAATGCTAGTTCAGCACCATTTAATATGAAGGATCAATTCGGTAATCAACTAGGAAGATGGTCAAATTACACAAGAATTAGACTAAGTTCCTATTATACGGTTGCACAGTATTTTAATTATGTAAGTGATTATGATGTTGCAGTACCAGGTAGAAAACCTGAAGGTTGTTTTAGTGAAGGAATACTCGGGGCTTGGTATAATGGACCCGGAGATTCAGTTTACTCCACTCCAAATAAACCAAGTGTATATGATGACAATGGTCCTGATTGGAATACTCAAAGTGTAGGAACTAACCCTTGGATAATTTCAAGAAGTTGGGTTGATTCAGACGAAGAAATAAGACAATTCCCAGTTAATTATATTTTTAACAAATATAAAAGAAAAGATCCAAGATGGCAAGGAATACACTTAGAAGGTGATGAAGTGTGGTTGAAAAATTATGGAGGGTTTATATCTAACTACACCACAGCCTCATTAAAAGTCTATGCGGCTTTTAATATGGGGGCGTCGGCTGGGTTTAATGAACAAACAACCTCTAACTCCGCAGGATGTCATTTGGAACATATAATTGGAAATGGTGGTGGATTTAGAGGTAATCACAGAGCGGCTGCTCAGTATTGTGATACACAAGGAGATTGTTGTAACCCACCCCAACTATTATATTGTACAACCAGTGCTTGTGATTGTACTAACGTATGTACTGGAACGTATGCAGGTAGCTCACTATTTTGTCAGGATGGCGATTGTTTTGGTAAGACGGACGGAACCAACGGAGTTATAGACGGATACTGGTTTACCACTGCTAGGAATTTCTACCATTTTGATATGGATGGGGCTTCAGGGAACGGAAACGATTTAATTTTTAACACTACAATAGATGAATGGGAATCCACCAATCATTTGGATGGTTGTAAAGGATGTATGGATTTGGATACAGTATATGAAGATATGGCGAACTGGTCAATGACAGGAAGAGGAGGGTCTATATTTAACGAGGATGCTACTCCTTATTCGTGGGTTATGCCACCAGGTCAAACCCCATTATATGACCCAAACCAAGGGGTTGATATATCGGGAACACTAACATATGGTAATATGAGAGATACTCCATCACCCCTAGCAAAGGGGTCAAATAAAGTTACAATGGTAGGTGATGGTGTAACTGAGAATACAGGTATTATGGGGAATACTATATGTGGCGGGTTTCTTGCTCCAGTATGGGGACAATACGCTGTCAGAGCACGTATACCTTACGGAGGAGCTGACTCTTGTTTCGCCGGTGTAGTTGGTATACACTATTGTGATACAACGAGAAAAAATTGTGACCTTAACGCCAATTGGAGCTATTCTGCGGCGACCTCACAATTTTTTAATACAGGATATGATAAACAATCTGTATCCTTTGCCGGATTCGCAGGTAATGATGATTATACAAGATCACTGGACTACTCATCTAACTATTGTCCAAGTTTTATCACCGGCCAACCAGCCCTAGTGGATAGTCACTGTAGTGCACTAGAGAAAAATGTAAGAGTTTGTGGGGATGGACATGATAAGGATTGTGGAGCTCTGGGAGCTTACCACCAAAAAGGGGGTGGAGGATTCGTCAGTTGGGAATTACGTCTAAAGGAAGGTATGGCCGTTAGATTAGGGGTACAACCGGTTGCTGCTAATAGTTGGGATAGTATTCCGGCATGGTGTGATCCCGGTATTACTTGTAATCACAATGGAACTACTGATGGTGGGAATTTAGCAATCCCATCATTGGCACATGACCAAAATCTCTGTGATAATGGGTTTGGGTGTGGTTATGTCTACCTTAATATGTCGATTAGTCATTATGTGAATCCTAGAGAAAGTGAACTCGTAGAGAATTACCAAAGAACAATAGGAGAACCAATACACGGTTCCTTATATTTTCCACAATACTATGTGGGTACTAACGATGATGAATGTTGTTCAAGATCCAATGGTGACTTTGAGGGATGGAGTCATAATGCACCAGAAGAAAGACATAAAGTGGATGTATGGGAAAACTTTTCATTATTATATGCTGGTAGTTTTATGGAGGTTAATGGGACTCTTAATTTTGAAAATTATACAACAGGACAAGGGGATGTGTTAGGGGGATCACCAGTGAGGAACGGTAAATATTATAACACTAGAACAATAGGAAATACAGATATTATTGAGATAACTAAAGAGAAACCTAATTTTAGACTGGGGCCAAACCAATGGGCTAGTATAGACATGAACTTACCTAATACATCAGTTAATTTAAGTTCTGATTATAATTATTCTCTAATATTAGATAAAAGTGATTATGGCCCTTTCTTCACCAATCAAGACACTCAAAATTGGCCATTAACATACGGTGGAGGTATGGAAGAACTACAGAATAAGAATTTTGCACCATACGACTGGTTAGATTTTAGATTATCACAACAATATCCTCCACAATTTGATACTAATGAGATAATGCAAAACGGTATTGGTGCTCAAGGAGATATTCCAGTTAATTGGGATTGGATGAATGGTGGTAATTGGGGGGCATCAACCTCCTCATTGGTTTATCCAGTACAATTTCCTTATTATGCTACCGCTGGTAATCTTGTTGAGTCTAACTATAATGTTTTCAGATACGACGTCCAAGGATTTTCTCAAGGGGGTGTTGTATTTCCTGGGGTATATCCTAGGTGGTACAATTGGTTAAGACCAATGCCAGAGAGTTGGTATTCTACTAATACTTTTTGGTGGAAAGACATCTACGCCCTATCAACCGAATATAAAGAGTTAGATGGTGAAACTCCAGGAGCTTATAGTCCAACAACGCCATGGTCAGCAGGTGAAACTTATAATAATGACTGGGGTACTCAGAAGACACAAGAAGTTGGTAGATCAGGATGGAGTGCAACTAATCTAAATGCTTATCCTATTCGAAAATATTATTATTTCGGTCTTAGGAAAAATAGATGGACATCTTTAGATGAATTAAAAGATGTATTAGGAAACGTACAAATGGATTATTAATGGAAAGAAAAAAGACAATAAGAACACAAGATAAAAGAGCCGGAGCTAAAGGAATAGGCTATAGTGAGACTGTTGGTTTTACTAACACAAATAAACCTTTACCAACGGGAGAGGTTATTAAAATAGTTAGTCAATCAGAACAGTTTTTTACTGAAAGAAAAGAATCAAAATTATATCGACTAACCGCTACTCTCACACCATTAGTTTATCTACCACAACAATATTATTGGATAGGTGCTAACTTAGCACCAAATGGTGAATTAGCAATCGTAGATTCGACATCACAAACAAGTGTATATGAAACATTAAATTATTCATTACCTAATATTCTCACACCATCCTTTGCCGGTGGTAACCCAACAGAATATAATTTTGATTTAGATAATACTAGTAATTGGGTAGGACATATTTTATACCCTTATGAAAATGAATATCTAAAACTATATACAATACCAGAGTTTACTGCCAGTCTTATGTTTATTCCAGATATTAACGATGCAAGATATGGGATTAATACTGGAATAAATGATTTAGTATATTATGATATAGTGAACTATTTAGAGAGTGATTTAGATGGATTAACAATATCAGAATGGTTTAACGGAGTTGACCATATCTTAGAAGAACCACTATGGGTAGATAATAGTGGGGCGGTTGTACCAGTCACCGATGAAAATGCTACTACACTAACTTTCCCAGAACTAAAAATAAGTAATCAAGAGTATAAAGGGTACACACAAGATGGAGTTCCTTTTCTTTTTAGTGTTCCGGTAAAAACAGAACAGGGATGGTATACCGCATTATATACACCATTTGAACATAATTTCGAGGAAGGTGACTATATCTTTGTTAAACCATTGGTTACAATTGGATATGTAACACTAAACGGTAAATATGACACTTGTGACCCTAGTTTATATGGATTTAAGAGAGTAATTGGTGCATCATGGGATGTGGTAGGAGATAAATACTCGAGACACTATGTTATTATTGAACATAAGACTAAAAAACATTGGGATTGGGTAACAGCTGGTGGTGGAACAAACACAGCTGGAGAAAACTATACATGGAGCGTTGAAAGCTCACAAGGGTTTATAAAGAAGGTGTCAAACTACTCACCAGAACTTATCCAATCAATAAGTGTTGAATTTATAAATCTTTCTCATTTTACTCTAATTCCTACTCAACCAGATACCATTCTGGTTACCCTAGGTGTGTTAGAAACTGGATTAAGAGTTGATGATAAAGTGTTAATAACCATATCTGAAGATGCTTATGGTACAGAATTTTATGAAGAAAGAAGACCATCGTTATTTAATTTAAGTGGAATATATACTGTTGCGAGTATTGAAAGTTTATTCTCTTTTACAATACGTGCAAGAGAAATTCAGGATAATATACCATTTTTTGATCAAACTCTAAATCAGTTGGTATTTGGTGGAACAAACTATCGTGTTGAGGTATCAAGGATAGGGTCGACACCATCAGAATATTACCTAAGAAAAGGAAAAATTATAACAAGTATTAATAATTTTGAGATTAATAAATTACCTTTTAGTAATAGTATATATAGTGATCCTAATTATAATGTTGTTGTAGATGAGGATATTGATATCTCTAAAATAAAAGATAACTACGGAAAACCAATCTCTGAGTTATTCTTAATGTTAACTAAGAGAGCGGGGCAGAAAACATACGATTTTACTGATGTAGAATGTTTCTTTTCTTGGATGTTTAACTACTCCTCTATATTAGTAAAAACAGGTGATGGGTTAGATATAGTATCAAAAAGAAGTGCTGATAGTAAACTTAGTGGACATGTAAAGAACGTAAGCGGTGGTTTTATGAGTGAATATAATGATTATTTAGGTGATTGGTATTATATGGATTTTGTGGAATATAACAATACTCAACTCACTGAAACTAGAATAGAGAGATTAAAAAATAGATTTAATACAATAGGACGGGAATGTCCAGATAATAAATGTGATGAAGTTTTAATTGACGGATCAAATGGATTTGAGATAAATATATGGGACGTTTACAATAGTTACAATGTGGGGAGTCTAACTTTAACAGATGGGGGTTCTAGTATTGGAGGAATACTAAGCTCAAGTAGTGCAGGTCTCGGACAATCACAACCAGCAGATGGTAATTACATATATACTACAGTTTTTATCACTCCAGAATTATGTAATTTACCAGATGAGGGGTTATTATTGGAATTTGATTTTACACAGGTCACAACCACAGGGGTGGTTAGAATCCTAGGACCATCTGGGAATGAAGAGACTTTAGGGAATGGTTCTTCGGCTCTGTTTGTTGGAACTGCCGCTGATGTAAATGGAGTTGCTCAAACAATAAACTACTCACTAACATTCAACCCAGCCACTTCTGGAGTTTATAGAATATTATTAGGTATAGTTAATTTTGAAGGAAGTTATGATGCTAATACGGGGGGTACGTTTTCTCCACCATATGAGGCTTACTTCAATAATGTTACCTTAATGAGGTATTTTGGTACACCAAAATATGGTGGATGGGTATACGATCCTCTTGCGGATTACCAGATAAAAAGATGGTCAAGTTATATAGAAACTGCTGACCCTTCAGTTCTAGGTATTCCTTATTGGGCTCAAGATGTGGATGGACTAATGGTTTGGAGAGAATTACTAGATATTGGTTATTTTGAAGATGTGGAACAGACCTTAGGGGTAGATTACCCTTTCCTAAACGGAAAACACTATATTAATATAGATAAAACAATTGCTGTGGGTATAACACCGTCCAAACTTGGAGAAAATAGTTCTTCTTACTCTACTGTAATATATGGATGTATGGATGATGTGGCTGCCAATTATAACCCTTTTGCAACATATCCTTGTGCCAGTAATATAGTGCAAGGCGGACCATGTGTTGGGGACGTTAACGGAATTATGCAAACATATCCAGGTGGTGCCAACCCCAACCCAAATGGATGTTGTTGTTCGTATGTAACTGGAACAAATCCAAGTAGTGCAGGAAATTACGGAACTGTATTTGCAACACAACTTAACCCAATTATAATTACTTTTAATACGGCGATTAATACTTTTAGTGGACTACCTTTTGGTCCCAGCCCTGAATACCAAAGAGGTGATCACAATTTTGGGTGGAACGCGGGTAGGGGTCTATTCCCGTATTGGAAAGAAGCTACTTATTTTGGTACCAATTTTGTCGCTTATGACATAAATGAAAACTTTTCTACTACAAATTATCCTTCAAGAAGTCGTTTTTCTGGCGTGGTTTGTGGTGTGTCTAATCCTGTTTTTAACGCAAATAAGGAAAGTGGAGTGATTGCTTATGATATTTTTAGATATGAAAACTTTTTACTTACACCAGACTTTACTGATTTTTATGGTTCATTAGACCCGGCTAATACAGGATTTTCACAATTTGGTACAAATAAGGGAAAAAAACAAGCATTATTTGATAATGAGACATCACCATTTGGGGTTGAAACAAAAGGACCAAGTTTTACTTATAACGCAGCAAATTTTAATAATGGTCAAACGGATTGGAGTTCTCAAATAACTGATGCTAATGGATCTACAGGTAATCCAGTGTATTTTGACCATAACCTTTTCGAATTTTATAAGTTCGACACCTCCCAATGTAATACCTGTTATGATAAGGGTAGTGGGATTCCGGGGACTAATGACTATTTAGCCCCACGACACGGATGGCCTGTAGATGTGGATTCAGATGGAAATGTTAATAACCCAGCAGGAGTACCAGTTTGGCAACAAACACAACCTTATGGGGGACTGGGGATACAATGGGTAGGTTTTGGTACGGCAGACGGACGGTCTGGAATAATAGAGGATTCACAATATGCTATGGTTCCTGGTAGTGTTAATATTGTTGGACATCGATTACCTAGTGACCCAGATAATTGGAGATTTTTTTATGGACAATGTACACAAACATGGTATACTAATTTTATAGCATCAACTTCTGAGGGCGCCGCAGAGTGGCCAGACGGTACTCCAGAATCTGACGCTAGTCCATTTTCGGGTAACCCCTATGCCAATGGAGGAGTCACTCCGGGTAATTTACCCATACCACTTGATAATTGGACTAATTCAAGAGCGGGAAGTATTTTGGGTAAATGTTATAAAAGTGACGCTTGTTCTATGAGTTGTGGGTGTATGAATCTAGATGCAGGAAATAGGTGGTATGATTATGATGGTGGGGGAACTTCACAAGCTCAAGCGGTCGGTAATATTATGAAACCGTACACACAACCTTCATATTTTAAGCCAGATATACCAAATAATATGACATATACTTACGAGTTTAGAGGTAGACTTAACATTGAAATGGGGATTAACTATGATGGATATGAACATTGGTATAATGGTACTAATACTGATCGAGGGTGGTCAGTGGCTGGATCTTGGGTAGGTGGACCACCAATAGTATGGAATAATCCAAATATGAATGATGGAACTGCATCTTGGTCTGGAGGTCCTACAGTACTCTCTCTAAGTGAAGCTAAAAACTTAGCTTATAAAATGTCTCTAACAGACGCTTATCAGAGATATACTAGATTATATTCAGGTTTCTGGATAGGTATTGTTTCTGAAAAATGTGGAGTGGCAGGACCGGGAACAGGTTCCAATTCTTGTACGTATATCTACGACCCTGATGATGGGACAGCAGGAGGGTCTTCTAACGCACAACCATGGTACCAATCCGAAGGGTATAACTCATTTGTTAATAAAAAATGGAATCACGGTTGTGGAGGTTTTGATGTTAATGGAGTACCAGCGGTTAATAAAATGGCGTATAGTCCATGTAGAGACGCCTTCACGGCTTATGCAGACTGTAATATAGGAAATATTAATAGTTACGAGTATGACCCAATTAATCATGCAAGTGCTGAGTATCTACCAAGTTGTGGAGAAAGTGGTTCAAATTCGAATAAGGGAGATTTCCAAAAAAGATGGTCACAAAGTTTTAAGTCCGCACCAATACCAATGCATCAAGGAGACAAAGCTTTTATTTTTATACGTTCAGTAGGGGGAACTTTAAGGGATAATAATCTACATTATGAGGGTTATGGAGTAGAATACTATGCTGGGTCTCCACAAGTAACATCATTAGCCACTTATTGGGCAGCTAGAAATGTTGATCAAGTAACTATATAAACATATTATGAGTGATATACAAAAATATAAATTAAGAAGTACAGGGAAAAAACGTAATGTTAATATACAGATTGAACAAGACTTTTTCCCAGTTGACAATACCGAAGAGGTAAAAGAGAGAATAGATAAAATAACCCAACTAGAAATTAATCCTATTGATGATTGGGAAAAAACAAAATATACTTTAAGATGTGATGAAGGGTCAAATATTGGGGATAACTTAAACGAACAGGCTGGGTGTTACACTATTCAGATGCATATGTGGAACAATTGTGATGGTTCTGGTTGTATTCCGTCTATGACAACAAGTTGGACAGAATCTGGAATATTTAGTAAACAAGATGTTGCTTATAGATCTGCTCGGTTTATAGGAAGTTATGTTAGATTATCTTATTTCACAACACCACATCGAGAAACTCAGAAATTAGTATCATATGCTAATATACAATTATCAGAAAATGATAATTCCTTTATTAATCTTTGTAAGTCAGAACAGGGTTCGTTCTTATATCATTGGAAATCTGAGGCGAAATTAAATATGACAGATAGTAGACTCTATATGAAGGTAGAGTTTTTTAATTCAGCGAAGGGAGTCGTTCACACATTAGGTAGGACTTTTCCTGTCGATAGTAATGATGGTAATTTTTATATTGATTATTGGAATGAAAAATTTGATTATGTCACGGTGTTATTGGATCCGGCTACCCGAACTTATAGGTTTGAAACAAGTTGGGTTGACCTAGATCTCATAGCATGGTGGAACCAATACATAATATCACAAGGTGCAGGTGATCCACTACCTAGACTTAAAAATTATTTAGTTGAAAATACTTATAATAATGGGTGTGAAATGGATCTATGGGATAAAAGATTAAATAACTTACCAATCTGGCCAGGAATAGAATATTAAAAATGAAATCAGGAAAAACAAGAACATATATATTACCTCCTTTACCTAAGGTTCAGGCACCAACTGTGGTTCAAGTGGAGCCACAACCACAAGATATGTCGGGATTTGCGGATTTTATACCAAAAGGAGTTAAAAACTCAATTAAAAGAATGAGAAGGTTAAAACCAAATTATTCTATTGAACAATTAAAGACTGCATATAGCGGAGGTACCATAACCCCCTTTTTTGAACAATAATAAATGGAATATATAAAAAGAAAAATATCAAGAGGAAGTTTATTAGGAGATAGGACTAATATGAGACGAGCGATTCTAAATCCAGAACCGATATACACTAATGGAATATATCCTTATCCTTGTTTGGACACCAATCAATCTATGGATGATTGTATTGAATCCCTTTTTATTGACGTAGATGCTGATGGTATTAAGGACTGGTTTGTGATTCCTCCTACATGGTTTGGTGGTAATTTAGTAACTGATGCTTATGGTCAGTGGGAGCAAGATATTGATGAAAAAATTATAGAACTATTTAATGACTTTATTGATGACGCTTTTCATGATGATTTTGAAATGGGAACCGCTAGATGGTATGGAGGTAGTGAAGAATACGATACAAAATTAGTGTGGAATCAGTATAGCCCATATATTGTTATTCCGGGAAATAATAATATTAGATTAGAAATTACTGATATTATCGGAGGTGCCGTTCCAAACTTTGGTAGACTAATTTTACAAACTCCATCAGTTAATCCCCTATTATCTCCAGGGGTTATGGATCCATTTACACTAAATCAAGGAATACAGTTATCGGCTGGAGTGAATTATAGATTATCGGTGAATATAATGAGTAGAGTTAGGTCACATAAAGACTTTATCGATGATTTGGCAACCACCAACCCTTTCCAAGTCCAAATAATGGGAATTGATATGGTAACTCAAAATTTAGTGGTGTTCGATTGGTCATCAGAACAGATTCCATATTATCCTGATAGAGAAACTATAACAACTACATTCACTGCACCTTCAGGAGGTAACTACTGGTTTACTATAGTGGTTAATATACCAGCAGGACCAACAGGAGTGGTAAATATGGTAGGCGACTTTATACAAATAGATGATTTCTCAATCTCATTAGAAAGTTCACCCAGTCAACAGAATACTTTTAACTCAGTAAAAAGAAAAGTATTTGGATTCTTCAAAGGGTTTAATATATTACCAACTGCTTACAATATAGAATTATATAAACATAACATAACAGGATATCTTCTAAATTCTGACCCAATAGATGTTGACAATTTACCTCTAGGGGTGTACGGGTCTCAAACGTACGATGATTTAGGGAACCAAGTTTATTATGAATTAACTAACCCTCCTTTAGGGGTTATCCCTTTCTATTATCTTGGTTATAATCTTTATGGTGCTATAACTACTAATGTACAAGGTAATACCCTAATGAATGATGGGTACTTGTATTGTAATGGTGCAGATTTAGGACCGTGGGATGGGGTTAATAATATATACGAAATAGGGGATGTGGTAGAAGATACTACAGGTTCATTGTGGTATTGTAGTGCTCTTATTAATGGAGAATGTAATACATGTGCACCAGAAGATGATTGTGGATGGGTGAAATGTTTAAGTATGTTGGCATATGGTGGAGGAACTTTGAATATTAATATACCACTTTACCAAGACGTAAAAGATATTGGTATTTATAGGGATGTAATTCACCCTGGTATTGCGGAGGAATGTAGTGGAAGTGTAGAAACTTTAACTGAAGATTATAAATGCCCAATACCTTATTATATACAAGACAATGGGGCTGTTATGTTTTATGACCCCCTAACAACTAAAGAGATAGTAGTTAAAAGACCATGTTGTGAGGACTATAGTGAATATGGTTTTGTGTGGTGGAATGGTAAGTGTTATTTAGACTATGGTAATGACATACAAGGACAAGGAAAAGAATTATTTAATTTTCCTTATAGTACTCTGTTTCTAGGAAGAGGTGATAATGGGTTGTTATATTCAGATGTTGGTCTCCAATCACCAGACCAGGTATTTGTAAATTCAGGACTTCAAGGGGAAATAATACAAGATAGTGGAGAAAGAGTGTTACTTTATAGTCCTTTAGTGAATGATGTCATAGATGGTGTAACATATATCGCTAAAGCAACCTTAACAATGGAGGATTATAATAGTCAAACCCTGAGTACAATACAATTAGGAGCAACAGGACAACTCGATCCAGACTGGGGTTATATATATTTCGAAGATTTTGAAATGGGAGAAGATGACGATTTACAACCAGGTGTAATAACTACTCCAGGGGCAACAGTTATAGATGCGGTAGTAGATGGTATATATACCATAATAACCGATGACTTTCCAGGATTAGCGTTAAATCTAATAAGATCATTAGAACAGAATAGAACCTATAGATTCCGGTTTGGGTATGTTGGTCTTACATTAGGTGGAACAACAACACCATATTATACCCCATCAGTTGATAATGTATTACAGGGTACTGATCTACATATTGAAGTTTCAGCATACCCTGGTGGTACAACGGTAATACCTCTTATGTTCTATGGAGGATCAGGGTCTAATGACATTGAGGCGGTCTTCACAATCCCAGCCACAGGTAACTACTTAATACAATTATTAGTTGTCAACCCACAAGGATCATTTATCGCTGGAGATTTTTATGGTTTTGGATTAGATTATTTTGCAATTGATGAGATGCCCTATAATTACACAACTGACAACAATACATTAATTACTCCAAGAAAAGTATGGTCTAGTAATTCTTTTGATGCTGCGGATGGACTACAAACAATAGAGTTGGAGAGCGAAATTACAGTTAGAGGAGCTACAGATTTAAGTTTAAGGTTAATATGTGATATTAAAGAACCGATAGTTAATAGTCCTTTAACTTTTACTCTACTCTTAAAAGATTTATCATTGAAATATCACCAAAAACCAAATTTCTTAGGGTGTAAACCAACTCATTTCCTTAATGAGGTAAGTAATACCTTTACACAAGAAATTAATACACTTACACCTACCCAGGATGGAACCTATGACACTTTCTCCCCGGTAATCCCTGGGGCTATTAACCAACTAACATTTGGGTCTGCTTTTGGTGCACAAGGGATACAAGGAAGTGATATTCAAACTACATCAGCTCCTTATGTAACACCAGTATTTGGTACTGATCATAGAATAATCCCATCTGGACCAGAAGATACAAGTGCTCAGTGCGAAACTTCACAATTTATTGTGGGATGGTATTGTAACCTTAACTATTATATTGAACTTAATGGAATACCAGTCCAACAACCTGATGGTTCTTTAGGAGTTAGAGGTTGTGTGGGTTCTCCAGTGATGATTCCAGGGGTTACCATGTATTCTACAGCAGCTGATTGTGTGGCGCAAAGTGATTGTACATCTATAATTGGGTGTATGAATGACGAGGCCACTAATTATAATCCCTCGGCGACAGAACCTTGTTTTGACCTAAATAACGTACCAGGTCAAAATTATGTTTGTGAATGTGGGATAACTTCTAGTTGTGTGGATCCAAATTCTATACTAACTAATCAACAATATTCGGGTCTTTGTTTTGGTGACCAAAATATGTGTACCGATCCCGCTCAATGTAATTCTAACTGGGTACCATTATTAAATGGAGGTCATTGTTGTGTTATGGAAGACTCAGATTGGGGATGTATGGATTACAATTCAGAGGACTGGGCCCCTAATATGGAATACGATGGAGGAGAAGTTTATTGTCATTATCAACCAGGATGTCCCGACCCTACTGCAAGTAACTATCTAGTAGGACCAAATAATTGTACACCACAGGTGGGGCCAAATGGTAACGTATATAGTTGTACTGATTGTTCTGGTAATCCACCTTCTTCAGTTTGGGGATTAACAGCACAAGCAACTAATACCTCCTTAGGGATAACACAAGGACAATTACTATACTCAAACGCTATAATACCTGGGACTCTAGGTGACACTAGTTGTTGTTATTTTGATAATTCTAACGATATGCCAATAGGGTGTAGTGACCCAATGGCGGTTAACTTTGGCGACCCAATTAATATAGATTGTGCAAATGCAATTAATAACGGTGACCCCTGTTTCGATAATGGCACTTGTCTATATGGTACCATATTTGAAGTACATTGTTGTGTCAATGTTGGTGGGACATGGGGACCGGCATGTGACGGTTACACCTTACTAAGTCAAGCTTCTTATGATGCTTTAATGAACTCTTCGGGTGGTATGTGTCAGGATCTTTTATCTGATTGTATAAATTTAACCCCATGTACAAGTTAATAATATATAAGTTATGAATAAAAATAAAAAAATAGGATGTTTAGATATAACAGCATTAAATTATGATGAAACTGTAGGGGTTGCTTGTGATAGATGTTGCATAAAACCAGAACAGGACAATATCATAAAGGAAGTTCTCAATTTTATGTTATTTGGTAAAAGAGACCCGAATAAACCGATAGATTATTCAACATACGCTGTGTCAAAACTAGACAATGAACCACTCTTTAACCTACCTTCCCAAGCAAGAGAATATGGGTTACAAATAGGGTGTTTAGGTTTTCATGAACATATTATGAGGGGAAAAAAATTATATATGGCGTGTTCTTCTCATGAAGACGCTCTATCAGAAGATAGAGTTGAACCAACAGCCGAAGACTATGTTGAAAGTATAACAACAGAAGGGGTTGTACAGTGGTATAGATCTACAACAATTGAACAACAAGTAAAATTCTGTGAAGAAAAAATAAGTGAGGGTTATAGATGGAATCGTATAGATAGAATATGTAGTATGCCAAACAGGGATAATACAAACATAGGGAATCATCAGATAGTCGGATACGTAGATAATATACCTGTATGGTATACAAAAGGAGCCGCCATGGAATATGCCAATGTAATAAAATGTGATGGATATTACTCCTATAATATGAATGGTACACTTGGATATATTGCTTGTGAGAATTATGATATTGTAAAAGAGAAACTACTAGGTGTAGAATGTAAAGGAACCAGAAAGATGTTAGACGGGACCTTAGCATTTGTTCAATTAGGTCAAATAAACGCAACTAAATATGGTGAGGCTTGTTGTCTAGAACAAGCACACCAAGGATATTTATGGAATGGAAGAGGATGTGTTAAAAATCAAATGGAACTAACATGGTCATGTATTGATAATTTAACAACAGAAATCTATGATGGTACCGGTGAATATAAAACATTTGACGAATGTCTAATGTTCTGTGAAAAAAATAAAAAATAAGTATAATGGCACAACCAGGATGTATTGATGAATTATGTTTAAGTTTTGACTTTGCTTCTTATCCGTATAGTGGCCCAATTAACTCGTATTTCTTTGAGTCTATTGACACTAATGTGGCTAATGTTTGGGGACTACCAACTCCGGTAATCGGAGCGTTTAATCCGTTCAGTTTAGGGGCAAATATTTTGATCGGTAGTAGTGACGCTGGTATGACGTCAACCACTACCGGACTAAGTACCTCTTACGAATTATTTTACTTCCAAGGAGGTAATTTCTTATCAGTTCCATTGGCAACTCCAATTCTTATACCAAGTACCTATGTTGTTAGAGTCACTTCTACATCTGAAATCGCAGATGATGGGTCGGCTTGTATTTATGATTTTTCTTTCGCAATAAATAATAATTATGATTTTATTCCTTTTGTGATGGCTGGTTCCACAGGAGCGAATGGTTGGTGTAATGCCTGGGGATGTACTGAAGCATCATCACCTAATTATATTCCAGGGGCTAATGCAAATGACGGTTCTTGTGTCTATAATATGGATGCTGATCCTTATGGTTGTACCGATAATAATGCTTGTAATTACGATTTCTTAAAAACTATTGACGACGGAAGTTGTAATTATGATTGTTATGGATGTACAGACCCTAACGCTGGTAATTGGAACACTTCAGCAACAATTCCATGTAATGGACTCTATAATTTTTGTGTAAATATGGGGGTTTCCAACTGTTGTTGTGATTATAACCAACAAACATTTGGGTGTACAGATTTTTTAGCAGATAACTACGATTCATCAGCTTCATTTGACGATGGAAGTTGTACCTTCACAACTGAAGGATGTACGGATCCTAGGGCAGATAATTATAACCCTATTTATACAACTGATGATGGAACTTGTAGTATTGGTGGGTGTATGGATAACACAGCTTCTAATTGGAATCAGGAAGCCACGTTTGACAATGGTTCCTGTGTGTATGATAACTGTAAATATGGTTGTACGGACCCAACATCGTCTAATTATGATATTTACGCAACTTGTGATGACGGTTCTTGTATGGGTGGATGTTGTGGAAAAACAAACTCAGGTAATTTTATAATTACAGGTACTACAGAAAGTAAATTAAACAGAATTAAGTGGCTTGGGACCGCTATAGGGGTCGACTCAAGTGGTGCGGTTCAAGACAATGTAAATATTGCGATGACTGATGCAAACATGACGGCAAAATACGGTGTTAATCAATGGTATCCTTTAGTTAGAAGAGTCCCATCTTTAGGAATGAAGAATGGATGGACACAAATAACTCCTGGAGTTGTTACTGCATACACCATTGATAATATACATTATTGGGATTATGAGATAGGAAAACAATCAATGTTCGCAGTAGAGATGAAAAATTGTTGTCCAGGATGTCTTTATCCAGATATAAAAGAAGAGTGGACAATGGGACATGTTTTCCCTCCACAAATAGAAAATAATGTATTTATAGATAGAGGAATTGCTTCCGTTTTTGAAGAACATTATAGATTAACAGAAGTTAAGACTTTGGAGGATTTTGATATTTACCAATCAGGATTTTTCAATATAATAAATTAAAAACTAAAAAATTATTAAATGGCAACAGGTAATTATGGAATAAAAAGACCGGCAGATGTATCACCACAGGATGTGGATATGTACGTACACTACTCACCAAGTAGGGACTCAAACTTTACTAATAGTTTCGTAAAAGTAAGTGCCCCTGAATTTTTAACGAGTTATAATAAGCCATCGTCGGGAGGAGCACTAGGAGGGGTGTTAGAAGGTTTGTATAATTTAACCCTTTCCCCAACAATATTCAATGCTAGGGGTATCTATACCATTGTTTTGAAACCAAGAGAAATTATTAAAACAATAGTTGATTGTGGTAATCTAGCGGCACTTCCAGAGGTAAAAGGTATTGTCCTTGACAACTCCAATCTTACTTCTGAAGCAGTAAATGGAGGGTTAGTGGGATATAGAATTGAATACTATGACCAAAATACTAACTCTAAAATAAGAAATTTATTTAGGATAGTTACATCCTCAAATTTAGCAGAGCCAGTTAATCAACAATTATCTAATACAACTCAGAAGGCAATAAGGTATAGTTTTAACGATGGAGGAAATCTCATATTTTTAACCTTAACCCCAAGTTCTGCACCTAATGTTAAACCAAACGCAGAACCTTTTTTAGGACAAACAGGACAGGTGATCGCAATCTCCAATACATTCTTTAATCCAGTAACGATAGAGATAGAACTAACAGAACATGATTTTGATACTTTAGGAACCGGTATATTTGGTAACCAAACAAAATCAATCCAAGACGGAATATACACAATTTATGATTCAAGTAACGCTATTTATAAACAATATAACTTATTTGAAATTAAAGACACATTTAATGAATCTCTATATGAAGTTAGAGAAGAACGTACAAATGTCGATACCAGTAAAACTTTTAATAGTATAACCTCGTTATAATGGCATATAAAAGAGTAATAGGTAATTATCAATCTAACGCGGACTTTTCACCGAGTTTAGTGGGATATCAAATATCAGAAGGTAGCATAACGATATTTAACACTTTTTATACTACAGCTAATCTGGAGTCTAGAAGTAATATTTTCTACGAAACACAGGGATTTTCTCAAGCAATATCATTGAGTAATTTAGGTATTACGTCCACCCAAGGACAATCACTTCTTGATAACAACCTAAATTTAGTCTTAAATCTAGATCAAAACGACCTATTTAATTATACTTTATTTGGTAGTCTAAGAGAACACATAAAGTCAAGTATTACTAGTATAATAAGGAAGTGGCCAGCTTCCCTATACGTCAATAAGATAGTTAGTGGGGCGACTTTGAATACAATTCTGGAATATGACTACAGTCCAATAACAAATCGATCAAAATTCAAAGTTCCCGCATCAACGATAAGGAATAATTTTGATATTAATTTAGAGAACTCACCTAATCCATATCAAGGATATAATGGGATTAGAATGATGGGGTTAGACTATTATAAATATGTTATAAAATTTCCGGTAACTGGAAGTACAATAGGTAATAGTCCAGGATATGCAAATAATGTACAAGAATTACCAATAATCGGGTATACTGGCACATCAAACCTTTCACAAAACTATGTGTATTTTAATGTTAAAGGAAATCCTTTCACAGGTACTACTTCTTCACCTAGTGGAGGAATAATGTCTGCAAATTTCCACATAAAACCAAATAAACAAATAGTCGAAGAATTTTTTTCTAAATTAAAAAATTTAGACAGTTTCTTATTAAATAGAGAGACAACACCTATTTTTACATCAAAATTTACAGTTCCTATGGAGGGTAATGGAGGTGGATTTATAGAGACACCTAGAAAATACACTTGGCCAACCACAGATGGGTATAATATAGATATTAACACCACAAAGTATCAAACATACCTTATAGGATTATTAGAGTTGTCCGATTCTTACGACAATTATAAAACAGATCTAGTTTCTAGGTTTTTTACAACAGAAGCAATAAAAGAATTTGACACATCTGATAATAGAGTACAAAAATTATTAAGAATATACGGTCGTGAATTTGATGAAGTTAAAAGATATATAGATGGATTGGCTTTCGCTAATCGTGTTAGTTATAATAAGAGTAATAATATACCGGATCAATTAGTTAAGAACTTTGCGAGAACATTAGGGTTTGAGACTATTGATTTTAATGATCAGAGTAATCTACTAGAATCTTTTTTTGGAGGAACAAACAACCCTATTTTTTCAGGGACTTCAGTAAGTATGACACCAGTGGAATTTGATATTGAGTTATGGAGACGATTGATTATAAACGCTGGTTATTTATTTAGGGCAAAAGGGACACGAAAAATCATAGAATTTTTCTTAAAATTTATTGGTGCACCGGAATCCCTGGTTGAGTTTAATGAATATGTTTACACTACGAGAGGTAAACTTGATACAGACATGGTTAACCAGTCTATTCACTACTTGACTAATTCTCTTGATCAGGCAGCAGTTTCAGTGGACATACCAATGGACGCAGAAGGATATCCTCGAGTACTTTCTCATGATGACAACTACTACTTTCAAATGAAGGGTGGATGGTATCGGGAAACTAACACCATTGGTGCTAACTCACCACATAGAGGTCCTTATGATGGGGGTCAAGAGTATTTTGATAAATTTAGGTGTTTTACAGATATCTCTGGGGCTTCGATTACCACCAGAACCGTACCAACAGGAACCATACCAGAAGAAGATTTAACAATAGTTTTAGTTTCTAATGAATTAGGACTAGAGAATAATTTTAATTATATAAAAAATTCTTTAGGGGCCGGTGTAGGGTTAGGTTATACAAATAGTACTGGAGGAGGAGGTATAGGAAAAGGTAACACACCAGGGGCTTGTGATCCTAATAATCCAGCATTATTTTGTACATGGACTAATGTAAATGAAGCTGTACAATTTGGTGGTGGTGCGGTATATGTTTTTGAACACGTTGGGGAAGAAATTCCTGCAAATATGCAACAATTAGCAAAAGATTTATATGATGCAGGATACGCCGTACTCACAATAAGTGACTATTCCCAACCTTCATTATATCCTATAACATCTGTGAGTGATCATATAATAGGTGAACCTTGGGGTTTTATTGAGAATCCTTTTATTGACGCATTAAATCCTTTAGGTCAAAGTTGGGGAGTTTCCCCATCAATGAGTACCGCACAAGGATGGAACATTACCGGAACCAAACCAGAGGCACAGACACTAGCGTATAATGCACCACCAAACGAGACAATTATAAACACAGTATATCTACACAATACCAACCAAGGAAGATGGGTACATTCACAAAATCCTAACTTATGGCAAGGAGGAGTGGGGTCACAGCAATTGTTCACTAATATAATGAACTTCTTAACAATGAGAACCGAAGAATACCGACAATATTTTAATTTTGAATGGAATGACTTCTACGAACAAGAAATATATGTCTCCTGTCCTGGTTTCTCTTTAACACCACAGGTTGATAATAAAAAATCTTGGTCTGTGAAAGATGGGATCGACACAATTAGAGATTGGAGTATTAGTGATAGTAATACAGCAACTACTAATACAATTCGAGATACCTATTACGCTGTTGGGGATAGTGAAAAATTAGTATTGAACACCAAGATGGTAGATGCTCATATTAATGTGGCAAAGGGGATAGAATATGATGTTTACAAATACAATAAGGATTACGGATTTCCAATATCACAGAATTTTGAATATTATTCACAAAATTATGCACCAACAATGGGTGACCCAGCAACACCGGGTACTGATAGGTATATGGAAAATAATCTATGGCCAGTTTATAGTTATAGAACGAATCCTTTCATGGCTAGTTCTACTGATCCATTAAACCCATTTAGTTATTATTATGGTTCACAATTAAGCGCCGCTTCTTTTACAGTTAGTGCTACAACATTTGCTCAGTATATTGATAACCTTAAGACCACCTTTATAAACGTTAAAAATAGAAAGACGATAGGTGGAGGGGGATTTGGATTCCAACCAAATTGGCCAGCATATCCAACATTAAGGAATTTATACGAATCTTATGTGAGTGGAGGAACACATTCAACATCAACCGGAGTTGTAACTTATCCATTTAGTAGTAATCAATTAGATTATGAAAATATGATAGGATTTATGAGTAAAATAGAACCATACTGGACGCCATTAGTAGAGCAATTTATACCTTCTACTACTATAATAGGTCTAGGAACAAAATATAGTAATACAGTCTTTGATAAACAGAAATATGTTTATAGACATGGACAACATAGTACAATGGAAATAGAAGATATTTCTAACAGCACAATGTTAACAAACCCTTTTCCTGCTTATGATACCCCAGATACGTTAAATAATAACACGGGTAGTCAATGGTATAATAAAACAGTAGTATATTCACGAATAATTGGACCAGGTGATGCCGCAACAGAAACAGAACCATTAATATTAGTACAAACTGATGGCACCAATACAGTTGGTGGGGTTTCAACCCCAGTTAGTGCCTTAGTTGCGGGGGGGTCTTTTAGTCTTAGAATAGGGGTTAAATTTATTTCTGGGTTACAAAATATACCAGGTTCTTTAGGGGGACAAAAAACATATAATGTTGGTGGATCAATAGGATGTGCCAATAATAGTGTTCCATTTGGACCACCTACGAATTGTTTTGATTTTATTGCGGGTGTTGGAATTCCAGAAAGACAAGGAAAAATATTCATAAAAGATGCCATAACTGCAGGTGAGGATTTAGAAATATTAGTTAGAGGACCAGGGTTTTATGAAGTCGATTGGTCTCCTAGTGTTGGGTGTACAACCGATTTCAAAATATCTACTAATATAAATGGATTAATATTGGATAGTGTTAAACTTTATAGAAGCACTGGTGCCGTATCAACTGCATATATAGTTGATATTGAAAATCGTAATGGGGCCTTTACTATGGGAATGGAATATGACCAAGACGCTCAATTAGATTGTAATAGAATGATGCATTGGAGAGGATTATCTGGAAGTGCACCACCAGCAGGAGGTACTGCTAAATGGGGACTTTCACCAGGACATGGTAATGTTTGGCCTGGCACTGATGGAACAGAATCTGTTACTGAAATAGATTGGTATGAAAGAGGATTAATAGACGACGTAGTTTAGAAAATAAATATTATGAAGAAAACAGGAAATATAAATGTAACACCTACAATAACAACAACTTCTACAGCCTCTGGTTATGATAGAAGTCCCGATAAGGATGTATCAATCGAAAGAGAGGACGGCACTTATAAAAGAGGACCTGGTACTCTAGACAATACACAGAATTATGGTACATTAATTTTAGGTCAAAATATTGAAAGTAATGGGACTATACAAAGAGAAAATATAAAACTATATGGAACTAATAATTTAGGTCCTATAACAAATAACAACAAAACACGTACCAAAATAATAAAGGGTAGTGTTAATTCATCATTGTACTCAAATGGATAAATGTAGATATAAAACTTTATTAAGAGATTCGGCTAAGTTGATTAGTAATTCACAGTATACTAATCAGAATACTGCTTATATACCTTTAGATGTGTACACATGTTATGATGTATTTTATCGACCTACTATCACAATGAGTGGTGCGTCCAAATTATCTAACTATTATAGATACTCTTTTTCAGGAAGTCCGTACACTACTCTGAATATGCTACCAACAGGACCCACGGCATCCACTAATAATTCAGTATGGAATGTTACTAAATCTGCGGCAACCCTAGAATATTATATACCACGTAGTTTTGCCACTGGGTATACGGGAAAATTTAGAAGTAGTGTGTATAAGTGGAGTGATAGACAGAAAGGATTTGTCTACCCCCCAGTACATCAACGATTATTTGGGGCGTTTCCCGAAACACCTAACTTAGCGTGTAGTGCTACTACAACTTCTAGTACTTATAGTGTCTTTTTTAGTATATCGGCAAATTCTCTAGGACCAGGATTAGATCCTTCATACCTATCAAAACCTTCTTTTTATTGGTGGGGGAATGATATTACAAGAGGACATGGTTCAGGAGGTCACTTAGCCCCTATATGGGACGGTTTTTATACTGCAGGTACACTATCTAATTACCTAACAGGAGTTCGCATAACCACGGGTGGAACTATACAAACTTTTGGAAACACAGGAGAGACCTTTTATTATGATGGAAAAAAGGCACCGACAACCGACATACTATCATATACTGCAAGATTTAAGACAGCGGAAAAGAATGGACACATTATACCAATCCCAAACCCAACCACAGGAGCTCTAAACATACTAAACGAAGGTGTTACTGGTAATGCGGGATATTGGGAAAGGGATCAATGTTACATGTCAGGAATGACATTTGATTTTGCAATAGGTGCAGGTAATGGTTGGTTATCTGGAGGTCCTCAGTTTATAAGTGCAACCACATCTTATAGTGGATATTATACTGGATTTGCAACAGGAAATGTTTATGTGTATAGTGCATGTTGCCAACACAAACTAGTTGATACGGTACTTCCATCAGCTTTGGCCTCACAAAGAGGACCCGGACAACCAGAAAATTCAAACGACTTTTTAGTTAAAAGTTCTTTTGTGTATACTGGAGATGGAACAACCGCAAGTTGTTACCTAACCTCCGGACTGACCTACGATACTTTAATTGATAATCCAGATGATAAAGGGTATGAAGCTTTAGTAAGTACAATATATAAAAATAACCTAAATTATTCAGGTACTGATTATACTTTTATTGCTGTAACAGACCCAGCAGTACCTTATATATTAGAACCTAATAATAATGTAAGTCCTTATGATGCAACAAATTTAGGAATTGCAACTGGTATGACAGATACTGGGATAGGGTTTAATACGACAGAAAAGATTGAATTAATAGTTGAGGATTTACCTATTATAACATCTGGACAGTCAGAGTACTATTTAAGTCAGGAACCTGTTGGGGATGTAAGTCTAACCCTAAATGGAGTGGTTCTATTAAAAGACATTGAGTATATTAAAGACCAAAGAAAGATAACAATAATGGTGGACAAGACTGTTGCCAATTCAGTTAATATAAAAACCTCCGATAGAATAGTTGTAACCTACATAAAAGGTAGTACCATAGATGGATTTGTGTCAGAAACAGAGACAGTCCCGACAACGATGACTTCTGGAGCTACAACTACAGATGTTAATTATAATACATTTAATTATAACACGGGATCAACATCATATGAATACTATACCAACCAAGATATAATTAACAGTACTGATTTAAGCAATACAGTAGTTCTATTAAATGGAGTGAGATTAGTACCTAATGATGAATATTATAGGTCAACAACTAATCCGAAAAGAATAATTTTTAATGAGAATATAAGACTAGTGGCTGGTGAGATAGTGAACGTTTTTTATATAACTAATTTAACTGGAATTAACAGTCAAAGTCTATCAACACCATATAAGAATATAACATGGGGAGTAACTCCCACACCAACTACTAGCTCTGGTTATTTTGAGATACAGGTCACTAATAGTGCCGATACACAATTTTACTCAGCAACGACTTGGACAACTATCACACATCAAGAAAACATGTCCCAATATAACACTAAAATTGGACCATTCGATACACTAAATCAAAAGTATTTATATAGGATAGTTAGTTATAAAACATATGTATCTGTTAGCGGGTCAACTCTAACCACAACGGCTACAAGTTCAACAAATAAGTTTGACACGTTTAATGCGTCATTAAAAAGCTATTAGAAATTTTAGAGTTTGATATTTATAATAAAATGAAAGATAATATATTAAAGAAAATAAATTAAAATGGGATATATAAAAAAAGATAGTGTAGCATATGTGAGTGCTAAATTAACAGACTATGGTAGAGAAAAATTAGCATTAGGTAGACTTAACTTTAGTTATTGGGGGTTTGGTGATTCTGAAATGGATTACGGAACTTTTGGTGATGATTATTCGTGGTTAAATAATGGAGCTGGTGGTAACGTTGATTTAGGTTTATTAAATATTCTACGACCAGCGGATAACCCTCCTGGACAAAGGTATCCTTTATTACGTGTTCCGGGTAATAGTGGAAGTAGTTACACCTCTATAAGTTCACCAGACGTACTTAAAACGATTATAAATAATCAAGCAGTAACAAGAGGATTTTTTACAGGGGCTACTAAAAATTCTACATCTTATCCTGAACGTAAATACGATTACTTTGTCCAATCAGGAACATCCTACACTAAAGGTGTTGGGAAAACTAATTTAGCAAGTATTGTTAGAGCGGGTAGTAATGTTGTTAAAAGTACTGTACCGGGAACAACTGGTATTGATATAAATTTAGGACAAACTGGGGCTATAACAGATGTAAGTGTAAATGGAGTAGAACCAGTAGCTGGAGACTTTATGTTATTAGTACCAAACTCATTCGCTCTTTATCCTAATACAATTACACCAGATCCGGCTGTTTTTGTGAGTGATGGAACGACTGGTCCAGGGACAATAGATTCATCACAAGGTACACCATTTTTATGGTATAGAATAGTTGAGGTGACAGGTACTTTATCAGCTAACAGTCTAAAAGTTACTGTAGATAGATCAATACCTAATTTTACTGGGTCTACAACTACACAATATAGAGATTCCTATGTGTTCTTTTATGATGGAGGTGGGGTTAACCATAACCCTATTGACACTTATTACGGAACAGGTACAACAATTCCTTATTGGAATGAGTTAAGTTTATCATTTGACAGTAACTGTGATGTTTCTGTAAATGATGTTAAAATTTGGAATATGAATATTCCTTGGACAGAAACAGTTGCAGGGTTGACAGCATCAACACACGGAACAGTAGCAAATTTTGGTTCCACAGCCTACACTTCAACTAAAGAATATCTGGAGTACACAAAACCAGTATTTTCAGAATCTTATGGTGGAATCACAGATGACTATAGACAGAAATCTATTGCGGTTATACACTACACTAATAATTCTATTTCTAATTTTTATGGAGAAGGATTTTACTGGTCAGAGACTGGAGTTAATAACTTCCAACTTACTTTACCAACCGTTATGTATAACTATACTGGGAATACAACGATGGGGTTGTTATTAACAGGAGAAACAAGAGTGACACCAAGAACTTTGGTATCAACATATAATTCAAATAGTGAAATTGATTATTATCAATTACATACTTCCGGAGGAACATCTAATACTACAATAGGTGGTATATTAATTGAAAATTACACAGCCCCAGTTAGTGTTGGAAAGATATTTCCCGATCTAAAAATTGCAGTTATTGATGATGAGGAGATTGTTGCGGCGTTATCTTATAAGAGTAATAGAAACTGGGTTTTACCACAGTTAAAAGCAGATTATACGGCAGTGACTGGGAGTACGGCGGCTGAAGGAGTATCCCAAGCTGGAGACCAATTCTGGATAACTTACCAATTTACTAGTACTAGTGGATATACAAGTGGGATGTACTGTAACAAATATACTTTCCTATCAATGGAAGCAACAAACTGTGACAATTGTGATGGGGCAAATAAAAATATTAAACTTACTTTCCCTTATGGTAGTTTACCGTTTATGAGAAGAAATGGTATCGCTGCAGAATCAGGAGGACCAAATGATGAAAAATATTTAGGGTGGGAGGCAACAGGATTTGATATATTGATACAAAAAACTCAGAATAATGAACCACCAACTTCCACAGGGTGGAAAAGAATTCCAGTTGCTCAGGACGCGGCAGGTAATTCTATATTAAATTCATTTACAGATGGTGCCGGTGGAACAGACATGTTTGTTGATTATGAAATTTTATATAATGGAGAATTTGTAATAACAAAAGAGTATTTTGATAATTGTGTGATCACTGCGACCAGTCCATATACACCAGATTATGGTCTATTTAGTCTAAACGATTGGATTCATATGCCACTTTTAACAGACATGACAGACTCAACACCAACAGCAACTCTAACTTTTGGAGATGAAAGATGGACGTATGGGAATGTAGATACAGACATTAAAGCAACGGTATTCCGTACAACATTCATGTTTACTGCAGCTGGTACAGACTTTAATACATCACAGAATCCTACATGGGGTACTGGTAGTGCAGACCCTGCACACAATGTAAGAATTAGTGAGGTATCAGTTTATGATAGTGAATTTAGAGAAGTCATTGTAGGAAAAATAAGTGATCCGATTGAGAAAAAACAGGATTCACAATTTACATTAGCGATGGGACTAGATTTTTAGATAATGGGATTCACAAAAACAAATACTGAGAATTTTGAAGTTTATTTAACCCCTATGGCTAGAGAAAAATTATATACTGGAAAAGGAGGGAAGATAAAGATTAAGTATTTTAGTTTACATGATGGAGACATCAATTACACTAAATCGGCAAAAACACAGACTTTTGCCACAACTCCAGCTGGGAAATACACTGAAGTGCCAAACCTTAGAGGGGAACCTACAACAATAGGGGTTAATGGGTGTCAAGTTTACCAGTTAGAAGATTTTATATTAAGAAAGGATACAATGAGTGATCAAAAATGTCCGGATGGGTATATTAAAAATGAGGTAGGTATATGTGTTAAAAACCCTCTTAATACACAACCTCCTAAGGAGAAAATAATAAAAAGAAAAAATAATGACATTACCAGAACGGCTAACAGATTGGGAGGAAATAACTCGAGTGTTGGGATTATACCAGGAGGAAGTAGTTATTAATAACATTAAATAAAAAATTATATAAATGGGATATCAACCTTCAGGAACCACAACTACACAAGTAACTATAGATGTAAAACTCACCAAACAGGGTAGAGAAAGATTAATCTATGGAAGTGGATCCAATATTGCTTATTTTACCTTACACGATGAAGGAATAAATTATACCTCCACATCCAAACCAACTAGAGGTAGAACACCAGAAGCGGCAGGAACTTTAAGCTCTAATTCAGGGGTGGCCGATGGACAAGGTTTTAGAGATGTAATTCTAAGAGAAGTTATAGACGGAATGGGTAATCTTATTGAACAAACTGGAGTTAAACAAGTAAAGTTTGGTACGTCATCTAAAGGATGGGGGTCCTTAATTGGATTAACTGCAGACACTGCTAGTTATAATAAGTTAAATGTAACCGTTAATTTGGATTACGCAATTAACTTTATGAAATGGTTAGCGGGACAAGTGGAACAGGGATCAACTATAGACTATAGTATGTTCTACGACACTAATAACCATCCAGCGTCCTCTCTTAAAGACGGATTCCTTAACTTTATGGATTACATAGAGATTGATACTGTAGATGAAACAACACAAGCAATACTTAATACAGAAAAAGATGAAATAGATGTATGTTTCTTATCAGATAATGATAAGATATTAAATAGAAGTGTTAATAAATATAGTTCTGATTTACAGAAATATATTTTCATGTCTAAAGAAATGTTATACAGTAATGGAGGAAGTCCTGTAAATATAAGTTATCTTGATAACGCTATGGATAGTCCATTTAAGTTTGCATTCTCGTCAGGGAGAGATTCAACTGTTTCGGAATCGATAGGTAGATTAACTAAAGATCCTTCACAAGCTAAACAAAGAGGTAAACTATATGGAGGAGCTGGTAAATGGGGGGTTAGTTTAGGTTCTACCGATTTTGTTTATGGTATAAGGAGAAAGGATTGGAAGAGTGATGGTATTAATGGTTTATTTGACTCTGGAATATCGGCAGACGGAGGACAAAAGTCTGGTTTTATATCATATTTTGATATGGTTAACTATAATGATGGGGCCAATGCTATTAATACAGACTTAGATTTTATGGAACTTGATCCTGCTACCTACGAAAATAAAATGTTACCTAAGAGTATTAGTAACCCAACAACGGATGTTCCATTATATGTGGGACAATCAATATTAACAAATAAGAATAAGGGATTCTATCCGAGAACTAGAGAAGGTAGTTATCCATTTGCCATACCTGGATTAGAGATGTGTTCATTTGGTTCACAGGTAATCGCGGTACAAAATGACATAGTAGAAACATTCTTTAGAAGAACAAGTACTACTCCATATAATTTTACAAACTTATCCGCTAGTACATACCATACTAGTTTAAGTTTCATTGCAAAACCACGAACAATTAAAGCTTCTAGAGCTAATCCAATTAAAGAAGGGTTATTAACAGTAACTTTCAAATATAATAAATCCATAGCTGAGTCTACTATAGATTGGGGTATGAAGGCGGATTGGGCTTCGAGTTATAACTATAATAATTTTGTAGTAAGAGAAAGAACTGATTACGGATTGTCATATACACACGCATTACCAGATCCAGTAGTGAGTTATTAAAAAATAAAGAATTATGCCATTATTAAATAAAATACCAACAATATCATCAGGAGATTATAAGAATTATAATGCATATTTTGATGAAACACCGGGAAGAGCAACGGTACAATACTTTCTAAATACTAAAGTATTAATAACAGATGAAAATGGGGTCTATAGAACAATACTTGGAAATTTGACTCGATCCGAACCATACGCTGACTATACGTCTGCTTATGTAAAAACATTTATTAATTTTCCGTTTAAGAAAAATCCTCTTTATACAGTGAGTAAAGGTAATATTGACACTAAAAGTGGTATAATAATAAATGAGACTCCTGCGGGAGAGACTAACCCGACGTATAAAGCTCAACCCACTTTTATGATTGCATGTTCGGGAAGAGACACAATGGCTCTTGACCCATCAACAAAAATGTTGACAAATACTAGAATAGTAACACAAGGTGGTTTAACACAAAATAATAATAAACAACAAAATACTACACCTACTAGTCAACCTCAAACAACACGTACCTCAAGTATGGGATCAACAGGTGGTTCTATGGGTGGTTCTATGGGTGGTAGCGGAGGAGGAGGAGGTTATTAACAATATTAAATAAAAAATTATATAAATGGCATTAAATAAAGGATTTTTCAAAAAAGTAGAGGACAGCTCCTCAAAAATTAAACCAATAACAATTAATACTGATAGTGTAACACTAAGCGGAAAGTCAATGAAGTTTTATGTTGGGGATCGTAGAAACCTATCCAACCAATATAATAATATATTCATGACAATGAACTTACCCTTGACACCTACTCAAAGAACGGTATTTGAGGGAAATTTCTCAACAGGAACAACATATAACTTCTCTGGGACTAGTGGGTTTAATCAGAATGTTATAGTGTTTACACCAATAACAGGTACAAGTTATGGGGAGTTAATTGTAGGACACTCTATTCATATGAAAGTGCCAGTTCAGACAGGAAATACAACGTGGTTACCAGTTGCTAGTAGTACTTGTGGGGTAATTCCATGTGTACAAACAATTGATATATATGGGTCTTATCAGTTCCAAGGAGGATATAAAAATAGTTTTGATAATTTAACATCAGAAAGTAGTAAAAATGCAGTTGAGTTTGGACAACCTATGTACAACATCAATGATGAATTGATTAATTACAATCCTTATAAGAGTAATGTAGTTTTTTTATTCTCTGATTTTGTGAGAAGACCTAATAATGATGTGGCAAAATCATGGGCAACACAATCAGCAAACGCTCTAATAAATACAAATAAAGTTTTTAAGGACGGTAAAGAGCCATTTAATTATGAATCAATTAATATTAATGGTAGAGATATTGTAGACGTACCTGTAGGTCTATGTCTTCTAGATGCTGGCTTTTGTGCCTTAACCCATCCATTTATTACAAATATTATCGCATTAACTGCGGGAACAGTTACAGGGGCACAATGGGTAACCCCATCAACTGGACAATATGCTGGACCTACAGAAGTACTAGGGTCTACTTTTCACTCAGGTAGTGATTCACCCGCTGGGGCTTGGGCGAAAGCTAATGGAGCATCCAACTACGGAGATACAAACTTTGATGCAGGTTGGCTTAATCAAGCAGATAGTGGAAGTCCATTTACTGCGTTATACTTCACAGGAGGAACGGATAATGGAGGTACCGCAGTTCAAATAACAGATGTTTCAGCATCAACTTCTTTTAGAACAGTAAGTACAGAATATATACAAAGTGTAACATGTGTCGCTGAAGCAGGAGGGTGGAATACATCCACTAATCCAAGTTGGGTAGAACAGTATGGAGAACAAGGGGCTAATAACTCAGGAGTTTATGTAACAAAAATCGGATTGTGGGACGAAAATTACAATTTATTAGGGGTTGCAGTTCCTGACACACCTATATTAAAAACAGGTACACAATTTATGACCGCAACTCTTAACTTAAAGAGATAACCTGCTTATATTTTCCCTATGGAAAAAGAAGGTACAGTATTAGGTTTAGATGTTTCTACTAAAACAATAGGAATCGCATTGTTTAATATGAGTGGTAAATTGTTAGAGTTAACCCATATTACACCACGCCCAAAACCAAAACCAGAAACAAAAGTTGGAGAATTAATTAAAAAAGCTAATATCTTTAGTGAGTTTATAGAAAAATACAAAAAGTTAAACATTAAGAAGGTGATTATCGAAGAACCTCTTCTAAGGAGTAATAATGTGAATACAGTAGGTACACTTCTAAGATATAATGGTATGATATCTAAAATATGTTATGACGAATTAGGGATTCTACCAGAATACATCTCAACCTATAACTCACGTAAGTTTGCCTTTCCAGAACTAATGGAATCTAGAAAAGAAGGGTCAAAACCAGTCCTATTTGGTGGTTATGACACTAAAATAGATAAGAAGATGATTGTTTGGGAGAAGGTTGCTACTTTGGAACCACAGATAGTATGGCTCTATACTAGAAATCAAACACTTAAAAAAGAATCATTCGATATGACAGATGCCTATGCTTGTGTTTTAGGACATATGAGAGAGAAAGGTATCTGGTCTTAATTGACATACTCAACCCATATTCGTATCTTTAACACATGGCGAATGAATTCATATTAGACATACTAGACGAAATTTTAGGGGAAAGACAGAAATCCAACGAAGGTAAGCAACAAGTTAGTTATGACTGCCCTGTATGTTCTGAGGATATAAAAGGACTAAGTAAAGGAGATGGTAAAGGTAACTTTGAGGTTAACTATCGCCTAGGTGTGTATAAATGTTGGGCTTGTAGTGAGACCCACGGCACTCACGGGAGTCTTAGGAAATTAATGAATATCTATGCACCTAAAAGAGTAAAAGAAAGATATTTCTCTTTAGTCGATGGAAGTGACTTTGAATATGCTGAAGCAAATATTATCACTGAAAAGATTGGATTACCCAAAGAATATATTTCCCTCATTAATAATACGAAAGAAGACTATCAGACTATAAAGGTTAAGAAGTACCTAAAGAGTCGAGCGATAACTCAAGAAATAATTATTAAGAATAGAATTGGGTTTTGTGAAAAAGGTAAGTATTCAGGTAGGGTTATAATACCTTCATATGATAAATATGGAGAACTAAATTACTTTATCAGTAGAAGTTATGTGAATCACAAAATGAAATACCTTAATCCAGTAACGTCAAAAGAGGATATAATCTTTAATGAAGATAAAATAGATTGGAATAAGAATTTATTTATAGTAGAAGGAGTGTTCGACTCACTATTTATCCCAAACTCAATACCCATGTTAGGTAAAGTTATGAGTGATAAATTATGGGACTCAATATATAAAAAATTAACTAAAAAGATATTCATAGTTCTAGATTCGGATGCCTGGAACGATGCTATAAAATTATATAAAAAATTAGACGGTGGTAAATTAAAAGAAAAAGTTTTTTTAACTAGAGTTCCAGACAATACAGATGTTGCTGATATTGTGAAAAGTCATGGAATGGAAGAGTTAAAAAAGATATTATTATCGTCAGGTAGATTAAAAGAAAGTACATTATAATGGAATTAATAAGAGAATTAGCGAAGTTTAATAATATAAAATATTATGATAAACCACACAAATACTATATAGATGGGGAAGAGTTAACCTCCGTTACCACCTTTATTGGTAAGTTTAAGGAAAAATTTGATGAGGAGTATTGGTCTAAAAGAAAGGCCAAAGAGAGAGGAATAACACAAAAAGAGATATTGGCGGAATGGAAAAACAAAGCATTAACTTCAACAGAGAAGGGAACAGCATTCCATGAATATGCAGAGAATTACTTAACCAATAGAATATTTCCATTTCCCCAGGAACAGGTAAATAATGTTTTAGGTGAGGGGAATGACGTTAAAGAAAGATTCGATAAATTAGTAATTCTTTTTGAGGAGTTTTATAAACAATCATACGGTAAATTAATACCAATTAGGGCTGAGTTAGTTGTTGGAGATAAAGAACTTGGTATTTGTGGAATGGTGGATCAATTATTCTTTAATGAGAAATCCGGTAAGTTAGAAATATGGGATTGGAAGACTAACAAAAAGATAGATAAGAAGAATAGGTGGCAACAATTCAAAGAACCCATCTCACATCTTGACGTTTGTGAATTAAATACATATTCTCTACAATTATCCTTATACAAATATATTATAACAAGAAATACAAATATTGACTTAGGGGATAACTACATTGTGTGGTTTAATGAAAAAAATGACAAATATTTTCCAATAAAATGTCATGACTATACACAAGAGATTAAAGTAATGTTAAAAACTAAAAAATAATGATAAAAGTAGTTTATCACATAGCGGATATACACATAAGGTTGTTCAAAAGACACCTAGAATATCAAACTGTACTAGACGATTTCTATAAAGAAGTAATCAAAGACATTAAGAGGAGAAAACTAACTAAAGAAGAGGTAAGAATTGCCATTGTTGGAGACATGGTTCACTCTAAGAACCAAATGACACCAGAGTTAGTTAGTTTTGTTATAAAAATGCTAAATGATTGTACTAATATATGTAAAACAGTTATTATATTAGGAAATCATGATTTTTTAGCAAATAATTTAGATAGAATGGACGCTTTATCTCCACTTATTGAATCTTTGGGTAACGACGATATTCTATTTTATAAAGACACAGGGTGCTATGAAGATAATAATGTCATCTGGTGTGTTTTTTCTCAGATTACAGGTTCAGATAGACCTAATATCGAAGAATCAAAAAAGAAATCTCCAAATAAAACACATATTGGGCTTTATCATGACCCAATAGTCGGACTAAAAACAGATGTAGGTTATGAATTTGAAGATGGACAAGAAGTTAGTATATTTGAGGGATTAGACTGGACCTTATGTGGGGACATTCATAAACGAGAAGTATTAAAAGTAGATAAACGATCGGTTATTATGGTTGGTTCTTTAATACAACAAAATTTTGGGGAAAGTACTGATAGTCATGGTTTTTGTATAGTCGACATAGAGAAAGATAAATATTCATTTAAGGATATAGAAAATAATTGGGGGTTTTACACCTTTAAGATAAACTCGATAGAAGATATTGAGGAAGAAAAAGAAATATTATTATGAAAATAGAGATAACACAAGAGATACAAGAGGAATTACAAAAGTTTTGTGAGCTTAACGAAATTGAGGATGTTGAAGCAGAGGCACACAGATGTTTTATTTCAGGATTTAATGTAAGAAAATATGGACCTACCCCATTAGGACAAGAAAAAGTTGTAGAAAAGATAGTAGAAGTTGAAAAAATAATAGAAAAGATAATAGAGAAAGAGGTACCAATTACAGACGATAGTAAAATACAAGAATTTATAGAACAAATTAATAAACTTAAAAAAGAGTATGAGAATTTGGAGGAGATAACATCTGATAAAGACACTCAACTACTGTCATTAAGTTCCCAAACCCAATTCTATAAAACTCAAATAAAAGGACTAAAACAAGAAGTGGAAAAACGTAAAGGACCTCTACAAAGATTATTAAAGGGAGATTTTCTAAGTGGATCTAGGTTGAATAAAAACTTATATGATGACTAAGATAAAAATACCAGAAAAGGCAACCTTAAGAGTTTTTTGGGAAGATAAAGCAGAGAATTACACACAACAAAGGAGAAAGAAGGTAGAATCCTACTTTAAGAACAAATATAAGGTTAAAAAAGTAAATGTAATATTCAAACCAACCAAAATTAATGAAAAGACAGGTGAGATAGAAATAGATATTTCTGAGAATATTATGGATGATAACTACCAAAAGAAGTTATTCGCCTCTTGGTTAAGTTTAACTAATCATGGAGTGGAGTGGGAAAGACTATTAGCTTTGAATACAAAGGTCCAAGATAAACTAACTCAGGAGAGAGATATTGATTATCGACATAGAAGTTGGAAGATTAAGAAAATAGAGTTTGATAATTTCTTATCCTTTGGTGAAGGAAATAGTGTAGATTATGAAAAATTAAATGGAATTACGGTAATATCGTCAACTCCACCTAATTTTGGTGGAAAGACCATATTTTGTCTAGATTTATTATTGTTTTTACTTTTTAATACAACAACTAGGACCTCTAAAACGATAGAGATTTTTAATAAATACTCAAACAAAGATAGAGTAAGAGTCAAAGGACATTTGATTATAGATAATGAAGAATATTCTATAGAAAGAGGAATAGTTCGTAAAAAAACAAAAAAAGGAGATTGGACAGTCAAAACAGAGCTTAGATTCCAAAAGATTATGGAGGATGGGTCCATTCTAAATTTAGAGGGGGAACAAAGAAGAGAAACAGATGAGTTAATTAGAAAAAATATTGGAACTTATGATGATTTCATGTCGACAATAATATCGACTGCATCCAATCTAGAGAATCTCATAGAAACCAAACCAACAGAAAGAGGAAAGATACTTTCAAAGTTTATTGGGTTGGAAATATTAGAGAATAAAGAAAAAATTGCTAAAGAAATGTATTCTAATTGGAATAAGACTCTAAAGATGAATGTTTACAATACAGAAGAGTTGAAGAGTGAGAATCAGGAGTTAAAAGAGGATAATAATGGCCTTACTAAACATAAAGAAGAAACTAAAAATAGTTTAACAAACATCGAAAATGAAATATCACTTTTAGAAAAAGAGAAAGAGTCTTATTTGGCTCAGAGAATAGAAATAGATGAATCCTTAAAAACCATTAAACCAGAAGAAGTAAACACACAAATAACTAACTTAGAGAATAAGATAAAAGAAAGGGACGTATTATACAAAGAGAGACAACAAGAAATAAAAGATATTGGTAATACAGATTATGATGTAGAAATATATAGTTCCCTATTAGAAGAGGAAAAAGAATTAGAAGTTAAAATAATTAGAGTTACTTCAAACATAGATGGTAAGAAAAAACACCTTAAAGAACTAGAGAATGGTAAATTTTGTCCAGTGTGTAAAAGAGCGATGGACGATGTGGACCATAGTAAAGAGATAGAAGGGATAAATAATGAGATTAATGTAGAGGAAGAAAAAAATACAGAATTATCTAGAGAACTAGAAAAAATACAAAGTAAGGTAACAAAAGAGAAAGAACTAAAGTTAAATTTCAATAAGGTAGAGAAAATTAAAATAACCTTAAGTAGGATAGAGATTGATAAAGAAAGATGGGAGTTAGATATAGAAAAGTTAAACTTTACTATAAAAAATTATAATAAGAATTTGGCGGCGATAGAATCTAATAAAAAGATAGAGGAGAAAATTGTAGATGTTAATTATCGTAAAAGTAAAAAATCTTTAGAAAGAGATCAGAAACTAAATAGTATTTCGGTTACAACTTCTAAGATTAAAAATAATACGATCACAATCGAGAGTAATAAAAAGATAATTGAAACCATTAAGAAAGAAGAGGAGATAGATAATGTCTTCAGGGTTTACATACAGATGGTTGGGAAAAACGGTATAGGTAAAATAGTAATGAATAATATAATACCATCAATGAATAATGAACTAGAAAGACTTCTAAGTGATACAACAGAGTTTAATATTAAACTAGAGTTAAATGAGAAAAAGGAAGTGGAGTTTCATATGATAGATAAAGAAACAGAAGTAGTTAAACCTTTATTCGCTGGTAGTGGTTTTGAAAAGACTCTCGCATCCCTAGCTCTTCGGTGCGTACTTACGAGAATAAGTTGTTTACCAAAACCGAATATAATAGTACTTGATGAGATATTAGGAAAAGTATCTAACGAGAATCTTGAGGGAGTTGCTCAATTCTTTCATAAAGTAAAAGAGTATTTCCCAATCATTATGTTAATAACTCATAATGAGATGGTTAAGGATTGGGGAGAAAAAATATTAACTATAACTAAGAAAGATAATGTAAGTTCTGTTTGTCGGTTGTAATAATATTAGTATATTTGCCTTGTTAAATAATTAAAAATGAAGAAATACATATTAATAATTTTTGGAGAGGTTAGTGAAGAGATAATTATGGAAACGCTTTCGGATCTAGAGGAAGTTAGCGATAACATAAGGTTTTTTACAGGTCCAGGACACGGTATTTATCATTTTGAGAGTAAGGAAACTGCAACAGAAATTAAGAATATAATAATAGATTATTTGGGTGATACAATACAATCAGTCTTTATTTTCGCATTAGAAGGTGATTATGCCATAGGTATGGATGAGGAACTAAGAAGATATTTCTTAGATGCTAAATTTGGAAATGAAAGTTCCACCGAAAGATTAGATAAGTTGAAAGAGACTTACATTGATTTTATAAAGAATACTGAGGAGGACAATATTGAAGAAAAAATAGGTGTCATACCACTTAAGGAGTTATTAAAAAGACATTTGGATGGGTTACCAGATAAACCTTTAAGTGTTGATAGTATACTTGATAAGATATTAGAAAAGGGATTGGAATCACTAACCAAAAGAGAAAAGAACTTTCTCGATAACCAAAAAAGAATATTAGATGGTAAAAAATAATAAAGTATATCATATCGATGCAATACATGGATTATTAAGTTTGGAGGATAATACAGTAGATTTGGTTATAACTTCACCACCCTACGCAGACATGAAGAAATATGTAGATGGAAGTGAAGGGATACCAGTAAAACAATATGTGATGTGGTTAATGGATTACGTTAGAGAGATAGAAAGAGTACTGAAACCAACAGGTAGTTTCATCTTAAATATAAATGATAAAGTAAGTAACAAATTTAGAGATCCTTACGTTTATGAACTTGTATACAAAATCACAAACTCAACACCACTTAAACTATACGAGAGATTATTTTGGAATAAAGGAAAAGGATTATCCCACCCAAAAAGATTTGGGGATAAGATAGAATATCTTTTTTGGTTTGCAAAAACAGAGAACTTTACCTTTAATATAGATGAAATGAGAGTACCATACAGTGAATCATCTCTAAAGAGATTTAAGAAACCAATTAAGAAAAGGTATAATAGAACAGAAGGAGATGATAAGGTAGAATATAAAGATTGGGGACCAAACCCAAAAGGTGCTTTACCATCTACCTTAGTAAACATTGGTTCTGAATCTAAAAGAATTTCTGATAATCATATTGCTGTTTACCCAGAACAACTAACTGATTATTTCATAAAAGGGGCAACAAATGAGGGTGATCTTGTGTTAGACCCTTTTATGGGTAGTGGAACTACAGGAGTGTCATCTAAGAAATTAAAAAGAAACTGGATTGGTTTTGACAGTATAGAAGAATATGTTAATTTCGCCAATAAAAGAATAGAATCCACTAAAATTAGTGACAAAATGTCATAGATAATATCGTGGCACAAATATTGAGTATTAATAATAAAAAAAAGTAACTATGAGTAATAAATTTATAAGTAACGATGAAGAGTCAATAACAAAATATTTTAAGGATGTTAGAAAAGAAAGTCTATTAAGTCCTGATGAAGAGATTGAGTTGGCTAAGATGATACAAGAAGGGGATCAGAAGGCCATGGATAAAATGGTAAAGTCAAACCTTAGATTTGTCATATCAGTCGCTAAACAATATCAAAATAAAGGATTAAATTTAAGTGATTTAATTGCTGAGGGTAATCATGGTCTAATGAAGGCCGCTTTAAGATTTGATCACACAAAAGGATTTAGATTCATTTCTTATGCTGTATGGTGGATAAAACAAACTATAACACAGTCATTGAATGAAAATTCTAGAACAATACGGATTCCCGTAAACGTTATAACAGAGAATCAGAAGTTATATAAGGAATTACAAAAAGCTTCATCTTATGACGAAGAAGAAAAGATAAGAGAAAACTCTACAGCAAAACATATGCCAACAACAACATCGTTATTTACAAAAATAGACGATGAAGGGTCAGAACTTATTGACCTTATTGAGGACGAAAGCTGTAAAAGACCTGATTTTTGTAAAGACGAAGAAATCCAACTTAAAAAAGAATTAGACGGAGTCCTAAACATACTATCTCAAAGAGAACAAGATATAATAAGAAGATATTTTGGACTATATGGTGAAAATCAAACATTAGAGGCTATTGGAGAGGAGTATTCTCTTACAAAAGAAAGAATTAGACAAATTAAAGAGAAAGCAATACGTAAATTAAGAAATAATTCTTTTTCCCTCTTCAGGTTCATGGAAGATTAGATATTTATATATAAATAAGTATATTATGAAAAAATTAATATTTCCTCTTTTAATTGCTCTTGCTGCACTACTAGTTTCAGGTTCTGCCGCATTTTATTCAGTGTTTGGATTGAGTAAATTATTTGCTGGGGCCAGCACTCAAGTGATTATAATGGCTGGTTCGTTAGAGTTTGCCAAATTAGTTGTTGCTTCACTACTCTACCAATATTGGGGGACGATTAATAAATGGTTAAGATCATACCTCTCTATTGCGGTATTTGTTTTAATGATAATAACATCAGGTGGTATTTACGGATTCTTATCTGGAGCTTATCAGGAGACGGCAACCAAGTCGGAACTACTCGATAAATCATTATCTATAGTCAACCAAAAACAAATTAGATTTGAAGAACAGAAAGAAGATCTAACCATAGAAAAGACCCAGTTAAACAAATCGATATCGGACTTGAGAGTATCCCTATCAAACCCCGCGTCAGTTTCCTATTACGACGCAGATGCCGATCAAGTAATTACAACAACATCTAGTTCTACTAGAAGAGCATTACAGTCAGAATTAGAAAGTACTATTAAAGATAGAGATGTTGTTAATCTAAAATTAGAGGCAATACTAGACTCTATAAATAAAACAGACGTGGCTTTACTAGATAAAGAAATAGGTAATGAAGCTGAAAGAGAGTTAGGTCCATTAAAATATTTAGCAGAAACAACAGGATACCCAATGGGACAGGTAGTTAACTGGTTTTTATTATTGATAATTTTTGTATTTGACCCATTGGCAATTGCCATGGTGGTCGCCGCTAATTTCGCATTTGCACAAATAAAGAGAAAAGACCCTAAAGAGATTAAAATGTCTCTCCCTGAAGAGAAGAAGTTTAACGAACCATACCCAATGGAAGAAGATAAATGGGTTGTTGAAACGACAGAGAAAAACTATCCAACAACAGAAGATATTATTAAATTCAATAGAGAGGAAAATAGAAAGAAAGCGTTAAATGAACCAACTAATGATGTAACAGAAGCAGATGAAAAACGTATGGATATTATAGGACAAAATGGTAACGATGGATTACACTATGACGAGACCGATATAGACATAGATGAAGAACCTCTTGAAGAAGAACATAAAGAAATTATAAAAAGAGAGATGAGTGTAAAAGAAAAGATTGAAACCAAAGCAGATGAACAGAAAAAACGAAAAGCACCAAAGGAAGGGTTTCAGGGGTACACCATAAATAATCATGCCCAACCGATAATAAATCCTAATGTGTTAAAATATAGAAATAATAGAAAATAAAATGAAAACAAATAAAAAGAAATATATTCTTGGAGAAGGTCATTACACAAGTAAGGAAAATAAAAAGACTAAGATTATTTTAACTAATTCTTTAACTCCGGATATGCGTTTCTTTGAAGGTTGGAAACTTAGAAGAAATGGTAATTATAAAAAAGTAACCCCATATACTGTTGATAAAGACGGTACCATATACGAACATTTTAACTCAAAGTACTATTCAGAGTATATGAAGTCAGAGAAGATCGATAAGGAAACTATATTAATTACTTTAGTGAATGAGGGTTGGCTAACGAAAGATTCACATTCAAATAGGTATAAAGACTGGAGTGGTAATATTTATAAAGGAAAGAATATAATTAAAAAAGAATGGAGAGGATATTTTTTTTGGGCACCATACACCAATAAGCAAATGGAAGCTGTTGGTAGATTAGTGGAGTTTCTTTGTGATGAGTACAATATAGAAAAAAATTCTTTATCACATAATGTAATGTTTACAGAAGCACCATCTTTTAATGGAGTTCTTAGTAGAAGTAATTTTTCTAGAAAATACAAAGATGTATCACCTTCATTTGATTTTAGTTACATTGATAATAAACTATTAAAAGAGATTAAAAATGACTAACCAGTATGACGAGATAAAAGCACTACTCTCAACCAGCAGAAATCTGAAAAGAATAAATACAAATATTCTTAAAGAAGAAGAGGGTAGAGAACTTACACCTGAAGAACAAAAAAGAGAAGAAGAAGATTTTAGAAGAGCTGTTTCGGATAGAGTTAAATTTGGTAAAATAAGAATATATGATAGTGGTGGACTCCCAAAAGTGGAATGGATGGGAGAGCTAATACGAGAAAGAATGGAGTTTGTGTTTTCATTAGACGATACCGTAGGGTGTTATATTAGTGCTGACCTTTTACAATTAAGAGATGAAACACTTAAGACTATCGAGAAGTTAAGAGCATACTACGATGGATGGTCAAAGAAATGGTCTGAAGAAACTTCAGCAGATTTTGAAGATATGGAAGAGTATGAGGAAGACGTAGAAGATTATGAGGATCCTGTTACAGAACCTGGTGACGATATTGATATGGATGACGAAGAGTTTGATATTGATATAGAGGACGCCTTAAATGTATAGTTATGGAATTTATTAAAAAGTTTTGGAAGTTTATAGTTGCGGTGTTTGGTTTTATTCTTGGTTTAGTTTGGTTTATGAATGCCAACTCTAGTAAAAAAGTTAAAAAGATTAAGAAGAACATTAAGAGTAACGAAAAGAAAACCAAAGAAGTTCAGAAGAAGATTAAAAAGATTAAAAAAGACAAAAAAGTTACTAAGAAAAAAATCTCAGAGACAGATAAAAAATTAAAAGAAATTAAGGATAAAAAACCAGTAGTTAAAAAGAAAACAGCTAAAGATGCTGCGACGTCATTAAAAAACCGAATTAAATAATATGAAAAAAGTTTTATCATTACTATTAAGTCTAATAACCCTTACATTAACAGCACAAACTTGGACAGCAACAGACATGAATGGTGTGTCATACGACCTATCCACTTATACATCAACTCAAGGCGGAGGTATTAAGGCTACATTGGTAGATATATCTGCTCATTGGTGTGGACCCTGTTGGGGTTGGCATACAGGTGGTGTTATGGAGGAATTATATCATGATTTTGGTCCTAATGGAACAGATGAGTTTATGGTATTCTTTATAGACGGAGACGCTGGGTCATCAGTATCTATATTAAATGGTGCTGGAAGTAGTCAAGGTGATTGGGTTACAGGAACCCCTTACCCTTTAATTGGTCCAAATGGTCAAGGAGCGTCTGTAGCGAGTAATTATACTTTCCCAGGATATCCCACACTATTTTTACATTGTGGTACGCCAATAGCCCCAGAAATACAAAGATCAGAGAAATGGGTATTTTGGGATGAGGTACTAAATTGTTCCCAAGCTTTTCAATGGCAAAATCCAGATGCGACAATGTTATTACATCACGGTATGCAAATATGTGAAGCTGGTAATGAACTAGATGTAGAGATATATAATGCAAGTGCCTATGTTAGTTTAACTTCAGCACAAATAGAATTAAGAGACCCAAGTGGTGTGTTAGTACACACTCAAACATGGCAAGGAAGTTTACAACCTCTTACTAAAGGAACAATTACCTTAAATTATTTAATAACGACACCAGGAACTTGGACTACTAAGGTAATTATGCCAAATGGAGTCACAGATACTAGACCTAATGGAGATGAGGAAAACGTAGAAGTAATTTTAGGTCCTAGTAATATACATCAAGACTTAACGGTGAATATAATAACAGATTCTTATGGTTCAGAAACTACTTGGTCTATAAGCGATGGTAACGTCTCCTATATGTCAGGAGGACCTTACAGTGATGGTACAACAGTACAAACACCATTAACAGGAACAATACCAGCAAATGCTTGTGTAACATTTAAGATAGAAGATTCATATGGTGATGGTATCTGTTGTGCTTATGGGAATGGGTCTTATACTATTACTGATGGTAATGGAACAATAGTTGCAACAGGAGGACAGTTTGGTTCTAAAGAAGAAGTTATATTCCAAATAGAAAATACAACAGTAGGAATAGATGAGATGATATATGTAGAAGAGAATGATAATAGGATTTTTGATATGTTAGGTAGAGAATGGAAATGTGATTTTATTGACTTACCAATAGGAATGTATATTATTAACAATAATAAAATATTCAAAACAAAATAAAAAAATGAAAAAGTTACTATTAGTATTATTAGTCTTAATAGGACTACAAACACAAGCACAAATTAACATATGTGATTCCGTTTCGATTAGCGGTCCACAATATCAACCAACTATCGAGGTTAACAACATCAATACAATTATGATGTATTGGGAAACTACAGGAAGTGATGGACTGTATACCTTATCTGAAGATAGTATGACGAATCAACACTTGGTATATAATTACAACTCAACAACTGGTCTACCTTATGATACTATCCTAACGTGTGCTAACACCAACTTAACTACATGTTGTTGGACATTTATATGGGATGCAACAATGTGGATGAGAATGGGTGTACAACAACCTTATTTTTGTTGTGATTCAATCACATATTGGACTGACCAAAGTCAAGGATTAACTGTTGGTCTTGATACAACAAACATGATTCACAATCCTGACTCTATGACAGTATATTGGGGAGTATGTACTGGATATGCAGGAGGTGGTATATGTTATGCAGGAAATGGTATAAGTGATTATTTTCCTCAAGTTACAACATCAGATACAATCAAAGTTGGTTATGATGTATATATTTACGAGAACGGTGTAGCAGAATCATGTAGTATCGAAGAATGGTTGATATTTGATGGAACTAATTGGGTATTACTTAATATGAACCCAACATCTATCAATGAAATAACATTTAATAAAGTTAATGATGGAAAGATATACGACTTAATGGGTAGAGAATTAAAAGAAATTCCAGTAGGTAAAATGTATATTAGAAATCAAAAATTATACATAACTAGATAATGAAAAGAATATTTTTAACATTAGCATTAGGGTTAGGATTACTAACAGCTAACGCACAACAAATAGATAGACTAGCAGGACCTAGAGTTGGTGTAACTTTTTTAACACCTGGATTTATGTCAGAGGAATTAGAAACAAGTATGATTACACAATATGGTTGGCAATGGGAATCAAGATTTGCAGATAACGGAAGTATTGCAGGACTAGTAGAATGGGTTGTAGTTGTAGGTGGAATGGAACAACAAATGTTTTTACCATCCATATCCTCTCTTGTAGGGATTAGAACAGGTGAAGGAATGGAATATGCAGTAGGACCAAATTTATCAGCAACAGGAATCAATATGGTATTTACAATAGGTAAAAATTTCAAATCAGGAGACTTAAATTTTCCTGTTAATTTAGCATTTGTTCCAAATGGTAATGTATGGGGTGAAGATGAAGAATCAGGAGCTAGGATATCAATTATGGTAGGATTTAATATGGGTAAATAATGAAAAAGTTAGTTTTAATTTTAATGTTGTTAACCCCAGTATGGGCATTCACTCAGACTCATACTTTCAGTGAAATTGAAGTAGTAAAAATGGACTCCTTATTTCAAGTATATGAACAAAATGATAGTCTACAAAAATTAGAAATATCACTTCTAAAAACCCAACTTACCAATTATCAAAAACTTAACGAACAAGATAGTATACACTTAATGTATTTGAATGATAATATCGTATTATTAAATCAAAGAATAGATCTTTATGTAGACCTAACTAAAGAGTTAGAACCAAAATGGTTTAAGAAACCAGTTTTCCAATTTATACTAGGGGCGGCAACCATAGTTACTTCGTCCTGGGTAGTTTCAAATATAAAGTAATTATCCTTATTTCCGTATATTTATATATAAATGAAATAAATTATGGACCCAATACAAAAATCCTTAAGAAAAAACCTTCTTGAACGAAGAATATCTAAAAAGATGCAAACTCCAGAAATAGAGGATGTAAATATTGATTTTACACATCATGATGAGGAAACCACTCTAATGATGCATGAAATAAACGAACTTAATAATAAAATAGGGTACTTAACTAGTCTTAATACCGACATGGTGGAGTTTTTACATAGTCTAGTTAGAGAATTAGATCATAATAATGATATAGATTTGGGAGACGCTAGAAGAGATTTTACAGTATTACTTAATAGATCAGGTAGACGTAAATTTTACCAACAAACAAAAAGATTGTAATATGAACTTAAGAGACTCAATAAGAAAAAAACTTGAAGAAGAAGAATGTGGTGTTGGTATGTACTGGTGTCCAATAGGTGGTAAATGTGTTTCAGAAAGTAAAAAGAAAAGAAAAAAAGAACAAACAACTGCAGGAGCTGCTGGAGCTTATTCACAACCCCTTTTTGGTAAACCAATGAAAAGAAAAATCGCAGAAAATAATGTAAGAATTAAAGAGTCTGAGTTAATCTCATTAATAGAAAAATCTATCTATAGTGCACAACATGGAGGAGTTATAAAAGAGGCGTTGACAGATGCGGACGAAAAAAGAATTGGGGTGTTAGCTAGAAAAGAACTAAAAGACTACGAAACCAAACTAGAAAAGAAAATTGATCAACTTATAACAAAGTCATTCAAAGGAAAAGATTTTGAAGATAAGACTCTTAAGATTGCAAGAAATGCGATTGTACAATTATATAAGGCTTTATGGATTAGAAGAAGTTTCTGGACAGACTATCTTAAGAATGTACCATCATAATGAAAAACATTGTAAAGAAAGACTTAATAAGGGCAATCAAACTAAACGAACAGATTGAGGAACAAACAACATCTGGAGATGCTGGATCTTACGTCACTCCTCAAGTTTGGGCAAAAACAACAAGTGACTTAAAGTCAGTCAACGATCCAAACTGGCCGAAATATGGAGGACCAGGAGCTCAGTATGTAAAAGTAAAGAAAAAGTGTAGAACATTCCCTTATTGTAATCAAGGAGATATAAACGCACTTGAATTTTATGGACCGACTAAGAAAAAGAAAAAAAGTAAAAAAAGAAAGAGTAAAAAGAAAAGTACAACCCCTTTAGCAAGAAGAAAGAGAAAAATATCAAAGGATTTAGTTAGAACACAAAGAATAAAAACACCTAGAGGAAAACATTATAACATTGGAAGATGGATTAATGAAAACAATGGATATTTATATTATAATGACGCACTAACTCTTGAGGAAGTTCGGTCAGCTATGTTAGAAAATACTATGAGAAAAAACATTACAAATAGATACGCCTCTTTTACTGATGATAGGACTCAGGGACTGCAATTAGAAGAAGCAACACGAAGATCCTTAAATAAATATCTATTCGAGGATTGTGCTACTTGTGATGCAACAGGAGGGTATTATTGTGGAGACGACGTTAATAATTGGACAAACTACTCACCTCAAGGATGTGTTCCATGGTATTATATAGGGGACAATATAAATGATTGTCAAGATGGTGCAGACGAAATGCCAGGAAATAGAGACCCTAATACAGGGGCTGGTATAAATAACTGTTCTCAAGGACCACCACTACCAATTCTTGGATGTACTGACCCAACAGCAGATAATTATGATGCAACCGCTACTCAAGATGATGGCAGTTGTACTTTTACTGTTTTAGGGTGTATAGATCCACATGCTAACAATTTTGACCCATTAGCTACTGTAGATGATGGTTCATGTACATATGATGTTAAAGGATGTATGGATGATACTGCTAATAACTTTAACCCACTAGCAACTATAGATGCTGGTAATTGTACTTATGATGTATATGGTTGTACCGATAAAAACGCATGTAACTTTAATCCTGCTGCAACAATAGATGATGGGAGTTGTGATATGCCATCACCGGGTAATCCTTGTACTCCTAATGTAGTCCAAGGATGTACAGATCCAATGGCGATAAATTATAATCCTAATGCAAATCAAGATGATGGAAGTTGTGCGTACGACATATATGGATGTAATCAAGACTCTGCAATAAATTACAATCCTACTGCAACAATAGATGATGGTAGTTGTGAATATCCTGTTGTAAATCCATGTATAGATCTTGATAAATATGTGGACGGACTTGGAGTATCAAAAGATAAATTTTGTAGCGAGTGTGGACCAGGTGGAGATTTTGAGAAAGATGAAATGTGTACGTGTTGTGATGAAAAACCTGAAATTCTAACTTGTGATGAGTTTCAAGAAAACGAACAAATGGTAGACCAAATCTGTTCTCTTTGTGATACAGATAACTCAATTGATGATGCTAATTCAATCCCTAGTAATAATCCACTAGTAAGTATGTATTGTGATTGTTGTACCATGATGAATCAACAATCTCCAGTAACAAGTACTTTTGGGTGTGCCACAGACTTCGCAAATTACCTAGAACAAGATATGGAAGGTGTATCTAAAAATTTATTCTGTAACAAATGTGTAGATGAAGAATTTTATAACGACCATGATTTTGCATGTGACTGTTGTGAAGAAGAAGAAGATGAATCAGAAGGAGTAGGAGGAGGAGATATTGCAGTTGGGGGACAATCACAAGGAAAACCAAACAAATCAGAATGTGATTTATCTTGGGAGAGTCCTTGTTCACAAAAACATCTTGGACAATTTACAGGAGGAGTTGACCAACTAAAAGACTGGGTACATAAAAGAGCGGATGGTTTTAAGAGTACAGGATGTAAACATTTACAAAATGTTGTTAACTGGTTAACCAATCAATTAAATAGTGGAGTGACAGGTAAAGGTGAACCATTAACTAAAATAGCTATAAGGAGAAAAACGGCAAAAAGAGAATGGGCAATATGTCAAGCTTCACAATGTGGTTGTAAGATTAACATACCAACTTTAGAACCTACAATAGGAGGAACAACAGGAGGACCTACACCAACAGGAGGACCTACACCAACAGGAGGACCCACAAACCAAACAGGGGTGATACCTTGTTGGGGATGTGTAAATGGGACTATAGAACAACACGGAGAGTTGGGTGGAACAACAGGGTTTAATAACTCTAATGTTAACGGAATGTGTGGAACAATGAATGGAGTTACTTACTACGATAGAAAAGAACATCCACAACTAGAAAATTGTGGACTACAAGATATAAATCTTCAGGAACAAAAAATTAAAGAATCACGAAAAAAAATAATTAATATGAAACTAACAGAACAAAGTAATAAAAAACCACAAGGGTATAGAATTTACGCTAAGGCTCATGAAATGAGTGGTAAATCTAACGACGAAGGTTTAGCAATAGCTAAAAAGAAAATAAAAAACTTCATGAAATTTGATGATAAAGGATCAGAGGTAGACCCAAAAATGTATAGAAACAGTAAAAAACAGGATGAGTTTGTTGAAGATGTTTATTACAGTTCTGGACAAACGGGACTTAAGTTTAATCATGAACTTTCCGACCAACAGAAAGAAAGAATGGGAGACTATTTGAAAGGGTCATCTAAGACAGGTAATGCTGTTAGCGGGGACGTTGCTAATGTTACAACAACAAATGCTGAGGGAGGTGCTAATAACACAGGCGAAATGTTGGCTAGAGCGGCTAAAAGAAGAGCAGAAAAAGAGGATATGGGTATGAGAATGGCTAATAATGATAGAAGATACTCACCAGATACTCAGGTAACAACTAACGCTCCACTTGTAAAACTAAAAGAGGATGTGATAGATACTCCAAAACAAATTCTTAATTTAATACCAAGAAATTATAAGAAAGATGGTATAATTTTCGAAATTACAAACGGAACAGAAACTAAGACAGTTAAGTATGAATCGTTCAAAGGTAAGAAAGGAGGACATATCATTATTTTAGATTCGATTAATCCTGGTGAACTTAATGAACAACTAAGTAGAATGAAAACCCTAATCAATCATAGTTCAAAAACAAGACATGATAAATTTAGATAAACATGTATTATACAAGGGTAAAATTAACTGAAACACAATTAAGAAATGTTGTCATAAAAATAGTTAGTGAGGGCGATGGTATTAAAGTAGACAAAGGGTCACCTAACCAGGCTTTAATCGACACTAAGGCACCCAATACAGGGAGACATAATTATGGTCCGATACACGCAGATAATGACTATATAAATACGATAAAGATGGACGGTATATATGACACCGAACCAGTGAGTTTCGACGGACACAACACATCACCAATCCCTGGACATAAAAATGATAAGGCATCTAACCTTAAAATGAAAGGAGACTTTGGTATTAATGGTGTTAAACTAAAAAGAGGTAAAGAAACTCAAGATGTTAAAATAGGTAGTCATTTTGAAAAAGACATAAAAAAGAACACTCCTCTTAAAAATTCTAAGAAAAAACACGCCTCTCTTCACCCTAAACGCCATAGTAATTCTTCTCGGATAACTAATGTGGTCCACAGAGATGGAGTGACACGAGGAGGAGTAGTATACGATTCATCATTCAAACCAGGAAAAGGAGGGGATCCATTTACAAAGAAAACATCTTAATTTTTTGGTTTACTTAGAAAGAGGTAAACATATATTTAGGTTATGGATAAAAATAAAGGACCTAATCTCACACCGAAAGAATTCTTTAATTACGTTAGTGCTCCGATAACAGATGATTTTCGGGATATGAGCTTTAAGGTTCATAATATAATACCCGAAAAGACAGAATTATATCATGAGATATTAATATCCCTATTTGACATATTATTTGATACCTACTTAGGTGAAGAAATAATTAATACAGAAAATAAGAGTCGAGAACACTTCGAATGGTGTTGGAATAAGAATAAAGATAACTTCAAAAAAGAGAAAATATTCTTTAATGAGGAAGAAGAGATATTAGATTACTTTACTCAGTTTGCTCTAGAATCTTTTTATAATGAGGATTTTAATAAAATTGGGGAGATTGAAACAAAAATCAGATGGTTCTGGAATAAATGTTTTGATTATAGTAGCACTAGAACAAGAAGTGAGTTAGACATTCTTGTCGAGGTATATAAATTATTTGAAAAAAGCTTGAAATAACCTTTATTTATTGGGTTTTTTAATATAATTTTCTAAAAAATATTGTTATGAGAATAATGAGAGTAGTTGAACTACAGTTGTTAACAGATAAAGAAAAGATTGAATATATGTTAGAGGAAACTCTAAATAATAAGAATTTAGATGTTGATGATAAAATAAATAAAGTTATGGGATTAATAAAAGAACAGACTCAGAATATTAACTCTCTACAACTATGGGCCTCATATATGACTGGGGTTACAAATAAAAATGAACAAAAAGAAGAATAATTATGAATACTTATTTCGAACTAAAAAAATTAGTGGACAGCTTAGAAGATGATGCCACTAAAGTTTACACAAAAAATAATAAAGCCGCAGCTGTTAGAGTAAGAAAAACTCTACAAGAAGTTAAGAATCTATCACAAACATTAAGAATAGAAATAAATGAAGTTAGGAAACAATGGGACTAATACTAATAAATAAAATATTATGGATACTACTCTACCTATCGATTCTAAATATAGGTAAGGAGATAGGAATGTTTTTATGGAATATATTCGGTAAAGAGGATCCAACGCCACTAGAAATGAGTAGTAGAAATATTTTATTATTAGGGTTATCGACATCATACGTTTTATTATCAATATTTAATGGAATTCAACTATGACAGTTAATGATAAAATAAAACCATTACTTCCTTATCTTAAGGAAATAAAGTTTAGCGACAAACATGTGGTTGTAGGAGGAACATTATACCCAAAGTGGATAGTAGAAGAAAAGAATGGACCAATTAAGACAGTAAGGACAGGAGAAGATGAGTCAGGTAAGGTAATATATCATTTTTATGGGTTAACCAAACAAATAGATATAGATGGGATACTAGATTACTTTTCAGTAATTATAAACGAAAATCTAGATAGAGAAAGAAAACAAGATCTATTCAAGAAGAAAGTTGAAGAACTAAAAGGGATATTCAAAGGAAGTACACTTACCGATCTTGAAAACCTATCGATGGCCATAACCGAAGATGAAACGGAAGCAAGACCAGGATATACACAATTAGACGATGAATAGTTTAATTTACATATTATTGGCTTATGGTCTAACAAACATTATCGTATATGGGAGCATATTCGAAAAACCAAGAACCTGGTTAAAAAAGAAGTCCCAATGGATAGATGATTTACTATCATGTATGATGTGTTCTTCTTTTTGGGTTGGAGCAATTTTAGGATGGTTTGTTAAAAACCCAGTAGATAAACTTATTAATTTTGAAAATGAATTATGGTTTATACCATTAACCGCTTTACTCTATGGAGTTTTTACTTCAGGATGTGTCTGGTTAATTCACACAATACAAGAATATTTCGAAAGATCTAACCCTAGTAACAATTAGGATAATTTATTTAATAATATTATATTAAATGAGAGATATATTATTTATTCTCTCATTTTTTTTTAGTAATTATAACATATGGATCTAGATAGACAAATTATACAATTAAAAAACGATAAGAGACGAATCGATAAGAATATTGCCACACATAAAAAAAAGTTTATAGATGAGATTAAACAAGGTTTAGGTGAGGAGATAAAGAAAAATATTGTTAAAGAAGAAATAAAAAAAGTAAAAGAAGAACCACAAAATAAGGGACTCTTTAGAAAAATGAAAGAATGGATATTGAATCTATCAAAAAAATAGTAGATTTCTTTGACAAAGAGGTCAGGGAAAAGGAGATAAATCTAATCATCTCTTTACCTGCATTAGTGCATCGAAACCTACAAAAACAGATTTGGGAGATAGGAAATAAAGAACAACCACTAGAGTACTCAGACGAGTTTAATCTTAATATAGAGAAGATCACGTTTACTTTCATCATTAAAAAATAAATCACATATGTTTACGTATAAGGTTAGTAAATCTCATTTAATAGAAGGTATAAAGGTCAAGGTGAAAGGTGAGAAAAATAATGTGTCACATGAGTTTATTACTAGGATAGGATATAGAGAATTAGAGAAAACAAATTACGAAGATATAGTAGACTCTTTAGTAGAGGCGTTAGAAAAAAAGATTGACTTATTAATTATGAATAATATATATTAATATATGACAATACAAGAATATCTTATTAAAATGGAGGAACAACTTGAGAATAGCTTAAGTGATAATCTTAGAAAGTACATACCCACAATTTTAGAAAAGATAGAAGATATTGCTCTTAAACAATTTATAAAAGAAGGGGATCCCGTCCTTGACCTACAACAATTCAAAAGAATATTCGATAAGATAATGACAGAATCTCTAAATAAAGAATTAGAAAAAAATAAAAGAATAGTAATAAGTGAAGGGATATTTCAAACAGTTATAGTTAAACGCGATACTGATGATATTATGACTTTTAGTTACTGTCTTAATTAACGTGTCATACCACGCCATAGATATTCTCTATCTATTTTTAACACATTAGAAAGTTTACTGTATAATCCACTTCTTTTATCTTTGGGTACCTCTCCTGAGAATAGAATATTAATTTTTTTCTTCCTTAAATAAAGATCCTTTATTTTTTCATATAACCTTATAGAATCAGATTTATTTTTAGTGACCAAGAGTTTAATGTCGCCCTCTACCTCTAGACAGATTTTATTTTGGAAACGATACATATGTCCAGTACTTTTGACAGACTTATTTAATAAAGGAGTAAAAACTTTGGATATCACATCAAGTAGCGTCAACCTAGACTCAATACCATGTACCTTAAAAGTTTCTTCATAGTAAAATGGTTTATGTTTGATTAACACCCATTCATCATTATTAAAACTAGGTTCCTTTGTTCGTCCAACAAAGTCTCGGATAACAATACTTTTTTCTAATTCAGATGTACGACGTTTTAATAATAGAATCTCAAAGTTGACACTAAGAGGGTTTTTATTGTTGATGTACTTTACTGGAAATAGTACTCTATTATTCCTAACCAAAGTATTAAAACGTTGAGTTGCATTCTTTTTTACATTTGTTTCAAAAACAAGCTTTTTTTTCTTACGATTTTTTGTTATAATTAGACAATATGTTTTCATATTATATAAATATAAATTAATAATAATAAAAATGAATAATTATTACGATATTCTTGGTGTTAGCAAGGATTCCACAACGGAGGAAATTAAGAGGGAGTATAGAAGATTATCCAAAGAGCATCATCCAGACAAAGGTGGAGATGAAAATCGGTTCAAGGAAATTTCTGAAGCTTATGGGGTTTTAGGTGATCAAAATAAACGAACTAACTACGATAATACCCTTAATAACCCTTTTAGTGGGGGTAATTTTGGTAACGGCGATGCCTTTAACGAATTCTTTAATCGAGCAGGTGGTGGTGCAAGAACCAAAGAGACAGAAGACCTTAGTGCTAATATACAAGTAACATTGGAAGATATTAATAAGGGGGTAACTAGAAAAATTAGATATAGAAGACGAATATTCGATAGAACTAAACCTCCTAGTATATGTCCCACTTGTAATGGATCGGGTACAGTTAGTCTTTTAGGTCCCTTTAGGACAAAATGTCCTACTTGTAGTGGAAGAGGAAGAATGAATGTTCATAAAATAGTAGAACAAGAAGTCTCTTTCGATGTCCCAAAGGGTATAAGTGACGGAGAAAGAATATTCTACGCTGGTTTCGGTAATGAAACCACCAACGGTATGGGGAACCTTTTTATCACAATTACACAGAAACCCCATCCAATCTTCACTAGGGAAGGTAATAACCTTATAGTGTCCAAGGAAATTTCATTCCCCATTTTAATTATAGGGGGGTCGATACAAGTTAAAACACTAACAGGGTTAATAAAGGTAAATGTGGTTGAGGGTACCAAACCAATGGAAAGGCTAAGGATAGCAGGAAAAGGATTAAATTATGAAACAGGAGTGGGTGATTTAATAGTTGAGTTAAAACCAACCATTCCTAATAAAATTACAAAAGAAGAAAGAAAATTATTAGAGAGGTTGAAACTTTCTGAGAATTTTAATAAAATTAAATAAAAATAAAAAATATGGAAGAATCTAAATACTACTTGGTAAAAGTAAAAGAAAAATTTGTTGATGTAGAAACAAATAAAGTTAAGACAACAACTAGACAAAAGTTAGTAGATGCTATGTCTATAACTGAGGCTGAGGTAAAAACAGTAAAGTTATATGAGGGATGTACTTTTGACTGGAAAATAACAAGTGTGGCGGAAAGTCCAATCGATGAAATCTTAGAATAATATGGAAAACAAAAAATTAATGTATAACGCACTAATGGCTCAATGTGAGGCAGAACGTACCGAAGCTCTTTTTACCTTGAATAATTATATGGAAAACAGTGTGGGTATAGGAGAACACCCTCAACAAGTTGAAGAGGCAATGAAAGCTTTAGAAAAATTAACAGAATCAAAAGATAAGGTAAGTACCTTAGAAGATTATTTTAACTACATAAATAAAGAGAATCTATAATATGTGTCTAAGTTATATAGGTGGAAAAAGTAGAATAGGTAAATGGATTGCAGGTTACATACCTTCAGATATTGAAACATACGTGGAACCGTTTGGAGGAATGTACTGGGTCTTTTTCAAAATGAATCCAGATTCCTTAATGAATCTAAAGACAGTAATATATAATGACTTTAATCCGTTAAATACTAATTTCTTCAAATGTTTATCTAAGAAACACAAAGAGATTTTGGAATATATGAAAGATATTCCCTCACAAGAAAAGGATAGATTCTATGAATACCAAAAAGAAATATTTTCAGACAACCTAGAAATAGATGAAGATGGAGATGTACCTGTTGCGGTTAAATACGCTTATGTATTAACTCAAGTATGGAGTGGGACCAATCCTGATGGCGCATCGTTTATTGATCTAAAAGGCAAATATAAATCTAAGTTTGACACATTTAGGGATAAACTAGACAATCCTAAATGGACCAAACTATTTAAGATGATAACATTTGTGGAGAATATGGATTTTCAAAAAGTAGTAGAGAAGTATGATTCCCCAACTACATATGTTTATTTAGACCCACCATATTGGAAAACAGAAGACTATTATTCAAATCATGATTTCGATAGAGAAGATCATGAAAGAGTTGCGGAAACACTACATAAGATGGAAGGTAAGTTCTCCCTTAGTTATTATGACTTTGAGCTATTACATGAATGGTTCCCAGAAGAAGACTATAAATGGGAACGTAGAGAATTTGCAAAAGCAGCAGGAGCCAAATCTGGCAAAAAACAATCCAAAGGAGAAGAGTTACTAATTATGAATTATTAAATTTTTTTATTATCTTTGTGTCATGAAAGATAATGAAAAAGTTATATTAAGATATTCATGGGAGAATCTGTGTTCCACAGAATACCATAACTATATTCCACTTAGTGCGGTAGAAGGAAGGAGTCCAGATATTGTAAGTGATGTTAGTCCAGACTACATTAAACTCCATCACTCAGGGCGAACAAGTCTAAAAGAGATATCCTCTTCTCTAGATAAACCCTCTTCTTTATTGTATTATAAGAAATCCGAACAATGCCAAATGAATGAGAAAGAATGGAATAAAAATGCATTCAATAAACTAACTCATAATATGGTTAACAGGATAACACTTATATTATCTGAGTTACCAGGAAACAAACTAAAACTTTCATTATTTAGATTTAGAAAAGAAAAAAGAGCAGGATTCCAAAACTTCAAAAAGAGCAGTGATGACATTCATATCACAATTAATAAGGATACAAAAAACTGGTTTTTCACTAGAACGACATTCTCGAATAGAAAAAGAAATGTTACTACAAGTAAAAATCCCTTCATATGGGTGGAAAATAAACTAGAAGAGTCATTCAAACTACCTAGTATTTTTGGTTGGTATAGGGTTGTTACCCATATTGATGTTGTTGATACTGAGGATCCAGTCAGAAAAGAAATGGTAAAGGCTTTGATAAAGGTTTATAATGAAATAGGGAGTAGATTAAAACAAAAACCCGATCAGACAATATCTCACAATATAATAAATGATATAGTTCCAACATTCGGATATAATTTAGGTGTGTTAATTGGGAAGTGGTTTTGTGAAGAACGTAAAATAAAGTTACCAGATAATTGGCAGAACTACTTTTTTAATTGGTATCCCGGAGTTAAAAGAATTAGAAAAACACAAATGAAACTTTTACCCGCTATAGTTCAAGGGTATGGGATTAAATCAAAATACATAAACCAATTACTAAATCAATATCCAACACTAAATATTAATGATATAGTGCTTTGGTTTACTATGTTAGGTCCAGACTTCTTTAGAGAATTACCTTTAAGTTTATTAACAACAACTTCATCAGTAGACACATATAGGTTAATAAGTCCACACTCTAAAAAATCTGATTTAGATGAGCAGTCTCCTTTAAGTGTGGCTCGTGAAGTTGCTCATAGTTTAACAACACAAGAAAGAAGAAATATAATTTCAATCACTAAAACAATGAAAGAGGCGTCTCCATATTTCCTAGGAGAGATAAGGGATCATGTATACACAAAAATAAAATTATCTAAATTAGGTGAAAACGTATCACTAATCGCAAAAACAATGGATGAGTTCAAAAGAGAACATCATGATTGGGCATCATTAATGCATTATCTAATGTCAGATCGTTCAACACAATATTATTACAAACCACAAACATTAGAATTAATACAAAAAGATTATGAGAATTATAATGTATTAGTACTAAAGAATGAGTCAGATTATTTCGAAGAGGGGGAGACACAGAAGAATTGTGTTAGAAGTTATCTTTCACAATATAGTAGTTTGATATTTTCTATTAGGAATACAGATAATAAAAGACTAACTTGTGAAGTCCTAGGAGGTAAAATAGTTCAGGTAAGAGAATTATGTAATGGAGAAGCTGGTGAGGAATGGGATGGGGTATTAATAGAGATGAAAAAAAGAATTAAAAAACTTTTTAGTTTGGATTTATTAAAACCTTGTGTTAAAATAACCTATAAGAAAGCTAAGATAGAAAAATGGGTAATTAAGGATGGGGAGTTGTATACTGATAGAAATGTAGAAGAAGGATATATTCCAGACGAGGAGTTTCTTATGACCGAACTAGACGATTTACCTTTCTAGTCTTCATCGTGGTCAATTTTCCACTGTGATAAGTTTTTTGCTTTTTGGATTTGGTCTCTTCGTTTTTCAGAGGGTTTAGTGTAGTATCTTTTAGTACGTATGTTTTTCATAGCTTGTGTCTTAACAAATTTTCTTCTCATTTGCTTCAACGCTTTCTCGATATTTCCTTTCTGTACTTTTGTTATTAACATGTATTGTTTTTAGTGTATTTTATAAATATGTTTAATACGACAAATATAAAAAAAATATCTGAGACCACCAATACAAAATAGATGATATTTATTATTAAAGTAATTATTTTATGAACATTATAGAAGAAGCCTTATTAGTTGAAAGTCGTATGAGTGATGCAAAGAAGAAATTCGGTAATCTCAATATGTATGATTGGCAACTTTTGGATAAATTAGACCCTAGCGATAATCACAAATACTTAATGTGGTTAGCTAGAGAATATGATAAAGGACCTCAATCCCAGATGTATGACCCCAAAGTTAAAGAAATACTAAACCATTTTCATAGATATCCTGAAAAATATAATGAAAGAGACATCAACCAATATAAATCATTAAAGGATTTGGTAAAGGCCTCCCAAGAAGCTCAGTTGAATGTTTCTAAAAGAGAACTGAAAAGAACGGGCGCAAAAAAAGTATATGAAGACGACTCATATCTAGTAGTAGTCCCAACAACTCATGAGGCTTCTTGTTTTTATGGTGCAGGAACAAAGTGGTGTACCGCTATGACAGACAGAGATGGACATTTTAATAACTACTCTAGAAAGGGAGTGTTATTATATATTCTTAATAAAAATTTACCAGAGGATGATCCTTTATATAAGGTGGCTCTTTATAAGAATTACAGTGGGGGTAAAGAACTTTATTACGACGCCACAGATAAACAAATAAGTGACATTAAAGCTTTATACACATTACCACCAGAAGTAGAAAGAACAATAGATGTTACCTACGATGTAATGAAAGGGGCTTGGACGGAGGCTCGTAAGGGACATAACTACGGCGACCCAAGAATAGCAGCACTGGCGGAGTTTTTAGATTTAACTGATGAAGATATAGATGATGTTATTGACGAGGAATATGAACACTACACAATACCAGTTTTTCAATATGACGGTGAAGAATATGCAGTAGGAACAGACGCAGAAGCAGATGATGCCAATCTTGAATATATAGAAAATCTTTTAGATGATATAGGTTACGATGGGTTTGGTCATAATATAGAGTGGTATGTAGATGGTAACGATGTTGCAGAAGATTGGAGAGGTAGCGTAGAAGAATGGGTATATGATGATCCAGAATCATATTTGGATGAAGATGACAAGCAGTATTTCGATCAGGATATTTTTGATAACCTAGTTGAAAAACAAGAAGAATTAAAGGAATATGAAGAAAGGATAAAGGAATTATATGATAAAGACTCCACAAGTTGGGCACGGGATGAGAAAGAGATTGAGCAGTTAGAAGGAGAGGCTGAAGAAGTAGAACTGAAAATCCAAGACTTAGAAAGCGACCTAGAAGATTCAAGAGATTGGTCTGATGAACAAAAAGAAGATTATATCGAATCGTATCTGGAGGACATTAAAGATGACCCTGTAAACTATTTGAAAGACATGGGATATGGAAATGAAGAATTAGAACGATATATTGATAGGGAAGCTTTTATACAAGGAGTCGTAAATGATGGTTACAGAGGAGAAAATCTAGGGAGCTATGACGGTGAAGAAAATGAAATACAAACTGAAGATGGAACATGGTATTATATTTATAGGACTAATTAATGAAAGAGATTATAGAAATAGAAAATATTATTAAACTTCTTACTGAAGAACCAGATATGGTACCTAACCCCTCTGGAACTGAAGGTGAACCTACCACTATGGAACTAACAGACTTTCAAAAGTTACTAGGACTTATTAAAGGAAACTTATCTTCAGAAGTTTTTGATGATGATTATAATAGATGGGAAGATAATGTTGTAAGAGAAGTTGATGATGAATTCATTTATATTGATATAGAAAAAGGGAAACCTGGTGGAAGACATGAAACTGAAGCCGCTGCCGAACTTTTTGGTATGGAGGAGTGGGATTTTGATATCGTTAAAGATATGGTTGAAAATAATTATGACGCTCATTACTATGATCCCTTTGCTTGTGATAGTGCAGATGAAGAATGGAATGAAGGCTATGCTGCCTCGGCTCTTAACGATGAAAACAAAAGATTATTAGAAACGTATTTTAGTTATGTCTCTCCAGTTCTAGGTAAAGAAATTACTAAAGTTATTAGTGCTGCCACTCATGGTGAGGACTGGGGCGATGTCGCAAACAAAATGCAAAACAATGTTATGGGAAATACACTGGTAGATGAACTCCTATCTGATTACTGTTCAACCATCAACCCAGCTATGGTACACGCAACAGCTAAGGATGTTAGAAAAGAATGGGATGACGTATTAAAAAAAATGGGGGCGACTGAGTGGTTTGATACCGACGAAATATTAACATTTACCATACCCCTAAAGGAAATGATATATACCTATTATAAACAGAACAGACAGAAGAATGGGGACACATTAGAAGAAATGATTACTTATGTTATTGAGGATATTGGAAGTGCCTTTGGTAGCCTTAACGACTGGTGGTGGGAATCTGATTATTATGATGAGTTTGAGGAACAGTATAATAAGGAGGCTACTTATACTATTAATCGATTTATTAAAAAGATAGAGGAACTGGAGGAGGACGATATACAAAAACTAGATAAGATTAGAGAGATAAATGATAAACTCACTGAGGCAGGGATTGATATGCAAGAAGACTTTAGACCAAAGGGGGCTCCTTATACTTTAAGAATCTTTGACCTGGATACAAAAGATCTGAAATTAAGAGTTAATGTTAGACCGGATAGAAAAGATAAAGGTTACGACCCAAATTATAATTGGGGTACTAATAAAACAATAAAAATGGATATTGATGACTTACTTAAGAAGATGAATAATCCTGAGTTAACATCAGCCGATGAAAAACAACAATACATGTCGATGACCTATGAACAAGTACAAAGACTAAATGAAAATAAATTAACAGAGACAGACAGAGATGTGGAAGTTAATAAATTTGTTAAATTCTGTAAAGATGAGTTAGATATTAATGAGTTACCACAGGTGACTTTACGTTACGATAAAAATAAGGGAGAAAACCATTCTGCAATAGATACAACGGCTTATCAGTCAAAAGACCAAGGAGTACATGTATACGTTAAAGATAGGGCTTTGGTAGATGTCCTAAGATCACTAGCACACGAACTAGTACACCACCACCAACTAGAAAGAGACGAGGACTACTACTGGAAACACATTGAAGATAATCCAGGTATCCAATCAGGTACTGATCTAGAAGATGAGGCCAACGCGAGAGCAGGTTCACTTATTAAAGACTGGGGACTTGTACACGGAAACAAACAAATTTATGAGCAGTTTAATGAACTAGAGGATGAAACGGAGGAATTAGAAGAAGATTTAGAAAACTGGGCTTACGATGGAGATGAGATAGGACCTATTAAAGAAGAAGTTGAATTTGAACCTTTAACAAAACAGGAAGTAACAATATTAAACTTGATAGCAAGAAAATTTACAAATTTAGAATTAAGTGCTATTGCGGATGTGGATCAAACACAAATCCCACAAGATCTACATAAGAGATATAGTGCTATGACTAAACTTTTTGGTATAAGGGATACCTCTCAGGCTGAGGCTTGGGAGTATGGTAGAATATATGCAAAATGGATTGTTGATAATTGGGATGGACATACAGGTACTATTGATGCACCAGATTTTAGTGGATTCTTAACCAAAGATGCAGAAAAAAGATATCCAGAGGAATATGAAATCCAAGGTAATGAAGATGTTTGGGAAAAAGCTTTTAGACAAGGGTACATTAATATGTGGGGTTTCGATGAAGAGTCTGTAGAGGAGGCTGCTCATCAGGCCTGGTGGGAGTATGACGCAGATATGGAGACCGTTGATTGGGGAGATTCAGATTCAGAAAATTTTGAAATTGGAGATGTAGATAGCTCTGGAAGAGTTCTTAGATTACAAGAACAAAGTATAGATATTAGTAAAATACCAGCAGAAGATTTAAGTCCAGAGTTAGAAGTGGGTGATAGAGTATATGGTTGGGATTTAAGAGATGATGGTGACAACAAAGACTACCACCACGATGTGCCCAACCAAGTTATTGGAAATGTAGTTAGTGTAGAAGAGGATAATAGGTACGTAACAAGTAAGGAAATAGAAAAATATGAGTTGAATTACATATATTATGATATCGAAACAATAAATGGCGATAACGTGGCTCTTTATCCAGATGACAAATACATTAAACTACCAAAGAAAAAACTAAACGAAGAAGAAGTAGAAGATCTAGAATCAAAGGTATTTAGATTCATTAGACCAATTGACATTGAGAAAGCATTATCACAGAAAGAAATACAGAAGGTATTAAAATCTTTAGGTTTGAAATATGATATGTTTGAAACCTTAAATATTGATTTAGAAAGTGATATGGTGGAGGATCTAAGAAACCAAATAAGATTTGATAATTTCTATAAGAGAATGATGGCGGCTTCAGATATAAGAGGAGGTACCTGGGAGGGATTATTTGCTGGATTATTTAACGGTAAAGTTGTTGCTGGTGAGTCAGGAGTGGGCAAAGCTGATGTTATGACTCCTGAAGGAGGTTGGTCTCTTAAATTTGTTGGTAATAAAAACGAATCACCAACACTGGGAAGTTTGAAGACACAATTACAAAAAGTTAAAGAAGAGGGGTTAGTTGCAGAAGATGCAACCATTTATGGAATATTTAGTACACCAGATAGTCAAACAAGTTCTGAGTTATTTGAAGCTAAACATCAGATATTAGATAGTGCATTCGCAAATGTAGATTTTCTTGCGGTTGCATACCCCGTACCACAACAGAATACAATAATAATGCATTTTACAGATATGGATAATCTAAAAGAAATGATAATAGATTCTGAAAACCCACCAATTAATAAACCAAAATCAGGTCCAGAAGCGTTAGGAGAATTAAGACTAAGTTCAAAAGGGTGGAAATCACTGGCCTTTCTACAAATTACATTTCCAGAGGCAACACAAGAAAAGTATCAAAAATATTTACAAAAAGCACCTAGAGAAAAAGAAATAGAAGGAGTCTTTGGTAAATATGGTGAAAAAATTCCACCTGAGGTTTTACAATATCTAAGAAAAAATCCTAAAAGCGTAATTAATAGGTTACAAAATATTCCAGGATATGATAAATATTTTACGGAAGAATTCATTAGTAGTGCAGAGTATCTTACTCAAAACGCTAACGATAGAATAAAATCATTTAAGAATTTCTTAAATGAGAGATGTAAAATGAAAGATATACCGAGGACTATCGGATTCAAACCAAGAGAGGCTTGGGAAGATGGACTCCAGGATATATTTGGTAGATGTTGGTTCCACTCAACACCAAAAGGAATAGAGGGAGCGTTTGGTAACCTAGCGGATAAAACTTTTGAATTATTTCCTCAAGAGGAATACCCTCAAATAAAAGAAAGAGTAGATGATATATTCAAAACATCACAACAAGTCTACAAGTATTTATTCCCACCAAAAGATGAAGAGTTAAAGTATAGTCTAAGGAATGTGGTTCAGGCTGATGCGGCTGAAATATTATATAACGATGTAAAAGAATTAGTGGAGGAAGCAGAAAAGGTGGAGACTGTGGTATCAATGGCTACGGAACAGGAACATTTAGAATATCTTGAGGGAATACGTAATAGAATAGAACTAATCCTAAATATTTTTACTAGTAGTGTCGGATCACCCCGTGAAAGAAAACTTGGGTTTAGAACTAAAACCTAGAAATATTTGGGTAATACAAAATAATGTTGTATCTTTGTATTATGAATACACAAAATCTAAAACATCTAAAAGAAGTACTATCAATTCCAACAAAGACTTGGGAGGAAGAATTAATGATAGAATACCTTTCAACATACTGTGAAGAAAAAGGATTAGATTATTCGATAGATGATAATGGGAGTGTGTATGTAACAAAAGGAGAAACAGACGTATATCCTTGTGTGGTGGCACACATAGACACAGTTCATGAACCAGTAGAGATGGTAGTTAATGAAGAAAAACTACCAAATGCTCAGGGAGAACTGAAACTATCTTTGAAGGCTTATGAAAAAGAAGGTGGAAACCCAACAGGTATAGGTGGTGATGATAAGGCTGGAGTTTTTATATGTCTTAAGATGTTGGAACACTTTGACAACATAAAAGCCTTTTTTCCAGTTGCAGAAGAAACAGGATGCCACGGTTCAAATGATGCAGATAAGGACTTTTTCAAAGATGTAGGTTACGCAATCCAATTCGATTCAACGGAAAATGATACAATGAGTTTAACTCTAATGGGGGTCAAATTGTTTGAGGAAGAAAGTGTGTTTTTTAATTCAGTTAAAGATATAATTTTAGAACATGGATTAAAAAATTGGCACAATCATCCTTATACGGATACAATGAAACTAAAAGAAAAATTTGATTTTCCTTGTCTAAATTTTGCGGCTGGGTATTATAACTACCATACAAAAGATGAATATGTTGTGGTAGACGATGTTCAAAATACTTGTAATATGGCGGTTAAAGTTATTGAATCCTTAGGACAAAAGAAGTATACTTATATAAACAAAAAAGAATTATTAAACGAGTTTAGTTGGGAACCGGAGTTTCAATATGGGTATGACGACGAAGACTTGGATGATTGGGATTATTAAAAATATGGGGGTGACTGGAATTGATTGGCATCAGTCGATTAGTATCAGCACGTCAAGCCTGAGTTAAGCTTGTAAAACTGATTCATTTTTTTAACTGGCGATTTATTTGCTAATCTTGTTAATGAAGGTCTTCTAAAGACTGAAGGACAAGAAGTGGCTATCGCGTAACTAGGTTACGAGATTGCTCCGTTCCATCTAAAGCTCTTAAGATTTGTAGCTTAGTTTATGGAATGTCATCTAAACAAATCGAACCCGGTAATAATTGTTCCGCCGGTTAACATTACTGGAGCAGTTGCGACAGTCCCTAAGGTTGTTTATTCTATAAGGATTGTTAAAGACAAAGGAATAAACTAAACGTGTAGGAGAGATATTTTGAGAAGATGAACAAGACGGGGGTTCGATACCCCCCACCTCCACCATACTAAAACGAATGTTAACTAAAAAAAATTAAAAAAAAATGGGCGGTTCAAGAACAATGGAAAAAAGAGGTCACCACATTTGTCAAGTGGGACCATATCAAGTAAGACAAAAGGTTACGAGAGCAACAGAAAGCAAATACCAAGGTAAGATGAAAACTACTCCTGGTAGTACTGAGGTTTCTATCTACAAGAGTAAAAATAAACTAAAAGGTGATTTTAATTCAGTGGCCGTTGCGGCTCAAAAGATTATCGAGATGCTAAAGTCGGAAGGAAAAGACCTAAGTAACATATCAAAAAGAGTTATTCAAAAATATAATCTATCATTGTAATGGGGTTTAATAAAAGATACATAACTAACGATCACGTTATAGACACTTATAGTAGAATTGGTATTGCTGGGGTAGAAGATTTATACACAAAAGGTGCAGATGCCTTAATTTTAGAAACAGGATTGGCTTCAGAAGTTGACGATATTCTATCTGAGAATTATGAACCAGCACTTAAATTAAGTGATATAGATAAGTGGAATACCATATCGTCAATGGTTAGTGATGCGTTAATTGACAAAATGTCATCAAAAAAATAGTTATCCTGTAATATTGTCACTTAAAAAAGTTATTGTTAACTTTGGCACACTTTTGGTATGTAATATAATATGATGAGTGAAACAATATATAAAATAAGAAAAAGAAAAGATAAAATTAAGGAAAGATTGACGCAGTTAGATAATCTTTTTGAGATAGGAGTTAACTCGTTAAATAATAAAAATAATAAACAAGAAAAAAAATTAAAAAAAAATGGGAAAAATTATTGGAATTGATTTAGGAACAACAAATTCATGTGTGGCGGTTATTGAAGGAAACGAACCTAAAGTTATAGTAAACGCAGAAGGTAAGAGAACAACACCTTCAATAGTAGCATATAAAGACGGAGATAGAACAGTTGGAGAACCAGCAAAAAGACAGATGGTAACCAATCCAGAGAAAACAATCTATTCGGTGAAGAGATTTATCGGCTCAAAATATGCTGAGATAAAAAAAGAGGCTACTAAGATGGCTTATAAAACAAAAAATCTAAAAGGAGGTGTAAGAATAGTAGTTGGTGATAAGAACTATACACCACAAGAGGTATCAGCTGTTGTACTTCAAAATATTAAGAGGACAGCCGAGGACTATTTAGGGGCGAAGGTATCTGGGGCTGTTGTTACCGTACCGGCTTATTTTAATGACGCACAAAGACAAGCAACTAAAGAGGCGGGAGAGATTGCTGGATTAGAAATTAAAAGAATTGTTAATGAACCAACAGCAGCGGCATTGGCATACGGAATGGATAAAAAGGATAAGGATATGACAATCGCTGTATATGATTTAGGTGGTGGAACCTTTGATGTTTCCATTCTTGAGTTAGGTGATGGGGTGTTCGAAGTAAAATCTACAAATGGAGATACTCATTTAGGGGGTGATAATTTTGATGAGAAAATCATTGATTGGTTACTAAAAGAGGCTAAATCCGAGTTTAACATGGATCTATCTAAAGACCCACAGGCATTACAAAGACTTAGAGAAGGTGCCGAAAAGGCAAAAGTAGAATTATCATCCAGTTCACAAACTGAAATTAACTTACCTTATATTACTGCAGACTCCACAGGACCAAAACATTTGGTTAAGAAATTAACTCGTAGTGATTTTGATAGGTTAACTTCATCACTAGTTAAGAAAACATTAGAACCTTGTGAAAAAGCATTAAAAGATGCTGGTTTAACTTCTAAACAAATAGATGAGGTTATTTTAGTTGGGGGATCAACTAGAATTCCAGCAGTTCAAGAGGCGGTTGAGAAGTTATTTGGTAAGAAACCATCTAAAGGAGTTAATCCTGATGAGGTAGTAGCTTTAGGGGCGGCTATCCAAGGGGGAATCTTATCTGGAACTATAGATGATGTCTTATTATTAGATGTTACACCTCTTTCTTTAGGTATTGAAACAATGGGAGGAGTGTTTACAAAACTTATCGAATCCAATACAACAATACCTACAAAAAAATCTCAAGTTTTCTCAACTGCAGCTGATAATCAACCAGCAGTTGATATACGAGTAGGTCAGGGAGAGAGAGCAATGTATGAGGGTAATAAGGAAATCGGTAGATTCCAACTATCAGATATCCCACCGGCACAAAGAGGTGTACCTCAGATTGAAGTTACTTTTGATATTGACGCTAATGGAATACTGGATGTAACAGCCAAAGATAAGGCCACAGGTAAAGAACAGAATATTAAGATTGAAGCATCTTCTGGATTATCGGATGAAGATATAACTAAAATGAAAGAAGAGGCGAAAGCTAATGAAAAATCTGACAAAGAAAAACTTGAGAAGATTCAGAAGATAAATGAGTCAAACGCCTTAATGTTCCAGACTGAACAACAACTTAAAGATAATGAGGATAAAATAGATGAAGAAATTAAGAAAGAGTTAACCGAAGTTCTAGATAAATTGAGAGAGGCTCATAAGTCAGAAGACACTAACCTAATTAATGAATACACAGAAGAACTCAATGAGTTATGGACTAAGGCTAGTAAACAGATGTATACGAATATGAAAGAAGATGATGTAGAAATGCCAAAAGGTGCTGAGGAGACTCAAGAGGCAGAGTTTGAAGAAGTAAAATAATATAAGTCCCAAATTAAATTATTTATGGAAAAAGGTGAGGTAGTCTCACCTTTTTTTATTATCTTTATTCTATGGGAAAATTAATTATTGGAATAGTCTTATTCTTTGTTGGACAAGGATTAATATGGGTGCAGACGAATGGACAATTCGTTTGGACGTGGGCGAAAGAGAATCCTTTTTACATGGCTTTAATATTTTCGATGCCAATATCCTATATGTTTATATACGCAACCACATTTGTTGTGGAATACTTCAACGGATCATTATGGCCAGGTAGATTTATTGGGTTTGGTACTGGTATGATAATATTTAGTATTCTAACTTATCTAGTTATGGGAGAGGGTATAACTATAAAAACTTTAATATCTTTAATTTTAGCAACTACTTTAGTTGCGATACAAATTTTCTGGAAATAGTAATCATTTAACTTGGTAGTGTCAAATAAAATACTTATCTTTGTAGTATGAAAAATAAAAAATTAAACTTTAAGACGAAACTAAAAGGAATTATCATTCCTATATTATTAATATTATTTACTGGGTGTGAAAAATATGAACTTGAACCAATACCTCATAATTTACCAAGTCTATATAGCGAATGGAAACTTACTTCAACACAACATACTTACCTTGATGTGAACGAGATAGGTCCTGATAGTGATACAACTTGGGCAATATATAATGGAAGTACTTACATAGCTATGCAAACAGATTTAGATTTTGATTTGGTAACACCTAATGAAACGACATGGGACATAACTCCTGATATAGTTAGGGTAGATAATGGGGATAGGTATAATGTTAATGGTCAAGTATATCCTTCCCCTTCCAATAACCCATATGACCAATGTTGGGACTTAAATGGTAATGGATATCAAGACGCGAATGAAGATCTAAATGGTGATGGCATATGTGATGTTTTTGATTGTGGACCACAAGGAATAATAATAGGGGTATATAATACAGTTAGAGTATTCAATATAATAAAACTAACTAATAGTGAACTATATTTAGAATTTGAAGGTCAGTATTTCGAAGACTTTGATTATTACACAACAATATTAAAATTCGAAAGAATAAATAGATAACTTTTTAATTAGATAATGTATTTATTAGTATGAAAAAGACAATACACCTTACCGAATCAGAATTAACCAACCTTATAGGAAAAATAGTTATGGAACAAACATATAGTGTTGTAGATGATCCAATGAAAGGAATAGATGATACATTCTCCCACCAACAAACTAAACAAGCTAATGATGCTAAAGATAGTGAAATCCATGTAGTAGATGATGATGAGGGGAATCCACAAGGTGGTCCAGGCGCGATTTTTGAAGACGAGGATGAAATGCCAGAGGAGTGGATGGATGAGTTAGAGGATGAGACAGGAGTACAAAGACCAGCTGGATATCCCCAAGACTTACCTGATGTAGAATACAGTTCTATGCCATCACCAACTACTGCTCCAACACCAACTAAAACCCCTACCATAACCCCAACAAGACCTAAAAGACAAGATCCTTTTAAGGTACCACGTATTAAACCAGGAGAGGAGCCAGCACCTAAAGCAGGAATGGAAAGAGAACGAGAAATGGTAACGATGGGAGAGTCACAACTCATTAATATGATTGAGAGACTAGTGATGGAAGCAACGAAAGGAAAATGTCCAGAATCTGGGTGTATTAAAAAAGTAGGTAAGAAATGGAGAGTCATTAGTAATAAAACTGGTAAGTTATGGCCGGCTCATTATGATACTGAACAAGCGGCTAAAGATGGATTAGAAGCTTACCATGCAGGTAGGTAAAATAATTTTACTAAAAGCTTTCTTAAAAGGATTTTTATAGTTATAATTAAATATTAAAATTAAATATTATGAAATTAACTAGTGAAAATTTTGAAACAACCCTAAAAGATAATAGATTGGCTCTTGTGGATTTTTGGGCACAATGGTGTGGACCATGTAGAATGTTGAATCCAATAATGGATAGCCTTGAGGAAACTTATAAGGATAGAGTAGTTATCGGCAAGGTTAATTCAGACGAAGAGATGGAGTTAGCTGTTAAGTTCAGTGTGAGAAGTATCCCAACAGTAATAATTGTTAAAGATGGTGAAGTAGTAGAGAGATTTGCGGGAGCGGCACCAGAAAGAATGTACACTGAAAAGTTGGATTATTATTTGAAAGGGATTGAATCAAGCGAGGATAAAAAAGAACCCGACAATAAAGATAAAGAAGTGGTTGAAGAGAAAAAATAGATTTAGTCTATTTTTTTTTTGGTTTATTCTTTGTAGTACCAAGATATTTTTGTACATTTGTAGTATAATTAATAACAAATAAAAATATACTACTATTATGAACGAACCATTAAGTTACCATGAAATCCAAGAAATAGCACCGTCAATATTTACAACAGAACCATCAGAAAAAGTTTCAGATAAATATTCATTTATACCAACAGTTCAAGTCTTAGAAGACATGAATAAATTAGGGTGGGAACCATACCAAGTCTCACAGAGACAAGGAAGAAATGGATCACATCCATACTCCAAACATATGATAAGATTAAGAAATAATAATCTGGGAAACATTGGAGACTCACTCCCCGAAATAGTATTAACTAATTCACATGATGGAAGAAACGCATTCAACCTTCACGCAGGGGTGTTTAGATTAGTTTGTTCTAATGGATTAGTAATAGCCGACCAGATGTTTGCATCAAAAAGAATAAAACACCAATGGTATGACATGGACTATGTAAGAGAAATAACAAATAATGTAGTAGAAAAGATACCAGAAATCACATTAGCTTTACAATCTTTTAATGAAGTAGAATTAAATGAAGCACAAAGATACTCTCTAGCGAGGAAATCAATTAACGTAAGATGGGCTAAGGGGAATGATTACATTGATGTTAAAAATATGTTAGAACCGACACGAGAAGAGGATATAGGAAATTCATTATGGAGTACCTTTAATGTATTACAAGAGAAACTATTAAAAGGAGGGTTGGTTTATCACCTACCAAAAGGAAGACAACAAACCGTAAGAGCATTAACTAATATAGATGAACAAGTAAGAGTTAATAAGGGATTGTGGGAATTGGCTGAAACATACGCTTAGTCTATAATATTGTAGAAAAAAATTTGGGATAATATTGATTATCCCTTTTTTTTGTTTTAGTTTTAACCTATGGAAAAAAGATTAGATTATTGGGGAGCAAAAGACGGAGAGACTAACTCATCCGCTACAGATAAGAATAAAGTAGAGATAGTTGATAATCATATTTATTTTTACTCTGAGGTAGAGAGACCTAAAATGTTAGAGTTAAATAAAAAACTTCGAGAGTTAGATATCAGGTTACAAAAACAGGCTTTAGCACAAGACACAGAATTACCAAGGATATACCTACACATCAATTCTTATGGTGGTAGTGTGTTTGCTGGTATGTCTTCTTTAGATACGGTTCTTACTCTTAAGTGTAATGTAGTAACAATTGTAGAAGGATGTGCGGCTAGTGCCGGTACAACTTTAAGTGTTGTGGGACATGAAAGATGGATGCATAAACATGCTTACATGTTGATTCACCAACTTAGTTCTGGATTCTGGGGAAAATATTCTGAAATAGAAGATGAGAAAAAGAATTGTGATAAACTAATGGAATTAATAAAATCAATATATGGTGAGTATACTAAAGTTCCAGAGAAAAAGATTGATGAATTATTAAAACATGATCTTTGGTGGGACGCCAACACTTGTCTTAAATATGGATTAGTAGATAAAATTATTTAACGATATGAAAAAAAGAGTTAGATTATTTGGAGATTTAGAATGTGAGGAATGTATCCAAACACGTAATATCGTAGAGAACTATGATTGGTCTGATATGGAAGACAATCTTGAAATCCAGATAATAATAATAGAAAACGAAAGAGAGGATTGGTCAGAGGTTATGAAAAGAACTGGAGCTTATTTTGTACCACATTATGAGATTAAATGGGAGGATGAAGAGAAAGGCGAACAAGAAGTACATATATCGAAAGTAAGAGACTTTTCTAGTGTTAGAGAAGGATTCGATAAACTATTAGAAGTATTAAAAGATGACTACGAAATACCAGTAATGAGTGAGGTAGAAATAAGAGAACAAGTAAAATCACTAGGGATGATGCAAGGTATACTTTATGAAAGACATTTAATTAACATTAAAAACTTTACAAATTTGAGAAATTTCATAAATATGCCAGGTTCTATGATAGATACGGGCGACCCTAACGCTTAGAATTATAAATAAAATAAACAAAAACAAAAAAAAAGATGAAAGAATTAGAATTATTTACATTACCAAACTGTCCAGCTTGTAAAAGATTAAAAGAGACATTAGAAAAAGAAGGTATAGAGTATACCGATAAAGACACAAAGGATTTTGCCGATGAATGGACCGACATCCAAAACATCACTAAGACTTATTTCCTACCAACAATAAAAATGGGAGAGATGTATTTTTCACCTAACAGAGATTTCAAGAATGACGCTGAAGCTGTTGAACTAATTAACAAAGTTAATTCTGGTGAAATGGTTGAACATGAAATGTCACAACTTGAGTTAAGAGAGACACTAAAAACTTTATTATTCCAATTTGAAATGGTTAATAGAGGAATGGGTAATATGGGAAGGGCTATTGATAATGTAAGAAGCTTTACTAGAATGCCACAAGATTGGCAACCAGAGCCACAACAAAGACCAAACGCTCCACAAACACCACCAACACCACCAGTTGAAACTAAGAACGAAGAGGTAAAAGGTGAGTAGTGTAAACCATCCTAGTCATTACAATAAAGGTAAGATTGAAGTAATAGACGCGATTGAGGAATGGGGGTTAGGGTTTAATGATGGTAATGTTATTAAATACGTTTCTCGTCACAAACATAAAGACAAACCTTTAGAGGATTTGGAAAAAGCTAGGTGGTATATCGAAAGAGAAATCCAGAGATTAAAAAAGAAGTCGTAATGACTTCTTTTTTTTATTTTACTGACTAGTATTTATATTATAATAACTAGTTACCTAAAATAAAATAAAAATAATGAAAACATGTTACACTAGAGAGCAGATTGAAGCTGCCGTTAAAGAAAAGGGATACAAATGGTTTGAAGACCATAACAATAAAGGATATGATGTTAATATCGTAGGAGTTAGAAATTCCGCAACAGGGAATAAAGTTACAAATAAATTTGATGACTGTATAACAGTATCTTATAAAAAGGAAGGAAAGTGGAAGTTCTTTTGTTTTTCATGTACAACAGATCCAGGTGATGATTGGGTAGATAACCCAATGTTAGAAAAAGGAGTTGCTATATTAAAACCTGGACAATATAGAGGTTCTCATAAAATTAGATTACATGGTGGTAAGTATACCGCATTAGGACAAAAGAAAGACGTTACAGTTTATAGAGACGCTACACGTGACGATAAATATGACTTAAACGAATCTACAACAGACACAGGATTATTCGGAATAAATATTCACAGAGCAACCGCACTAGAAGGAAAGACTTCTACTTATGTAGATAAATGGTCGGCAGGATGCCAAGTAATAGCCAATAATGATGACTGGAAAACATTCATGAAGATAATGCAAAAGGCAAAAGATGTATGGGGCAATAGTTTTAGTTATACTTTAATTGAGTCTAAAGATATTTCATAATAATGAAAAGAACCGAGGTATCACTATTTCGTAATGGTAAACCTGTAAGGGGGATACTGGAACAGTTTGAAGCAACTGATCAAACATTCGTAACTAGTGGTAACGCTGACGGTACTACAAGTACTCTTAATTTTACAAATAGTACAGGAGGGACATTCACTGTTACAAATAGTAATTTACTGTTTAACACAGGTGGTGGGGGTGTTACAGATGTTACAGGTACCGCTCCTGTGGTTTCATCAGGAGGGGATACTCCAGCGATTAGTGTAACAACTGCCGCAGTAACAAATGGAAGTGTCAATCTATCAACAGGAGATCAAATTTACGATTTTGTTGCTGGTTTTACAGCACCTGCAGCCAATCGGGTCGTAGTAACCGCAGATGAAGGAACGGATGCAACTATGTACCCTACTTTTGTAAGTGCAGCGGGTACAGTACCTCTATATAATTATGGTACCCTTACATATAATCCAGGGGATGCAAATCTTAGCTCAACTAACTTTACAGGTGCGTTAGCAGGGAATGCCTCAACATCAACAAAGATCGCTTCTATCACAAATACTGATATAGTACAATTGGGTTCTACACAAACTCTTACTAATAAAACTTTAACTTCCCCAACAATAACTGGTCCGGATATTACAGGAACCGCTAATCTAGATGCAGTAGATATAGACGGTAATGTACAACTAGATGGTACTTTAACTGTTGGTGTAGACGATACAGGTTATGATGTTAAATTCTTTGGAGCAACTGCTGGGAAATATATGTTGTGGGATGAAGACCAAGACTCACTATTTTTTCCAGATGACACTAAAATAGTATTAGGAAC